GCAGAAAACTTGTCAATTGGGGGGTCAAGTACAATCAGGACTCAGTTCTCTACAAGAACAAGGACGGTTTTGAACTTATCTCGACTTCCGAACGGAACAACAAGAAGGTCGGGGATATCCTAGGACAGTTTAACTTCGCCCAAGGTCGGGAGAATATTGCCCTAGGCATCGAGGCCGTTCGTCAATATTATTCAAGATTAAAGAAGGGCAGTCACCGCCGCAAGAAGTTTTCCTTCGTCTTCAAGGAAAAACTAAGACCGAATTGGATGGGCGGGATGGCAAACCAAGCACCTGTTTGGATAACCCTAATCGAAGATAAATAATCCCATCACACTTCAACCTGTGGTATAATAAGAGTAAGATGAAACAAAAGAAACTCATACTCTTGGATTTTAATAACATGGTTTACATCGTGGTGTTTTCCAGATACCTTGTAGACAAGTACAAAGGAATCACCACAAAGGCAATGACGAAAGAGAAGATGGACGAACTGATGCGGGATTCGTTAAAGATGATGTTCTGTAAAATCTTTAACATTCTCGAATGGAATCAGGATTACCAGATTGACCTCCTATTTGCCAAGGACGGCTACAGGCTTTGGCGCAGGAACAGGCTCTTTCAGGAGTACAAGGCCCACCGCAAGAGCAAAAGAGATGCCTCTTCCGTTGACTTTGAACTCGTCTTCAATATCTTTGATGAAATTTGGGAGCAGTTGAAGGCCGTCTTGCCGTATCGTTTCATAAATTTGGACGGCATTGAAGTGGACGATATTATTTACGAAACGATAATGTCGGAATACGACAGTTACGATGCCTTTCAGATTTATTCAGCCGATGCCGACTTCGTTCAAATCCTGAGGAATAAAAAGGTCGAACTGTACAACCCTAAAATGAAGGAGTTCCGTAAGCCTGAGGATTCGGAGTTCGACCTGTTCGAGAAAATTATAAGGGGGGACAAATCAGATGGTATTCCGAATATTTACACAGACTCCATCACGGAGCGTCAAAAGCCAATCTTTACCACTTCTATCAAGGCTTGGTATCAAGACAAAAATGCTTTTAAGGAATTTCTCAAAGCCCAACCCAAGGAAGTGCAAAAGCGATTCATCCGCAACAAGCGGTTGATTGACATGCGGGATATTCCTGACGATATTCGGAACGATATTCGTACTGCCCTTGTAGTTCCGTCTAAAAATTTCAACCTTCAGGAATACATGAAAACGGCAAAAAAATATTACATCGAAATGATGGAAGAAAAGGCTGAGATGATTTTCAGAACGGAATAAAATGACAATAGAAGAAATCAGGAAACAGGTTTTTGAGGATGCCCGTCAGCAGTATGAAGACCCCACCGACAGGCTTCAGTCCAACGGGGATAAGGCATTAAAGTATGCAGAATACCGATATCGTATTAGCAAGGAAAGGGACAAGCAGAAGCGATTGCTAGACCTAAAATACGCAGAATTGTACAAGGCGAACAAGTTCGAATCCAATCGTATTCTTAAAAATAAGCAGGATGTGGAGTGCTTCATCGACACGGACGAAGAATATCAAAAGTTAAGAGCCGCTTTCGATACATTGGAAAGTATACTAACTTTTCTTGACCAAGTGGTTCAGGTCTATCAACAGCGTGAAGCATCGGAACGCCTTATCTTTAAATCCAAAACAGGAATAGGGGACAGATGAAATACGATTTAACAGCAACGATAAAAGATGGTTTTGGTCGCACCCAAACATTCGCCCATTATTCCAATATTTCTGTTTGGAAGGCATTTTGGGTATTTATCGATATTTATTTTAAAACGAAAAAGAATAAAAGAAACCATATCATTATCACACTTGATGAAAAATTAATAAGGAGTAAAAATGAATAAAGACAATTTTATACTTCTAGATATAGAAGTTAACGTCAACGAGAATTTGCAAATCGACAGGCACTTCCACGCCATTCAAATCGGCGCAACCAAAATCACAGACGGAGACTTTAAGAACTATCAGACCTTCAATGCTTTTATCAAGACACAGAAGATTGAAGAGTATCCCGAAGTCGGCACGGAACTGACGAAGTTCATCAAGAAACTGACGAAGATTACTCAGAAGCAAGTGGATACGGCAGAGGCTTTTCCCGAAGTGTGGAACAAGTTCTTGGTGTTTTCTGCCCCGTACTTCGAGTTCTTCGCAAGTTGGGGTAAGTACGATTGGGATGTTCTCAAACGTAATTGTGATTATTATGACCTTCCGTTCCCGTTCAAGTACCATGTCAACCTGAAGGATTATTACAAGGTGATTTTTAAGAACGAAGATGTTCAAATGGGTGCAGGGGTTAGAGCGGCTTGCAACTATTTTAAAATCCCCTTCAACGAACAGGGTCAACACAACGGCCTAGAGGATGCCAAGATGATTACGGCTATTGCGGCTGCTATGGTCGAAAGGGGATTTTACACTTTCAAGAAAACACCATATAATATAGATACGGAAGAGTTGCTAAGACCCACCCCTAAAGACCTTTCGGCCTATAGATATTTTCTCAATCCCATTCTAGTCAAGGAGTGGAACAAGACTCAAAAACGGTTGAAAGAAATCAAGTATTTCATGTTTCCGTGAGGACAAAAATGGAAAAAAAGTTTTGGCATCCGTCCGTTACATCCCAATTTACTGTTTGCCCCATTCCTTATCATATGGATACTTACAGAGGGTGTACCTACAACTGCCTCTACTGCTTCGCAAGAGACTTCGTTGTATTCTCCCGTAGGAATTCCGAACACAAGGAATTTTCATATCTAGTCGGCAACAAAGCAGACTCCCTAGACAAATGGATTCAGCGAACTCTCAAGAAGGATTACGATTACGACAAAGCGGAGGAAGTGGCTTTCAAGGAGCGCATCCCCATCAAGATTGGTGCAACTTCCGACCCCTTTCCACGCTCCGAAGCGCAGGACAAAATCACTTACGATATTTTGAAGGTGTTCGAAAAGTACGATTACCCCTTGGAAATTCAGACGAAGAATCCCGAAGTACTTGCAACTTACGCAGAAGACTTTAAAAATCCAAATTGGGTCGTAGCAGTTACGCTGATTTCAACAGATGAAGATTTCCTGAAAGTGGTTGAACCTCTCGCCCCTTCTGCAAAGGAACGTCTAGCCGCAATTAAGAAATTGACGGAGCAGGGTAAGAAAGTGATGGTGAAAATACAACCCGCCATCTATCCCAAAATCCTGAAGGACTTGCCCGACTTGGTCGAGAAGATTCACGAGGCAGGGTGCTTCGGCTTCAACACCGAAGGATTGAAAATCAGGAAATCAATGCCTGAAAGTGAACGGCTTCTTTTTACTAAAATCAGTAAGGCCATCGGTTACGACCTGAGGAATTATTACGCCAAGAATGGAATTACAACAGGTTCGGATTGGGAGATGACCAATCCGAAGAAAATGGAATATATCAACTTGGCACAATCTTTGGCAGATAAATACGGACTGAAATTCTATGTTGCAGACAACAATATGGGCTGTCTAGGTTGTAACGGAGAATGTTGCGGGACAGACCTTCTGCACGATTACAGGATTTGGGGAAACAACACCCGCAGTCGGCAGTTTCCCGATAAGTCAAAATATTCCGAAGAACTAGGAAAGTGCAAGGTCAACTTCGTCCGCAGTCAGACCAATGCCAACAAAACAATGAATGAAGTTTCTCAACGCTATAACGAGAAACAGAAGTACGCTTTGAAGACATTAGTATGAAACATATCGATTTATTTGCAGGAAGAGTATGAAAACAATAAATAATAGTGTAGGGACAAGGAGTAATTACCCATTCGGAATACCTCGTATATTCTGGATTACCTACACTATTTTAATAATTTTACGAGGAGGTTGTTAAATGGAAAATAATATTGAACTTAAAGAGAAAAAACGATTAAAATATTGTTGGGTTTGTGGAAAAGAATTTGAGGCACATACGCCGTGGCACAGATATTGCTCGCACAAATGTGAAGCAGAAAATCAAAGAAATATTAAAGGAAGAGTTGTTGATAAAGGAAGATATTGTAGACAATGTGGGAAAAAATTTATTCCTTCACGAAATGGGGGACAAAATAAACAACATTGCTCTCCCGAATGTGCAGTTAAAAGTGCTAGAGAATCTAGGTCTAAATTTTATAAACTAAATCCACAAAAACGAAAAGAGTATGGTTTAAATAGAGAAAAAAAAGTAGGAAAAGACAATAATTTATTAAGATTTTATTTGCGATATCCTGAAGCCCCTAAAAAATGTCAAGGTTGTGGCAATGATAGGGTTCTTGATATTGCACACAGACCCGAATTTAGGAGAAATGGGGCTTGGAGGTCTAAATCAAATACAACAATCAAAAAAGTATGGATTTTATGCCCAACTTGTCACGCTTTGTTAGATAGAAAAGGCTGGACTCCAGAAGAGATTGGGATAAAGGAGGAGGAGTCAAATGCCGCTAAAGAAATTTAATCATATTGATTTGTTCGCGGGAATTGGGGGATTTTCTTATGCCGCCCGACAGATTTGGGGTGAGGAATATGAACCCGCATTCTTCTGCGAAATCGACAAGTACTGCCAAGCCGTACTCAGAAAAAATTTTGGAAAGGAGATAAAGATTTATGGGGACATTAGAAAAGTCACCAAAGAGAGATACCTTAGAGATATTGCCAACGCCAAGGGCATCCAAAACGACAAACGAGAACGAGGAAAATTGGAAGAAGAGGCAAGCGGCAGGAAAGGTCTCGACTCCCCCTCTCGCTCTCGCCATTCAAATGTCCCGCCGCAAGAAAACCAAGACTTTAAAATTGACCTCCTTACCGCTGGCCCACCCTGCCAACCCGCATCTCAAGCAGGAAAGCGAGAAGGAGAGGAAGATGACCGTTGGCTCTGGGACGAAATGTTTAAAGTTATACAAGACTTTAAACCGACATGGTGCATCGTTGAAAATGTTTACGGACTTCTTAGTCTCAAAAGGGGAGTGGTATTCGACTCGTTGTTCTCTAAGATGGAAAGCCTTGGTTACGAAGTCCAACCATTTGTTATTGGTGCAGTCGGCAAAAACGCTCCCCACAAAAGATACCGAGTCTGGTTTATTGCTCACGCCAAGGGCAACGGAAGTGTTGGAAAGTCAGGAGGGGTTCGTCAACAGGAACAACGACAGGTCGATGAATTGCTATCCCAACTTGACAACGCAAATCAGCGGGATGCTGACTACTCCGAATGTTCAGGACTCAAGGAATGTTCCTGCGGCGCTGAGGCCGAGCAGAATCGAGACGGGGAGAAAGACGGATTATCTCAGCCGCCAAATTGCAATGGTTCCGACCCCGACAGGCACGGATTACAAGAGCAGAGGGCCGAACAGCAAACAGATGGGCGTGGACAATTTGATGAAAATGCTCCCGACCCCAAGCACGAAGGATATGTCGGGCGGGGCAGTACAGGCAGAGGCAACGGAGACGGGATTCAAGAGGGTGAGCAAACAGGGCAAATCTCACGGGGCGCAACTTCACGATGTGGTGAAGACCGTCTCGATGTTGGGAACTCCGAAGGAACAGGACAGTCGTGCGGCTTTGACGGACAGGGGCCGAAGCAATATGGGGGAGCAAGTGAATCAGGCTTTGAAAGATGGGACAGAGGGTGGTATGAAGTTGCAACCAAACTTTGTAGAGTGGCTAATGGGCTTCCCGCAAAATTGGACGGACTTGAACTCACCGCCTCCAAACACAGAGAAGAAAGATTGAGAGCGTTAGGAAATGCCGTAGTGCCGCCGTTGGTTGCCGAGTTTCTCAAGGCCATTAAAAAGGTCGAAGAGATGAATTTGACGGACGAGCCAAAAGTGAAAAAAACGATTGAACACATAAATATAGATGAGAGTGGAGAAAAGTATTTCGTGACAAAGACACTAAAGAATTTTGGAGTGAAGTAATGAAAAAATCAAAATATAACTATGTTATGTTTTTCACCTATGTAAAAGATAATAAAGAACATTTGGTGGGTCATATTATTTGCACGGAAGAAATTCCATCATTAGAGGGAATTGATTATAATAAAAAAGAAGTAATAGAAGATGCAAAATTAAATTTAACAATTGATGATTTAAGAGTCATTATGGTATCTAGTGAAATGATTTATCAAACTTATCATCATATGTTCGAGGGGAAATAATGAGTATCGTGCTAGGGATTGACCCCGGAAATGTTCAATCGGCATTGGTCTTGCTAGACACCGAAACTCAGGAAATCCTGTATAAGGCCATTCTGCCGAACCTTGAATGTTTTCTAGCGTTCGAGCAGATGAAACCCGCTCCTGATATTTGCGTAATCGAGCAAGTTGCAGGAATGGGAATGGTTGTTGGCGAAACTGTATTTGAAACTGCCGTGTGGAGCGGGAGGTTTTGGCAGATGTTGGATTCGTTAGGATATCGTGTGGATAGAATAAAACGAAATGAAATCAAAAATATTCTTTGCGGTTCAAGCAGGGCCAAGGATAAAAATATTCGTCAACGGCTGATAGATATTTACGGCGAACAGGGAACGAAGAAGAATCCCGGGAAGACATATCAGATTCGTGCCGATATGTGGGCTGCTTTGGCTGTTGCAACGGCGTGGGATATAAAACAGAAGGAGAAGAAATGATTGGTAAAATATTATGTTTCTTCGGTTTTCATAAGTGGTATTTGTGGCAACCTTATCCGAATCTTTATCCCGAAATAAAAATAAAAAGATGCTCTCGCTGTGACGATTTTTATGAGTGGAGATAAAAATGTTTAGCCTTAAACAAAAACAGTTCATTGCCGCAGAAATTGAGAAATTACTTTTGAGCCTCAATCATCCTGAAATGCCAACATCAAAACCAAATTTTACCCTGCATGTCGATGGGAAAGAGGAATGGTCGTGGGCAGACATCAAGCCCAATTGGATATACGAAGGGGAATCTCAACAGCCATCAATAAACCCATTCAATGAAATGATTGCCAATCAAACCCCCGTGCCCCCCGATATTCAAAAAATAGTAAACGAGAACTTCATGAGCCTGATAACCAAAGATAGTGATTTAAAGGAGAAAAAATAAAATGAAAGTTTTTTGTCAAAGTTGCAAACATTTTTGGTCAAGTACTTTTTGTGCCGCCCCATCTAATGTAAAAGATACTTGGTTTGGCCCAAATAGTGCTATGATATTAACCCCCGAAGAAAAAAACAAAAACAATGATTGTCCCGATTATATTGATAAGAAATTAGCGGAGAGGAAAGAACAACTACAAAAAGAGATTGAGATATGGAATAATAAAAAATGGTGGCAATTTTGGAAGTAAGGAGAAGAAATAAAATGAAAAAAAATGAAAAACAATTTGGAGAAAAATTGTATTCAAATTGGAAAAAGTGGCAAGAAGAAAATGCCGAAATAAGTAGAAAGGAACGCGCTGATATTGAAAAACTTGAGGGAAAAGAAAAACTATCGGCAGAAACTCAACAATTTTTAACCGAATTAAAGAGATTTCAAAAATTCATGAAAAAACAAGAAAAAATTGTCAATACTTTTTATGGTGAACCGAAAAAGGAGAAGAAATAAAATGAAAAAGCGTTATTGGGTACTGTTGGGATTGGTTGCGATTGGCGGCTACTTGTATTGGAAAATCAATCAAGACCTGTTTGATTTTTAAGGAGCAATTATGGATAACATTATAGAACAATTCGATAAATATTTGAAGTCAAATGCATCAGAAGTCAAATTTATTTATTGCGGCATAATGACTTCTCCGGTGGAATTAGAATGGCTTGCCCATCAGTATAAAACAGATGTCACTCTCCCTGATGAAAACATCACTCCCGATATTTTTCCCGTAATATTAGAAACGATGAATGATAAGTTTTCAGGAGAAGAAATAAAAATTTATCAAATATTCACTAAAAAAGCAGTAAGGGAAACCATGAATAATGTTGTGAATATACTTCATTTTCGTTTTGGAGTAAAGGAATAAATTTAGGAGTGATGAAATGAAAGACATATTTTGGTGGGAACCAAAAATTTCGAAGCATAAAGCAATATGTTTACAGTTAAGTTGGGTGCAACCTAGACATATTGATTTTGGTTGTGAATTTGACTCTTCGTGGAAAGATGACCATGCAGGATTTGCCATCACGATAAGTCTGTTTAAGATTATGTTCCACTTTAACTTTTATGACATTCGCCATTGGGATGATGAAAAAGACCAATGGGTAATATATGAGGAGAACTAAAATGAACGAAAAACTGAAAGTATTTTTTAAGAAATTCATGACCTTCTTGGCGAACAATTGGATTGCTATTCTTATCATTTTCGCCCTGTTGGGATTGAGCGGGATTACCAAAAGTTGTGCCGACAACAAACTCAGGAATGCCAACGCAAGGATTGCCGAGTTGGAAAAAGCAAACAAAGATTTAGAGGCTCAACTTGCACAGAGTGCCGAGTCGCAAGACCTTCTTGACATTCAATTGAAGGAACTTTTGGCTGTTGTGGAATCATTGAAGAAGGATAAGGAATCCCTAGAAAAAGACAAGGCTAAGATTGCCAAGAAGTACAAGGACTTGCAGGACAAGTTCGGACAACTTTCACAGGAACAGCAAGACCAACTTCTTATCGAGTTGATGGAGAAGTACAACATTCAGGCAGAGATTCGGGACAATATGCTCATCATCACGATGGAGGACAGAGGCAGACTCTACACCTTCATGATTGATATTGACAAGGTGAAAGAGGATTTGGAAAATACCAACGAACTGCTTCTGAATTGCAGAGCGACAGTAACGGCAAAGGACGAAATCATCTCTAATAGGAACGCAACCATCGTACTGAAAGATAAGGATATTACGACACTAAAAACCGTGTTGAATAACAAGGACGAGATTATCAGGAAGTTGAACAACAAGGTTCTGTGGACGAAGGTTAAGTTCTTTGGAAGCAGGGCCATCCCTGCATTATTGGTGGGTTTAGTTGTCGGGTTCTTGGTGGGGAAGTAAAATGAAATATAAACAATTGGAAACTTTAGATTATACTAGTGAAGATAATTGTATGGGTGAAATAATTTTTAACGGGCAAACGAGTGGTTCATTTCGTAAAGCAAATTCAAAAGAAGGTTGGGTTGATACTTGGATTATTTATGGTTTAACAAAACAACATTTTCCAGATTTTCTTAAAGATGAAAATGGTAAATGTATAGTTGTTAGGTTATATGGCAAAGTAGAAATATTTGCCCTGGATAAACAAGGCAAAAGAATAGAAGAAAAGGAGGAATAATATGTGTATAAGTAAAGAAATGGCAGGGAATTATCCAAAAGAAATGACAGGGAATTATCCATCTCACCCTTATGTGGGTGCAGAGGTAAAAAGACCCACTAATCAAAGGGATGAGAATGAAAAGATTTTGGCAGTATTAATGGAAATACAGAGTTTCTCTGCTAAGATTTTAGAAATGGCTGAGGATATGAAAGATTATTATTTAGGGGCGAGGCCCGAAAAGTCAGGGGAAGACGAGGTAATCAATCCTGCGCCGCGGAATGGCTTTTTCGACAAAATATTGAGTATTTCAAATGAGACTCAACGTAATTTGTCAGAGATTTGGGAAATATTGCATAAGATGTAAGGAGGATAACAAGGAAAAATAAAGATGGAAATTAAAATCACCAATGCGAAAAAAATTAAAATAAAAGAAGGCGACCTTTTGGTCTTTGAAGTGGATGCTAAGTTGTCGCCTAAAAGGTTTATTGAATGGGCAGAAAAATTCACAAAGGGGATGGAAGAGTTATATCCAAATATCAAGGTTTTGGTTTTACCAAAAGAAGTACAACTAAAAACTATTCTTAATGCGGAAAAGTTGAAAAAATAATAACACAAGGAGACATAATGGACGATATGGAATTGCTATCGATTGCGGAAAAACACTTTAACGGCGATGTCAACATTGCGAAAATTTGGTAACAAAATAAAACCAAAATGATAAATACAGGTGAAGGACAGGGAGTCGCGACCTTTCTAAATGTCCTAGCATTTAGATTACTTCACTTGATTATTTTAACTCTAGGAGGTTAGAAGATGAATCGTGAAGAAATAAAGAAAAAAATTAAAGAAAAAATTTCTTTGTTGAAAAATGAAAGATTAGATGGTTTAGTTTTATCTTTAAAAAATAGAAATAAAAACATTTATAATTCCATTATCGAAGAAACAGAATATTTGGGTGAAGAATGCAAATTTATGGAAAGAATTTATCATATTACAAATGATTTAAAAGAACGGCCCAAATGTCTTATCTGCGGAAAAGAATTGCTATTTATTCGATATAATGACGCTTATAGAAAATATTGTAATAAATGTTCCCAAAAATCAGAAGAAAGAAATAAAAAAATAAGTGAATCTAAATTAAATATGGGTGAAGAAAGAAAGAAAAAATTATATGTTGATATAACAAAAAAAAGAGTTCCTAAATATATAAAGACTTGGGAAAATAAACCATTAGCCGAAAAAATAAAAATTTGGGACAAGCAACAAAAAACGAGAAACGATAAATCTCAGGAAGAAAAAAATATTATTTTAGAAAAAAACAGAAGGGGGGTTCATAAATATCAATCAAAACTAACAAATGAAGAGGTAATAAAAATATGTGATAAAATTGCACAGACTCGTATAAAAAATGGAATACATTCATCTTATGCTGCCTATTGTGGTTATTATAAAGAAATTTATTTCCAAAGTTTATCTGAACTTATTTTTTTAATTTTCTGTTTTGACCATAATATTAAAATAGAAAGGGCAAAAATAATATCAAAATATTATAATTTAATAGACGACAAAAACCATCGTTATTATCCAGATTTTTATTTACCAGAAGTAGACCAATATATAGAAATTAAAGGGCGAGTTTTTCCCGATGATGAAATAAAATGGAAAACATTTCCATATAAATTGGATATTTATTTAGACCGTAGTGGGAAATTTAAAATATTAAAACAATATGTTGTTGGAAAATATGGAAAGTGTTTTTACAAAGAGCATATAAAAAAGGAGTTATAAATATGAATCAAGATTTACAAAAAGTTGCAGACCGATTTTTCGATGGCGATGTTAATATTGCGAAAATTTGGTACAAGAAATATACAACAACCGAGGAAACGCCGCAAGATGTTTGGAAGAGGATGGCGAAACTTTGTTCCGAAGTAGAAAAGGCAGACTCACAAAAAGAATGGGAAAATAAATTTTATGAGGTAATGAAAGATTGGCGGTTTGTTCCTGCTGGAAGAATTTTATTTGGTTTAACAGAAAATATAAAAGATAAAACGAGAAGAAAGGTTACTTTAAGTAATTGTTTTGTTGTTGAACCACCACAAGATTCATTAGAAAGTATAATGGATGTTGCTTATAAAATGAGTAAAATTTATTCCAATGGTGGAGGGTGTGGTGTGGATTTAAGCAATATCCGACCCCAGGGGAGTTTGGTAAATAATGCGGCTATTTATAGTGATGGTGTTATTCCGTTTATGAATTTATATAGCCAAATAACAAGCACTATTGCCATATCAGGTCGCCGGGGCGCACTTATGATTACTTTAGATTGTTCACATCCTGATGTTGAAAATTTTATTAATGCAAAAAAAGATTTAAGTAAAATAAACTCTGCAAATATTTCTGTAAAGATTACAGATAAATTTATGAATGCGGTATTGGCAGATGAACCGTGGGAAACGACGTTCAAAATAAAAGACACGGGTGAAGAAATTAAGAAAACATTTTCTGCCAAAAAATTATTTGAATTGATTATAAAAAATAATTGGGAGAGTGCTGAACCTGGAATCATTTTTTTTGACAGGGCAAAAAATTATACACCCTTATCACATTTTAGTAAATATGTACCCATTTCTTCTAATCCATGTAGTGAAATTTTTCTTTCGGGTAATGGGGCTTGTTTATTGGGTTCATTAAATTTATCAAAATTTGTCAAATATGGGTTTACAAAAAGAGCAGAATTTGATTTTGTTGAATTTGAAAAAGCGACACAATTGGCTGTGAGAATATTGGATAACATACTGGAACTTCAGGTGAAGTATAAACTATATCCGTTCCAAGAACAAATTAATCATGCCGCAGGAAGTAGACAAATTGGGCTTGGGATTATGGGATTAGCAGATATGTTTGCTCTCTTGGGACTAAAATATGATTCAGATGAATCTTTATTTTTCGCAAATAATCTTTTTGAAAAATTTAGAAATATTTCATATACAGCATCGATAGACCTAGCAAAAGAAAAAGGAAAATTCCCAGATTTTGACAAGGATGTATATTTTAAATCCGAATATGTGAAAACTCTTCCTGAAGAAATAAAAAAGAATATAGAACAATATGGAATTAGAAATATCACTTTAAATGCCTGCGCTCCTACGGGAAGTTTAGCAATTTTGGCAGGGTGTTCTTCTGGAATAGAACCTATTTTTTCTTTGGAATATACTAGAAAGGTTAAATTAAGAGATGATGGGGGAGAGGAAACTATTAAAGTTTATCATAATTTATATAGAAAATTTTTGGAAAAACAATACGATTATGATGTGAGTAATTGGATAACTGCCCACCATATTGATTGGCGATTTAGAATTAAAATGCAAGGGGCAATCCAAAAGTATATTGATAATTCTATAAGTTCAACAATTAATTTACCAACAAATACTCCTGAAATTACCATTTCTGAAATTTATAAAATGGCTTGGAAGTATGGTTTAAAGGGGGTGACTATATATAGAGATTCGTGCAGAGAAAATATCCTGACCACTAAGAAATCCCGACCCTACGAACTCGTAGGCAAGACCTACCAAATCTACGATGAGAACGATGTTACTTATTATGTGACGGTCAACAATATTCTTGAGGGGGTGAAGTATCGACCCTTCGAAATATTCATCAACTCCAAAGAGAGTAGCGAGTATCTCAATGTTATCACCCGCCTGCTGTCCGCAATTTTCCGCAGAACAAGTGATGCGGAGTTCGTTATCAAGCAGTTGGAAAAGTCGTCCAAGAATGAGGATGGATTATTGAGACAGTTGGCAAAGGTTATTGCGGGTCATATGGGTGTCAACCCCAATTCTACACCCATTAATACACCCATTCCTGCGGTTACTACACTCAATACCCAATCAGACGGATTGCAGATTTGTCCTTCTTGTGGACAAAAAACGTTAAAGAAAGAAGGGGGTTGCGAAGAATGCACCTCCACCACCTGTGGCTACGGGAAATGTTCAATATAAAGGAGGAACAAAATGAAAAGAAAAAACAAATTTGATTTGTCATTGAAGGAATTGAAACAAAACAGATTTGACAACCTAAAGAAGCCAAAGAAAATAAGGAGAAATAAAATGAGTATGGAATGGGCAAGACAAAAAGTGGCACTCGCATGGTGTCAACCAAAAACAGAGAACAAGGAAATGGATGTAGATTTAGCAGAGGAATTTGCAAAAATCTTGGACAGGGAAACGAGTATGCCATTATTGGGAAATGCAACAACAGGAGAGTTGCTTAATGAACTCATAGCAAGAGCAGAAGTTGCTGGATATATTAATTATAAAACCGTTGATGATGTGTAATAAGGAGTAATAAAATGAGAAAAACAAAAGAGGCTATTGATTTGTCATTGGAGGAGTTGAGAAAAAATAGGATTGATAATTTTATTCAACGATTATATTTTGCTCTGTACGAAAACTATTATGGCAACAATAGAATTGTTGTAAAAAATTCTACCTCTTCAAAAGGAGCGGGGGAATTTGGGGTTCTATGTGTCAATACCCTATTCACCAAAGAAGAACTAGAATACATTCGAAAGGAACCTGAAATTTTTGGGGAGTTTGTCCGTCAGGGTTGGCATGTCACAACAAGAATTGATAAAGACCATGAGGATTTTGAAGAAGAAGATTCTCATTTATTCACGGAGTTCACTTTTACAGTAGAAAAATAAGGTCGGTATGAAATAAGGAAATAAAATGGAGGTAGTCGTTTACAACAAAAAACAATATGTATGTTAAAGTAAAAATTAAATTTGTTTTATCTTTGCTAGTGTCATTTGCGTGGATTGCGGTTGCCACATATTTGGCGATACCGTGGTTTTATGACATAGCGGCACAATTAGGCTCTGTTTTGGCGGTCATAATCATTTTGACACTAGCGATTATCCCGGGGTGGGCAATGTCGTTTGTGATATCTTCTTTATGTTTTGATAAACGCCCAAATTATAAAGAGAAAGTGTTTAATGCGCCGCCGCTTACTTTATTAATAGCGGCATATAATGAGGAAAATAATATTATTGATACCTTATCATCGATATCTTCCCAAGAATACAATAGTCATTTACGGGTTATAATAATTGATGATGGCTCGACTGATAAAACGGCAGAAAAAGCATCTGAATTTATAAATAATCATTTTAGTGAAAGTAAAACCTTTGAATTGGTGAAGCACGAAAAAAATCAAGGCAAAGCCCAAGCACTACAAACAGGTTTAAATCTTACAGAAACCAAATATATTATCACGATGGATGGAGACTCTTACCTTTTAAAAAACTCCGTTGATAACCTTGTAAGAAATATTGTTTTCGGCCCACCAATGACCGCGGCTGTTGCGGGTAGTGTTTTGGTTCGTAATTCCCGAAAAAATTTAATTACTAGACTTCAAGAGTGGGATTATTTTCACGGCATTGCCACCATCAAAAGAGTGCAATCTCTTTACCAAGGAACGATGGTCGCCCAAGGTTCTTTCTCCGTTTATCGAACTGATTTTGTGAGACGAGTTGGTGGGTGGCCTTCAAAAATAGGAGAAGATATTGTTTTAACTTGGGGATTACGAGAAAAGGGGGATAGAATTTCTTACGCTGAAAATGCATTTTGTTTTACCCATGTTCCCGAAACCTACAAACAATTTTTTAGACAACGAAAGCGATGGGCAAGAGGATTGATAGAAGCATTTAAAAAGTATCCACGGTCTCTGACCCAATTAAAAATGACTTTGCCTTTTATTTGGTATAACCTTTGTTTCCCATTAGTGGATAGTAGTTATCTATTATTTTTTATTCCTGGAATAGTTTTAGCATTATTATTCAAGTGTTATCTATTAGTAGGATTGATGACAATATTGTTGCTTCCGTTGGCAGTTATTGCTAATATCATATTTTTCTATAAACAAAAAAAGATATTTAAAAAATATGGATTAAAAGTGAGACGAAATGTTTTTGGTTTTCTTTTTTATATGTTAATTTATCAAACACTAATGGCCCCCGCTACGGTGGCAGGATATCTCAGCGAAGTATTAAATTTAACAAAGAAATGGGGGACGAAATAAAATGAAAAAAATAAAAATAATAATATTGATATTATTGTTCTGTACACAAATATTACCTGCGGACGATTTGGAAATAAAAACATTATTATTTAATGACGATGAATACTCCCAATCTATTAACTTGTATCAAATTTGGCATTGGGGAAACGCCATCAATAAAATAGGATTAGGGGCAACCCAAACTTTTATCATCGAAAATGATAACAACCGTTCATTTTACGGCGGGTTAGTAGAATTTAAAACCAAATCCAAAAACACCGAATTGTTTGGGCAAGTTAATTTTTTACGGTGGAATAAAAAACTAAAAATACCTTTTAATATTTCCTTTGCTCAAATGATTGGAAAATTCAGGTTCGAAGAAACGCTAGATTACGACACTATTAATTCTGTAAAATCTTACGATGCCCAACTTGATTTTATTGCGGCATCATTCACTCTCGATTATTATATTTTTAAGAATTTAACCCTTATCAACTCTTATTGGTACAGAAGGGTGTCGGACAAAAACGATGCTTATCGTTATCTTGGTAGAGTTATTTTGGATTTTAATAAACATTATCACTTGCAATATTCATATCGGAATTTTCGTAATGATTACAAGACGATAAATTATTTCAGCCCTGAAAATTTTACCCAACATATTTTAGCCTTGGGGTATTATGGGGTATCAAAGGATAAATTTAAAATAAAAATATGGGCCGGCCCAATTTTTCAGGACGATAGTTACGAAACAAGTTGGGGGATAATCGAACGAATTTATTCTGTTTGGACTATTGGTGAAAAATGGTCTCTAGAGGGGAAAATTGAGGCAAATCAAATCAAGTCAGGATATCAATACACTCAATTTCTTTTGTCTATTATTTATAGATAGAAAGCCAAATTTATTACAGAGTGTGGTATAATAGAGATAGGAGCAAGAATGAAAATTAGAAAATGGATTTGTAAACATTTCGGTCATGTTGGGTTTACCCGAATTGACAATATTCTAGTAGATATGGCAATGATTGAAATTAAGAATATGGGGAAAACAGACACTACCATTAAATGTTCTCGCTGTAAACAGAAAATTTCAATTCAGAAAATTTACGATTTGACCCACGATGGCGTGAAGAGGGCAAATAAAGAAATCATTAAATTATCAGAGGTAGAGTAAAAATGAGAGACGCTTTAAAAGGCAGACCACTTTATTTAAAAAACAGAAAGAATGAAAATGATTTAGAAAGCGGACTTACCCACTCTCATCCCGAACCTGAAGGAGAGTCCCCGACAAAAAGACAGATGACATTCACTCCCGAACAGGAAGAGGCTAGGAAAGCCGCAAAAGCAGGAAAGTTGGGAATCAAGTTTGACGATGACCCTGATAAACTTCGCTGGGATTTAATGCCTTGGCGTGAAGCGGAACAAATCGTGGAAATCCTGACCATAGGGGCCAACAAGTACGCAGATGATAATTGGAAGTACATTCCAAACCTTAGAAGGCGGTATTTTGCGGCGGCAATGCGCCATTTCATCAAGTGGTTTATGGGGTTTAAATACGACAAGGAAACTAAAAAGAACCATCTTGCCCACGCTCTCTGTTGTATTATGTTTTTACTGTGGCAAGACAACGAAAATGAGAACAAGAAGGACGATGAAAACAATAAATAACAGTATATTAAACCGCCGAAGCGTTGCGACCTTTAAGCAGTTTTAAACAAAAACTACACCAGAGGAGGAAAACGGTGGACGAACAAAATTTAATAAGCAACACTTCGGACAATATGAACGAAAATATGACCGAAGAGGGGGATGAGCAGATAAAAGAACCTTGGCTCATAAGGAACAAGACTAAAATCCTTTTTTCAATTATTGGGATTTTGGCAATTTGTCTGCTTGGAACATTGGATAGTGCCTACAAAACAGAAAAACGATTACAACATCAACTGAAACAAAGGACGGAAAGCCTGACTTGGTTGGCTTGGGAACATAAACGAGTCAGAACGGAAAGGGACTTTTTCGCCAAAGTTACCGAAGATGTGAACTACTACAAGTTCATCAAGACGGTTTACGAAGGCAAAGACAGGGATGGATTTTTCGAGACCATTTCCATCATTTACGAAGAGTCCAAACGGGCAGGAATCAGCCCTTGGGAAACCCTGAGTATTGTTCATCAGGAATCAGGATTTAATCCTTCCGCAGTTAGTATGATTTGGAAAAGGGATAAAGATGGGAATATGGAACAAGTCCCCTGTGCTTACGGTTTGATGCAAATCAACTACAATGCGTGGAAGGACGAAAAAGGATTAACCCCTGAAAATCGGTTTGATAAAAGGTTCAATGTGAGAACAGGATTGGAGATTTACAAGTATTATTTGGGGCTTGCCAATGGGGATAAATTTTTGGCCTTGTTCTATTACAATAACGGACCGGCCCCTAGAAACCCCAATCACAGTTATGCCCCCGCAGTAATGGCTTCCAGGTTTATGAAGATGTCTGTAAACTATGAACCCATTGAATTAGAGAAATCAATAGGAATAAGCCAATAATGCCACGCTCACATTCTCAAGTCGTTTTCGATTCCCGCATCAGTAAACGGGCAACAGAAGCAGACCTGTCGGTGTCATACAAAATTACTGAAGAAGAATTGAATTTTGTTACGAAACTCTATCAGGCCTACAAAATCAAGGGGATTACCAAAGCACCAACTATCGAAATGTTCCTTAAAGACCTAGTATTCAGCAATAGCGAATTATTTAAGAAGGAGTGTAATTATGCCGACATATATTCTGAAATGCCCAAAGTGTAAAAAGGAATTTGAGTTTTTAAAATTGAGGGCGAACTCTAAGGCAATTTGTCCGAAATGCGGATACGCTGAAGACTTTGAAAAATTACCTACGGCCCCTGCTCTGTCTTTCAAAGGAGAAGGGTGGACAACTACAAATTACTCAGCATCGGTTGACCCCACAACGGTTCCAGGGGTTAAGAAAATCGAGAACCCCACAAGAGAGCAACGCACCTTGTACAAGACAAGAAAACAAGCAACAGGCCGAAGAAAGAAAGTCAAAGTTGCAGGACTTCCCGAAGTTAAAAGGCAACTTCCTTTGGGAAAGGCCTAAGGAGAAATAAAATGGAACCATATTGTCCTGAGTGTGGAAAGAACCACCCGACTTTTACGGGAGGCTGTCCGTACAAGAATGAACGCCAAATTCCTATGGTGTATCCAAATAATTTTCAAGCACCTGAAAAAGAAGAAGTAATAAAGAAATTGAATAGGATTATTGAACTGTTAGAAAAGATGGAATATTATCTTCGTACACAAAAATGATTTCTATAGTCATTCCAACTTATACGAACTTCAGCGGACTAAAAGCGTGTATTGCATCCATAGAAGAATACACAAATTTAGACGATATTGAAATTATTGTATCAGCCAACGGCGCACCCAAGGAAGTAAAGCCTTATCCCTTTAATGATGTTACAAAAATTATATGGCATGATGCCCCTATAGGCTATGCCAAGGCCTGTAATGCGGGAATTAAAGAAGCCAAGGGTGAGTACATTATCTTACTGAACGATGATTGTGTTCTAACTCCTCAAGCGCAGAATCGATGGCTGAATATGCTTCTGCGACCCTTTCAAGAAAATTCAAAGGTCGGGCTAAGTGGGCCGCTGATAAATTTTTCTCCTCCCGCCAATTCCCGATTTATTGTATTTTTTATTGTGATGATTAAAAGGGAAGTCTTCGACAAGATAGGACTCCTTTCCGAAGATTACGGAATGGGGGCAGGGGAAGATACGCAGTTCTGCATCGAAGCCATGCAAGCGGGATATGAATTAGGTTGCGCTAGCATTGGTCCAGTTATCAAAGGTGAAAAATATATGACTGGAAATTTTCCTATATTTCATGCAGGAGAAGAAACCGTTAGTAAACTTAAAAATTGGCAAGAAATATTTAATAATAATTCCAAAATTCTAGCCCGTAAATATAACCCAAATTGGTCAGGATTAAAATAAAAAATACTAAATAATAGTAGGCTTGGGGAACAAGCCGTGGCAGGAAACGCCACAATTGCTTAACAAATAGGAGGATAAACTATGAGCAGCAACTTACCAACAAAAAGAAAAGTCAGTTCGTTTTTAACACCCCGTTCCATTTTCTCACCTTTTTTCAGGGACTTTGATTTCGAGGATAATCTACAAGATATTCTTTCAGAGTTCAGAGGCCTGATGCAATGGGACGAGAGAATGGGTTCCTGCGACTTTGAGAAGACCAAAGACGAGTATATCGTTTCGGTCGATGTCCCAGGTCTTACCAAGAACGATATCAAAGTCGAAATTGACGGGAATGTGATGAAAATCTCAGGGGAAAGAAAACCCAAGGAAAAAGTCGAAGGGAGAGAGTATCTCGCAAGCGAAAGAACCTACAGACGCTTCGAGCGTTCGTTCGCTCTTCCCGAAGATGTTGACACAAATAAGCACGATGCCAAAGTCGAAAACGGCGTTCTCACTTTGACATTCGGACGGAAAAATACAGAGGACAAGCCGAAAACCATAGAGATTAAGTAAGAGGTCGTTCCCCAAGCCTCTTTTATTTCAGAGTGTGATATAATAGAAGTAGGAGTTAAGAATGAATGATAAGAAGCAAGATGATTTTTTCACACGAGCGAAAGACGAAGCAGGATTCACCAAAGGTCCGTGGATTATAGAAAGGCACGGAAATGGTTGGGCTTTATTTTCCCGTGAAAATGAATTTCAACACGGTCTTAATTTGATGTATATTTCCGAACCCGATTGGAATTTCGAAGCCAATAAAAGATTGATAGAAGCGGCTCCGGACCTTTACAATGAATTGGAAAAATTGGTTAAAACACTCGACAGTCTTGGTCATTATATTGATACAGGGCCAGCATGGGGAGTATTAAAAAAAGTGAGAAATTAAGAATGAATACAGCCTACACCTACAATGATATTCAACTGATTCCACAGTATTCCGAAGTGGAGTCAAGAAGTTCCATCGACCTCTCTACCCAACTCTCAAGAAACTTTCGATTATCCGTTCCCCTTGTAGCCGCCCCTATGGATACGGTGTGTGAATGGGAGATGGCAGTCGAACTGATGAAGTTTGGAGGCGTGGGGTGCATCCACCGCTTCATGACGATTGAGGAACAGGTGGAACAAGTTAAGAAAGTTAAAAAGCACACCCTTTCCAATCCCAATGTCCCTGTTATGGCAGCAGTCGGGGCAACAGGAGATTACTTTGAACGGGCGCAAGAACTTGTTAAAAATGGAGCCAATGTTCTTTTGATAGATGTTGCCCACGGACATCACATTCATGTCAAGAAGGCGATTGATGCGCTAAAGGCTTTCTCAGGAGTTGATATTATTGCAGGGAATATTGCAACGGGCGGCGGCGCAATTGATTTAATTAATTGGGGGGCTGATGCCTTACGAATTAATGTTGGTAATGGCGCACTTTGCACAACTCGAATTAAAACAGGATTTGGTGTTCCAAGTGTAACTTGTTTATTGAGTGTTATGGACCGTGTGTGGAGAGATACCGAGGCGGTAAGAATTCCCGTCATTGCAGACGGCGGCGTTCGCAACAGCGGTGATATTGCGAAGGCCTTGGCCTTAGGCGCAAACTCCGTCATGCTTGGCTCCCTTTTGGCGGCTACGGAAGAAAGCCCCGGAAAAATCGTGGATAAACTCCCTTTGGGATTGTTCAAGAGATATAGGGGTAGCGCATCCTTGGAGACGAAACTGACCCACGGACTCAACGGTAGAAATGTTGAAGGAGAGTCAGCAGAAATTCCTTACAAGGGCGGCGCAAAATACATTATCATGGACTTACTAGACGGCATTCGTTCCGCTTTGTCCTATGGTGGGGCCAAGAACTTGCAGGAATTTCACCCCAATTTTAATATCGTAACTTATTCAGGAATTCGTGAGGCGATGCCACATTTGGTGAAGTAGAATGAATAAAGAAGAAAGAGAAAAATGGTTTAAGAATATTTTGTATGATATTGCAGAATCTATGGATTCTGACCCCGAAGGAAATCAGCAAAGATGTATGGATATATTAGAAGAGATTTATCAACAGGGTGTAGAAGATGCAACTCCTTATATGGGTTAAATAGAATGAACTGTAAAAAGTGTGAATATTTTGTTTGGTGTGAAATGGTTGATGGGTGGTCTGTTCTCACTCGTGAAGACTCTTCCAAAAGAGATAAAGACCATTGTTATCATTATTTACGAGAACTTGAAAACACAACATTATACAAAGGGGATAGACAAAGAAATCCTTGCCCTCTTTTGAAAAAGGTAAATAAAAAATGACAATAATCCACCAAACAGCAGAACTCCTAAGTGAAATTAATCAGACGGCTATTTTAAAGGCCTTGGAATTATACGGACGCAACTGCTATCAATCCGAACACAAAATTACCAAGACTTCACACGAAGCCTTCATCAAAATGCTCTTACAACGAAAGCATATGTCGGTCTTGGAGCATATCAATCTCACCTTTCGCCTGATTACTGACAGAGGGATGTTGGCAGAGTTGACCCGCCATCGGCTTGCAAGTTATTCCGTGGAATCGACACGATATGTCAAGTACGATGATATTGTTGTTGTGTGGCCTTTCTATTTTACTAATGGAAAAATTATGGATGAGGTCGATGATGCGGAATGGACGGACGCTGTGCAAAATGCAGAAATGGCCTACAGAATGTTATTAGGGAATCATACCCCTCAAATTGCCCGTTGCGTTCTTCCGATGTCCTTGGCGACTGATATTGTAATGACAGCCAACTTGAGAGAATGGCTTCATATTCTAAACCTCAGGACTGCCAAGGATGCTCACCCGCAAATGCAGGAACTCATGATGCAAGTCTACAAGATTCTCAACAAGGAGTTGCCGCTTATCTTCAATCAGGAAACAATACCGAGTGTGATATAATATAAGGAGATAAAAATGAAAACAAAAATTAATCCGACAAAAACCCCGTCAGGGGGGACAAGCGTTCTCACAGTCTTGTTCATCATCTTTGTCGTTTTGAAACTGACGAAGAACATTACTTGGAGTTGGTGGTGGGTTACTTCCCCAATTTGGATACCCCTTGCGTTGGTAATTGTTATTTTGGGGATTGTTGCGTTAGTGGCTGTTATCAGTTCCACCATAGCCTTGCACAAAAATAAGAGGAGAAAGAAATGAATTATAAATTTAAGAAAAGACCCGTTGTCATTGAAGCGTTTCAAATGACAAAAGAGCGAAGGCAATCTAATCAGGATTGGCCTGAATGGTTACATCACGCTTGGAATAAGCCGTGGGGAGAAGTTGGTGCTGTCAAAGGTGAAGATTATCCTCAAAGTAAAGGCGATGATAGGCTAATGATTTATACCCTAGAAGGGAAAATGTCGGTGGAGTGGGACGATTGGATTATTCAAGGTATACATGGCGAACTCTATCCCTGTAAGCCCGATATTTTTGAAAAGACTTACGATGAATTGGTTGAAAAGGATTACGAAACTATAAAAAGGAGTTAAAGAATAATGAAAGAAAAAGAAGCACCTACGAAGGTCAAAGTAACCGAGAAAGATTTTAACTTTCTCAAGAAAGTCCAAGGACTTCGGGACGAGATTCTTATCAAGAAGTCCAAAATCAAGGAGAAGGGGGCCAAGGAAGAGAAGGAAGTCATGACCACAACGGTTGTTGACGAGTCCTCAGTTTATATGGTTCAGGCCGTGCAGTTCAATTCCCTTTTCAAGAAAGAGTCCTTCGGCATGAAGGATATCAAGGCGTTCCTGAAGTCCGTAACGAAGTACGGAGAATTTGAAGAGCAGGATTTGTACCTTGTCTTCGGAGACGGCAAAAAGAAAATCTCCTACAAGAAGTTGGATGAAAGCACACTTCAACAGACCTCACTTCCTGTCATAGATACGGCGGGATATATCTCTGTTCCGTTAGAGGAAGCACATGTCAAGGCGATTCAGGAAGGCCTGAAGAACGAACTGAGCGATTACGCATCCCTTCGCATCACCCCCGAAAACAAACTCGTTCTTAAAATCGGTGAATTATCCTACGACAACCTTTACGAAGAGGAAATCAGGGATATCACCCGCAAAGACCCGAAGGACAAGAGTGAAATCAAGTTCCTGACGAAACTGAAGCAGTTGTCCCGTCTGTTTTCCCTGTTGGATTCAGACTCGAAATCTACTTTGTTTTTGAAGGCGGGAAGCCCCCTCATCTTTATCGAGAAGAGCGAGACCCTACACACCAAGACTTTTATTGCTCCAGTTGCAGATGACGATTCGGAAGAAGATAAAATTGATGAAATCGTGGATGACCCCGATGTGGAATCTGAAGAAGGATAAAAGAAAAACAATAAATAATAGTAGATGAAAAAAGAGCAAGGGTTTATTTATATAACCACAAATATAACTAATGGTAAACAATACGTGGGACAAACAATAAGAAACTTTAAACAAAGGAAAAGAGAACACATTCATCCTGCCGATACCCTGCTTCTTTATCGCGCCTTGAAAAAACATGGTGAAGAAAATTTCAAGTGGGTTTATTTTGATTGCCCCATTAAAGATTTAGACTGGCAAGAAACATTATTAATAAAAGAGTTAAATACTTTGGCTCCAAAAGGTTATAACTTAGAAACAGGCGGGAATAAAAATAAACACCCACATGAAACGACAAAACAAAAAATAGGACAAGGGAGGAGTAAGTATTTAAAAGAACACCCCGAAACAATTAAAGGGGAAAATAATCCATTTTATCAACATAAATGGACAGAAGAAGAACGAGAAAATTTAAGTAAAAAATTAAAGGGTAGATTTATAGGTGAAAAAAATCCTAACTATGGAAAAGGAAAATTTGGAAAAGACAACCCTAGATTTGGAAAGGGACACCTACAAACAGGAAAAAATAATCCCAATTATGGACATAAATGGACACAAGAACAAAAAGAGGCCCAAAGTAAAAAATTAAAAGGAAAGTTTTCTGGTGAAAATAATCCTATGTTTGGGGTTCATCGTTTTGGTAAAGAAAATCCTATGTTTGGGAAAAAAAGACCCGACCTAGTTGAACGAAATAAAAAAAGAAAGGAGAATAAATGCGAATTTGGAACGAAGAGTACCGCCCAAAAACCCTAAAAGGGATGATACTGCCGCCTGAACACCTTCAGGCGTTCAACAACTACCTCAAGGACGGACTGCCGAATGTTATTTTCTACGGTAGTCCTGGGACGGGAAAAACAACCACCGCCCTTATTCTTATCAAGCACTCAGGGTCAGAGTTCAAGAGAATGAACGGCTCCGACACGAGAGGCATTGATGTGGTTCGAGAAGAAATCAAGAATTTCATTCAGACGAAGAGTTTCAACCTGAAGCCCAAAATCGTATTCTACGATGAAGCGGAGGCACTCACCCCTGACGCTTTCAAGGCCTTGAAGGAAATGACGGAACGATATCAGAAAAGGGTGAGTTTTATCTTTGCGACCAATCACCTTTACAAATTTCCTGAGGCCATTCGTTCCCGTTGTACCTTGTTCGAGTTCAAAAAGCCTACCAAAGGTGAGACCATTCAGTACTTGAGAAATGTCCTAGAGGCCGAGAAGGTCAGATACTCGCCCGAAGATTTGGATGCTGTGTACAAATCCTGTGCAGGAGACCTCAGGCGTTCTCTCAACTTCCTGCAACGATACTCAATGTCGGGAAAGTTGGAACTCCCTCAGGAGACTTACGGAGAAATCCTGAAGTTGATAAAGACGGGAAGCCTGACCGACCTTAAAAGATTCTTTGCGGGAAACAGCGTGGACTTTAACGGGTTGTACCGCTTCCTGTTCGAAAGGACTGACGAGCCTACGAAGGCGGTGTTGTTGGCGAAGTACGCTTATCAAGATGCGTTGTGTGTCGATAAAGAAATTAACTTTGTCGGTTTTGTTGCCGAGTACCAAAAGTTAAACACTAAATAATAGTATGGCAAAGTTCAAAGTAATTGAAATCTTAGGACGGGAAAAACTCCTACGATATCTAAAAAGTAAAGAAGTAGAAGGCGGCAAAGAATGCCCCACCTGTCACGGTTGGGGAAAAATTTTTGTAGGACAAGACAAGGATAAAAGGGTGGAATGTCCTGAGTGTGGTGGAACAGGAAAAATAAAAGTTAAAGAATCCACCACGGCAGGAAGCCTTTCAGCCGCTCCCGCAGGAGCAACCCCGATGCAACGATACGATGCCAAAGGCCAACCCACTTCGGCAGTAATGCCAAAGGGATTTAAAAAAAAGAAGAAAAAGAAAATCATCAAAAGAGTGTTACCAAAGTAAAATAAAAATAAAAGAGGTACGAATGAATGGGTATTTACAACATAGTCAACTTCTCGTTGAACTGTCCTGTGTGCGGGAGTTTAATAAAACAGTTTCAGACCAAAGAAGGAAATGGGGCTTTTGATATAGTTGCATTCAACGAGGTCAATAATTTTTATGCAATTTGCCCATCCTGTTCCTCTTTGGTAGAATTTTATTATGCCCCCGAAAACAAGGAGCGAACAATTGAAGACTACAAAGCCCGTATAATTTCAACCCGTAAAAATGACAGATATTAATCGCACCCCTTTTGATTTTGTCAAGCAGATTCGGGCGGGAGTCCCGCTGACTGCGGACGAAATGAAGGAGTTTAATCCGTTTTTAATTACAAAATTATACTATTACGCAGGATATGAAAAAGTTGCGAATTTCTTCAACATCCTTCATATTCTCCCCAAGGAAATCCAGTACAGGTTGTTCTGTATTTTTTTCAAGGGTGTTTACCCTAAGGGGTGGATTAAATCGACAAAAATAAACAAGAAAATTCCTGTTGAAATCGAACACCTGAAGATGATTTATTCCGTTTCCACAAAGGTTGCAACGGAATACGCAGAACTTCTGACAGATGAGGAACGCAAGGAAATCAGGAGGAAGTATGATTAACAAAAAATGTTTTCTTACCAATAAAGGCAAACTTTATGTAATATTACATGGGGGATGTAAATATATGAATCTTAATCATTTCATGTGTGAGGGCTGTGTTTATTTCACCCAGAAAGCAAAAAAATTAAAATTACAACGATTACAAGAATTAAAAGAAGATATGTCTTTTTATCATATAGATTTAGAAAAAGAACTTGTAGCAATTTTATCCCAAGAAATTAAAAACCAACAAAATATGGGATATATAAAAGAGGGAATATATGATTAAAGGCTGTCCTTTAGACAACAAGGAAAGACTCAGAGTCATACTGCATTCGGAGTGCCATCTTGGTCAATTTGATAATGAGGTCTGTAAAAAATGTCCTTATTTTCAAACATTTCTTCGGGGATATCCAAGTTTAATCGCAAACGAGATTTTTGGAGTTCAGCCGATGAACCCACCAACAGGGATGATTTTTAATTTAAAATTTAGATACGACCTAGGAGAAAAGAATGAAGACGAAAAAGAAAAATAAAGAAGAAGGAATTTTTTACGAAAAGTGTCTGCTTGAGGAAAAGTTAGATGCCAAGCAATCAGGACTTTTCAAACTTAACGGGATGTGTTTCGTGTTGGAAAAATTTCCTGAACTAAAGGCCACCTGCCCCGACTGTTTCTACTTCAAGGAAATTCCACCCAAGAGTTATTCTTGCAGGAGATTTTTTTGCACCCTTGAGAAGGTAGAAAAATAATGGCAAAGCATATTATTTTCGTGTCGGAAAAAGACCACTTCGCCAAAAACGATGACTATATCAAGACGAAGTTGTTGAAGAAGTGGAACCCGCAAGTCTACAGCCACCTTTCCGAAGAAGAGGCAACAGGCTTGGATGCCAATTTGGTTTTATTGTTCGGAAGTGAAATTCTTTACCGCAAATTTCCCGACAAGGATTTCGGCAAATTTTTCAGAGACCAAGACGGACAAGTCTTCGGCTCCTTGCAAAATTACAAGGACTTTGACCGACTAGAGAAGAAGGAAACCACAACCAAAATAAAAGAGGCGAGGGAAAAACTTAACAAATTTTTCTCTCGCTTTGCTTTGGTTCGAGTTACAGACCACTCCTATTTCTACAGGGATATCGATTTTAAGAAGATTAGGGCTAAGAACGCTTTCAAGGCCAACTTCAAATTCGTGGAAGACCCTGAAGGAGATTATCTTTCCTACGAAGGCAAGAAACTGAAAAAGGTCCCGAAGGAGTACCAAACCTTTTCCCAAACCTACGAAGAGCATCTCAGGGCGAAGGACTTATTTTATTACGAACAGTATCCCAATATCGCACACACCCGTCTCCTGCACTACTGCACCTTCGACATCGAAACCAATCTTTCGCTCGATACCGCAAAAGCACCTGAACCCATTATTTCCATCGCCGCTCACTCCAATATCTACGACAAGAATTTTGTTTGGATTTTAAAGAAGAAGGAGGGGCAGACTTACGACAAGGAGAAATTTAAGAACGAAAAAATCTTTGAATTTTTGAACGAAGTAAAAATGCTTCGCCACTTCTTCGACACGATGGAAAAGTTGCAAGTGGATTTGTTGGGCGGGTGGAACTGTATACCCACCTCGCAATCTGTTTGGGGAGAAAATAAAATAACTTCTATTTTAGAAGCCTCTAATAAATTATGTGATTCTAATATACTTTTTAAATCCCCAATTTCAAAAAAAGAAAAATGGGAAATAGAATTGATAAATGGGTCAAAAATATATACATCTTCTGACCATAGAACTCCTATCATAAGAATACCAAAAGAAAAATATACTAACTTAGAAAATAAAATTTGTGAAAATCTAGAAATGACAACAGAAGAAATGCACTCTTCTAAAGATTCTTTATTTGTCGAATTAAAATTGAGGACAAATGAAAATTTAGATAATACAAATTATAATTTATCTCAACTTTATTTGGCTGGCCTTGTATATACAGATGGCTCTATTAAAAATAAAAAGTATTTTTATAAAGGGTTTGTGGTTTCCCAATCTGATAAATCATTTTTAAAAAAACTGCCATTTTTAACTACTAAAATTTTAGGACCGTGGAAAAATAATTATTCTAGAAATGTAAAATCTTCTCTTTTGGGTAATGCCATCCATCTCATTTATAACGATAAAAAAGAGAAAGAACTTAATTTTCAAGAACTTTCTACACTTTCTTATAAACAATTTATGTCATTTTTGTCAGGATTATTAGATGGTGATGGGTGTAATATAAGAAATAAAGGAATTGGATTATGTGATTATCATGAAGGGTCTATAGATAAAATCTATGAATTATGTTTATGGAATGGAATTCTTTCGTCAATTTCCAAAAATAGATTTGTATTGCGATTTCTGAATTTAAAATTATCTGATTTAAGTTTATTGAAAGAAAAAAGATGGGTAAAATTAAAAACAACAAAAATAGATAGAAACTCCAAAACAAAGGCACATCTAAAAAAATTTCGCATTATTGGAAATAAATGTTTAATTAGAATTAAAAAAATAAAAAACACAAAAAAAGTGGTGGAAATGGTGGATATTACCACCACAACAAAATATTTTTATACTCATGGAATGAAAACCCATAATTGCGACTTCTTCGACATTCCTTACCTTCTGCACCGAAGCAAAAGATTGGGGGTGGACTTCAAGAACTTCCTTGCCGAAGTCTACGAAAGCATCGGCAAGGACGGCGAAAAATCCTACTTCTGCCACGAAATCATTTTGTGGGATTATCTACGCTATGCCAAGTGGATTATCGTGGAGAACAAGCCGATTGCTTGGAGTCTTGACGCAGTTTCCAAGCACCTGTTCAACGAAAAGAAAATCGAACACGAAGGCATCGATGTTCTGTGGGCCAAGAAGGATTTGAGCGACCTGATAGAATACAACCTGAAGGATGTTTACCTGACGGAAAAGATAGCGCAGATGCAGAAGATTATCGAGTTCCCGATTCTCTATCAAAAGATTGCCCCGCAGACCTATGAGAATGTTTACTTCAACAGCCGTTTTTTGGAGACGATGATTCATCAACGCTTCAAGCAGTTCAAGTTCCCGTCCAAGAAAAAACAAAAACTTAGTTCAACTTTCAAAGGGGCATTGGTGTTGGAGACCAAGCCCGGACTGTTCGAGAATGTTTCCGTCTTCGACTTCTCAGCCCTGTACCCAAGTATTATGATTTCTCTCAACCTTTCCAAGGATACGATTATTGAGGACTTGAAGGATTTCGACCCCAAGACGGATATCAGAATCGGGAACGTAATGTTCACGGGAAAACGCAAAGGCGTGGTTCCTCAACTCGCCCAACTGCTCCTAACAGAACGAAACAAGTTGAAGAAGAGGAAAATGGAATTCTCAGGAGACTCGCAGGAATTTAAAATTCTGAACGACCTGGAAGCCTGTTTCAAGGCAACGAACAACGCCCTCTACGGCGTGTTGGGATTCAGGGGCTTTATTCTGTACGACCAACGAGTTGCCTCATCCGTCACCCATGTCGCACGAGAGACCCTGCGCTTTGTCAAGCATGCGGCTGAAGAACAGGGCTATCAAATCCTGACGGGGGATACGGATAGTATTTTTATCAAAGTGCAGTCGGATAGTTTGGAAGAAACCATTCAGAAGTCCAAGCACCTTCAAGATATTTTCAACAAGGGACTTCCCGAATTTTTGGACAAGTTCACCAAGAACGACAAACTCATCAAGACCCACATTATGCAGACCGTGTTCGAAAAGTCATTCTCCAAGTTACTTCTCGCTCCTGCCAAAAAGAAACAGGTAGGATTCCTTAAATTCTTCAAGGGAAAAATTCTCGACAAGGAAGAACTTTACATCAAGGGGTTTGAGGCCATTAAGGATGACACACCGACATTCTTCAAGAAAGTTTTAAAGGGACTTTACGAAAATATCCTAAATAATTATGGAGATGTGGAAAAACTGAAGGAATATGCCAAGGGAGTAAAGAAGGAATTGAAACAACAACAACCTATCGACCTCGTAATCCGTAAGAAGATGAGCAAGAGAATAGAAGAATACGATTCCAAGGTTCAGCATGTCAAAGCCATTCGCAACTCCAATACTACTATCAAGAGGGGAGAAACGGTCAATATCTTGTTCGTCCAAGACCCCCGACAGGTTATTCACTACGACCCCGAATTGAACTTAAAATTCGAGATAGATTACAAAAAATACTTCCACGACTTTTTGGTGAAGAAGATTGAACTTATCGATTCTAGTCTACACTACAAACTGTTCTTGGAGAAAACGAAATTGATGGATATTTCTCAGGTCAATATCGTCAACCGCATCAAGAAGAAAAAAATCGTGTTGAAGAAATTAGGAGAGTAGAAAATGTTAGACGACAATTATGGCCAGGAGTTGTACCAACAAATGAGTAATAATGTTTCAAGCCAGTATTATATTACTACGGACACTACCGCCGTACCACCAAACTATGGTGGGCAATTGACTATTACTCCCGCCGTGCAACACAATCACGCCATCAATCCTTTAGGTGGGCTGTGGTATGACGCATCGCGCCCAGGAATCAATTACGAAGAAAGTTTCGGAAAACTAATCATCTTTATTCTAGGTTCGTCAAAAGTTTCTCAGGATATAAAGGATGAGTTTATCAATCAAGGAATGAGATTGGAGGAATTTCGGAAGTATGTCAAGGAATATTTCCCGCAGTACATCGATAAAATAACCTTATGGGAAAAACTCCATCTTAACGAAAAATAGCAGTAAACAATAAATAAAAAGGAGAGTAAAAATGTCATTTGAAGAGATGATTGATTTGATTTCAGTTTTGAATTATTCCGTTAAAGTAGGAGCCATTAGTCCCATAGTAGCAGGACAATATATCGAGGTAATAGTAAAAAGAATACTTGATATACCTAGAAAATAGCAGTAGACAATAAATAGGATTGTATGAGTGAAGTAAAAAATATTATTTATCAAGCACAAAACAAACAACGAAAATGTTTTTACATAGGATATTCATCTAGGGGGTTATCTTCTAGAAAACACACACATAAACAAGGGTGTTTTCAAAAAAATCAAAATATTAAATTTTATAATTTTCTTAGAAAATACGGATGGGATAGTTTTACTTGGGAAATACTAGCAGTTTATCCCACAAAAGAAGAGTTACCTGAAGCCGAACGATATTGGCTAATTAAAGAAAAGAAAAATCGACCAGATTGGGAGTATTTGAATATGACAGAAGGAGGAGAGGGGTCTCTAGGTCATATAGTTAGTGATAAACAGAAACAGATACAAAGTATAAAAATGTCAGGAAAAAATCATCCTTTTTGGGGTAAAAAAAGACCCGAACATTCAGAAAAAATGAAAGGAAAGTTTTTGGGATTTAAACATACAGAAGAAACAAGAATGAAAATGAGAAAACCCAAATCTGAAGAAGCAAAACAACATATGCGAAAACCAAAAACCCATGAACATAATCAAAAAAATTCTTTAGCGCATATGGGCCTTCAAGTAGGAAAAAAAAATGGAATGTGGGGAAAACACCCTATACCGTGGAATAAAGGACAATTAAAACTTTCTATTAAAAATATTTCAAAAATTAAAGAACTTTTATTAAAAAAAAATATAACACAACACAAAATTGCAACAATATTTAATGTTGCTGATTCTATGATTACAAAAATAAAAAAGGAGATATAATTATGTTTAATGAAAATGGAATGGAAGAACTTAAAATGCTTGTGGGGGAAATAGAAATGCAAGTTAACTCTTTTCTCGCAGATGCCAAAAAAGAAGTTGCGCCCAAGAGCGCATGGTTGAGAGCGAGACGAACAACGATTACCCTGCAAAAGCAGTTTAAACAATTTAGAAATTTATCAGTTCAAGTAGCAAAAGAATTAAAAAAGGAGAAAAAATAATGGAACTTATTAACAATGATGGAAATGGAAAAGAGCAAAAGGCAACAGATACTACCCCAAAAGAAGAAAAACCGAAGACTCACGAAGATTATCTAAGACAATTTTCCGAAGAATTAAATAGTATTTTGGTCAAAGGCTATCCTCTGACCGCTGTTTTACAGGTGTTAGATACTGTCGTATTCGAACTTCGTATGGACATGTACATGCGGCAGATGGCGGCAATAGAACAAGCACAACGCAATCAGAAGCACATCGAAATCCCCCATATGAAGATACCCACAGGCAAACAAAAATAAAAAATAATTTCAGTAGAAATAATAAATACTTTTGTGGAGGCATAACAATATGGAAAAAAAACTCTTAGAGCAAGATTTGGAACCCATTCAAGACGAAGTTCCTGAGGATTCCGCACCAATAGACAGCGATTTGGATTTGGAAGAATTTAGTGACGAAGCCGAGGAAATGGGAGAAAATGATTATCAATATGTTTTAACTGTTGAGCAGGAAGACGCAGAAGATGGTCAAAATCTTGAGCCTGAGTTCACATTCCTGTTGACTCCAAAGGAAGCCGCAGAGAAAGAAGAGAGTGATGAATTGGAGCAGATTGAAGACACAAGTGCCGATATTGAAGGCGCACAAGCCCCTGAAGCGTCCGTTGCTCCTGCTCCTGCCGCACCGCTTCCTGAATCAGTTTGGAGTGATTTGGAGCCTTTGACGGAACAAGGTGAAGGCGCAATCATGCCTGCCGGCGGCGAGAATACTCCTCCACCGCCTCCTGCCGATGCCGCTCCTGCTCCTGTGGAAGAACCTCTTCCTGAGGGTGAGCCTGAGTTGGAAGAAGTCGAACCTATTCGTCTTTCTGCCGAAGATATCAAAGGCTTCTTGGAAAGCGGAGATGTCGAACTCAAGTTCAGTATTGACGAGGAGACCGAGTTCAGTATTGAAGAGGCCATTGATTACTTGAAACTTTATCCCGATTCAGAAATTTATGTCACCGTCAAAAGTGACCTAGCCGAGTTCAAGGAAAAGTTGGACGAATTCCTAGCGGGTAAGGAAGAGGGAGAAGTCGAAGCCGCAACCGAGACTCAGAATGTCGAAGTTGACAACGAAGGCGAATCTCTCGACCTCAAGAATACTCCTCAGGCAAATCCCGCAACTCCACAACCCCAACAGGAATCATTCTCAATCTTTAATATTCGGGGAAAGAAAAATCTTCCTGACGGCATCTACATCGGACATCTTGCAGAGAACAAACTGTACGGGAGAATTGATGTCAAATTGACTGCCAGCAAATTAGTCATCGACAAGGATGTCTTCGAATTGAAGGAGAATCTCGACATTGCCGAGGCCAAGGACAAGGAAACAATCGGCTTGGTTCTAAACGAGAACGAAGTTGAGAAACTTGTGAAGGTCTTGGAAGAGAAGGCAGATATTAGAGTCAACCTGTAAATAGAAAAACCCGCCGTATTCCTCTCCAACCGAATCGGCGGGTTTTTTATTTTTAGACTAAATATAGGTGATGAGCGGGTTTAAAAAAATAATCGTAGAGAATCATTACAAGAAAAACTTAACGCAACGAAAACTCTGTTTCCGTTCTAATTGGGAAATAGCATTTGCTAATTTTCTTGACAGCAACACCAATGTCAAGGAGTGGAGAAACGACTTCCCCATCAAGTACAAAGATAAATACGGCTCCCAAAAAATCAAAACTTATTATGTCGATTTTAAGGTTGATATGACTGACGGGGGTATTCTACTCTGCGAAGTCAAACCCGTTAAAACTCTTACCCGCCGTGTCAAAACCGACTCTTTCCGGTTTAAAAGAATCCATGCCACAAACTACGCAAAAAATTTGGCAAAATTCGAGACCGTGGAACTCTTCTGCCGTAAAATCGGATGGAAATTTTTCCTTATAGACAAACAAAAACATCAATTTAAATTTTATCGATGGGATGTCCAAAACCAAATACCTATTTTAGTGTAGTTTATTTCGCAAAATAATAAATAACAACGGAGGAAGCAATTCATGGGAACAAGATGTAATATTGGCTATCATATGAAAAATGGAAGAATTCGCCATGTCTATAGTCATTGGGATGGCTATCCCGAAGGAGTTGGAGCGATTCTTTATGACCATTATAGAGATTGGGCCAAAGTTAAGAAATTAATTGACCTTGGTGATATTTCTAGTTTGGGTCCAGAAATAGGAGAGAAGCATGACTTCAATGCTCCCTATGATGAAAAGTACACAGGAACTACTTTTTATGGCAGAGACCGTGATGAAAAAGATACAGCTGCCCGTGTTTCTAGAGATAAGGATTCTTACGCTAAAAAGGCAGACGATTCAGGCGCAGAGTATGCTTATCTTTTTTCTCCTCCCACAAAGAAATGGGAAGTATTAAAAATAGGATACGGAAAAACAGGTAGAAGATGGCAAGACTTAGGAAAAGTCTTAGGGAGAACAAATAAAATGGAAAATGATATGGACTTAGTACACGGCGAAAGTAACCCTTTTGAATCGATTACCAAAAAGGACATTTACCAATACGGCACAAAAGAGGAAATTGCATTCCTTAAAGAGGCGATAGACTTGGGGGTTGCGGGAGCCATCAGTATCCCGAAGGAACCATCCACGGACGAAAAAATCGAAGCACAACTGAAGAGAAGCACTTTTCCCTTAATCAACAGGATGCACACTAGCATTATTTCGGCACAAAATGAATTCAATAAAATTCCCGCCGAGTACCGCAAGCAGAACATTCAAGGTAAGATTGCCAAAGTGTTCGGAGCAATCGGGAAAATGAAAAAGCATATCGAAGGGAGGGTATAAGAATGGCAGATGTAGTTCAGGCTGAAAAAAGCCGCGCACTTGACAAAGCAATCAATCATTACAAGAACATCAATCGGTATTTTTCAGACATCGTAGGTATTTTGAAGTTGGATATGCCGCAGAACCAAAAGGATGTTCAGACATTCTTAAAGTCCATCGGATATACCGCTGAAGACTTGGCTGAATACAACGAAGTCTTTGGAGAGGAAGGAGTCTTTATTAATGCCGTGGCAGATTTGGAAGAGATGCAGAAAATGCTGACCTCGCAACTTCCTCAATACACAGAATCCCCAAGTGCAACCGCACAAATTCCTCAAGATATGGATGTAAACGAAATTGTTCCTGAAACCGAAGAGGAACTCAGCGGCCCTCAGGAACAGGAAATAGGTGGGCCTGATTTGACTCAGGAAGAACCCATTTCGATGTAGGAGGCAACATGAATTTCAACGAGAGATTAAAAATATTTTTGGGAGAAGAGGAAGTCAAACCCAACGAATCTGGGAAGGTAAACAAAGACCCTGAATCCCAAGTCAAGCCCGAAAAGGCTTTGGAGATTTCCAAGGATGTCAAAACCCTCAAGCAGTTCTTCACTTTGGTGAATCCTCTGCGTGGCGAAGTTAAGCGTTCGGCATTGTTCCGCTACATCAAGGAGTTCCGTCAAAGGGGCAAGGATGTCATCATCCTGAAAAATAAGAACGAGGTCGGCGTGGAACTTTGTCCTGGGCTGTATCCGTTCTTTGCTGTCAATCGCACCGAATTGAGTGCGTTCCTTGCATCGATTATGGAAGACGAAGGGGCCATGAAGGACTTTGCTAACCAAATCGAAACCATTTACACTCAGGAAGAGACCGAACTTCAACCCGTGGATTATATCGATTTTGTCATCAAGAACAAAATTTCGATTATGACGAATCCTGCCGAAGAGTCATTTGGCGTGGATACACCGAGCGATTCCGTCCCGACTAATATGACTCCGAAGAATCAGGAAGATTTATCCGTCAAGCCTAAGGAAGTAGAGGATTCGGAAGGGATTGATAAGAGTCAGGAGAAAGAGGAGGAGTAGAAAATGAAACTCACCAAAGAAGATATTCAGAAGTATGGGACGGAAGACGAGAAAGAGTTTTTAAATCTTAAAGAAATAAGTTTTGATTCCATATCAACAGCAGGATGGGATAAAGATATAGTAAGAGTAAAAGTAACTTTTACTGGAATAGAAGGAATAAAGGAAGAGGAAGGCACAACTACTTTTCATTTGGGCAAATTCAAATTAGTTGCTCAAGAAGACCCGATAGCAGAACATAAAACTGATATATATGCTAAACTTTTTGACAAAAATAAAAAACAAATACGGACATTCAATAGTTTAGATATTGAAGGGGCTTTAAATGATGCCATTGATTTTATTTTGAATTTATAGGAGTAGAACATGAAACTCACCAAGGAAGACATTCAAAAATATGGGACGGAAGACGAAAAGAAAATTCTTTTAGAAACGGGCGAGATGGGGCAATATGATATTGAAACGGGCGGGGATTGGTATGAAGCGGCCCAAACACTTAAACAAGCAGCACGACACATTGGAAAATTGACAAAGGGGATGTTAGAATTTATCAAGATTAGACCCTTTGACCAATATCTAGGCCCATATGCACAATGTAAAGCATTTGGTTCTTGGGCAAGATTATGGTTTTCCACACCTGGCGATAATATGTTTTACTTAGAAGGCCCGGCAGATATAGACATGGAGGGAGATGTCTACGATATTGCAAGACAAATGCGACAATATCAAAAAAGGGAAATGACGAAACTTGCACAAGAACACGGAGGTTAAAACATGAAACTCACCCAAAAAGATATATCCAAATACGCAACCGAAGACGAACTTTATCTTTTGGAAGCGGCAGAAGCAGAGGGAAAAAATATTTTGCTCGAAGAAGTAAAAGTCGGTAAAAAGTTATTGAGTTGGGATGAATCTCAAATTCTTCAAGATGAGGCCGATGACATGAAGGAGAATTGGGAAGATAGGGGATTTGACCAAGAACCAACGGACGATGAAATAAATAATATGATATCTCATGAACCATTGGACTGGTATTGGGATGATTTTGCCGAGGCTTTAGACGAAATTCTCAAGAAAAAAAATCCCGAAGGATATTGGAAAGCAGAAGTAAAAAATTTTGGCTGGCGTGAACTTTCGGGCGCAAAAACATTTCATGCCGAAAATGCACAACAATTTTTAACTCGTATTCTTCCCGATACACAAAACACTTTTCATATCTACAATTACGGCAAAGGTTTAGCCATCAATAACTTTCATCACGATAGCCCGACTGGGCGAGAATGGTATTATGTCACCCCGATTGCCAAGTCCACACACGAAAAGGGAGTATAATGAAATTTAAAATAGCAGAAGATATTGCTCAGGATATGGAAACGGTTGAGAATAAATCAACCTTTCAAATCGAATTCCATATCTATTCCATCGACAGGAACAATGCCGATGCCGACCAATATGTAGCACAATTGGAGCAACGCCTTTCTGCATTTGGTACTGAAAATGCTGAACAGAAAAACGAGTCAGGCAAACCCTACTCTCTCTATCGCATCGTCAGCAGGAAATTCAACACTACTCAGGAAATCGCACAATTTTTCGAGAAGGAATTTCGGGACTTCATAAACCTGTCCTCACAAATTTGGAAGATGAGCAATAACTTTATACGGGTTGTGATTGTGGATGAATCCAACCCCCCAAAGAGAATCCCAGGAAAAACATATACGCTTTTGGCAACAAGCGATTATCGGGATATGTTGCTAGAGTTAAAAGGAGGAGCATAACATGTTGACGGAGAAGAAAAAAACAGCGGCAATGATTCAAAGATTAAAAAAGTGGAAGAAATACAAGGGAATTTCTAAGGAAGATATCGAAAAGTTCGCAACGGCTGAAGAAAAGAAAAGGCTGTTGGAGGGAGATGACCCATTTGAAGATGTTCACGGCGAAGCCGACCCGTTCGATGTTCCTATCGGAGACCCCCAAGACCCGACTGACGATGAGCCAAGGCCTTTAGAGGATGAGCAGGAAGCAGGAACTCAAAAGACCATTCCTGTTTCCGAAAGTTTATTGGATGATATTTTTAATCTTATCGCAGGAGATGAAAATCCTGAAGAAGAAGACAGAATAATGAGTGAACTTGCTATTTTATTGGGATATGATTTGAATGACTTGGCAGAACGTGATGAGTCTGATATTTAATAAAACAAAAATGAAATGGCAGATGAAAAAAAGATAATTCAGAATCAATATCCTTACGAGACACCACCTTCTCAGCCTTTAACAGAAGGCGACTTAAAAAAACTAGCGCAACTCAAAGCGCAGAAGAAAGAACCCGCTGTAGTAAAAAAGGAAGAAGAAGCAAAAAAGAAAGCGATAAAACTAGAAGAGGCCAAAAAACTAAAAAGAGAAAAAAAGATTCGGCCCCTTCTCCGTTATTACAACTCCGAACTCCTCATTCCCGTTTCAAGGGGACAAATTATTCCTGGCAACTGCTATGTTTTTGCTTACTCCGCACACAAGCATGTTCCCACTCCTATTGTATTCTATGTGGGAACCGACCCACGCTATAATACTTTGGAAGGCATCTCCCTGCAATATCTTTCCACAGGCGAACGAAAAAGACTGTTCGAGTTCTTCCGTAAAACACCTTTGCACTCCGAAAAGATGCTGAAGGGGTCGATGAAAATCAAGTCTTTATTGGGTGAGGAGCGGCACATTTTCCGCAAGTCCTACACCTCAGACTCAATTTACAACTTCCTGCAAAAGAAATTAACAGAAAAAATCCTGTTTTATCGCCGTTATAAGTTCACAAAAATCAATTCCCGCATCTATGTCGTACCCATTGAGGCGCTTGATAGAGCCTTGGAAATCACAACTCCCGTCAAGCCCATCAATCCCCGAAAATTGGAGGAATCGAAAAAACATTTCGGCCAGGTAATAAACCAACTCTCGCAATATAGACATTAAAGACAAATAGATAAATAGGTTTAGGAGAACATTAAATGCCACAAACTAAAGAAGAACGCAGGGCGCAGACATTAGCGTCCCGTAAAGGCAGAGTCAAAAGAATTTTCAGTATGTTCGGACGGCAACCCAATGCCGCAGAACTGTTGAAAAAGGAAAACGCTGTAACCCCTTATGCGGCAGACGGATTATTCGGCAAAGGCGATTCAACGCTAACAAGGCAATATACGGACTATGTCTACGGTTCGTACCTAGTCAAATTATCTTCCAAGGAAAGGGTCCGGGAATATTATCGTATGGCGGCTGACCCTGAAATCAACTATGCCCTTACGGAAATCTGCGATGAAATCGTGCAGGAAGATGAAAATAAAAAACTCTTCTCCATTCGCTTTGAAGATGATATGCCCGAAGCAAAACGCAATATCATTATCAACGAATTCAAAGATTTGATTATCAACCGCCTCCGCTTGGGAGATTACAATACGGTGTGGGAATGGGTTTATAAGTGGCTCGTACAAGGCATTATTATCTTTAAGGTCAACTTCTCCGAAGAAAAGGCTTCAGGTGTTGAAAGTTTGGAAGAACTTCAACCGTGGCTCGTAACCCATTATCAGGCCGAAAAGGTCGTGGACAAACAGTACAGCAAACAGGAGCAGGAAAAGAGATATTTTGTCGTGAAGGACAACGAGTCGGCAGAAGAAGGCTACAAGTATTTGGAAGAAGAAATCATTCACCTAGACAATGGCTACTGTTATGACGGCGAGTTCTTCTCCATCTTGGAGTTTGCCAAGAAGGATTGGCGGCGTTTGAATTTGATTGAAGATGCGACAGTCATCTACAAGTTGAGCCGCTCACCCCTTCGCAGAGTCTTCAAAGTTTATGTCGGCAAGATGGCTCCAAAGGATATCGAAAGGTTCCTTTACGATTTCCGTCAGAGACTTCGTGAAGATATTACCTACGACCAAGATAAGGGAGAAATTGTAGGCTTCAATCCTATTACAATGCTTGACGATTACTTTTTCCCTGTAATGGAAGGCGGTCAGGAAACCTGTCAAGTGGACACCATTTCTGAAAAGGACACCAAGTGGGAATCGATGGACGAGATTCGCTACTTCCTAGGAAAGGTATACAGGGCGATGAAAATTCCCGTGGGCAGAATGAATCTCCCGAACGAGAACGGAGAATACACAACCTCCACAACAGGTAGCCGTTCAGGGGAAATCATGCGGGACGAGGTCAAGTTCTCCAACTTCACCAAGCGTCTCCAAGCCCGTTTTATGGAGCAATTCATTCAGGAACTTTTTTACAGACACTTATTTTTCCGAGGTTTGGTTGACGAATTAAAAATCAAAAAGAATCAAGTCGAAGTAAAGTTCACCCATGTCAACCCGTATTCGGAATTGAAGTCGGCAGAAGTTGAAGAATATCGTGCCACTTCTTTCGGTGCTTTAAATGCTACATCTCCGTATTTTTCTTTCATCTATCTCGCCAAGAGATATTTGAAGTGGACAGAAGACGAATTGAGAGATAACTTCGAGTGCTTGAAGCGTGAACAAGCCCTCATGCCACAAGGAGCAGGAGAAGAGGGCATGGCAGGCGGTGGCGGTGAAATGTTAGGCGGCGGTGGAGCGGGAGGCGAAGTTCCGGGGGCAACAACTTCCGAGGAAGAAACCACCTTGGAAGAAACCCCATCCACAGAAGCAACGGAACAAACAGGCACAGAAGTAGGAACTAGCCCCGAAACAACACTAGCACCTGTATAAAAACACTAAATAATAGTGTAGGGACAAGATGTTGCAACATCATTTAAGAAACTCCGATTTTCTTAAATTACCTACACTATTTTGACATATCGGAGGTGTTAAAATGTTGAAAGAATTTTTAATTAATTTATTAAAAAAAGAACATTTATCGTCCATAACAACAATTATTAAGAAACGATATAAAAATCAATATCAAAAAATTATTGAGAGAACAAATTATCTCCCTAAGAATTGTAGATTTACCGAAAGAATTTATCAAATAATAAACAACCTACAAGAAAAACCAAAATGTTATTGTGGAAAAAGTTTAAATTTTATTGATTACTCTTGTGGTTATCATGAGCATTGTTGTGTCAAATGTATAAATAATGACTTAAAAATAAAAGATAAAATTAAAAAAACTATGTTGAAAAGATATGGTGTAGAATATTCACTACAATCAGAAAAAATTCAAAGAAAAAGAAAAAAAACTAATTTAATGAAATATGGAAATGAAGATTATATAAATCTAAAAAAGCAAAAAGAAACCAATTTGATAAAATATGGAGCAACATGCGTATTGGCAGTAAGAGACATACATGAAAAAACAATGGAAAGTCGTTATAAAAAAAATTATAACCCATATAAAAATCATTATGGTAATTATAAAGGATTTAGTTATGAATCCTCTTGGGAACTTGCATTTATTAAATTTTGTTTAAATCATAATATCGAAATTGAACGTAATAAAAAAGGGTTTGTATATTGGTTCCAAGATAAAAAACATAGATATTATCCTGATTTCTATTTACCCGAAGTAGACCAATATATAGAAGTAAAGGCAGATTGGCTACTTAATGAGCAAACAAAAGAAAAAATAAAACAATTTCCGTATAAATTAGAAGTCTATACCAAAGAGAAATTAATAAACAATAGGATACTAAACAATAAATAAGCGTAGAGGAGATTAACAGATGTCTAAACAGGTTTTAATGGAAACGGTTTCCGAGGTCAAGCCCATTGTGGACAAGAAGAACAAGTCGATTTGTTTCGAGGGAATTTTCGGACTTGCGGGAAAGAAAAATCTTAACGGCAGACTCTACCCGATGACCGTTATGGAAAAAGCCGTCAAGGATTACAACGACTCTTTCATTTCCAAACACCGTGCCTTGGGGGAACTTGACCACCCTGAAGATGCGTCTGTTAATCTCCGAAACGCCGCTTTCATTATTGAAGAGCCGTTGAAACTTCATGAGAACGGCGAAGTCCACGGCAAGGCAAGAATTCTTGAGACTACGCCGATGGGCAGGATTGCGGCTGACCTGATGCGGGAAGGCGTTGTCATCGGCCTTTCGTCAAGAGGGCTTGGAGAAATTTCCGAGAAGGAAGTTCTTGACGAAGAGACGGGGGAGAAGGAAATGGTAAACGAAGTTTCCGACTTTTCCATCGCAAGTTTCGACCTTGTAAGTGAGCCAAGTATCGGGATGTTCGTAAGCCAATCCAAACAGGAAGAAGGCATCAAGAAACCCGAAGAGAAAAAAATTCAGGAGAAGAAGAATCTGAATTCGGGAGACTTGGTCTCGCTGTCAGAAATTTTATTTGAGGAGTAGAAAATTATGATTAAAGAGACTATATATGTTGTTGTTTTGAATGATAAACCATTTATAGCATTTTCTGATAGGTCGGAGGCAGAAACAGAAATGCAAAATCCAGATTATGATTTAACACCTGATGATTTTTATATAGAAGAAATAACTTTATGGAGAAATTAAAATAAAAAATGTCTGAACATCTCGTAGTGCATTTATTAGTTGATTTTTATGGCTGTGACGCTGACAGAACCGCAGACGAAAAATACATCGAGAAAGTATTGGTAGAGGCTAGTAAGGAAGCAGGAACGGAAACCGTTACTTCCCTTTTTCACAAGTTTGTGAATCGGGGAGTGGACGGAGTTCTGATTACTGCCGACAGTTATTACGGTATTCGCACTTGGGTCAAAGAGGGTTATGTCAGTCTTGATTTTTACTCCACAAATGAGAAAGTGGAATCTAAAAAGGCTGTGGAATATTTATTACGAAAGTTCGGAGCAACGAAATACTCCGCTTCCGAGATTAAGCGGGGAGACAAAACGGAGGTATAAAATGCCATTAACATCTAAAGGTAAGAAAATAATGACAGCCATGAAAAAAGAATATGGCCCCGAAAAAGGCGAACGAGTATTTTACGCTTCCGCTAACAAGGGGAAAATAAAAGGCGTTCATAAGAAAATCAAGAAAATAACCAAAGAGGATATTGCCAAGTATGCAACGGCTGAAGAAAAGGAATTCTTAAAGGAAAGTTAATGTCTCAAATAGATAAGCATAAGTGGAATAAAACATATCGAGAAAAAAATAAAGATAAAATTAATAAAAAACAGGAATTACTTCGAAGAAAAAAAGGAATACTTCCTCGAAAAAAATATTTAAATGATGAAGAAAGAAAAGAAGATAGAAAAGAATATCGTAAAAAATATTATTCTCTTCATAAAAAAGAAGAAATTTTTAATACAATCAATTATAATAAAAACCATGAAGAAAAAAAGCGTCTTTATGATAAAAAATATAAAAAAATTAACAAAGAAAAAATAAATGAAAGAACAAAAAAATATATCGCTAATAAAACAAAAACAGATATAAATTATAAACTTAGTAAAAATTTACGGGGTAGATTGTATCATGCCATCAAAGATAATCAAAAATCAGGCTCCGCAGTTAAAGACCTAGGGTGTTCTATTCCTGAACTCAAAACCCATTTAGAATCCAAATTTCAAAAAGGTATGACCTGGAACAACTATTGTTATCGGGGATGGCACATCGACCATATTATTCCCCTTGCCTCTTTTAATTTAACCGATAAGGGGGACTTTTTAAAGGCTAATCATTATACCAATCTTCAACCTTTATGGGCAGAAGAGAATTTTAAAAAAGGAAAGACACAAAAACCATAAATAATTGTGAAAAGGAGCATACTCTATGAAAAAAGGTTTGAAAGTATCCGAAAAGGCCGAAAAAATAAAAAAGATATTTAGTAAAATGGAAGTCGAATTAACTGAAGAACAAATAGGTTTATTTCTTTCTCAGTTTGAACTTCAAAAGAAAGAAGCCATTGAAGAGGCAATAAAGCCCGTTCAAGCCAAATTGGACGAATACACCAAACGCAATTATACTTTGGCTGGCGCATTAGAAGAAGCAAAGGAATTCAAGGATAATTTTGAAAAGGCAATTGAAACAAAAATTAAGCAAATCGAAGCCATCAAAATCCCTGATATTCCAAAGATTGAGGAATCCCTCAACAAGTTGATGAAAGAGAAAATGGATTTGCTCGAAAAGAAAATTGCCAAGTTGGATGAAGCGGCAAACAAAATCAACGAGAAAATTCTTCCGTTGAAATTGGACGAAGACATTAAGAAAATCAATAATGTCGGCAATGTGTTTGCTAACTACAAAGACCTTTTGGCAAAAGCCTTAGTGGAAATAGAATCTTCAGAAATTAAAACCCTGAAGGAAAAACTTATCGTGGCTGATAAAAAAGCCTCAGATACCGAAAAGAAATGTATCAAGTTGGAAGAGCAAATTCTTCAGGAGAGGACAAATACTGAAATCACTCTTCTGCTCGAAAATTCATCTTTAGACAGAGATGAGAAAGAACATCTTTACAAATATTATGAAAAAACAGGATATGAAGAAGGAAAAAATGAGATTCAGAAGTTTATCACTATAAAGGAATCTAAAGAAAGAGAGAAACCCGTACAACGCTCCTTTGTCCGAGAAAATGTCGGCGGCGTTAAACCCATGAATGATGTCGGGGTACTACAAAAGAAGAGGCTACTGGGCGAGTCATCCTCGTTCGCCCGTGATATTGACGAATGGGCCAATCTAGCAAGAATCGAGGAATCCGAACAAATCTAAAGGAGGAAACAGTATGTACGGAACAGGTGAAATGAAGTTGAAAAGACTTCGTGAAAAGTGGTCACGGCTCTTGAAGGGAATTAAGAGTGCCGAGACCCGCGACATGACCGCCATCGTTCTTGAGAACCAAGAAAATGAAATGCGGACAGTCCTAAGAGAATCTACCACATCAGGCTACGGCTTCGGCCCAGGCGTGACAAGTGGTGATGTTGACAAATTCCCAAAATTGATGATTCCTATGGTTCGCCGTATTATGCCTCAGTTGATTGCAAATGAGATTTTCGGTGTACAGGCAATGGAAGGCCCAGTTGGTATGGCATTCACCCTTCGTTGGGTTTATGATTCTACCGTGACTTGGACTGACCCCGTAACGGGTCGTGTGTATACCACAACCGCAGAAGAGCAGGCATATATTCCAGGAACCACACAGGCAAACCCTGTGTATTCAGGCGATTATAACAATGCTGATTACGAAAGTTCAGCAGACGATGCAACGGCAAACACGGGCGGCTTCGGTCTAAGAAATGACCGCGGCGAAATCGTTTCCGATTTGAGTTATACGGGAGCGACACAGGCAGTTCCAACTGCCGCACTTGGGGCAACGGCAAATCCGTACTCCGAAGGCTCGTTGAAAATCATCAATAGACTTATTGAGGCTCGTACTCGTAAGTTGAAGGCAAATTGGTCGCAGGAAGCAGTTGACGACATCAAGAAGGTTCACTCGTTGAATCTTGAGCAGGAGATTGTTGACTTCCTTTCGTATCAGATTCAGGCAGAGATTGACCGTGAGTTGATTCTTGCCGCTTACAATCTTGGTACAACCAACGGCTTGTTTACATGGGACATCGCAAGCACGGATGGTCGTTGGCAGGAAGAGAAGTATAAGACCCTGTATCACGCAATCATCAAGGCATTGAACTACATCGGTCACCAGACTCGTAGAGGTCGTGCAAATTGGATGGTTGTGTCTTCTGAGGTTGCTTCGATTCTTTCGGCAATCAAGGCATTTGACTACAGCGCAGTTCAGCCCGTGGAAGGCTTCGAGCCTTACGAGGGTGGTGAAGGTGTTGTATATCTTGGCACAATCGAAAGCGGAAAGGTTAAGGTTTACCTTGACCTGTATTGGGAAGCACCCGCAAATAACGTGGACAAGGAAATTGGCTACATCCTGATGGGTTACAAGGGAAAGAAGAGTTTCGACTCAGGCATTCTCTATTGCCCATACATCCCAGTGATGATGATGAAAACCATCTCCCCACATGACTTCCACCCATTGCTCTCATTGGGTAGCCGTTACGCAGTCGTAACGCAACTTTTGGACACGGAGAAATATTATGCTGTTGTATCCGTAAGGAACAGCGCATTATAATCCGAGAGTAAAAGAAAATTAAGAGAAGGCCTCTTCGGAGGCCTTCTTTTTTACACCTAATAAGCATAATATTTCCAACAAAGTATGATATAATATAAAGAGAGAATAAAATGAAAAAGATTTGTAGCGATTGTGGTCAAGAGAAAGTTTTGGAAAATGATTTTTATAAAGATTCATATAGTATTACAGGATATCGTAGTTACTGTAAACTCTGTTCTAAAGAAAGGTGTAAAAAATCTTACAAAAACAATAAAACAAAAATAGACGATAAACATAATGAATGGGTGGCAAATAATAGAGAAAAATGGCAAAATTATTATGAAAATTATAAAAAAAGAATTAAATTGAAAAAATTAATATGAAAAAAATTTGTAGTAATTGTAAAATTGAAAAAGATTTAGAAAAATTCCATAAAGGTAGTTCTGCCTGTAAAGTTTGTGTTTCAGAAAGACAAAAAAGAAATTACGAAAAAATAAAAACTAAACACTATGAATGGATGAAAAATCACCCCGAACACAAAAAATATCAAGCGGCTTATTTTAAAAAATATCAACAACTTCCTGATTTCAAAGAGAAAAATAAATCTTACCAATGGAAGTACGCCCATACCGAACGGGGCCGAATTGTTATCAATCTTAAAACTGCTCGTAGACGAAAAAGAGAACGAGACCTCATCAATGATATTACTGCCGACCAAGTACTCCAAATCAAAGAATCCCAACAGAACAAGTGTGCCATTTGCCACAAAATTTTTAATAAACAACTTCCCTTCGAACTCGACCATATTATTCCTGTCGCACTCTCCAAACCCGGAGACCCAGGATTGACAATGGGTAATGTGCAACTGCTTTGCCGTAGTTGCAACGCCACTAAAAACAAACGAAGTATGATATAATATAAGTGATGCCAAAATCACTTCTAGATTTTCCTAAAGACTCTGCTGATTTTTTTATAAATCTAGCAAGAGACAAAAGATTTCAAAAAGCCCCTGGACCCGTTCTAGTTCATTACTATCTTTCCTTGGACAAGTTAGACGGTGCATATCAAATGAAACAATTGTTCTTATCTTGTCATACCTCCCGTATGAAAACAAGTATTGACCCTGTGTGTGAGAAATTTATAGATAAAGCCCCCGTTATTTTAAAAGAAATAAAAGATGATTTTTTACGGGATAACCCTGTTATTTATTTGTATACTGTTTACCAAATGCCAATAACAAATTCCTTCGAAATGAAATTGGCAGTACGCTATGCAGTCCCCGATAAAAATATAATTGTGGAAACAAAAGAAGGGGTTGATAATATTATCAAAAAAGAAGGAATCAATTATCTTCTGAATAATTTTGGAAACGCTTTAAAAAGTACACCAGGAATCGGGGAGTATATTAAAGAATCCTACCCCGAATACAGGGATAAAGTCAGACTGTGGAATGTTCTCCACGGAGTAGAAAAATAAGGAGCAATAATGGGCAACTACAATTTTAAGAAAGACCTAGCCATTTCCGAGTCAGAAGTTCCTGAAGTCTTTGAGAAAATCAAAAAAACTTTCGTGGGCATTAAAAACCTTCATCACCCCGAAGGATATCTCAAGGAGTACGATATCACGGGAACCTTCAACGACCTTCCCGTAACTTTTGAAGTCAAGAACGACAAGATGTCGAACGAAACGGGCAACTTTGGAATTGAGTATGAATCTTGGGGTAAACCCTCAGGAATCGCCACCACCACCGCAAAATATTGGATTCATCAGATGTACGGGGATTATTATATCACCCCCACCAAAGTCGTGAGGGATATGATAGCGCAGAAGGAATACTTCCGAACCGTCAGCGGTGGAGACAAGGGTAGCAACACCAAAATGTACCTTTTCAAGAAGAACTGCCTTTCTCGTTGGAAAAAGATGTAACAATCTGTGGTATAATAAATAGAGATAGGAGAAAACTATGCAAGGCGAAGGATTTTGGTCCAATCAAAAAGCAATCAAAAATCCTGAAGATATTCAGGAAGTCGTAAAGAACACTATCATTTTAAACACCAACCATATCAACGCAGTTGTTGTCAACTTGGAAGATGAAGACGGTTATTTCCCCTTCCCCATTACAAGGAAGGAGTACGCCGCCGCTTTCGACTATTTTCACGAACGCTACGGATTGGAGGGAAAGGCCCGTGAAATAATTCTGTTGATTTTGACTTGCGGCTACGACTATATCAGGTTTCGTGTCAACCTAGGCCGTCAGAACGAAACGATTATCTTCGGAACGGGTCAAGTGAATGCCAAGACGATGTTGATTGCCCGAACCCTTTTCAAGTGGCTAAACAGTCCGAGAAATAAAATTATCAAAGACGAACACGGGAAGTCTCAAACCATCAAAGGCAGTCAGGGCTTGGACGATAAACAGTTGGTTTTTCAATCCTATCAGAAGTTGCTAGACTCCAACTACAGCAAGAAGGAAAAGGAAGCCCTCTACAAGGCTGTCCCGAAGCGACACAAAGACAAAATGAAGAAGATTCTAGGGATTGGTAAGGCAGAAAGTTCTTACGCCAAAGCCAAGGCCGATATCGACTACGCTTTGGAAACCTCCCCAAAGGCCAAGTCCATTTATATTCCTTCTCCCGAACGGCAGGAAATCTCCCAAGAGACGGGTAAATGGGTCTATAATGTTGGGGAAATGCTTAAAAAATACGGCCTGACCCTTGTAGATATCAAAGAATTTGCCACGGAAGACGAGTATAAAATTCTGAAAGAATACTTCCAAAAAGACTAAAAATCACTTCAACCTGTGGTATAATTAAGAGTGGAGAAACGATTATGCCGAAACGACTGAACTCTTCTAAGAGCAATATTCAAAGTCTTGTGAAGGAATATCAAAATCTGTTTCCTGACCCTTTTGGAATCGAATGCGGGGATGGGTGGACGGAACTTGTGCGCCTTATTTGTGAGTTTGTTAAACTAAACCTAGAAAGGCATCAGGAATTGAAGGGTTTTAAATTCGACCAAATCAAGGAGAAATTTGGATACTTGAGAGTTTATTATTCCACCATCCCTAACATCGGAGATAAAAAAACATATCAAGAGTTTTACAAGTCCTTAACAGATTTTGTCTATGCCATTGAAACAGTTTCGGGAATCGTCTGCGAAGACTGCGGAAAGATAAAAAATGATAAACTGAATATACAAATAAGAACTCCTAGAGGATATTGGAAGAAAACATTGTGTGACAAGTGTTTTGAAAAAGAAAAAAAGGCATATAAGAATGGACGCTTGCCGTAAAATGAAAGAGTTCTTAAAGAAATATTTTCTTTGGCTTTTGGTTGCTGTGGCTTTGGTAATAGCGCACAATACCCTAAAGTCTTTTTATATCTCCGCAGGAAGAGGGCAAGTAGAAAAAGAATATAACGAGAGAACAGCCCTGCAAAAAATTGAGTATCAAAAACAATTCAAAATAAAAGACGATTTATTGGCAAATGCCGTTCGGGAAAAATACGAAGAAAGAGAAAAACATAACAAGGAATCACAACAAAAAAATACGGAATTTTCTAAGTATAAGGACAGAATAAAGTTGGAGTTTGTTGAAATAAATTTGCGGCTGTCCAAAACACGGGGAGAGAATAAATTTTTAAAAGAAGAGATTTCAATTCTCAAGACCTTGAACTTCTCTCTAGCCTCAATTAATAAGAACTTATTGTGGGATTGGGAAGCGTCAGACGAAACAATGTTTAAGAATTTTGATACCGTTTTAAAAGAAAGCAACGCCGCAACGGAACAAAAATATATCGACTTCATCAACAAAATCGACAGAATCAGAAAAGGTAGAAAATGATAAAATTCAGGAAACAATCCTATTTTGATAAGTATCTTGATAATATCAATGACCATAGCAGAACTATAAAAAAATATGGATACTATATCAAAATTCCACAAAAATACGACCTTCGTTATTGGTTGTTAGCGGCATTGAAAAAGAAAATTTTTGATGTAGAAACACCAAAATCTTACCACAATCTTAAAGGCGAAGGTGCTAACGAAAAGGAAATTCAAGAAATAAAATTAAACAAATATCGAGGGGGAATCTTGGTATTTCCTACCGACCTTGATATTACAAAAAAGTATATTGAAAACTTCCATATTATTTTTCAGAATCGTACCATCAAAAGTATTCTACAAAAATATTCCAATAATATTTTATGGGAATTTGGTCGCCGCTATCGGGGAGTGTATAAGAACAAGCCCCGTAATAAAATTTTTAATGCGGGGTCAAATACCTTGGAAATTACAGGGCTGAATAGTGTTGACTTGATAAATATTGCCACCAAACTCGCTGTACAACTTCAACAAAGTATTCTTCTAATAAAAGACCTGAACAACGAAACGATGCTTATTTTGGGGAAAAATCTTCCCGATAAAAAGAAGACATCCACAATTCTCGATATGTCGGGGGAAGAAATTAGTGAGTTAGATATGAAAAAATTAACTGCCCGTTTACATAGCACTTATCGACTTTGCCCAAGTTGGCAACATACATTTTGGGAAATGTATGATGTCTACCCTAAATTGAACGAGTTTTGGATAGAAGACGGACATTGGTATGGAAAGTAAAATAAAAAATGAAAACAGAACAAGAATCTTCCGTTATGTTCAATTACGATTGCAATATCTGCGGGAAGAATACTATCCGCAACGAGTACAAGAGATATCCTGTCATTTACAAACCCACAAAAGAAACCCTTTTAATTTGCGAGACTTGTCTCAGTTTTATCAAGGATTGCGGACAGTTTTCGAGTTACGAAATTATAAAAACTACTAAGGAGAAAAAATGATTAAAACGTATGTAGGAACAGAAGGACTGAAAGAATCTTGGCAGGATGACTTTGCCAAAAACATTAAATGTCCTTTTTGCGGAAACAAGGCACATGCGGCCTTCGGCGTTTGCGAGAATTTTAAGGGAAAAAAGAAAAAGAAAGGAGAACTTATCTGTGATTTAGACCACGAAGGGATATGGCCTCACGATGTAATCGCGGCAACCGTTTATATTTGTTCTGTTTGCGGCAAGGGGTCAGTCGATTGGAATCAAGCATAAAGGAGAGGAAAATGAATGAAATAGTTAGTGTTCACCCTAATGGAGTGGTTAGTGTTCATGTCGAATGTAGTGCTTGCAGGGGTACGGGGCTTTATATCGGGTTTGCCGAAGGAGACGGCACAGCCGTTGTGTGTTCCCGATGCAAGGGTACGGGAAAACAAACTTTAGACTATAAGCCTTTTATCAGGCGCAACTCACCGCCTAAAAAGGTCAAGCGGGTTTTTCAAACCAATTTCGGCTACCGAACAACCCCCAATGACCCAAGCGGGATGCCCGTGGAAGATTGGGGTGCAGGTAAGCCGTTTCCAAAGGGTTCGGAAGATAGGGAACGCTCTTGCCCCGCTTGGTTCTATCAGAGCGCTGACTCTACCAAGAAACCCAATTGGGATTGGTGTAGCGGGGCTAATGTTTTTTCACAATGCGAACATTTCCCCACAAAACAGAAGTGTTGGGAGCGTTGGGATAAGGAGTACAACAAGTGAAAATATTGATGGACCACACCAATGAGGGAATAGCCAAAAGATTTGATGATGTTACCCACACAGAATTGACGGAAGGGGGTGCTTTCTATGTGATAACACGTAAAGATTCCCGACTTTATATCTCCACCAATACAATTTTGTGGTTTAACGAAACTCCTGAAGAAGGGGATGATGACTTATTTTCATAAGAAATAAGGATATATTTTCAATGAAAAAGAAAAAAATTAATTATGATGTTCCATTTGAAATGCCACCACAACCAAATCTTTTTCCTATCGTAAATACATCGTCACGCTTCTACAAAAATTGTAAACGGCAAAGAAAACAAGAAGCCAAGATTTGTCAGGATTGTCCGTTTCGTAACGGAATAGAAGAACAGGAGAATCAATATGGATGAAAAACGAACTTGCGGTAACTGCTTATACGGCAAGAAAGTTGAAAAATCAAAAGTAATAGTTTGTGCCACAAGCACAACATTAGAAACGAAATGGCATACCGACCCCGCTTGTGAAAAATGGCGAAAACTTAAAAAGAAATTGTTTGGGGGAAAATAATGAGAAGTAGTGTTTGGGAAGAAATGGACAACGCAACGGCAAGAAGAAAAGAAGTAAATAAGAATGAGAAACAACCTTGTTTACATGATGCCTGTCCCCAGTGTCATGGTACAGGTAAGAAAGAAGATGGAACAATATGTGTCCATCATATTTCTTGCCCCTGTCCGAAGTGTACACCAAGAATGTAATCAATAAATAAAGATATCAATGGGAAAACTAAAATTTTATCATCTTAGTGGGGCAGCCGCACTTACAATCGCCGCCTGCGCCGCAATCTTTTCGGTTTATGGATTAAGTACTTTGTTCGCAGGGTCTAAACTCCCTGTTATTATTATGGCTTCGGCCTTGGAGTTGGGAAAAATTCTTTCCGTCAGTATGGTATACAATTATGCCAAAAAACTGCCACAACTCACAAGAAAATATTTGATGTCCGCTATCATCGTCCTGATGTTTATCACGAGTTTGGGCGTGTACGGATATCTCGCCAATGCTTATCAAAAGTCATCCGATGTTGTTGCCACCACGACCACTAGGCAGTCATATAATACGGACCAACAAAACTTGATTGCCGAACGCATCAACAACTACAGGCAACAAATTACAAGGGACACAAGCCGCCTCAACACGCTAAACGAACAACGTACCAAGCAGGAAGAACGCCTGAATCAGGCACAAGCGGCTCTAAACCGCCGAATGCAGACAGAGGCTCGAAACGATATCAAACTGTCAGACGAAGAAATTAAAAGTCTGAACGGCAGAATAGACGAAGCCTATACCAACATTACCAAGGAGAATGACAAACTCAGTAACCTGAAAGAGGAGAGTTTTAAACTCCGTGAAGAGGATAGAAAGATTGATGTCGGCCCTCTTCGTTATTTGTCGAAGTTGTTCTCCCGAAGTATGGATTCCATCGTTACGGTTCTCATCCTTATTCTCGTTTTCGTTTTCGACCCCCTTGCAATCATTTTGTGGCTTTCCACCAATGCCATTGCGAAGGCTGAAAAAGAAGAGGAACGGCGCAAAGCCCTCAAACCATCGGTGTCTAAAAATTACAACACTTTAGAAGTTCAGACAATACCTGATACTGTTGACGGGTTTAAAAAATGGATACGAACGATATATAAAAAATGGAAAGAAGAGAAACATGAGGGAGAAAATACCCCTAAATAATTGAGGGACACATGAATGCCAAAATATACCTCACGCACGGGCAAGGACATCGTCTTACGGTTTAACGGAACTGTTATCACCATTCCCGCACATCGAATTTACGAAACAAGTGCCGAAGACCTTGCCGAACTTTTTCCGTCCTATATCAAGAAGGTAAACAAAGACGAACTTCTGAAAGAAGTAGAACGGCCCATACCCCCTCTCGATATTCGACAAGTTAAGCCTTTCCCCATTCAACCCGTCATTATGCCTGCACCGCCTGCGGAAGTAAGTTTCATCCCTCTTAACATTCACAAAATAATACCTACGGAAAAATTACACACTACCCCTTTACCACCCCCTGAACTTACCCCCGTCAAAATATCAGATTTTCACAATATTCCTTCACAAAATACAACTTTTATCGGGGAGTTTTCTCCCAATTCCTCACCCTTATCAGAACCAAAGGCCGTAGAAATGTCAGACATTTATAACGCAGGCCCACAAAAAATTAACAAGTTTTCTTTAACCCCACCTACAGAATTGCCATCTCCTATTGTTAAGAATGTAATTCTGAAACAGGAAGAAATCATAAAAACCATAAATAGTATTGTGGCTAGTGACGGAGACCCTGATGTGAGGGAATTTTTAAGCATGATTGAATCCGTCATAACAAACTAGCGAAAAAGGAGGGCAAAATGCCAATGTATCGTAATTTCAGGAATCGCCAAATCACGGTGTTCCTAAACAACTCTGTTCCCGTAAAATTTCAACCCGGGGAACATAAGGTTGTAAAACAGGAAGGGTTGGAAAAAATTTATGCGAGTTATCTTCAACTCATTCCAGAGGCAACTGTAAAGGAAGCAAAGGAAAATTTGGAGAGGAAGGAAAAAGAAAAGGGGCTGATTAACGAAGTCAAACAGCCTGACCCGAACAAAGAATTGACGAAGGAGCCTGTAGAGGAAGCAACAAAGTCGAAGAGAAAAATTCTTCAGGAGAAGTCCCCAAAACTCAACGAGGGTTATTCCCCCTTCCGAACAGAGACTAAGGTGGCAAGCACCAATAAACAAGGTAACGAGTAATGTCACTTTCCGAACAAATCAAAACAGAATTAGAGTTTATTAGTTATATTAGAACCAAACTAGGCGAACCAAAAGTAAGAGTGGAGTTGGCCGATTCCCAAATCAAAACTAATTTGTATGACGCTCTACAATTGTTCCGTGAATATTCTACAAGCAGGGGCAATCAACGGAGTTATATGGCATTGGATTTGGTCGTGGGCCAACAAGATTATCAACTTCCTGATTATGTCATGCAAGTGGGATACGATAAAACAAGTTCTAGCGTATCCGCTTGGGTGTTAGCACAATTGTCAGGCGCGGCGGCTAGTGATGTTTTAAGCCTGAAATCGTTCGATATGGTTTCATTTTATATGCTTCAACAATGGCTTCATTATTTGAAGTATGTTTCAATCTCCAAATTCCGACTGTTTTTTAACTCCAATACGAAAATTCTCCATGTCGTTCCACCACCCGATGATTCATATGTGAAACTTTTTATTGAAGTTTTTCATCAGGCTCCTAGCGATGAACTCTATAATGAAAGATTTGTTCGAGACTACGCTTTGGCTCTTTGTAAGATTTCCTTAGGAGAAATCCGAAGTAAATTTCAAAGTTTGCCAGGGTTCAACAACTCCGTTTCTTTAAACGGGGAAACCCTAAAAACGGAAGGCAAAGAAGAAAAGGACAAGTTGGAAGAGGACTTAAAACTTCACTTTCAATATTCAACCCCACCCTTCCCTGTTTTCCGTAGCATAGATTAAAAAGGAGTTAGTATGAAAAGAAAAATTTTATTATGGTTGGCATCTCTGCGCCATAAACCAAAATGGTTACAAAAAAAGATTGATATGATGTATTGGGCTGATATTGCGGACGCACGAGAAAGAAAGGAAATACACCTTTCAAAACATATGAAAAAATTATGCGAATTTGAAAAAACAGTAATAGAACACATCAATTCGTTGCGATTGTCGATGCTTCATGGATATAGCGATAAAAGTTTGAAATTTAAAAAATTGTCCGACCAAGAAGCAATGAATCGAATAATTACACGAATGCGCCAGGAAAGAGATAAACCGACAGACGAAGAAATATACACTCGTTTAAAGCATTTGGGGTTTCATCCCCCTGAAGCGTTAAATCCCGAAGTAAAAGAAAGAGTGTGGCAGGATTTAGCAACGAAAAAGCAGTATATAGTAGACCGTGAATCGGAAAAAAAGATTGATACTAAAAAAATAATTCCTGTTTCTGAAGATTCACTAAAAATCATTAAGAAAGAGGCAAAGAAAAAAATAACAAAATTAACAAGGAGTAAACCAAATGGCAAATCAAAAACCACCAAATAGGCAGGGTATTGTCCCTAATTTCGGGCAACCCCAAAGAAGGCCTATGCCGCCACGCCCAGGATTAGTCCCATATAATCCTAAAAATTATCTCAGGCCGAATATGAGGACAGCCAAGATTATTGACCTCAACAAGGCTATGAGTACTTGGGGGGCAAATCAGGCAAAGTATAAGGAAGGAGATGCTTTCATATCCAAAAAGATTTTGCAGAATCTCGACAAGGCAACCGACTTTGCAGGAGTAACGAGTCAGGACAAATTCAGAAAGAACCTGAAAACGATTGACGATATCATTTCGGGAACCAAAGGCGAGATTTCTTACAAGTTTAAAGGAGTAGAAGGATATCTAGCCGAAGAAGTACTAGAGCAAAACTATATCCACCATTATGCGGAGAATGTTTTACAGTACTATAAAGAAAAAAATAAAAACGAAACTGAAGAAAAATCATAAATAACAGTTAGGGCAAGCATTATTTTATTTAACTTAGCCTTAGGAGGATTATTATCGTGGCAAGATTCGAGTATGTGAACAATACAATCCAAGAATTGTATGTTCAAACTTACGCAATTACTGATTCTGCTATTAAAGAACTCCGAGTATTGCGCCAAACAACCAACCCTCAAGTTTTAGTGGGTGGGTGGACGGCCTCTGCAACCACATTGGGATTTGACACGTTGGTTGGTACTTTACCGCCAGCAGGAGTATTCCTTTGCGGAACAGAGAAAATCCAATATGGTTCAATCACTTGGAACGCAGACGCAGTATCGGGAACCTTCAATTCTTGTAAAAGAGGATGGGAAGGAACTACAGCCGCAATTCATCTGGAGAACGCCAACATTTATTTTGGTGATGCGTTCGCTTTGAATACGCAGGCAGCAGCGGCTTTTACAGACTCTCTTACAACGATTCCGTTTTCAGGTTTAGACCGTCCAGGTCAAATTCCTGAAACAGGTGTTGTAATGGTGGAAGATGAATGGATTTGGTACGGTGGAGTAACCTACACCGATATCAATCACACCGCAGGAAACCTGTTGTATTGCTTCAGAGGATACAATGGAACAACCGCCGTGGCCCACGCAGGAGATACAACGGCTCTCGACTTGAGATTCGAACATATCTTCAAGCACAGAGAAAGTGTGGCTATCTATAATTACACCGCTAGCCCATTGCCGATGTATTACGGATTCAACCCAACAATCACCAATGCGGGAACTAATGCTCTACCGATTCTTTACGGAGAATCAGTAACCATCCCGTTAGGATGCACCAATCGCATTTACGCAATTAGCGGAGAAAGAGATGGCGGGGTTGTAGCAATTGCGGAGTGGAGGTAACACATGAGCAAAAAAATTATTCCAGCAAACTATGAGAGAAATGAGTTTGACAAAGAAGTATTCACCGAAGCAATCGTCTACACAAAGCAGTTTGATGTGGGCGGCGTTGCTACCAAAATCACCAATGCGGCTCTGACCACATTCGGGCTTGCAGATGTTCTCGCCGCTGGCGGAACTCGTATTCAATTTGATACTTTGGTTGGCAACCTTCCTTGGTCAAGTTATTCCAAGTACACTATCAGCGAACCACGCACTACCACTCCACCGATTCCATTGGCATCTTTGCCATCGGCAGGGTCAGTAACCATTACTGAAGGTGCAACAAGCGAAGTAATGTATTACGGGTCAGTAACTTGGACAAGCGCCACGGCGGGATATCTTAACAATGTTAAGAGGTCTTCGACAACCAATGCATTTACTGCTGCGGCAACAGGTGCGTTCACCAATGTAATTCCTGTTCGGGAAAAAATCCTGATTTGGAATCGTACCGTTGGAACCCTGTATATCGGCAATAGTGCGGCTATGTTGAACACCCCAACCAACTGTGTTAAATTGGCCTTTGATGGTCAATGGGGTATTTGGTTAGAGCCTCTACAAGACCTTTGGGTACTCCCATCAACAGGCGGCTTAATTAACATCGCTGAGTACAGGTAAGAAGGAGGTAACACATGAACACTATGACAACTGAAGAAATTTTGAAGGCATATGAGGCGCAGGAGACTGAAGAACAGGCTCTTATCGAGAAGAAAAATGCCAAAATCCAAGCAATTGTAGAGTCTAGGCAGAAAGCCGAGGCCCGTAAAGCGAAGATTAAGGAAATCAAGAAAAAGATTCTCGAAAAGCGCAAGTCTTTGAAAGAAGGAAAGAAGACCTTGAAAGAGGAAAATGAATACACCATCGAAGGTGATGAAGACATTGAAGACGTTGAAGACGTTGAAGACGTTGAAGATGTTGAGGGTGATGAGGATGTTGAAGAAGGAGCCGAAGAGGAAGAAGTTGCAGAAGAGGACGTAGAAGAACTGCAAAAAGAATCCAAGCAGGCAATCCTCAAGAAAATTGCAGAGCGCAAAAAGCAGGATATTCTCAAGAAGATTGCAGAGCGAAAGGCCCAGGCTGAAGCCGAGCAAAAAACACTTGCAGAAAAAAAGGAACCTGTGAAAGAGAAAAAAGAGGTGAGAGTAGGCACATTGCTCGAAGCCGCAGAAGGCGACAAGAAACGCCGCTTCTCTGTTTACCGTGAAGAAAAAAGCCATTTCTTCCTAAAGGAACTTGGCTCAGGCAAAACCTTCAAAATCGCAAAAGAGAAAGTCGAATTAACAGACTAAAGTAAATAGTATTAAAATGGCTCTTAATTTCTGATTAAGAGCCATTTTTTTAAGTACAAAAATAATAAAAATAATAAATAATAGTGTAGGGACAGGGGATGCAACCCTTTCTAAAAAGCCAATCCTTTTTAGATTACCTACAAAAAAATAAACTTGATTGGAGGTTTATATGAAGAGAAAATATTTTACAGAAGAAGAAAAGAAAAATGCAGAAAAGAAAAGATATTTGGATAATAAAGAAAATATTTTAAAATACCAAAAAGAATATTATCAAAGTAATAAAAAAATTATATCAATACGAAGTAAACAACGATATGAAAATAAAAAAGAAAAAATTTTAAAAAAACAAAAAATATACGAAGAAAAACATAGAAAAGAAAAAAGAATATACGCAAAAAAATGGTATCAAAAAAATAAAAAAGATAGACTAATACAATGTAAAAAATATAGAAAAACTCACAAAAAAGAAATAAACCAATATTTCACCAATAAAAAACAAATAAATATTGACTATAAACTTACTTGTGTGTTACGCACTAGGTTATATATTGCTCTAAAAAATAACCAAAAATCAGGCTCCGCAGTCGAAGACTTAGGTTGTTCCATCCCCGAACTCAAAACCCATTTGGAGTCCAAATTTCAAGAAGGAATGACTTGGAAGAATTGGGGTATTTATGGATGGCATATTGACCATATTATTCCTTTAACTTCTTTCGACCTAACCAATAGAGAGGAACTTTTAAAGGCTTGTCATTATACCAACCTTCAGCCATTATGGGCAGAAGAGAATTTAAAAAAAGGAAAAACACCACCCTTTTCAGCAAATGTTGAAAAGGGTAAAATCAATGAAAACCCATAAATAAAGATGCAAAGGAAAATATTTTTCAAAAGGATGAAAATAAAGCACCATGCCGTATTACAAGAGCAAAACGGAAAAAGAGGTTGTTGTTAGATTAGGAAAAAATAAGAAAGAAATCAAAGTAGGAACCAAGCCCCAATTTTTACCCTACGAAGACATTCATTTATTGTTCCCAAAGTACATTACAAAACTAGGAAAGGCAGAAACGGCAACAGTTATTAAAGAAATCAAACCCCTTACAAAACACAAAATAATAGATGAACGAATAAAAAATGAAATCATAAAACAAAACCCACAGACTTTTCAAATACACTTTCTACAGGAAACGCTTCCTACAGGAAGTTGGAATAATCAGCGTTGTTTCATTATCGGCGGTGGGCCTTCTTTAAAGGAATTTGATTTCTCCAAACTCCAAGGTGAAAGAGTTATTGCCATCAACAAAGCATTTGTTGACGCTCCTTTTGCAGACATTCAATTTTCCGTTGACCGCCAATTTCAAGAGTGGGTGACAGACCCTAAAAAAGGCGGCGATAAAATGGCAAAGGCTCGTGATGCTTGGCCCCATTTTAAAGGACACAAGGTATGGCTCAAAGTCCCAGGAGAACATTACTTCGAAGGGATAGAATTTGTCAAGTCAGCAGGAAATGAAGGGATTAGTCTATCACTTGAAGAGGGGGTTTATGATGGTTCCAATTCGGGATACGCCGCTCTAAACCTTGCAATCGCATTGGGGGCAAATCCAATTTATCTTTTGGGTTATGACATGAAGCATAATAATGGCAACAGCCATTATCACGAAGGATATTTTAAAGAACAGAAGGAGAACCAATTAACTCTTTTTGCGAGAAAATTTCCAAAATTGGCAGAATTAGCAAAGGAAAAAAATATTCAAGTTGTAAATCTTAATCAAAATTCCGAACTCCAATGCTTCCCCTTTGATACACTTGAAAACGCTTTAAAGCCTGTATTCAAAGAAAAAAAAATATCCGAAAAAAATTATATCATCGTGAGTTTTTATACTCCTGAATATACCAACGATATTTTACGACTGACCCAATCAGTAGAAAAATTTGAACTGCCATACCATTTCGAATTATTAAAACATTTACCTCTTGAAGGCAAAAACAAGCAAAACAATTGGAGCAAAAATGCATACCAAAAGGCAAATTTTATCAAAAATATGATGACAAAATTCCTCGACAAAAACATTATATGGATTGATGCCGACGCCGTGGTACAGGAATATCCTTATCTTTTTGATAACATGCCCGATTGCGATATAGCCGTTCATTATAGAAGAGGGAAAGAACTATTGACAGGAACAATGTTTATACGCAACAACGAATTGATGAAAAATGTGGTAGAAAAATGGATTTTTAAAAATGAAAAGAGTCCTTATTTTTTAGAACAAAAAAACTTGGAAGAAGTTCTTCGGGAAACCCCACAGGTAAATATTCACCATTTACCTCTTGCTTATTGTCAAATATTTGATGGGTTCGAAGGAAAATCTAGACCCGTTATCGAACATTTCCAATCTTCAAGAAAATGGAGAAAGAAGGAAGATATTCAAAAGAAAATAACCGTTCTCATGCCCACCTACAATCAAGGGAAGTTTATTCAGGAATCCATCGACAGCGTACTTAGTCAAACCTTTACCAACTTTGAATTGATTATCGTGAATGACGGCTCTACGGACAACACGAAAGAAATCTTGGAACGACAGACAGACCCCAGGATTAGGATTATTCACAAAGAGAATGGTGGTACGGGTTCAGCCTTAAATTTGGGATTTGAAAATGCCGTAGGGGAATACGAAACCTGGCTAGCATCGGATAATAAATATTACCCCAACGCTCTTCAAGACATGTTCAATATTTTAGAAAAAAAGAAAAATGTTGATTTCGTCTACTGTAATTGTGAAATCGGGGTTATGGACGAAACAGGATTAGGAGAAGTCACAAGAAAGAATTATAATTCAGAAATTTCAATGGAGTGGGATTCTTATAAATTTTACGAGCATCACAATATTGGTGTTATTTGGCTATGGAGAAAGGAATTAAGATTGGTTTCAGGCACACATTTCATTACTGACCCTTGTGAAGATTATGAAATGACCATTCGGATGATTGAAGCGGGTGGAAATTTTTATTATCATCCTACTGTTTCGGGTTGGCATAGAAGGCATCCCGAAAATCTTACTAAAAAATTATTGACATCGGGGCAGTATGTTCAGAATTTAGTAAAGGCTATGGTAAATCGCAGGAATAATAAATTAAAAAGCGGTGCTGAATCCATTTTTACGAATATTTATCAGAATAACAAATGGCACGGAACAGAATCAAGGTCGGGCCACGGGTCCACTTTAGCCGCGACAGAAAAAATAAGAGAAGGCATCCCTACACTTTTTAAAAAGTATAAAATTAAAACGATAATTGATGCGGCTTGTGGAGATTGGAATTGGATGCGCCATCTAACAAGCACTTTGGATTTTGAAAGTTATATGGGAATAGACATTGTAAAGGATATCATTGATAAAAATATTGAAAATCATGAAAATGAAAAAATCACCTTTCATAATATGAACCTAATTAACCAAAACTTAACAACAAAAGCAGATGTGATTGTTTGCCGAGATATGCTAAACCACTTATCTAATTTTGATGTTATAGAGGTATTAAAAAATTTCATCCAATCAGGCTCCACATACATGCTGATAACGAATTTCCCAAAAGAAAGACCCAATAAAGATATTCTTACGGGTGCGTGGAGAACAATAAATTTTGGCAAAGAACCATTTGAATTCCCTTCCCCCATCGAGACCATTAATGAAGGCTGTGATGTTACGGATATTCTTGGTACATACGAAGATAAAGAGATGGCCCTTTGGAAATTAGATGATATTGCAGAGATAATTTTTAAAGAAACTTCTAGTCCAAAACACAAACAAAGGGTAATTAACAATGCTGTTATTGAAGCCATAAAATTATTGAAACAAGCCCCCGAACCTCCCCAGCAGGCTAATTTATCAGAATGGTGTTTAAAGAAAATTCCTAAAAAAATATTTTTTTATTGGGGTGCGGAAGTCTTGCCGTTTTTACATTATTTAACGATTAAATCTTTTATCAAATTTAATCCCGATTGGAAGGTTATTTTTTATAGGCCCAAAGAACTTTCCTTAGAAAAACCTTGGTCGGGATGGGAACACAAATACAAATTAATCTGTGATGATTATATGGATAAATTGTTGGAGTTGCCATTGGAATTGAGATATTTTGATGCCCGTTGTTTGGGAATGGAAAACCATTATCCCGAAATTATTAAATCGGATTTTTTAAGATGGCATTTATTGGCTACTGAAGGTGGGGTTTGGGCAGATATGGATATCATTTTTACGGCATCTATGAACCATCTCAGATTCAATTACAAGAAGAATGAAAATGTGGATACGGTAGTTGCCATCTGTGAGGATTTCCTGCCCGAATATATGTTCCACACTATCGGGTTTATGATGTCTAGTGGTAACAATGATTATTATAATTACATTGCCGAAAAATCTAAAAAGGTAAGTAATAATTTCACAGATTATGAGATGGTCGGAAACCAATTACTAAATAAAGAATTTCCTAGCATCAAAAAAATACAAGAAACATTTCCGTCTTTGGTTGTGGAAAATGTACCTTTCGAAAGTCTTTATGTGTATTATCCGCTTAAACGGGTTCCTGAACTTTTCAGCGAAGAGGGAATAGAAAGAAGAACCAATAATTCAATCGGAATTCATTGGTATGCTGGACATTTTTGCGTGGAAAAACCCGTCAATGGAATAACAGAGTTTAATTATAAAACATATTCTAACACCCCTATTGGGAAATTTATTCAAGAAGCGATGGAATGAATAATAAAGTAAGTATTATCATGCCAACTTATAACTATGCAAAATACATACAAAACTCTATCGATGGGATTTTAAATCAGACGTATCAAAATTTTGAATTGATTATTGTGAATGATGGCTCCACGGACAACACAAAAGAAATCTTAGAACGACAGACAGACCCTAGGATTAAAACTATTCATAAGAATAATGGGGGGTGCGGTTCTGCCTTAAACTTGGGTTTTCCTTTAGCAACAGGAGAATATGAAACTTGGTTTGCTTCTGATAATAAAATGTATCCACACGCTTTAAAAGAACTAGTATTGGTTTTGGATACAAATCCTAAAATTGATTTCGTCTATGGCTGTTGTGGTGAAGCAGTAACCCAAAAAGACAATAGTGTCAAATTCCAAAAAGACTATAATACAGAGGGAATGATTTGGAACCCTATCGGTTTTTATGACCGATTTAATATTGGGGTTGTGTGGCTTTGGAGAAAAGAATTACGAATAAAAGCAGGAGAGAAATACATAGAAGAGCCTTGCGAAGATTATGATATGACAACCCGAATGATTGAAGCGGGTGGGCAGTTTCATTATATATCAAATCGGTTGGGGTGGTATCGAGTTCATAATGAGGGCTTGCAGGGTAAGTTGAAAAAAGAACAGCCCGATTATATTAAAAATTTAGTTATCAAGGCTAAAAAGAGAAGAGATGAAAAAATAAAAAGGGGGTTAATAATAAAATGAAATATGATAATCCATTAACTACAATAATTCGAGACGGAGTAAGCCAACAATCAATACAGGCATTTACAGAAGTTGTGAATAATGATAAAATTTTCACAATAAGTAGATTGGGCGGTTTTGACATTGAACTCGCTTTATTATTTTTCAATAATCCAAATTGTTTTGATGATGAAAGTGTTTTTAAACTAAAACTTTTTCGCGCTAATAATTATCCTGGATATTTCGATTTTACTGAAAATAAAAAAGAAAATTTTATTTCATATGCACAAAAATTAGTTTTATATCATAAAGATATAGATTCTGCCACATATGCAGGAAAATGGTTTTATGATTGTATTCATGAAGAATGCCCTAAAAATGTCGAAACATTTTTAGATGTCATTTTAAAAAATAAGACAATTTTTAATGGACAATTTATAACCCAGGCATTACCCTTTTTAAATTCTTTTAAAATTTGGGCCGAGGGGAAAAAAATTCTTATTATAAGCCCTTTAAGCCAATCTATAGAATATCAATATCAAAGAAAAAATAATATTTTTAAAAATTATACATTTCCTAATTTTGAATTGTTGACCTACAATACCAATTTAACTTGGCAACACCCAAACGATACAAAAGAAAAATTGGGATTAAAAACTAATAATTGGCACGAAGAATGCGAAAGACTTACAAATGAAGTATACAAACTTGATTTTGATATAGCCTTTTTAAGTTGCGGCTGTTATGCAATGCCTTTGGGCTATTTTATAAAAAATTCTATGCATAAAAAATCTATTTATATTGGAGGAGCATTAAACATTCTTTTTGGCATTTATGGGGGGAGATATAAACATGATTTTTATAATAATTTCTATAATCTTAATAGTAGAATAGACCCATTTGAAAATGAAGATGTAAAAAAAATTACTGCGGGACGGCTGTGGGAAAATGAAAGCGTAAACGCATATTTCGGTTATCAAGAAAAGGAGATTAACTATGATACCAAACCCAATGTTTAAAGAATTGATAGTAAATAATTTCATGGGCAGCGGTTCACAATGTTATGATGTAATGTATACTGTGACTAGAGCGTTTCAAGTCAAAAAAATGGTAGAAATTGGAACTTTTTTAGGTATTTCCACCATGTTTTTCTGTCAAGCCATTTTAGACAATAAAGCCATTCCCGAAATCCACACCCTAGATAAATGGGGACAATTCGGGCAGGATTATCAACATGTTAAAGTTAGAACAATAGAAAATTTTAATAAATTAGGATTTTTAAAATATATCACCATGTATGACGGAGATTCACAAACAGCATTACTTCCAATTTTTGAAAAAATTGGAAATGTAGATTTATGCTTTATAGATGGAGACCACACATATGAAGGGGTTATAAATGATTTTAATATTTGTAAACAATTTACAAATATTATGCTTTTGCATGATACGTTGGATGGTGGAGTTAAATATTTGAGAGATATAAGAGAAATGGGGTGGAATGTAGTAACTTTTCCAACAAGATATGTTGAGTCAGATTCACACTTAATTGGAATATCACTAGTATTGAAAAACAATGATTAATTTAAATAATAAAAACAAAATATTTCTAACAGGAATAACTGCTTCAGGAAAGACGTATTGGGCAAAAAAATTATCCTCTGAATTAAACATTCCTTATTATGATTTTGATTTCCATTGGAGTTTTCAGAACAAAGATAGCAATTATGAAAAAGCCTTTTTAAACGAACTCCCAAATTCTTTTATTATTGATGCCATCCCCTATATAAATCGATACAAAGATTTTCAAGAATATCGTAAAAAGAATGATATAGAAATCATATGTCTATTCAATTCTGATATTATGGGATGGGTATATAATATTATGAATAAAAGTTTTTATACTGCAAAATCCCCTCAATTTAAAATAGATTTCTACACCGCTTGGATTTATTTTTATACTACCGAAATCGACTTGATAAAACCTACAAAATTTTATGATAATGCAACATCATTATTGATGACTTCAGAAGAATTTCAAACTCAAAGAGAAAAAATAATCAATCAATTAAAAGAATTAAAATCTAAAAATCAACCGCTTCTCAAAGATTATCTCGACAGTTTTAATCCCAAGAAATTTGATAAATTTTATCAGGATATAGAATGTATCGATTTCATAGGATATTCCAAATCATATAAAACATGGGAAAATATAAAAGACTTAGTGGAGTGGAAAAACAAAAGCGTTATCGATTTGGGTTGTTATCACGGATATTTTTCCTTTAAAGCAGACCAAGCGGGGGCATTAAAAGTGATTGGGCTAGAAATGCATGATAGTGTTTTACACATCACAAAACTAATTAAACATATAAATTCAAGCAAAGCGGAATTTGAAGTATGGGGGTGCGGACAACCAACTCCTAAAGCAGATATTGCTTTGGTTTTAAATGTTCTTCATCATGCTACCGATGTAGAAGAAACCTTAAAAAATATAAATACAAAAATAGCAATTTTTGAAATTGAACGAACCCAAATAGATTTGATAAAAAAACATTTTAAGATAATTAAAGAAGCAGATTCCCACAGAATAGATAAAAATCAAAATCGTGTAATTTTATTAGGAGAAAAATTAAAAAATGATATCCAATAATTTAGGAATAAAACGAACTGACAATCTAAAAATATTTTTAACGGGGATAACGGGGTCAGGAAAAAGTTACATTGCCCAAAAAATATCTGAAGAACTAAACATTCCTTATCTAGATTTTGATGCTATGTATGACTATTCTAATATCAACACATCTTATGAAAAAGAATTTTTAGACACACTACCAAAACAATTTATTATCGATGGGATACCATATATCAATCAGTACGATTCATTTAATGAATATAAAAATAATAACGAAGTAATTATTATTTGTTTGATTCAAAGTGATATAAACAAATGGATTAAAAATATCGTCAATAAATCTTATTTTATAAGTGCCAACGTCCATTTTGAAAAAGACCATCTGTATAATGCTTGGATATATCTATATACCAAAGGATTGCAAATATTATCCCCAATGTATTTTTATGATAATAGTATGAATAAAGTTTTGGGTTTGGAAGAATTTAATAATATTAAAATACAAGCAATGGCAGAAATACAAAAACTCAAAGAAACCAATACACATATTTTAAAACACTATATTGAAAATCTACCTTATGTCCCCCTTCGTAATTTTCAAGATATCGAATGCATCAATTACGAAGGATTCTCAAAATCATGGAAAACGTGGGACACAATAAAATCATTCGTAGATTGGAAAGATAAAACCATTGTTGACGTTGGCCCCTTTCATGGATATTTCTCTTTCAAAGCAGAACAGGCAGGAGCAAAAAAAGTATATGGTTTAGAAATAGACCCCGCTATTCTAGAAACCGCCAACATCATAAAAAAAATAATACAAAGTAAGGCAGAGTTTTCCTTATGGGACGGAACAACACCTACCCCACAGGCAAACATCGCTTTGGTTTTAAATGTCTTTCACCATGTAAAGGACAAAGAACTCTTGCTCCAAAACATAAAGGCCAAAACTGCCATTTTTGAAGTCAAAGAACAACAAATGGAATTGGTTAAAAAATATTTTAATATTTTAAAACAAGAAAAATCACATCGGATTGATTTGGACACGAACCTTTACAGACACGTTATATTAGGAGAAAAAAAATGAACGGAACATTCACGGACAAAACCATCGTAATTACAGGCGGCACGGGTTCACTAGGAAAAGTATTAGTTCGCCGTATTCTTGGTGAAGAAATGGGCCGGCCCAGAAAAATTATCGTATTTTCTAGGGACGAAGCCAAACAATATCAAATGCTTATGCATTACGAATCGTTAAAAAATTCAACAGAAGAAATAATATATCAGAATTATAAAAAAAGTTTACAATTTCGTATCGGAGATGTTAGGAATTATCATTCTTTAAGTTGTGTATTAAGAGATGTTGATATTGTTATACACGCAGCCGCATTAAAAATAGTGCCAAATTTGGAAATTTTCCCTTATGAGGGAATTTTAACTAATTGTGAAGGAAGTCAGAATATTATAACTGCCATACACGAAAATAAATTTGATATAGAAACTGTTATAGGAATTTCTACTGACAAAGCGGTTCACCCTGAAAATGCTTATGGTGCTATGAAATTATTAATGGAAAGGCTTTTAATTTCTGCTAATCTTTTTATACCAAATACAAAATTTGTTTTGTGTAGATATGGAAATGTCTTGGATTCTAGGGGTAGTGTTATCCCTCTTTTCCACGAACAAATTTTAAAAAATATACCGATAACAATTACAACAAAAAATATGACTAGATTTTTATTACCCCTTCTTAAAGGGGTTGATACCATTCACGAAACTATAAAAAATGGATTAAAAGGTGAAATAATTGTTCCGAAAGTTCCCGCTAGTAAAATACTTGACATAGCAGAACTTTTGATAGAACATAATAAAAAATTAGAGATAAAAGAAATAGGAATCAGACAAGGTGAAAAAATAAATGAAATTTTAATATCAGAAGAAGAAGCACCAAGAACATATGAAACCAATGGATACTATCATATACAACCGATGCTTCCAGAATTAACAGATAAGAAATTGTATACAAATATATTAAAACAAGAATATTCTTCTAAAGATTTTGTTATGAGTAAAAAAGATACGAAAAAATTATTAGAAGAGAATCACCTTTTATATAATAAAGATTATTATGAAAATAATAAATAATAGTGAAGGACAGGGGATGCAACCCTTTCTAGAACACCTCGATTGTTCTAGATTACTTCACTTATATTTGGCTTATCGAGGAGGCTAAAGATGAATCAAAAACTTGGAACAATTTATATTGCTACCAATCTAGTCAATGGAAAGCAATATGTGGGGCAGACAACAAAAAATTTAAAAAGAAGAATACGAGGACATAAAAATAAACGAAATTATCCTATTTCTAATGCAATCAAAAAATATGGCATCGAAAATTTCAAATGGATTTCTTTTTCTTGCCCCGAAGAAGACTTGGATTGGCAAGAAAGTTTTTTGATAAAAGAGTTGAATACATTGGCTCCTTATGGGTATAATCTTGAAACGGGTGGAAATAAAAATAAACATTTACATAAATCAACAAGAGAAATAATGAGTATCAATATGATAAAAAGATTGAGAAATAAAAAAAATCATCCTATGTTTGGAAGAAAAAGAAAAGAAGAAGAAAAACCATATAAATTAACATTAGAAATAGCCCAATTAATAAGACAAAGAGTTAAAAATGGAGAAAAAGAAATAGATATAGCAAAAGAATATAATGTTCATAGGAAAACCATTTCTAAAATAAAAAACCATAAAATTTATATTATTGATGGGGAAAATAAAATATTTAATAATTATGGTAATAGAAAATTAACCAATAACGAAATAACCACAATAAGAAAAAAGATTTCAAATAAAGAAAAACAGAAAAATATTGCTAAAGAATATAATGTTGGATTTTACACCATTTCTGCTATAAAAAATAATAAAAGTTATATAGGAGAAATATAATGAATTCAAAAATCGCTATTCTTGGTAGTTCAGGAATGTTGGGCCACCAGGTTGCCAATTATTTTTACAGGCATTACTACCCTGCCGACCTGACATTTTTCGCAAGGAACATAGACAGCAAGAAATGGCAGGGAGTGGAGACAGTTGAATTGGACGATGATTGGTGTGCTTTGCACGATATCAACAAATACGATTATATTATCAACTGTATCGGAGTTATTAATCGCCGTATTGACGAAAAAGACCCGTCAAGCAGAATTAATGCTTTTATCGGCAATGTTTCCCTACCGTATTATCTCGCACGAAAAGTGGAAGGCACGAACACACAAATCCTGCAAATTTCAACCGATTGCGTATTCAACGGCAAAGAACCTTTGGCACTTACGGAAGTGACCCCACATAACGCAACGGATTGGTACGGCAAAACAAAGAGTCTTGGGGAAGTCGTATCCAAAAATTTCCACCATATTCGCACTTCCATTATCGGCAGGGAAGAGCCGCCGAATCGTAGGTCGCTGTTGGAGTGGTTCCTGCATTTGGAGCAGGGGGCCGAGGTCAATGGTTTTGTCAATCATTTATGGAACGGCACAACTACGCTAGAGTTCGCCAAACTTTGTTTCTCCATCATCACCAATAATATAGACATGCCCCTCGTTCACCACTTTGTCCACATCGATATCGTTACCAAATATGGAATGCTCAAAACCTTTGCCAAAGTATTTGATAGGCCCGATATCAAGATAAATCCTTACGAGACTGAACCCGTATATAAGGCATTGACCACTCTAAGTCCGAACCTTAATGCCGAACTAGTAGCGTCAATAGGATATAAAAAACCGACATTTGAAAATTTATTATGGGAGTTAAAGAATGAAACAGAAAATTCTAGTGTGTTTGGGTACGAGACCTGAAATAATACGTTTATCTCAAATCATTTTCAAACTTAAACAAGTGGCTGATGTGGTGGTGGTCAATACTAACCAAAACTTTGACCCCAAATTGAACGAAAACTTTTTACAAGAATTGGGTATACATATCGACCATAACCTGAACGCTAGAGGGACTTTTTCCGAACAATGTGCGGGAATTTTTATGGGGATGGAGCATGTTATTACCCAAGAGAAGCCGCATAAGTTCCTTGTACTTGGGGACACCAATTCAGGACTTGGGGCCATCATTGCAAAGAAAATGGGAATACCCGTCTATCATTTGGAAGCAGGAAACCGTTGTTTCGATGATGCTGTTCCCGAAGAAGTAAACCGCCGTGTTATTGACCATTGTTCCGATATTCTCATGCCGTATACCGAACGAGCAAAAGAGAATTTAGTTGTAGAAGGGATTCCCCGCCAACGTATTTATATTATTGGCAACCCCATCTTTGAGGTTATCAATCATTATACTTCCAAGGCTAGACAAGACAGAGTTTGGAAAAAACCATATTATCTTATTACCCTTCACCGTTCGGAAAATGTGGACAATGAAGAACGCTTCGCAAGATTCCTTCATCTTTTCACAACCTTTGCGGAATTACACAAGGATACCGATGTAATTGTCAGCACTCACCCGCATACAAGGCTGAATATGACCAAGATGGGAATAGCAATGGATACAATGCCAAAAAATTTAATATTTTCTGAACCATTTGGGTTTACGGATTTTATTAATCTTGAATTGAACGCCAAAATGGTATTTACGGATTCAGGAACAGTTCAAGAAGAATGTTCCATTCTTAAAGTTCCCAACATGACCCTTAGGACGACAACTGAACGCCCCGAAACAATTGAGAGCGGCTCCAATATTTTAATGAATCAGGATTTTGACCTGATGAATAACGAATATTTCCAAATGGTGACAGGAAGCCCTCCATCAGGATATTTGGATGAAAATGTCAGCGATAAAGTCGTACGAATAATTTTAGGGCATTATCAAAAGTAATTTTTATTACACTCTGTGGTATAATAGATACTAGGAGGAAAAAATGAATGTATACACCGACAACATGAACTACTTTCAAAAGTTGATTCATGTATCCAAACAAAAACTTCAGAAGAAGTACGGTTGTTTCGCTGACTGCTCAGAAATGAGAGAGTACACCACATTGGTGTTCTACGACAAGGCAAGTAAAATTGCCCGTTTCGAAGTGGCAATCGTTCACCCCAAAAAGGACAGATTCAGCCGTGCGGGTGGTCGTGAGGAAGTACTGAAGCATCTCGCAAATGAAAAGGGATTTATGACTGTTGACCTGAGTGAGATGATGAAGGACGTAACCCCGGAATACGAGAAAAAAATCGTGTCCCACCTGTTGAGTGATTTCACCCATGAAATCATACCGAGGAGACTTTTCGGCAAACAGGTGAAACTTGTACCAACTTCTGAAGTAGCAGAACCCGAACAGAAGTAATGTTTACGGTAGGGTCTGTTCAATTTGAATGTGAGCGGGTATTCCCACCGGAATACCCTGCTCATGCTATTAATTCAGAAAGAGTTTTTGAAGTTCCTCTGTTGAAATATTATGTCAATAAGTTTAGTAATCATCCTAATTTCATAGAAGTTGGGGCTTGTTCCAAACACTTCATGCCCGTGTCTCACCCAATTTACGATGCTCAGGAAAAGGGTGCAATCAACGAGTTCGCAGAAAACCTGAAATACGAAGGCAAAAATGTACTCTGCATCTCTACGATTGAACACATCGGTGCTGGACACTTCGGACTCCCTTATCAACCCCTTCATGCCATCACCGTCCTGAACATGATTCTCGATGCGGAAACCTATCTCATCACCTTTCCCATTTTTCAGAATACTCTGCTAGATTACTATGTTCGCAACATTATCCAAAACCTAATTCCTTTAAATGTCAAGACCGCATCACGAGATGTGGACAACAATTGGAAAGTGGACGCTAAAAATAATTTCGACTACAAGTACGGAACTCCTTATCCCTACGCAAACGGAGTCTGTATAATTACGAACCTTCCTGAGTTGGTTTAAATAAATAACAGTATGAAGTTCAAAATAGTGGGTACAGGCTCGAACGCCAATTATGATTATCGTAAATATAAAAGACTAGCCCCACCAAAAAGAGAAAAATCTATCCCTGATAAAGATTTAATAATAAACAAAGGCGCATCAAATACACAAGCAAATAAATCACAAGATGAATATTTTTATAAAGGGAAACCTTTCCAAAGCGATAAACCACATGTGTGATTCCAATAAAAACAATAAATAATAGTGAAGGACAGGGGTTGCAACCCTTTTTGAAATGCTCACTCCATTTCAAATCACTTCACTTTAAAATTCAATTTGAGTGAGGAGTTGAAGATGAACCAAAAATATTCCACAAAAGAAAGAAAAGAAGCAAGAAGAAAAAATCAAAAAAAATACAACCAGAAACATAGAGAAGAAAGAAAAAAATATAAAAAAGAATACGACCAAAAACATAAAGAAGAAAGAAAATTAAAGGGTAAAGAATATTATCAAAACAATAAAGAAAAAATATCATTACAGCGAAAAGAATATCGTAAAAATCACAAAAAAGAAATAAAAGAACATTATCAAAAAAATAAAGAAAAAATATTACAAAAGAAAAAAGAATATCGTAAAATACATAAAGAAGAAATAGACACATATAATAAAAAATATAGTAAATGCCATAAAGAAGAAAGGAAAAAATACGATAAGGAATATCGAAAAAAACATAAAATAAAACGTAATAAAAATAGAAATGCGAAATTAAAAACTGACATTAATTTTAAAATTGCCTTTAATTTACGAACCAGATTACGTTCAGCAATCAAAAATAACCAAAAAGTAGGTTCCGCAGTCAGAGATTTAGGTTGTACTATTCCCGAACTTAAACTTTACTTAGAATCGAAATTTCAAGACGGAATGTCTTGGAAAAATTATGGTTATTGGGGTTGGCATATAGACCACATAATTCCTTTATACTCCTTCAATCTTCAAAATAGAGAAGAATTCTTAAAGGCCTGTCATTATACAAACCTTCAACCGATGTGGGCCGAAGAAAATTTTAAAAAAGGAAAATACATATAATTCCCAACCCCTTGACAAACACTACCAAGTGTGATATAATACTATCATGGAAAAACTGAAAATGGAAAAACTGAATATCCCGGGCCTTGTTTGTCCCATTTGCAATAAAAGGCTGATAAAAACCTCCCACGTTGCCATTGTAGACAGGAATACCATTATCCATTTCGGAGCCAAATGTTTCATCACTTATATTGCAAAAACCCAAGAGCATCTTCCTGAAAAAAAGAGGGACAGGGTCAGCAAGTACGATTACCTTTATTACTTCACCGCAAATTATGAAAAATCCAACAAGGCCATCACCGAAGCCGAATATATCAATTACCAAAAGCAGTTCACCAATGTCTTTCTTATGTTGGAACCCGTGGCCCTAAGGAAACAAATCAGGGACAGGATTTGGGGTTTCGTAGGGAGAAAACTCGCCAAAAATCTTCAGTATCTTCACGCCCTGAATAAAATTTACAACGACAACAAGGAGCGTTGGAGACCCAACGGTTTTCAGCCGACATTCATTTCATCCGTTTCCAATCAGTTTAAAACCAAGGGGTATTTGAGCAAAAAGCAATGGCAACTCGTTCAAGACCTTGTCGAAAGGAATATTAAACAGGAAGATAGACATTATCTTTATACCTCTCTTTCAGATTCAGACGATATTGCCAACCTTATGCTCCCCGACAAACTCCGTTGGTTGCAGAGCAGGAAAAGTTTTTATGCCATGTACAATCGGGAGCATGGAATTCCCGAAGAGGAGTAAAGAATGAAAATAATTTGGTATGGTTTATTATTTATCCCTAGTAATCGTCTTTTGGGATTTTCTACAATGTCAAACCCCGAAGATGGAGAATGTATTGGGGTTATGTTTACTCTTGATTTATATTCCGATAATATTTGGTTAGTGTCAAAACAAGAAATTGCAGAAAGAGCAAGAACAACAAATACCTCATGGTATAATGCAGGATATGATAGCCCCGAAAATACTTTTAATTCTAAAGACTTAAAAGTCGTCCAAGTGGAGATAGAAGTCAAATAAAAAGCACTAAATAAAAGTAGATGAAACTAGTAATTATTGAAAAACTTAAAACGCAGGACTAAAATATGGCCGAAAAAAAATATTTTACCAAGGAAGAAAAAAAATTAGCACAAAAAGAAAACTATAAAAAGTGGTACGAAAATCATAAAACAGAAAGAAAAGCAAAAGATAATAAACGGCGCAGGGAATACTATCAAAATCATAAAGAAGAGCGATTATTATACGCAAAAGAATATCGTGAAAATCATAAAGAAAAAGGAAAAAAATACAATAAAAATTGGAGGACTGAACATAAACAAGAAATAAAAATAAAAAGAAAAGAATATTATCAAAATCATAAAGAAGAGAGAAATAAATATACTCTTAATAAATTGAAAAATAATATTAATTTTAAAATAGCAAATAATTTACGAAATAGATTACGCCAAGCCTTAAAAGATAATCAAAAATCAGGTTCAGCAGTTAAAGATTTAGGATGTTCTATCCCCGAACTTAAAACCCATTTAGAATCCAAATTTCAAGACGGAATGACTTGGGATAATTGGTCTCCTACAGGTTGGCACATCGACCATATCAAACCTTTGGCTTCTTTTAATTTAATTAACAGAAAAGAGTTTTTAAAAGCAAATCATTACACAAATTTGCAACCAATGTGGGCTGAAGAAAACTTTAAAAAGGGGAAAAATGCAATTTGAAATTTTAGAAAAATTAGAAGTAAATTTAAATAAAGAAATTTCTTTATTTGATTATATTAAAGACAAATCATTTGAGCAAATAAAAACAGATTTATCGCAAGACCCCCTTAATATTAAAACACAAGAAAAAGAAAATTTATATTTATTAAAGTACTCTCAAATCGACTCCGACTTTTCGTACAGAATCGTACGCCAATGCAGGGGGATTATTCTAGAGAAAGGTACGAACAAAATCGTGGCCTACCCCTTCGACAAATTCTTTAACATTCAGGAAGGACATGCCGACAAGGTGGACTTCGGGACGGCATCAATTCAGGAGAAAGTGGACGGCAGTATTATCAAGGTCTATTACTACGACAACAAGTGGAATATTGCGACCAACGGCACAATCGATGCGAAGGATGCTGAAGCCACGGACACGCTGACGGATAAAAAGTACAACTTCCACGACTTGTTCTTGGACGGCATCGAAGAGCAGGGCATCACCTTTCCCGAACTGACGAAGAAGATGAACCCTGACTTGACTTATATCTTTGAACTCGTTCACCCCGTCACCCGTATCGTTGTCAAATACGAAAAGCCGGGGATTTATCTCATCGGCATCCGCAACAACAAGACGGGAAAGGAAATCGACACCTTTGACGAGTCGGATGAGACGGTTAAGGATATTACGGGCTTGGGAATCAAAAGACCCAAGACCTATCAGTTCGCTTCAACAGAGGAAATGATTGCGGCGGCAGAAAAACTCACGAAGGATGAAGAGGGATATGTCGTTCGAGACAAGGAATTCCGCAGGGTCAAGGTGAAGAGTCCCCTCTATCTTAAATTGCATTATCTCAAGGCCAACAACGAATTGACCCCGAAGCACTTCATCGAACTCATTCAGCAGAATGAGACGGACGAGTTCTTGGGGAGTTTTCCTGAGTACAAGCCGAAGGTTGACGATATTCGCAACAGGATTTTTCGATACATCGAAACGGCGCAGAAAGATTGGCAAGACCTCTACAAACTCTTCGGGCCTGAGTTCAAATCCCGCAGGGAATTTGCCGAAGTTGCGAAGAAGACCACGAACTCAGGAGCGATGTTTAAAGCGTTGGACGCTTTTCAGAAAGGTGAGACAGATATCAATAAATTTATCCATAAATACATTATGGAGATGCAAACGGACAGGCTGTTGACAGCAATAGGAGTGTGAACATGGGAGAAGGTGGCAGTAAATGGTATGGACAGCAGAGAAACAGAAACAACTTCGCGCTCTTGGGTTCGAATATGTCAAAGACTCCGACAAATGGATTAGGCATTGCCCCAATCACGATGAGTTCGTCAGGGCAACGGCAGAGTTCCTCTATTGGTTCGATACCGAAAACAAGAACGGCAGCTATGTCCGTGGGAGCAATCGATGGCCCATCATGCACTTTGATGCTTTGGTAATTTTTTTGAGGGCATTGAGATATTTGGAGAAGGAGATAGGGGAATGAAATTAAGAATAGTTGAAAAAGATTTTAAAGTAGGACAATGGGTGATTTATCGAAAAGGAAGCAAGTTGGGTGAAGAACAAATGGGCATGGTTAAAAGTTGGAATGATAAATTTATTTTTGTGGTTTTTCAATGTAATGGTGAATGGGATAGATATTTTGATTATATGTCCCAAGCCTGTAACCCCGAAGATTTAACTATAGTTCCTGAAGGTGCTTTTAAATCTTATCCTGTAAAATGAGATATTTGGAGAAGGAGATAGGGGAATGAAATTAAGAATAGTTGAATCTTCTTATGAGGAATTATTTAAAGACTTTGAAAAACAGATAGAAACTAAACCCTTTAAAAATATAGATAAAGAAACATGGGCAACAATACAATTAGAGGGAATAGACGAAGAGAAAGAAAAATTTGAACCTGAAGAATATTCCTTTATCGAATTAGATATTCCCAATACAGACAAAGAAGAATTGAAAATAATGAACGATAATGTTGTGGAAAAATACAATCAATTTGATATAATTTTGAAGGCCACTTTTTCCAATCTTATAGACCTGATAGACTATGAAAAAGGCAATGTGAAAATTATAAAAATAAAATGAAATTTAAACTCCTTCCAAAAAACTATCCCACCAAAGAAGGCGGCTCCTGCATGCTTGCCGCAGAAATCATGACGGCTAAACTCTTGAAAAGGGGCATCAAGAATTTCAAGGTGAAGGAAGGTTGGGTTCTTGTTGGGCCTAACGAAGAGGAACTAGCCCACACTTGGATAGAGTTTGATAACGGAGAAATTTTAGACCCCACAATAGAACAGTTCGGACATCCCCACGAAATAGAATACGGAGAAGTAAAGGAAGAATTTACCCCTGAAGAATATTTAGAGGCGTGTGATTTTTACGGTGCGGAAGAAGAGTGGAGTAAATGGGGATTTGACAGGTACGGGAAAAAATATAAGGGTGCGGAATGAAATTTAAACTTCTTGAATCTTTGGAACAGGATGCTTTGAAGTACAAAACACCTGAAGAATTTGCAAATAAACACGCCGACAATGTTTGGATTCATTCGACTGACGCTAAAAACTTTGATAAATTTAATACATCAGAAGTTTGGTTTGAATATGATGCCTTAGGGGGATACGGAGATAGAGAAATAGCCATCCATTACGAAATAAAAAAACCATTCGTAACTTCATCGGACGAATTTATCCATCAAGATTTTCACATAACGGCAGAAGAAGCAAGAAAAAATAAAGAATTATATCATTCTTGGGGTGGAGAAGCAAATCCTGAATCCTTTGAAAAAATGAGAAAATTGGGGTATGAAACTTTGATAGACGATGAGGGATTTTGTGCGTTATATCCAAATAAAGTAACAATAATAGCACACAGGGCAAAATGGAAAAACGGAGACTTTGACAGGAAAGGCATGCTTATTAAGTTTTGGAAGAAAGCGCATGCAAAATAAAGAATTCACCCCAAATTGCCCCTAGAACACCCAAATTCCTTGCCAGAATCGTTTAAGAGGCGTTTTCTCCCCGCTTTCGCATAAAAACCCCAATTCCGTTACAAAGTGTGGTATAATTGAAATGGAGAAGAAAAATGAATTATATTTGCAATCATTCAGAAACCTGTGAAAACACAAATTGCATGCATCACAGGATTCACGATTATTCGGACGATTATTGCCACCCCACATTCTGCCCTGTCATAGGGAAGAATGTCAGGTGCGTAACTTTACCTGAATTAGTAATTACTACCCCTGACGATGTTGTCGTAGGGATGTAAAAATAAAAAGGAGGATACAATGCCAAGAGGAGACAAAACGGGTCCAGAAGGAAGAGGCCCAAGAACAGGAAGAGGGGCAGGAAACTGTTCACCCACTACAAGTGATGTTTCGGCTCCCCCACGCCCACGCAGGGGGCTTGGAATGGGGAGAGGAATGGGTCAAGGCCCAGGGCCGAATCGTTCAGGCAGAGGACTTGGACGAAGAAGCGGACGCTAATTTGTAACAAGGTGTGGTATAATAAGAGTGTAAAATTCATCATAGGAGGATGAACGATAAAAATGGCAAAAACGATTAAGGAAAAGGTAATCAACAGGATTACCAACGCAGAGAAGAAGAGAGTTGGGCGCAAGACGCTGTATGTCATGCCGCACAAAGACCTTCTTCGGCTTTCGAAGGCTGAGGATTCCGCAACCCGCCGGCTTCGGGAGATGGCTGAGGAATTTCGAGGAAAGGGAAATCCACAGCCAATCAATATCGTGGGTGAACACCTACATATTGAGCCTTCGTTCGTAAAGTGGTTGCAGTAACCCCCTAACGCAACCATGACTTCAGGGCGCACCTTCCAACGGTGCGCCCTTTTTATTTTAAAGTGATAAATAAAGGTAGAGGTTAAAATGGAATTCACTTTACTTGAAACAACATACACAATGGGAATGTGTGATGCCTATGCAATTGCCCTGCATCAAATATATGGCTATCCATTATATGTAATTTATGGTGTATATAAAGATGAGGACGATGAAGAAAATATGGAGCCTTGTCATATTGTTGCTAAAAAAGGAAACAAATATCTTGATGTGAGAGGAGAACGCACTAAAGAAGAACTGCTAAAGAATTGTGTTTTTATGAATAAAGTATTTAAGGTGAAATTCATTGAGACTAGCGAAGAAGAGGCTAGATATATTTTCACTTCAGAAGGTGTTTCTAGTGCCGATATCGTAAAAGCAAAAAAGGAAATATTAAAAAATGGAATTTAGAAATTTCGGTGATGTACCGCCGCAAGCCTTGGAAATCGCACAAGTCCTGAATGACGCAGGATACGAAGCCTATTTGGTAGGCGGCTGTGTCAGGGATATTATGCTAGGCAAAGAACCTAAAGATTGGGATTTCGCAACAAGCGCAACCCCAAAGGAAACCGAACGAGTCCTAACGGAAGCGGAAATCAAGAACTACGACAAGGGTGCGGAGTATGGAACTTGGGCGGCTATCATAGACGGCGAAGAATTTGAAATCACGACCTACCGTCTAGAGGCAGACTATTCCGATGCCCGTAGGCCAAAAGCCGTTTCTTTCTCCAAGGGCATCAAGGAAGACTTGGCCCGTAGGGACTTGACGGTGAACGCTATGGCATTTGACCCGCTGACGGGTGAGATTATCGACCCCTTCGGCGGTCAGGAAGATTTAGAACGGGGACTTATCAAGGCAGTCGGGAGGCCTGAGGAAAGATTTCATGAGGACGCTCTACGCCTGATGAGAGCCGTCCGCTTTGCCTCCCGTTACGGATTTGATATAGACGAAGACACGAAGAAAGCGATAAAGAGAAACGCAGAGAGGTTACGATATGTTTCAGCCGAAAGAATTCGTGATGAACTCAATGGGATTTTGCTGACAGAGAAACCGTCCGTGGGGTTACAACTCCTTCACGACTTGGGCTTGCTGAAAATTGCTTTGCCCGAAGTAGATATTTTGGATACGGTTCCACAGCAAAGCCCTTGGCATCACAAGAATGTTTTCGGACACACTCTCGATGTCGTAGATAATTCTCCCGCCCGTGCGGATGTCAGGTGGGCAACCCTCTTGCATGACACGGGAAAGGAGAAGGCTAGGGTCAGGGACGAGACGGGTCGAGACCGCTTTATCGGTCACGACTTAATATCCGCAGAAATTGCGGAAGTCGTTCTCAAGCGTCTGAAGTTTGACAACTCTACGGCAAATAAAATTGTTAAGTTGATTGCCCTGCATCAAGCAGAGCCGAAGAAGCGCAACAAAATAAAACATTTTATTCGGCACTTGGGTGTTGAAAATCTAGAGGATTGGAAGGCCATGCGGCTTGCAGACATTACGGCCCACAAGCCCGAGAAAGTTGAAGCAGGAATGGCAATCCACGGAGAACGGGTCAAGACCCTGGACGATATTCTTGCCAAGAACGAGCCGTATATGATTTCGCAGTTGGATATCAACGGAAACGAGTTGAAAGAAGTCGGGGTTCCTGCTGGACCCATAATGGGAAAAGTCCTGAGGGGATTATTGGACTTGGTGATTCAAAGCCCTGAAAAAAATCAAAAGGCTTTCCTGAGGAATTGGGCCAAAAATAATTGGCAGAGGATTCAGAAAGAGATAAATAGTGGTAGATGAAATTTAAGGTCGTAGATTTACCCCAAGGCGTTCAGACAATCGGTAACGTGCTGAACAAGAACGGATTCAAAGCCTATGTCGTAGGCGGGGCCGTACGAGACTATTTGCTTGGCAGACCCCCTAAGGATTGGGACATTGCGACCTCCGCAAAACCTGAAGATGTCATGCGAATCTTCGAAGGCATGGACTTCAAGATTTGGCCTATGGGACAAAAGTACGGCATCGTAAAAGTTCAAGCCGGCACGGACGATTACGATATCACAACCCTTCGCAAGCGCATATCTTTCGAGGGCGGGAAATCGCAAGTTGCCGAATATTCAGACAGCATTGAAGAAGACTTGGCGTTCAGGGACTTGACCATCAACGCCCTGGCCATCGACATTCAGACAGGAGAAATTATCGACCCTCACGGCGGTCAGGAAGATTTAAAAAATGGTATCGTTCGGGCAATTGGAGACCCTGACGAACGCCTGAAGGAAGGGCCGATTCGTTCCCTTCGTGCGATTCGCTTCGCAGTCAAGTACAATTTCAAGTTAGACCAAGAAACGGCAAACACCATCAAGCGGCATGCTTCCGAATTAAAGATGGTCGCAGGGGGGCGCATCAAGCGGGAACTTAATACGATGCTCCTGCTTGACGATGCATCGAGAGCGTTGCGGATGTTGCGGGATACGGGCGTTGCAAGAGCATTGTTTCCCGAAGTAAATTTGGACGAAGCGATAGAAAAAATCAACGACCTTCCGAAGAATCTTGAAGAGCGGTGGGCTGAAATTTTAAAGGACACGGGAAAGGGTGAAAAAATCTCCACCGCAATCGCAAGGCAAATCATGCGCCGTCTTGGATTCGTGCTTGCGGAAATCGAAAAGGTCAACAGGCTGATTTATTCCAAGGGCGAACAGAAATTGACGGCAGACGATTTGGATATCACGGAGAAGGAACTTCAAAAATTGGGAATTACGCCTGAAGAAATGGAGACGATAAAAACCCAACTCATCAATCTGATTGTATTCCGGCCTGAGAAGAACAAGAACTCCATCCTGAAGAACAGGGTGAAGAAGTGGAAGCAAGGGGTTGCGATAGAAAAATGAAATTCACAATAGCAGAAGACAAGGGCGACAAAATCTTTTATATGGCAGTCGGCATCAGCGGGTCGGGGAAGTCAACTTATCTCAACAAGATTTTTACACCTGATATCATTGTCGAACCTGACGCAATTCGCAGGGAAATGACGGGTTCCGTATCTGACCAAAGTCAAGACGCTTTCGTATGGCGTGAGGCGGCAAAAAGAATAAATGAAAAATTACAGGAAGAACCTTATACAGCAATTCTTGACGCTACTAACACGGTGAGTAGATATCGTAAAGATTTTTTAAAGCAACTCCCCGAAGGCACTCATACTGTTGCCTTAGTATTCATGCCGCAAGGGACGGACGAGGAAATCGTGGACAAACTCTACAAGAGAATCCAACGAGACCTAAAAAATAAAAAAGATAGAAGCGCAGTTCCAAAGGAAGTAATCGAACGGCAATTAAGACAATTCAGGAACGGACTGCAAAATATTCAAAACCAATTTGATATGGTCGAAGAAATTCCTGTGGAATTAACAGACGAAGACGAAATCAAGTGGTTCAACAGTACATCTTACGCATAACTGAATGTGGTATAATATTCTTAGGAGGAAAGAATGAAATGGATTAGCATAAAAGACAGAATGCCAAAGGATTACCAACGAGTCTTGGCAACAGATGGAAAGGGTTATGATTTCCTGCACCTGAGTAATGAGTTCGGATTTATGGAACAACCCACAGGAGTTAAATTTTGGTGTCCTGACAACATTCATTGTTCTCCCAAGGTTAATGTTAATAAAATCACTCATTGGATGGAAGTCGAACTTCCCGAAAAGCCACCGAAACCCCTAACGGCTAAACAATTAACTAGTCTTAGAAAAAGTATGGAACAGTCTACTAAAATCGCTCATAGAATTTTAAATAAGGAGAAAAAGAAAAAGTAATGGACGGCAGGATTACACCTGATAAGGTTGTGTCATTAGGAGAGAATGAGATTTTTGTGTTTGGGTCGAATCGTTCGGGAAGGCACTCCAAAGGGGCGGCGAAAACAGCGATGTACAAGTTCGGGGCCAAGTGGGGTCAAGCGGATGGATTGCAAGGTAGAAGTTATGGCATCCCCACCAAGGACCGAAATTTAAATGTGTTAAATATCGATGAAATTGAACACTATGTTCGCAAGTTCATTTCCGTTGCCAAGAAGAACCCCCAACTTACTTTCCTTGTCACAGAAATAGGTTGCGGACTCGCAAAATTCTCTCCTAAGCAAATCGCACCCCTTTTCGAAAAGGCAAAAGATGTTCCAAACATTCACTTGCCGAAAAGATTTTGGGACCAACTTACCAAATAATTTAACTTTTTCACCCCTTCAAAACCCCTAAATATCTTTAGAGGTAATCATTATGCAAGAAAACTTCGACAAAATTATGGAATTTATTTTCCGTTGGGAAGGTTGGAAATCCGATGACCCTGATGATGCGGGTGGAAGAACTGTGTGGGGAATCTGTGAGAAATATTATCCCGATGATGTAGAGGCAATGTGGACCATGACCAAAGAAGACGCTCAGGAATATGCCAAGACCATTTATCGCAGGGATTATTGGAACCGTATTCGCGGCGATGACCTTCCTGCAAAAACGGACGCTGTCGTAATGGACACTTGCGTTAATATGGGTCACATCTTTGCAGAAAAAATCAGCCATTATGATACCTTTACCGCAATTGTCGAGCGAATCAAACGGTACACGGAAATTGCGAAGGTCGGGAATAATATCAAGTTCCTGAGGGGCTGGATTCGTAGGGTTATTGATTTATATTATTTTATTAAACAGAATTTTTAGATTTGCATAAAAAATACAATTTTTCATTCATTGTAAAAAAACTGCAATTTTTCATTTTAAATAAAATAAAATCATAAATAGCAGTACGAAAGAAAAAACGACACACGAAAAGTTACGAAATAAAAACGGAGTGTGGTATAATATCGGTGTGAGTAATTATCGGGGTGTAGCGCAGTTGGTAGCGTATCTGCTTTGGGAGCAGAGAGTCGGAGGTTCGAACCCTCTCACCCCGACCATTTTTAAAAAGTTCGCAAAGGACTTGACAAGTAGAAATTAGCATGTTATACTTGTCACGGATGATATGACCTAGCAGGATGCGGGTCTTAGGTTGTTTGACATTTTGGTTTTGTGGTTTTTGTGAAGTGGGGCCGGTAGTTTCCCGGTCTTGTATCGGGATGGTATCGCCCCCGCTTCTTTTTCCTGAAGAGGGTCGATACTCTTTTCGGTGCAGTTAGATGCATCGGGAGTATCGCCCCTCTTCATAATTCAGCGGCGGTGTGGAAGGACACACTAGGAGAGTGAGTGAGGACAGGCCTGACTACGGGTTAGCGGAACAACCGCTCCTTCGGGTTCTCCTGAAATGGAGATTGAATGTCTGAAGATATCCCAATAAGAAATGCTCAAAGCGTGAGTGGTGTTAGAAAAAAGTAGGTTTACCGCTCTAAGGCACGGCAATTTAATATTTGCATGCTTACATACGCAACGGAAGTCCCACAAGTAGGTATCAAGTCCTACCCGCTGAATTTTTAATCTAACCGCTTCGCCGTTGTGCGGCCTCCTGAAACATGGAAAAACAACGGCACTTGCAATATTACTTCTTAATACTTTACTTTTATATGGGGCCGTGGCAGACAAGTAGGTGCGTCTCGTTGTCAGCGAGGAATATGGGGGTGCGATTCCCCTCGACCCCGCCAAGCATTATTACGATGGGTTTTACAGCGTTAGGGCCATCATAAAAACAAGAAACTGTACTGAGGAGGGTTTTTCCGTGTTGTGCCTCAATAAAAAGAAACGGACTTTGCACTTTTTGTTCGTTACCAAGTGTAACGAACCCACAGAGGTTTCGTTCGCCTGAACCCGTCTGACGAATCAGGCGAAGATTATATCTCACCTATCAGCAGGTGGAAGGACACCGCATCGTGGAAGAGGAACTACTTTCCAACATCGGAGAGAAGCCCCTGGCCTCAAGACTAGGCAGTAGAATTCATGGGTCCATCACGATGGCTACATCTGAAGGAGTCAGCGGGTGTCGAGTCCCGCCTGATTGGTTATTAGTTAAGGTTTTCGGTGAACCTCCTAAGGTCGTACAGCGACCAAGGGTTATCGTACGTAAAAACCGAATTGGAATAGAGTAGGTTGGGGAAAGACGCCTAGGGTCTCCTGACCGAATTGGCTTTTGTGTCGTTGTGCCGCACCCACTTGATATCGTGGGCAGAGAAAACAACGGCTTGGAGTTCTTTGCCGTTATCCACCAATTCCATCGGCAGATAGGGTTGGTATTAAAAAATCAACGGCTTCCAATTTGATTTTACTGATTCTTTAAAAGAATCGGAAAACATAAAATGAGGCTTTCCGTTGTGCCATCCATCACCAAGTACCTAGAGTCGGGTTAATGGGAAAACAACGGGTTTCATTTTATTATCCTTGTTGTCCTTTATTGAGGTTAGCGGTGAGCCGCAAGAAGTGGTACTCGGAACTCCAATCCTAGCACCTATGCTTGAAAAACCGCTGAGGTCAATGGCATTAATTTAGCAATGTATATATTGAGGCGAGAACGGGAGTAGAAATTGGGTTCTCCCTAATTCTGACCTATTCCCATTCTCACTTCAAGCATTACTATCGCAGGAGGGAGGTCAATATCTCAGGTGGTTTCATATGCCATCTTAAAGTCGTGTAACTCGGCTTCCTGCTAGAAAATTATCGCAGAGTATCCTAGTGGCTAAGGAATGAGTTTCATAAACTCGGAGCCGAAGGTTCGAATCCTTCCTCTGCGACCAAAGCAATTTTACCGAAGGACGGTAGCCCCGTTTCCGCAAGAATAGGCATCGGCTAGCAAAACTATTCCATAGGAATGAGAGTAGCCTCTCATCTTCGGTTTTTTATGGCCCTATCGGCTAATAGTAGGCCGCTTCCCTTTCAAGGAAGAAACGTCGGAGCGTAACCGGCTAGGGCTACTTAATTTTTTTCGTCCCTATCGGCTAATAGTAGGCCACTTCACTCTCAATGAAGAAACCTCAGAGCGTAACTGAGTAGGGATACTTAGCAATTTTATGTATGGAGCGGGTCTTGAAAAACACAAGAACGTCTCGGAAAATAGGGGTTGAAGGCACCCCAACGATACGGGTAACGAAAAAAGGAGCAGTAGCCCTTTACAACCTATAAAGGGGACTTCCTTATGGGTGAAATTCCCATCGCTCCACTTGCAATTTTATGCGCGGGGTCCGATTGGGTGACATTCCCACGAACTAGTTTCGCCATCAGGGAGTGATGCCCCAAAGTGGTGCAACGAAAAAGGTGAGGAAATCGCATCCCTTTAGACGGTGGAACTCCGTCCCTGCGCTTTTAAATTTTTAAGCCCGATTAGTTTAAAAGTAAAACGCAATCCTGATAAGGTTGATACGGTGGAGCGTTACCATCATCGGGCATTTATGCCGTAGTAGTCTAGCAGCAATGACAGCAGACTGTAAATCTGCCCCTCGTAAGAGGTTCGTAGGTGCGAGTCCTTCCTGCGGCACTTTGTTTTGTTCTTTAGTCAGTCCACCTTGAGAGAGATACGCTTCAGCGGCTCTCTAAGTTTTGTCCGTCTTTATTAGACAGATGGGCTTGTGGACGCTTTAGAATTCGTTGGCGGTGTGTAGGGCGTGTAGTTTTGAATGCGACTAGACAAACGGATGCCCTATGTCAGCGAAGATAAATTATAATTAGATATTAATTAGAATGGGAACCTTAGGGCGTTGAATTGTGTCGCAGGGTCAATTGCTCTAAGGGGATGAGTTTGGATTAACGGGCGGTGGAGCCGACCATTGTTTAGGCGTTGAAGCCGCCCGAAATTTTTGTCGTGTAGCCGCATAAGTTAAAGGCAAACTGGTTCACTTATAATGGACTCATCCTAGTTCGATTCTAGGTGCGGCTAGTTTTGTATTATCCAAAGGGAATGAATGGACGGAGTAATTAACCGAAAGTTTATTTTCCTTTGAATGAGATAAAGGGAGTCTAGATTCCCTTTTGAAGAGGATACCCTTTCGTCTAGTGGTTAGGACGGCGGCGCATTGCCGTTAACTTGGGTTCGAATCCCAACAGGGTTTTAGGATGGCGGTTTGGGAGTTCATCTGTCTAGACAGAAGAATGTAAGTCCGTCTCCCCTCTTCTTTTTTATTTCAAAGTGTGGTATAATAGAAGTATGGGCGATGGGACTGCTTGGGGTGGTCGCCTCACTTGCAATGAGGATATCAGGCGAGTTCGAATCTCGCATCGTCCACATTTTGAACCTAAATATTTTTCAAAACACTAAATAATAGTAAAGGTTCAAAATGAAACAACGGCAAGGGATGAGTTATTCTGAGGCGGGGAAATTAGGAGCAAAAATAGGTTGTGAAATTGTTCAAAACAAATGGCAAAAAATTATCAAGGAATATGATAAAAACCCAAATCATTGTATAGTTTGTAATAAATCATTATCTTATTACAAACGTAATAAACAATTTTGCGGTTCTTCTTGTTCAGCAACTTATAATAACCAACATAGATTTTTTAAACCATCGGAAGATAAAAGAACAAAAATAATAAAATGTGCTAAATGTGGGAAAGAAATAGAAGAAAATATTAGAGCAGGAAAAAATACAAAGTGCAGTAATTGTAAAACACAAATAAAAACAATAAAAATTATCAAAATAAATGGCAAAGAAACAAAAATTATAAGAAAAATAAGAAATCCTAAAATTCCAAAATTATGTAAATATTGTGGTCAGGAAAAATGCTTACGTCCTGATATATGTAGAAAACATCAATTATTTCCAGCATTGATAAATTATTTCGGACTTAATAAATCTAAAATAGGAACAATTGATTTTTATGAAGAATTTGATAGAATACGAAATAAACTCATTGAGGAATATATAAATCAAAAAAGGAGTCTTGTTGAATTAAAGGAAAAATATAACCACCACGATATAAGAAATTTTAACAAACTTTTTGATAGTTTAAAAATTCCTAAACGAAATAATTCTGATTCCGTAAGAAATGCGGTTTTTAATGGTCGATATAAATTACCATCAGCACAATATCCATATAAACACGGTTGGCATACAACTTGGGATAACAAAAAAGTTTTTTATCGTAGTTCTTACGAATTAGATTATGCAAAAGAACTAGATAAACAACAAATAGAATACGAAATGGAAAAATTAAGGATACTTTATTGGGACAGCCAAAGACAAATACAACGAGTGGCAATTCCCGACTTTTATTTACCCAAGCAAAATAAAATAGTAGAAATAAAAAGTCCGTGGACTTTGGACAAACAAAATATGAAGGATAAGGAAAAAGCATATAAAGAACACGGATATGTATTTGAATTAATTGTTGGAAAATAATCGCGCCCCACTAGTTCAATAGCAGAACGCATCACCTGTAATGATGATATGCGGGTGCAATTCCTGCGTGGGGCTTTTTTGCACACTTAGTTCAATCAGTAGAACATGACCCTCGTAAAGTCGAAACAGCGGAGCATAACCGTTAGTGTGCTTTGAAATTTCATGCCGCCGTAGTTCAATGGCAGAACGCTTGTTCGGTAAACAAGAGACAATTGTTCGATTCAATTCTGCGGCTCCACATTTACATCTATCTCATCTACCATAATCGTGTGTGGCGATTACTGAGAGTAGAAAGAGTTGGGCCATCGTTATGCGTTGGCCTTTCTGATATCGACAGAGGCATAAACAATTCAAAATTTATGTCGCATCCTTCGTTTGGGTGCAAGCGTGGTACGTTAGTGTCGGGTTACGCCGACCTGTCGATTTTAATTATGATAACCGACAGCGGCGTGGAAGGACACGCAAGACGAGGTTGTGAATGCTAGGAACTGCGGAATTGTCCACCGCTATCCTTGGCCTCTTGGTGATGCCCTATTTAATCGGGATGAACTCCGTAGAGAAGCATCATAAGCCCATGAAATGACATGGAACCAAGTGAGAGCATTCTAGTGGGTGTCGAACCCCACCTGTCGGTTTTTAGCATTTCATAATAACCGCTAGCGGCGTGGAAGGACACGCCCATTATCTAATGAACATCTTAGGCCTAGCCCTTACAGGTTCGGGATGCGGTTGACGACCACATTGGCTGTGAGTAGGGAAGCAAATGGCAGGGGTAATTACCTGAAAATCTAGGAGTAGGTGTCGAATCCTACCTAGCGGTTTTTAATTTGATTTTACACTTGACAGCGGCGTGGAAAGCAGACACGCAGTTCATAGTGTGGGAAAAACTTTGGGTTGCAAATGAAAGCATCCTCCCGAGGACAAGCCCACATGGAAAGGAATGGAAACATTCTGGAATGCGAGGAGTAAGGCAGTAATAAGGGCATCGTAGAGTCGGAGTAGCGTCCGAACTGTCAAGTTTATTTTGCAATTTTAAGAAGGAGGAAAAAATGAATTATCGAAAAAAAGCATTTGAAGCATATCCCCATAAATGCGCTGTATGTGGATATGATAAATACCCAGTACTTTTAGAAGTTCACCATAAAGATAAAAATAGGATGAACAATAATTTGGAAAATTTAGTAATTTTATGTATAACACATCACATGGAATTCCATCTAGACCGTTTATGGTTAAATAGGAATAAACAGCGCATAGGTATTAATAAAGCAAAAAAACAAGGAAAATATAAAGGTAGGAAAAAGAAATTAACACATGAAGATTTAATGATAATAAAAGAAAGACTTCTAAATGGAGTAAAAAAAGCAAAAATTGCTAGAGAATTTAAAATTTCTAGAGCAACTTTATATTCATATATTGGGTCTTGGGAAGTTACTGTAACTAGGACTATTACTGAAAAAAACATGCTCCCATGATGTAATAGACAGCAACATACGCTTCGAACGTATGAGTTCGGGTGCAAATCCTGATGGGAGTGCTAGCATTATTAGATGGTGATAGGGGGCAACACCAACAAGTGCAGAACAGTCCGCTTCGAAAGAAGAAAGGAACATGACGGCTTGCTAAAGTCCCCTTTAAGCGAATTTGATGTAACAGTTAGCATCTGACCTTGCCAAGGTTAGCGTAAGGGTGCGAATCCCTTAATTCGCTCTTTATGACAAGATGGCAGAGCGGTTTATTGTGGCAGTCTCGAAAACTGTTGGGTGTAACAGCCCCGAAAGTTCGAATCTTTCTCTTGTCGAAGTATGCACTCGTACCGCAGAGGTTTAACGGGGCGGTCTGCAAAACCGTTATTCATTGGTTCGAATCCAATCGAGTGCTTTTTGAAATTTTATGCGGGTATCGTCCAATAGTAGGACTTCAGATTTCCACTCTGAAAATCTCGGCGCACATCCGGGTATCCGCTCTTTTATTATTTTATGGCCTTGTGGCGCAACTGGATAACGCGTTGACCTGTTAAGTCAAGGATTGGTCGTTCAAATCGACTCAAGGCCGTTTTTTTTTGACTTGAACCTTTATCAAAAACAATAAATATAGTTATGAGAAAGGTTCGAAACAAACATATATGTAAAAACTGTCAAAAAGAATTTATTCCCAAACAAGAAGCATTTTATAAATTTTGTTGTCAATCGTGTGCGGCTACTTATAATAATCAACATAGAATTTTTAAACCATCAGAAGACAAAAGAACAAAAATAATAAAATGCGCTAAATGTGGTAAAGAAATAGAAGTAAATATTAGGTCTGGTAAAAATACAAAATGTGCCGATTGCAAAGAATATGTAAAAATTATCATCCCATCTACTAAAGGAAAAAGGTGGATAAAAAAGAAAACAATAAGAAATCGTAAAATTTATCCATGTAAATATTGTGGGCAAGAAAAATGTTTACGGCCTGATATTTGTAAAAGATATCGTTTATTTCCTCGGCTTATAAAATATTTTGGATTGGACGAAACCAAAATAGGAACAATTGAAATTTATGAAGAATTTGACCGCATAAGAAATAAACTCATTGAGGAATATTGGGACAAATTAACACCAATGGGTGATATTTGTAAACAATATAATTATTATGATAATGTTAGTAATTTTGCCTTTATTTTTAAATACCTAGACATCCCAAAAAGAACCCTTTCCGAAGCAGTAAGATTAAATATCAAAAATGGCAAATGCGTATCAACCCAAATAAACAACCAACGACCATATAAACACGGTTGGCACACTACTTGGGATAACAAACAGGTTTTTTACAGAAGTTCTTACGAATTAGATTATGCAAAAGAACTAGACGAACAAAAAATAGAATACAAAATGGAAAATCTTCGAATCCTTTATTGGGATAGCCAAAGACAAATACAACGAGTGGCAATTCCCGACTTTTATTTACCCAAGCAAAATAAAATAGTAGAAATAAAAAGTAAATTTACTTATAACGAACAAAATATGAAAGATAAATTTAAATTTTATAAAGAACATGGATATAAAGTTAAACTAATTTTAGAACATAAAGAAATATTTATAGATTCATAATATGTTTTTATGTCGCTGAAGTGGTGGAAAGGTTTACACGCCGTCTTGAGGTGGCGGTGTCGAAAGGCATGAGCGTTCGAATCGCTCCTTCAGCACCAATGTAATATTAATGAATGGTGATAAGCGAATGGTCGCCAGGTCGCACCTGAGTAGGTTCGATTCCTACGATTGCCGTGGTCGGTGCGGGGTTCGATTCCCCAATCGCCATTCATTCTTTTTATGGCAAGGTCGCTTACGTGGTCATAGCGTCCCGCTGAAGACGGGAAAATGGGTGTTCGATTCACCCCCTTGCCATCGTCTATTTTACTAAATACTGTTAGAGGACGATATGAAATTTAGAAAAGTAGAAGAATTATCCGATATCGAAATGATGAATAAAACTTCACGCCCTGATGATTATACATCGGTAACGACAAAGTTTATTCTTAGCACATTCAAACCCGAACAAGGTTTGACTTTCTTGGATTACGGAGCAGGAAAGAAGGCTACCCAAACAAAAAAATTATTGGAAGCAGGATACGATGTTACTGCTTATGAAATGGGTGGCAACGTAACTGAATTACATGATAAAAACGCATTAAATAAAAAATACGATGTCGCCTTCGCCTCTAATGTTTTGAATGTTCAACCAACAATGACATTAATCCGTCAAATGCTTGTAGAAATGAGCCTATCTTCAAAAAAATATATCATTATGAACTACCCAAGTTCACCTAGAAAGTTTAGAGACCATTTTATCAACAACAAAGAAATGAAAAAAATTATCGAAGATAACCTTGAGGGGGAAGTTAAAGTTTACCCCAACACAATTTTCGTTTATCAAAAGTAATTCAAATTTTTTGCCGGGGTGGTGTAATGGCAGACACAGCAGACTCAAAATCTGCCGCTCGTATGGGCGTGTGGGTTCAACTCCCTCTCCCGGCATTTTCATGGAGTCGTATTTCAACGGAAGAAGGGCTGACTCTTAATCAGTAGATGTGGGTTCGATTCCCGCCGACTTCATTTGCAATTTTATATGGGTCTATATGTCAACGGTAGACGAGTGGGCCTTTAACCCAAAGATGGGGGTTCGATTCCCTCTAGACTCATTTTTTATGCCCTGTTAGTTCAATTGGACAGAACACATCCCTACGAAGGATAAAATGGGGATTCAAATTCCTCACGGGGTACTTTCTAAAAAATAAATAATAGTATGCAAAAGAAGGTATATCTATTATGGTGGATTTTATTCGTCAATATCTTGGATATAATCGTAACCTATTATGCATTTCATAACGAATTGCCCGTAAAAGAAATAGGCCCATTGGGGGCAAGCAACTCCGCACTCATCTTCGGGTCATTGTTTAATTTGTTTGTTATTTCCCTTTGTTATTATATTGTTAAAACATACAAAAAAACAAAGGCACTAATGTTCAGAATTTTTTCAGGATTGATTCTTTTTTGGGCAGTATTCGATACCGCCGTAATCATCAATAATTTTTGGGTGATTCTTCAAGTCCTGCGGGGTTAATTCAGCGGCTAGAATGTCGGTCCTACAAACCGAACATCGGGGGTTCGAGTCCCTCACCCCGCACCATTTTTCACTAAATAACAGTATGAAGTTCAAAATCATGGAATACAACAAAGACATTTACAATCAGCGTCCCGACACTTCGGGAAAGTTCAACAGGGGTGCTTATCGTGAGCCTACATTCAACAGGGAGAAGGATTACAAAGAATCGAAAGCATCTGAATTGGAAGTGCGTGAGTATTTTATTTCCAAGGGGTTCGAGTTCGTGAAGGAAGGCGGCATCATGTACGATGCCATGTTCAAGTGTACGAAGGAGCCTTTTAATCTTGAAGGTTGGGAAGTCAAGAAATATTGGACTGCCGAAGTCAAGGAAAGTTTCAAATCGCAACTCACGGGAAATGTCCCGATAGAATATCAACAGCACGGGCATCCGACAGGAGTGGCGCAGACACAGGCAGATTTTTGGGTTGAAAAAATTCACGAGCCTAGCGGAAAAATATCGTTCGTGATAATGTGGACGAAAGACCTGAGAAAAATGATAGCAGAGAAAAAATATTTCAGGACTGCCTCAGGCGGCGACCCCGGAAGCGAAAGTTTGGTCTATCTTTTTAAAGTAGATGTGTTCAAACAACACGGAAAAATCCTAGACATTAAGACTTATTAGGGAAGATGGCAGAGCGGTTTAATGCATCTGCCTTGAAAGCAGACAAGGGTGCTAATACCATCCTTCAGGGGTTCGAATCCCTTTCTTCCCGCCATATGAAAAGATGGCAGAGTGGACGATTGCATCCGCTTGGAAAGCGGAAGGGCATAACAGCCTCAGAGGTTCGAATCCTCTTCTTTTCGTTTTACGGTGAGTTGGCAGAGCGGTTGAATGCGGCATCCTGCTAAGATGTTGGGTGTAACAGCCCCGCAAGTTCGAATCTTGCACTCGCCGCCATTACGCCCGTGTAGCCTAAGGGATGAGGCAACTGACTTCTAATCAGTTCTTATGGGAGTTCGAGTCTCTCCACGGGTGCTTGTATAGGGCCGTAACCCAATGGTTAGGGTCGTGGGCTTTGAACCCATTTATCTTCGTTCGAGTCGAAGCGGCCCTGCATTATTTTATCGACAGCGGCGTGGAAGGACACGCGAACCGAATCATGGGGGCAACGGACACCTGGCATGCCCCGATATCGCCCAGGATGTTTACTCCTAAATCGGGTAGGGCGAAGCATAACACGCGGCGTTGCGGGACGCCGACCCATGATGTAGCCGGTATCAAGCCCGACCTGTCGATTTTATTAAGCCCCTGTAGCGTAATGATAGCGCACAGGTTTCCTAAACCTACGGTCTAAGTTCGATTCTTAGCAGGGGTACGAATTATTTTAGCCGTTTGGTGAAATAGTTATCACATCTGCCTCTGAAGCAGATATTCTTAGTGCGAATCTAGGAGCGGCTGTTTATATTGGGTGGTAAGTCAATAGAAGACGCGTAGTATCGGAAACTACGAGTTGCGAGTGCAAGTCTCGCTCACCCAATTTTTATGTTGACCGTAGCCAAGACAGCGAACGGCGATGCAGAACGCATCAGTTTAGGGGTGCAACCCCCTTCGGTCAACTCATGGTGAGTGTAGTTCAACAGTAGAACGCCCGACTGTGAATCGGGGAATGCAAGGGCAGCACTTGTCACTCACCCCAAATGCTGATATGGTGTAATTTGGTAGCCACGCTAGTCTTAGGAACTAGTCCTTAATTGGGTGTGGGTTCGAGTCCCTCTATCAGCACATTTATGTCGATATGGCGCAAAGGGAGACGCAACGGTTTCAGAAACCGTCCGTTGGTCAACAGCGGCTATAGGTTCAAATCCTATTATCGGCACTTGTATTTTAATTTTTAAGGGAGGATATATGAAATGAAAATGAAAATCGAAACTCGTGGGACTCTTCCAAAGCGGAGTAGGAGACATTGGATTTTTACAATTTTTCCATCAATCTCATTATGTTATATTAAGCATGATAGTTTCAACATAGATATGCGTTGGTTATTTTGGTCGTTAGAAATTCTTTTATTTTTTAAGGAGCAAGAATGAAGAAAGATGACATCGGTAACAGAATGAAATCTGCATACGAGAACAGGACACGAATCTGTCTTCCCCGTAGGACAAACATCATCATCCGTATTGACGGCAAGGCGTTCCACTCTTATACCCGTGGAATGAAGAGGCCGTTTGATGATGGGTTCATGGGAGACATGGATACAACTGCGGCCTACCTCTGCAAGAACATTCAGGGGGCTAAATTTGCGTTCGTGCAGTCAGACGAAATTTCAATCCTTCTGACCGACTACGACAAAATCACAACGGACGCATGGTTCGACAACAACGTGCAAAAGATGGCAAGTGTGTCAGCAAGTATGGCAACGAGAGCCTTCAATGAGGCAAGAATGAATAGAATTATTCGAACAGGAGAGGGGGAAATGAAGTGGGCAGAGTTCGACAGCAGGGTATTCCAAATTCCTGAGTGGCACGAAGTCGAGAACTACTTCATTTGGAGACAGCAGGACTGCGTTCGCAACAGTATTCAATCTGTTGCTCAATCCCTCTACTCTCACAAGCAACTCAACGGCAAAAATACGAACGAGATGCAGGAAATGATTTTCCAAAAGGGAATCAATTGGAACGATTACGACCCCAAGTACAAGAGGGGTCGAGCAATTGTGAAAGAGGAATACATTGGCGATTCGGCAGTTCCGCGCCATCGTTGGAAGTCTCAAGGTTGCCCTGTTCTTACGCAAGCAAGAGACTTCATTAAGTTTACAGCCGGGATGGTGTAATGGTAGCCACAGCAGACTTAAAATTTGCCGCTCGTATGGGCGTGTGGGTTCAAGTCCCTCTCCCGGCACCACGGGTCAGTCCGTTAATGGTTAAACGGTTGGTCTCCAAAACCAATCCTGGAGGTTCGAATCCTTCCTGACCCGCCATTGTCTTATCAACCACAAAACCAAAATGTGAAGCAATCTGCTTCAAAGTGTGATATAATAAGTATGAAGGAAAATTTAATAAGGAGAAGAAAGAATGAAAGAATTAAACAACGAAACAATTATAGTAACAAGTAAAAAATTAACAAGAGATATTCGTAGACTTATCAGAAATGCACAAAAACAACACGATGAAAATATAAAAGAATGGAAAACCTCTCCATTTTATAAATTAAAGGCAGGATTACCCATAAAAGTAATAGGTGAAACAATAGGAGAAGGAATATTCAAATTAATGCTTAACCAATTAAAGATTAAATATAAAAAGAATCCAAATAATGATTTAATTATATATGAAGGCAACAAAGAAGAGTCTACAGAAATTAAATTTAGCACTAGGGGTAAAAAAAATAAAAACGGAAACTTCTGCATTTTATATAATCAATGTAGACTAGAGGAAAATGTTGACACTTTTCATTTTATGAATGTTTTTCCAGAAAATTATATTGATATTTGGAAAATTTCTAAACAAGAATTCGAAAAATATTTAGAATCACACCCCAAAGAAAAAATTATTCCAAAAAGTTCAAAAATAAAAAATGAAAAATTTATTCAATTTAAAAATTTTAATGATACATGGGATTCTTCTGTTTTTCATCATAAATATCGGATTATACTTTAATGCACCTTCTTCTAATTGAACCTGATATTGATGTAATTTTGAAGCAGAAGAGTTTATTCAAAACAGAAAAGAAAAAGATTAGAGAATCAAAAGTTATTAAATACATCGCCCCAAATTTGGCAATGCTCAAATGGGCAACTTGGGCAGAAAATAACGGACATACTTATCAATATGTAATAGGGAAAAAACATATTTTCCAAAAAGAACCCGACCTTATTTTGATAAGTTGCATATTTTCTTTTTACTCGAAAGAATATACAGACATCATTAATTATTACAGAGAGACCTTTAGAAATGCCAAATTTATAATTGGCGGGGCATTTCCAACCCTCAATCCCGAATGGTTTAAAGCCAAATTTCCTTATGCCGAAATTCATCAGGGTATTCGTCCCGAAATAGAAGACTTAGTTCCAAATTATGCAGTCACCCCTTGGTCAAAAAAAATCATCGGCTACGCAAGCCGTGGGTGTGTCAACGCTTGCAAATACTGTGCCGTTTCCAAATTGGAAGGCAAAATGCGCTCTTTCCCGACAATCAGACCGATGATAGAAAAGGGAATAAAAGAAATCGGCAATCCCACAGGCATTGTTCTTTACGACAATAATTTTACCGCCCACGAATACTTCGACAATATTTGTGACGAGTTGGAAGAGTTTGGATTGCCCGTCGATATTCACGGATTGCACGTTTCCGCTTTCAACGAACACCACGCCGAAAGATTTGCAAGGTTGAAATGGGGCGCACAGCACGAAGCAGGAACGGCATACATGCGATTCTCGTTCGACTTCGTGGGATATCAACCCCACATTCACAGGGCGTTAAAATTGGTGGAGAAACACAAAATCAAGGCGGCATTTTTTTGTTATATGCTCTTCAATTGGGTTGACAGTCCCGATGATTTTTGGAAGCGCATCGTACAGGCACAGGAAATGACGGACGATGTCAGCAGAACCATTTTCCTGTTCCCCCAACGCTTTGAACCTCTCGACTCCCTAGAACGCAACAAGTTCGTAGGAACCAAATGGGACAAGGAGTTAGTCGCAGGGGTTGTTAAACTTTACACTTTCATGCACGGGTTCCTGCCCGTCACGACCTCTCACAATATCTTTAATTGGATTGGATATACGAAGGAAGAGTTCTTCGACAACGCAAGGAAATTCGCAACGGATAAAACCTTTAAACTTGTCAAGAAAAATGGGGACCCACCGAAGACCTTTAAATTGTAAAATGGTCAGAAGATTGACAGAGGACGAACGAGAGTGGTTGAGAAAAAAGCAGAATTGTGGATGATTCTCCACCCCGAATATCAAGAAAGCCAATTGCGAGAACCCCCGCCGACTTGCGAAGAGTTGGGTTGTAAATATTACAAACATTGTTCAGGAGAACTTTTGGCAGAATTTACTCTTCCTTCTGTTGCTCCTGCGTGTTTCGGGTTTCTTTGGCCCAAAGATAAAGACATTAGATTGTAACAACTTGTGGTATAATATAAGCAAGAGCGAAGGAGGCTCAAAGAATGATTGGAATTTGGTTATTGGGACTTACAGTAATCGGTCTTATTGTGGCAGTTATCGGTGGGATAGTCTACAAGGTTAATTCCGACTCCGAAGGCGCAATGGGGACTATGGTAGTGGGAATTATTATGTTCCTGCTTTTCGGCATCCTCTTCGGATTGCGGTGCTTCACCGTTATCGATGCGGGAGAAACTGGCGTTCAGGTGATGTTCGGCAAGGTTCTTGATAAGACGCTGACGGAAGGCCTGAGTAGCAAGAACCCGTTCGCATCCGTGGATAAGTACAATATTCAGTTACGTGAAACCACGATGGATATCAAGGACGGAAATCATCTTCAGGCATTGACCGCCGACAAGTTAGCCGTCAAGATTGAAGCAACGATTTGGTGGAAGATTATCAAAGAAGATGTTAAAATGATTCGGCGGGAAATCTCTGATGATGCCGATGATATTGCCGACATGATTACTTTCCCCTCTATACGTTCAGCAGTTAGGGACGCATCGGTTTATTACACCTTTGAGGAGATTACCTCTGTCAAGGGCCGTACTGAATTGACTGCCAAAATTGACGAAATCCTGATTCGTCTGACCAAGGGTAAGGGAGTAGTCATCGACAATGTACTAATTCGTAATGTTGTTCCTGAAGATAAGCGAGTAACTCAGGCTATCGGTAGAAAACTTGAACAGCAACAGCAACTTCAGGCAAAGGAATACGAATTGAGCAAGGCTCAAATGGATGCCAAGATTCGTATTCAGAACGCTGAAGGTATTGCTTCAGCACAGCACATTATTGACAAGACCCTCACGCCTGAATATCTTCAGTTCGAGGCCATTCAAATGATGAAGGAAGTGGCACACAGCCCCAATTCCACCTTCGTCTTTGTCCCCACCCATCAGGGTGAAATAGGGATGCCGATGGTGTACAGTCTGAAGGATTTCCAAAAAACCAAAAAGTAAAAGGGGGTGATTATCCATCACCAAGGGGTTCTTCGGAACCCCCTTTTTATTTGACAAGTAAATAATGATGTGGTATAATTAAGGCATGAAAAGAGTAATTAAATTTGTTTGGGGTTGGGCATTATTTGCGGAAGGGTTTATGTGGCAATATATCGTTAATAGTAATATTATTAAAAACAAAAAACTTCAAGAAAAAATGGGTTTTCGTTCTTTGTGTGTATCAATTGTAGCGGCTAATTTACTGACAGATGGTTGGGCGTTTCCTTGGGCTAGATAATCATTTCGGGCATATCGGGAACTTTTAAAACTTTTAAATCCGCTCCCTTTCTCAAAAGACCCACCATATTAATAAAATCATTAACCTCTTTCGAATGATTCATGACATATTGATTAAGTATTTTCGCTTTTTCCATAAAACTAAGTTCTTTAGTATCTATTTTTTTTAATGTGGTTAATATTTTTTTGAATCGTTCATCTTGTGCAACTGCCGGTCTACCATTCATGATATCTTTAAATTGAGTTAATGCCGCAGGAAAAGATGCCTGAATACTTTCCAAAAGAAATTCAATCTCTTCCCTTGTGCCGTACTTCTGAATATCTTCCCAAGCCCCGCTTCTTGTTTTTTTCATCCCCATATCACGCATCATTTGATTACGAATACGAGACTCTTTATTTTTTTTTCTTGACCGTCTCCTATCTCGACATTCAGGACAATTGGGAGATTCTTCCAAGTGATTTCGTACGGCTTCAGCCCATTCTTCATATTCTTCTGCGAAAGCCAACACTTTTTTTCCAGGATAAGAAACGCCTGTTACATCAGTAATATGTTTTTGCCATTCAAGTTTAGTCATCTTCTGCTCCTATCCTTATTTATCTTTTCCTGACGAACCCTTTAAATGAATTCCACATGCTCGTCACATCACCCATATCTTTCATCTTTATTTCATCGTATTGCAACGGAACATCGTCACCCGACTTCAACTCTTCCATATTCTCTTTTTCCAACTGTTGACGAAAGGCTTCTCTGCCTGTTCGTGCGGAGTTAGCGGCGAGAACCGCCTCCAAATATTGTTGCTCCCTTGTTTTCCCCGTTTCCAACAAAGGAGTAATGGCGAGAACATCGTCCATTCGGTTTCTGTCCGACAGCATCCACGAAGCAAATTTCAAAGCCGCCACAAGGTCGAAATGACTCGTACCGTCATATTGGTCATGCTTAATATTTTCCTTACCCTTCTTGTCCTCAAACAGCCGCATCTCTTCCAAAAGATAAGGGTCGAAAACTCTGAGGTCGCTTTTGTCCACAAGCGTCTTGAGATTGTTCTTCAACTCGGCATTGTTACGCCTGTCAGTTTTCATTCCCCACGGAATATATCCCCTCTTCTTTGCCCCTGAGACCGAACGATAAGTCCTACGCTTCAAGTAGGCTAACATCTTCTCGTTATTCCCCGAAAATTTGTCCACCAAAATCTGCTTGAAGAATTCATTCTTCCTAGAAAACTCATTATTCATGACCTCTTCGATAAGGTTCTCGAATCGTACGGAAAAAATCCTGCCAACTTCGTTGATTTCAAAAATCAGGAACCACTTGTCGTTCAGTTGCGTTATCAAAAACTTAAAAACAAAAGTAAAAAAATCATCGGGCAAAGTCTTGGAGTGCATCCATTGAAAGGCTTGGCGCACGACATATTTGTTAAGGTCTAACTCCGTGTCAGCATGTTCCTTGTAAACCGACAGCCCCACAACCGTTGAGAAGTTCTCACCCTTACCTTCCGACATATCAATACCAACAAGGAAGGATTGGTCTCCCACTTGGTCGTAAATCTTTATTGGCTCCCCTTCCCAACCCTTAGGACTCCATTCCCAAAGCGGAGGTTGCCAAGTCATTCTCGCAATAATATCCTGATTGAAGAATCGGGCCACACCCGCCTGAATCTCAAATGAGTTGTCGAACTCTTGGGCGAAACGCTCCCGCCCGTTCTTACCGCCTACGGAGAGGTCACGAATCGTCTGTTCCTTCCACTTCTCGTCCCTGCCGATGCCACGAGGGTCAACATCCCGCCAATTAATTTTCTCCAACAGCCACTTCGGGTCGTAATCGGGGTTCTTCTCCCCGTTAATCGTCTTCTGTGTCTTGCGCCACAAATCGTAAAATAAATCTTTACCTTGTGGTGTAGATGAAACAATCAAGCCGCCGTCCATCGACTGCATGATGGGATAGTTGGAGGTCCAGAACTCGGATTGAACTTCCTGTGTAGGCAACCACGCAAACTCGTCCAAATAGAGAAGCGTCAAAGATTCTGAACGCAATCCTGACTTGCTCGTGGCGGCGCAGAAAACGATACTGCCGTCTTCCAATTCCAACTCGAATTTGCTGTCGCTGACTGCGGACGAAAGACGAAACATTGCGGGAAGTTTTTCGTACATCCCCGAAAATCTACGGAAAATCTTACGAGCATTATCCTTCTTGTTTGCAAGGATGCCGACATTAGCGGAGTTCGTGAAGGTGATAAGCCACAAAATAAAAACAAGAACTAGAGTGGTCTTGGAGGACTGTCGGGGCGAAAGCAGAACGATGAAATGCTTGCGCCAATTGTCCTGAAGGTCTCTCAGGATTTTTTTCTGCTTGGGGTATATAACCTCTCCGAAGTTTAGCCAACCTTTGCCAGGTTCAGGGTTAAAAATCTTGACGTACTTGACAAACTCTAAAATGTCATCGGCACACTTTGCAAAAATCTCCAACTCTTCCTGGGTCAGAGTCGGCAGAGGTGCGCGAGTTACTGTTCTTCCTGCCATTGTTTATTTCCTAGCCCCTTTCACCAAAGTCAGAATCGATTCCTTCGAGCCTTTGATTTCGTTGGGATTTGTTTGCCCCTGCTCGTCCAATTCCAACAGAGCATTGATTTCATTTTCGATATCATTGCGAGTCCTGAGCATCGTATTGATTTTATCCAACAAGGACGCAATTCCCGCCAAAGTTTGTCTGCCTTCTACTTTGCCTTTGTTTTCCTTAAACAATGCACCGAACTCTGAAGTCGTGATGTCATACAACAATGCGGATTTCTCTAAAGTATCATTGATTTCGTCAAGTGTCTTTTTCTTTTCGGCTATCTTTTCGTCAAGAGTCTTCATTATCTCTCCTCATACATATTCTCTATATTGACTTCATGAAAATTTAAACTAGGGTTTTTCTTTTTAGCCAATAAAAACATCTTTTTAACAAGTTCATCCACTTCTTCAGTACCTTCTAATTCGTACGACTCTGCCAAATAAAAATCTAGGGACTTCCCAAATCTTTGAACAGCAAGCCCATGATAAAGATTCTTTGGATTGACATGCCAATCATATCCCAAATTACTAAACAATCCCCTATCTTGTAAAACGCCTAACAAAGTATCGTGAATCCATTCTGAATAAACAACCCCTTCTCCATCTTCCTGCCATTTTGCTTCCACATAAAGGTTTCCTTTGGGGTCGATAATTCCACGATTCCCCCTTGACTCATCTTTCCCACGAAGTTCCTGAGGGGTCGGATTTATATAGATATAATAAGTCCCGTTACCCTCTTTGAAGGCATCAAGAACTTTTTCTAATATTTTAAACTTCATTTAATCTAAAACTCCCAATGGATTTGATTTTGATGGAATCTTAAAAATGGGTTCTTCTTTTTTGCCAATTTGTATAAAGCGTCAATCTGCTTTTCAACATCTTCAAAAGATACTCCCTCTATATCAGTATCTTCCCAACCGCCATAAGACTCGCTTAAATAAAAATCAAAAGTATCTCCCTTTCTTTGAATACACACGCCTTCTTTTAAAGAATTGAAATTGACATGCCATTCATCGGTCATTTTTTCACAAATTCCCAACTTTTGAAGTTCTGTCAATAAGTGTTCGTGAATAATATCAGATTCGTCAGCAACAGATTTATTTATATTACTGACATAATCGGCCCCCAACCATTTTGCTTCCACATATAAGTCTCCGTGTTTATCGATTATGGCCCGATTCCATTTGGAGTCTTCTTTGGATTTTAATTCTTGGGATGTTGGATTTTTGTAAATGAAGTAGTGTCCCTGCTCATTGGCTGTCCAAGGAGTAAAAGTAAAACTGCTTAACACACTTTCTAAAACTTTAAACTTCATTTACCTAAGTGATAATCTTCCCAATCGTCCTTCGACCAAAAATCCTGCTCGGTCCATCTCCCAATCGGGCATTCTCCTATGTCATCAGGACAGACAGTAATATTTCCATCACCATCTTCATAAGACTGTTCTATTTCTTCCTGATTTTTTCCTTTTGAGGGTAAGCCATATGTACAAAAATAATCCCCTTTATAAAATTTTCGATATTTACATCCTTCAGCGGCATCTTCCTTAATTGCGAACTCGTCTATATCTCCACCTTCTCCCCATTCGCCAGGAAGGTCTACCATATGATTGCCATGATAAATATTTTTTTCCTCTGATATTTTAAATTTCATTTTACACCTTCATAGAAGCCCCCGACTCCTTGCTTTTTTCATCTTCATCATCATCCTTCTCAGAAGCATCATCTCCACTTTTATCCTCATCCTCTTTATCTTCCTTCGAATCTTTGTCAGCATCTTCACCCCCTTTTACTTCCGCTCCTTCCTTCTTTCCTTCCTTCTCTCCTCCCTTTTCCATTTTGGCTAGACGGGTATAATAATCAGATATGCCTTCACTTAAATGGTCTAAAGCAATACGTTTAGCAATATCTTTATTTGTAGTATGTTCCATCTCTACCGCAATACCCATTTCTAATTCTTTTGGGTCTACGTCAGATTCTGATATTTTTTTTTCATACGCCTTACCCGCATTAATAAAAACTTTTTCAAAATCAAGGTCTTTTAAATTAAAGGATTCTACTATTTGAAATTTCATTTTTCATTCTCCTGTATATTTATAAGGCTTATCCCATTCCCCAATATTCACATCCACATACCAACCGACATCAAAATAATCAGTCTGTATATCACTATTATCATGATTACCCATATTCATAGCCGCAATTACTTCCGTCAAAAAATCTTTCGCTTCATCAGTAAAATGGTCTTTAAAATGATAAACATTTACTTGAATATATCCCCTCTTTTTATCATTCTCTATTGCATTCTTTTCTATATCTTGATATCGGGTATTCCATGTAGAAGGAGAATAATTACTCATAAAATCAATTTTACCCTCACGAACGGTCAACACAAGGGTAAAATGATGGCGTATACGAAGTGTTCCCTTTACCCCATATTTGTTACAAATTTTTTTTACATTTTCTGCAATTTTCTTTTTTTCTTCTTGCCCAATATATGCTTCTATCAAAAAATCAAATTCATCTTCCGTTGCGTATTTTTTAACATCTTCTTTTGTTAATTTCATTTTCTCATCTCCTATAAATATTTGCCCGTCCAACCTTTATGATGGTTTCTTTGTCCCCGAAGAACTTTACATATATTTTCTTTCGTCAAATCGTATTTTTTACAAAAAGGAACATAACAAGATAATAAATATTCTTTTCCTTCGGGGGAAATTAAAAGAACAGGTTTTGCTGATGGATTTTTCTCGCCTTTCATTCTTATGCTCATTTCAGGACGATTTTTACCATAATATCTATGTTGTTTTCCTTTTTTAAATTCTGTATTTGGTGATAAATGTTTCCCTTGTTTTTTCTCACTCATTACTTTTTTACTTTTATCAGAAAAACTATAACCATTTATTCCTTCTCCACCATTTGTAAGATTATATCCATTGGGGTGCTTACTATTTTTTTCTTTTATCCATAAAACTTCTAAATAATTAATTTTATTAATATCTGAAATATTTTCAACAAGAACACTTCGTTCAAAATTTTCTACTCCGTATTTTTTAATTGCTCGTTTAATATAAATTCCCGACCCCCAATAGTTTGTCTGTTGGAATTCTTCTTTAGTATCACATTTAGAATATTGTCCTACATAGGGTTTATTATTGATTTTGTTTTTAATTTCGTATATAATCATCAGAAGTTTCCGAAAGGATTTTGGTCAGGTGTATAAGTATGCAATTCCTCACACTTATCTTCAACTCCACCCGCCACATTTCCTGCATTAGCCGTTCCATCAGGATTAAGTCCAGGATTCGGTTCCCCAGGAATTGGGTCTTGGGGCAACTGCTGTTCATCAGGCAACCACCCCGGCTCGACAATATCCTTAGCCACGGTTTCGTCTTCATTGCCAAGTTGAAATATCTTAGCCGTAATTTTCCAAGTCAGTTTTTTCCCCCAAAAGTTAGCATCCGTATCAACCTTATTCACAACCTCAAACATCAAGCCGATGTGTTCAATATAAAACAAGTCACCAATCTGCGGGGCATCAACCTTCGTAGTTTCCGTCCAATAAGTTTTTTCAATGATAAGATTAACTTCGTCAAGAACCTGAATACCGTACTTTTGGTTCTCAATGACTTCGTCCAAATACTGAAAAACTGCTTTAATGGAAACTGGGCGGCTCCACTTCTTGTCCCCCTTTTCCAAGAAAATAGGGTCCATGCCAATGGAGGAATCCTGCAATCTGTACCAATTAACATATAGGCCACCCACCTTGTTGAACTCTTGAAGATAACTTATGATGGTCTTCGTATCCTGCTTTTCATCCTTATGGAAATAGTCAAAGTCTAACGGCCTTTCCGTGTCGAAAGAATCAGGATGGTCTATGAATGACATGCTTCACTCCTTACATATGGTCATCACACCTACGATATTTTTGTTTTGTTTCATCTAAAAGTTCCTGACCATTATTAAGACAAATCATTTCCGTCATAAATAATTGTAAAAAATCCACCGCCGCGGCGATAATTTTTTGTCGCTTGCAATTATCAGTAGTAAAAAAAATTTTTTGTATAATTTTATTAAATCTATTGGTATTGTGTTCGTGAATGTTATAATATTTACTTGTTAATTCTTCACCAATTAATTGAGCCATTCGTATTTTACAATATTTTGCTCCGCTAAATAAATGGTCTTGGAAATTTTTATAATCATTAATATCATCAAAATCTAAACCCAATAAAAAATCTACAATAAGTTGAATATAGGAATCACTTTTCATAATAGCAACGGGTTTTAAAAAATCACCCATAAGATTTACATAATAAGATTGAATATTTTTCATTTTTTTTCTTACTTCTTCATCATCTTTTTCATTTTTTACGTAAGCCGATAAATCGTCTACTTTTACTCCTACATTCTTTACTGTTTTTTGTAATGACCCTATCGCTTTTTTAGATTTCCATCCAGGAATAGAGGAAAGAGCAGCAACAAGAACAGAAGAACCACCTGTAATCAAAGCAACCAATGCAGTTTCGGGCAACATCGAAATCCTCCTTTTTAATAAAACACCCTCAATAGTATTTATGGATTTTATCGCATCTTATGATATAATTAAGGTAGAAGGATAAAATGGCAAAATCACAAACGCTCACCCGCAATATTCAAATAAAACGCACACCCCGCTTATACAAATACAACGCTAGAATGATACAGAAAGTCAAGCCCAACACGAAAAAGGAATACAGGCGCAAGCACGACAAACAAAACCTGTCCCGAAATTGGGACAAATAGGGGCCAAATAGGGGTTAAAATCTTGGCAACGAAAATGCTTTCCTATTCATAGGAGGTAAAGATGAAAAAACTTCTTTTAACAATTATTTTAAGTGTGTTTGCTCTGAGCGGGTGTTCGATGGTATATTCAACTCCGCAATATGGCGAACCTTATGAGGCAGACTTCGCCTATTTGGACAGGTACGAACTAGTGAATTGGAATGCCGCAGAATATGGGGCCATTCAATATTCCTATTACGATTACGACAGAGTGTTCATCGTCATTTACGGAAATCGTATCTACATCATACCCTACGAATATTTTTACCGTTACATCGAACCGTATTTCAGGGGTCGCATCATTTGGCGTTCGTACGATTACCTAGCAAATTATTGGGGTTATCATTACTACAATAATCTGTGGAACTATTGGTACTATCGCCATCATCGTCCGCATTGGAGACCGCATCGGGATTGGTACTTCCACCACAAACGCACCAACAGGAACGATAGAATCGTCATCCGCAAAAATGAGATTGATGGGCATCGTCCCGTTCGTCCCCCTGTTTACACCCCCAAACCCAATTCGACAAGCGGAGAAAGAAGGGTCTATACCCCAAGACACAATTCGACAAGCGGAGAGAGAAGGGTTTATACCCCAAATTCTTCCGCTAGAAGCCGTTCATCGTCAGGCACACAAAATAACAGAGCGGTTAGAAAGAAAAAGTAAAATTCACTACAGAGTATGGTATAATGGAAGCGGAGGCAATCTCCGCTTCTTTTTTAAAGAGCGGGGCTTGACAGGTGTGAAAAAGTGTGCTAAAATGGGGTTGTGAACAAAAAGAATAATAAGATGTCCCTGCGCCCGTCCTACAAAATCAAGAGAATCAGCGAGACCAAGTTCGAGGTCTACAACTACGAAAACGACAGCACCTACACCGTAGAGCGCAAACCCAAGACCTTTAAGTCAGGCAAAACCTACCTGATTTGGCAATGCACCTGTCCTTCCTATCAAAAGTGGTCATGGAAGACCCATTCCTGCAAGCATCTCGATATGCTGAGAGATACGGGGGATATTAAATAAGGAGAACATAATGATTAGAAAGGTCAAGAGAATCGAGATTACGAAGTGTTGGGACTGCCCTTTCGCCAACAAGAAGAGTTGCGCCGCCAACTACGAAATTATCCTGAAGAACAAGGAAACCATGCACGAAGATTGCCCCCTGAAGAGAATGAGTTTTATTATTCAGGAGAAGGAAAATAAAAAGGAGAAAAAGAATGAAAATCGCTAGTTTCGATGTTGATGCACAGAAAGGATTTACGCCTCTCAGTCCTGACGAACTGCCCGTGCAGGGCGGGGATGAAATTGTCGAAGAACTAAACGCTCAGGCAAAACTTGCCGATTATCGTGTGGGGTCGAAAGACTGCCACCCGCCGAAAGCGTTGTGGACTGCCGATGCGGAGCATCCTCAGTTCAGCCCTGTGGAAAATGGGGGGCCGAATGTTGACATTCATTGGAACGCTCATTGCGTTGTCGGCACGAAGGGAAACGAACTGCTTGACGGACTCCCGAAGGTCAGCGAGTATGATTACTTCGTGTTCAAGGGCATTGAGCCTGACCTTCATCCTTACGGGGCTTGTTATCACGACATGGAGGAGAAACTTTCCACAGGCGTGATTGAGTGGCTGAAAAGCAGAGAGGTTAAGATTGTAATCGTGGGTGGTCTCGCTTACGATTACTGCGTCAAGACCACGGCAATTCAGTTGCGAAAGGCGGGATTTATCGTTATCATCAATGGTAATGCCACTCGTGCCATTTCCCCCGAATCGGAAAAAGAGGCTCTTGCCGAAACGCACCGACTCGGCGTCGGAACGATTTACGGCGGGTCGGAAAATGTTAAGAATTGGCTGAAGTCGATGGGACATTTTTTTGAAGCGATGGAAGAGTGGAGGGGATAATGTATCATATCATCGAAAGCCTACTTGATACGGACACCTATAAATTTTCGATGCAACAAGCCGTTCTGCATCAGTTCCCTACGGTGAATGTTCGCTACAAGTTCAAGTGCCGTAACAAAGGTGTTAAGTTCACTATGGAACAGTACAGAAAGATTGAACAGGAAATCAATCACCTTTGCACCCTGCGCTTCTCCGAAGACGAACTGCGTTATCTCGGAAGCATCTATTTTTTCAAGACTGACTTCATCGACTTTCTGCGGAATTTTCAGTTGCAAAGAAAATACATTGCCGCTCTGCTGATGGACAATGGTGAATTATGCATTGTTATTGAAGGCCCGTGGCTTCACACGATTCTGTTCGAGACCCCTGTTCTCGCAATCGTGAATGAGGTCTACTTCGACAACGGACACGGAATACAGGAAATGGTCGCGGGAACAAATAAATTTTTTAAGAAAGTGGAAATCGTCCGCAACAATTTCGGCAACAATGCCAACACTTTCCAATTTGCCGACTTCGGCACTCGGCGTAGATACAGCACAGGTTGGCATCGAACCATCGTCCAAACCTTTGTTGAAAAAATCCCGAACCAATTCATCGGCACTAGCAATGTCCTGTTTGCGAAAATGTTTAACACCAAGCCGATAGGAACGATGGCGCACGAGTGGATTCAGGCAGGACAGGCCTTGACGGATATCAGGAACAGTCAGAAGTTCATGCTCCAAAAGTGGGCTGACGAATACAGGGGAGACCTTGGAATTGCCCTGAGCGACACGCTAGGCCTTGATGTATTCCTGCGGGACTTTGACGGCTACTTTGCCAAACTCTTTGACGGCGTTCGACAGGACAGCGGAGACTCCTTTGAAGCGGGTGATAAAATCATCAAGCATTACGAGAAACTCCGCATCGACCCCCGCACAAAAACCATCGTCTTCAGCGACAGTCTCGACATTCCCACGGCAATTTCCCTTTATAACCACTTCAGTTACCGCATCAAGGTGTCCTTCGGCATCGGCACGAACCTGACGAATGACTTGGTACGGGAGCCGCTTAACATCGTTATTAAAATGACACATTGCAACGGTCAGCCTGTCGCCAAAATTTCTGACAACGAAGGCAAGGGGATGTGCGAGAACGAAACCTACTTGAAGTTCTTGAAGAGTGTTATTAACAAGCCTCTTGACAGGTAAATTTATTTGTGATATAATACAGGATAAGGAGTATAAGAATGATTGATATGACTTTAAAGGGTGTTTGGTGGTGGGGTTATCTCCACTCCAACGGCACGATTCAGGTCAAGCGGTGGTGGGGAGACCACGCCGATTATACAAGGGACTGCGAAGGAAATCCCTTCGTTCGTGCAGTAATCAAGCCGTTTCCCGCTGAAAGTTGGGACGCCGCCTACAAAATCATTTCGATGCAATTGAGAGGTTAAAAATGACTGATAGGGAATGGAATAAAATCAGGCTTCTCAGCATAATCAATCCTGATATTGACCCCGATAAACTGAGCAAGTATTTCTGCTCGAATTGCAAAAAGTATTTTGATTGTGATATCATCAGGGGTTACGCAACAGAAACAATGGTAAAAGGAAGAAAAGAGAACACAATCAAGTTTAAGCAGAAAGGGAGAGAATATCACATCTACAAATGTTTTAAGGAGAAGGAAGATGAGAACAAAAAAAATTAAAACGGAGGAAACGATGGACGAGACCCCGAAGCGCAAGCGTGGCAGACCCCGCAAGGTGGTAGAAACCAAGAAAGAGGCCGTAGTAGTGGTTACGCCGAAAAAGCGTGGCAGACCCCGCAAGGAAGAGGCCATGGCAGTTGCACCGAAGAAACGTGGCAGACCCCGCAAGGTGAAAGAAACCAAGGAAGAAACCAAGGAAGAAACCCTTCACAAGGTTGCCAAACTCGGCAAGCGCAAACGCAATCAGGCAATCGAGCAGATGGCAATCGAAAAGATTAACAAGAAGGTTCGTCGCAAGAACGGAAGTCTCGGCAACGGCGAGTCCCACGGAGAAGTTGTTTCGGTTACAACCTTCGGATTCCGTGACGAAGACATTATTGCAGGGCCGAACAAAATGCCCGAAGGTCGCCGCATCTTTTTGGAGAATGAGGCCAAGCGTCTTGCGGAGCCGAAGCCGAAAGTAAAAATTCCCAACCTTCCCAAAACCGAACTGAACCGCTACATCAGGCGGCTGAAGGAACGGGGCATCAAGCCGATGAACATCAAAGTCATCGAGAACACTCCGCAGTACTTCCGCATCGAGTTTAACGACGGCGCGAATGGGCCACTCACGACTTGCGGTCATGTCAAGGGGTGGGACCTATGAAATTTTCCTTCGTTGATTTTGTCTTGAATAAATTTGAAGCAGAGGCCGAAGGTGCTGACAAAGGCAAAGTAAATTTGTTGACAGCAATGAATATGGGGTGGCTTGTACCCACTTCTTCTTATGGAATTGCTCACCTTTTTGAAATCGACCCCTCTTCCATCTTTGGTTTTGCCCTGTTGCTTTTTATGGCTTTGCTTTTATTTCACCCTATTAAATTTTGGCATGTCTGCCGTTTTTTGAATGAAGTCGAAGAGGAAGAGAACCCCAAATCACGTAAGCATGAAACACAAAACCATAAAGAGGGCTAAATGGTGGTGTAGTGGGTGTGACGGGGCCATCGTTCCCGTAGGTAAGAAATGCCCCCGATGCGGCAGGAAAAATAGGCAAATAGGAAATGTTGGAAAAACCAAGAAAAGGCTTGACAAGTTCGAAAAAATTTGGTATGATTAAAGTGAGGAGAACGAATGAACATAATGATTTCCAACATCTGTGATGCCTTCAAGAGCAAGGCCGTGGGTTCCAAGGTCAGGCGGCAGTATCATAAGGCCTTCATGAAGGAATTGGAGAAGGCCATCCGTAATCACGATTGGGACTCTGACCTTGTGAAGGGTCAGACGGTTCTCGACCTTCCGCACAATGTCGCTTCGATGGTTTCCCCCGGAACTTGGTTTCGTCCTAGTGGCATGGCCCGTGTCGAAGATTATGTCCTGCGGGTGTATCGCAACAGGGCGGGTGTAAGCCTGAAGCGTAAGGCCAAGATGAAGTCCGACAATGTTTCCGTTGTTGTGTACACGAAGGACGGATATCGCAACGACCCCGACTTTGACGAACACGATATTGAGGGTGTGCGCTTCAACAAGTTCTTCGGCAAGAGAGACGGTTATGTCCTTGTTGCAGTTCTTGGGAATCCTTCGTGGAGTAAGTCAACCGTTTCGTATTCCCGCTTCGTCAAGAATCTTGCGGGTGCGAACAATTCGTACAAGGTCATGACCAAGGACGAACTCGTTGACCTTGCGAAGAAAGTGGTCGAGCATAACGACAATTTCATGGGAGTGGCTGACTAAAAACACTAAATAATAGTGTAGGGACAAGGTTCGCAACCCTTTTGAAAAGCCACGCCTTTTCAAATTACCTACACTAAAATTTGACTTGCGTGGGGGTTAAAATGTCAAAGAAAAAGTATTTTACGGAAGAAGAAAAAAAGAAAGCCAAACAAGAATATGATAAAATATATTGTAAAAAATATAAAGAAATAAGAAACAAAAAAGCAAAAGAATATTATCAAAAACATAGAGAAAGATATTTAGAAGAAAAAAGAAAGTATCGTAAAACACATTCAAAAGAAATAAAAGATTATCGTAATAAAAGAATGAAAACTGATATTAAATTCAAACTTATTTGTTATTTACGAAGCAGATTAAGTGTTGCTGTTAGAAATAATCAAAAATCAGGTTCCGCAGTCAAAGATTTAGGTTGTTCTATCCCTGAACTTAAAATTTACTTAGAATCTAAATTCCAAGTAGGAATGACTTGGGAAAATTGGGGAATCAATGGCTGGCATATAGACCATATTATTCCTTTGGATTCCTTCAATCTACAAAACAAGGACGAATTTCTAAAAGCCTCTCATTATACCAATCTCCAACCAATGTGGGCTGAAGAGAATTGGGAAAAAGGTAATAAAATAATACTTGACAAATGAAAATAAAAGGAGTATAATATAAATATGGTTAAATTAATCAAGTCCCTAGAGAACGAGCCTAGCACCAACAAGAAAATTGAACTGCTGAAAAACTTCAAGGATAAAAAACTCTTGAAGGAAGTCCTGTTCTATACTCTCAACCCCGAATTCAACTACTACATCAAGAAACTGCCGAAAATGGTAACGGGTGTTGGAGCGTTCGATGCGGGTTGGAATTTATTTAAGGCGCATCTTAATAAACTGAACGCTAGAAAAGTTACAGGCAATGAAGCAATTGAGCAGACGGTGAAATGGTTTGAAGCGTTTAATCCCGAAGCCCAAGACCTCTGCAAGCGCATCCTGTTTCGTGACTTGCGTTGCAATGTCTCCGACAAGATTGCGAACAAGGTTTTTCCGAAACTGATTCCTGAGTTCAAGGTGCAGTTGGCGAACAAGTACGACCCCAATAAAAAGTACAAGAACGAAAAGTGGGCGGCGAATAGAAAACTTGATGGATTAAGGGCCGTCTTCAAAAATGAAAAACTATGGACAAGAAACGGCAAAGAAATTTTTGGGTTTAACCACATTATTAAGGAATTAAAAACTCTTGGTAAATTTGATTTGGTGGATGGGGAACTTTATAGCCACGATTTAGGATTCCAAACTATTCAAGGATATGTTCTTTCTCACAAAAATATCAATGAAAATGAAAAAAAGAAAATATTCTATAATATTTTTGTCCTTCTTGATAAAAATACAACTACTCAAAAAATGATTGAAAAAATCAATTCACTTGACAAGAAGAATTCCTTCAATTATCTTAAATTCGTACAGTATGAAATCATTGATAATGATTTTGAAAAAATCAAAGAACTTGATAAGAAATATGTAGAAGAAAAATTTGAAGGTGTAATGTTGCGCTCTATGGATACTGTTTATGATTTTAAGAGAAGCGATGCCTTATTGAAATACAAATCATTCAAAGAAGAATCGCTAAAAATTATTAATATTGTTGAAGGAGTAGGAAAATATAAAGGAAAACTCGGAGCCTTTGTTTGTGAAGGTAAAGTTGAAAAACACAATATCAAAACTGAAGTTGGAAGCGGATTCTCTGACGAACAACGAGAAGAGTTTTGGAACGATAGGAAATCGTTAATTGGTAAATTAATTTCTGTGAAATATCAAAATTTATCAGACGATAACTCTTCTTTAAGATTTCCAATCTTTCTTGGTTTTCAATTAGACCGCCAATGAAAATAAGGACAGATGAAAAATAAATTAGCACCCTGCCCCAAATGCGGAGGCGAGGTTAGTATCGAAATCGAAGATGCCGACTATCCCTGCTACGAATATGTCGTGTGTAAAAAATGCGGGTTCCAAAAAATGTATCATTTTGGTAACGGCATGTTTCGGTGGAACAAGGAATTTGAGGATAAATAAATGCTTATCGTTAAAGTGTTCGTGAATGAGGAACAGATTGACGAATTGTACATCCACAATGTTACAGGAGACATCCGCAAGACAATTCACGAATACGAAATCTGCAAGCCCGACTTGAGAAAGGAAACAACCATCAAGCACCGCCGTTCTGATGGGTGGATGCCGTTGGTTCGCAAAGTGTTGGGGTATCTTATCAAGAGGGAGAAGTGAAACCCTTAACCTTTGACGAAAGATTGAAATTGATACGCAAGGTAAACTTGTGGATAAAACTTCATACGGGAATAAAATGGGGACTTCGGAGGCGAGGAAGAGTGGGTTGTCTCTCTTGTCATCATGCACCGCCATGTCTCTATGACCCCACTTGGGGTCAAAAAATGGGATTTGTTTTTAATGGCATTTGCTTCGGATTCCTGTGGCCCAAAGACAATGAATAAACAAATAAAAACTGCCAAGAGAAGGCGCAAGTATTACACGATGAAAAAGAAAAAGGAAGACCGCACCAAACTTTATGACCGCATTCGTTTTCTAAAAACTTTTAACAAGGTTGATGAAAAGGGAAATGTCCTGATTCCTAGCAGATATTATCTCCCTTTTGTCAAAGCAATCAACTGTTATTCCTGCAAATATTTTATTAAAAACACAATGCCAAAAGATTGTGAGCATTACGACCCTATCTATCTTCGTTTAGAGGATGTAGAAAAAGACAATTCTAAAAAAATCAACCCTATTTGGGAACTCAGATGGTTTTGTAAAGGTCACGAGTTCAGGAAACGCTTGGTTCGTAGAAAATACAGACCCTTTGAAACGCCCTTGACAAGTCCCAAAAGGTGTGATATAATCAAACCATGAACGAAAAACTATTTGCTGAACAGGGAAAAGTGCTTGAGTACCGTGTGGGTTCGCACCTGTACGGAACCAATACTCCGACCTCTGACGAAGATTACAGCGGCGTGTTTGTCGCTCCTGAAGAGTACTACCTTGGGCTTAACAGCGTGGAAGAGGTTGACCTCTCCGTTGTTTCCAAGCGTGAGGACGGCAAGAACAATCCCGATGCTGTTGACCGCAAACTCTACGAGTTCCGCAAGTTCGTGAGGCTCTCTCTAGAGAATAATCCGAATGTCGTGGAGCAGTTGTTCGTAAACGAGCCGAACCTGTTGTTCGCTAACGATTTCGGGCGGGAACTGCTCTCACACCGTCATATGTTCCTGCACCGTGGATTGAAGCACAAGTTTCTCGGCTACGGATTCTCGCAGAAGCACAAGATGATAATTAGGACGGACAAGTTCTACGAACTCAAGAACGCTTTGGATTGGATGAAGGAATTTAACAAGCCCGAACTCTACATGGTGGAGTTAAAGGACAAGCAACTGCCGTTCATGATGTTCAAGCAGAAGCATGTTACGATAGGAGACCTTGACTTCGAACTCACCCGTCAAATGCGGTGGGTGCAGAAGAAGGTTGAAGAGAGGCTCTCCAAAGTCGGCAACCGCAAGGAACTTTACCTGAGCAAGGGTTACGATACCAAGTTCGCTTCGCACTTCCTTCGCTTGCTGATGGAAGGAATGGAACTGCTTGAGACGGGAGACCTTCAGTTCCCGCTTCGGGACAGGGAACTCGTTCTTGAAGTTAAGGAAGGCAAGTGGAATCTGAACGAAGTTCTTAAACTTGGAGACGAAGTCGAGAAATGGGTTGAAAAACTCAGCGAGAAAAGTCCGCTTCCGTCTCGGCCCCGATTTGATGAGGTCAATCGTCTTGTCGTGGGAATGCTCAAAAGGCATTTTCATTACGAAGTGTGATATAATAGAAGGAGAGGAAAAATGCACGAAACAAAAAAGAAAGCCCCAAAGGGTAAATATCGGGTAATCGGCGTGGATATGTTTAGTCACGAAGATTATTTGGTAGGAGATTATGCAACCCGACTGAAAGCCATTCATGTCGTTGACGAGAAAAAAAAGAAAGCACAAAGTCAAGGGAGTCTGCCCGACAGGTATTACGCGTACAACGACAAAGGCGAGTGGATTGGATAATGGATAAATTCAAGAAAGTCAAAACGGCAAAAAGAACAAGAGTTAAATTTGCCCGTCTGCAAGTTACGAATACTTATGTCGGATATCAATGCCCCCATTGCGGGGTGTTATATTGCAACGGTGGCCCAAAGTTAAATGTCACCCGATTTCGTTGTGAAAGGTGTGATAATGAAATTATTGTAGACGGTCAGGATGAGTTATCTTACGATGATTTAATGGACGGGAACTTTCACAAAGTAATCCCACAACAGGCACAAATGTGGAAAGTTGTTAAAGGAGAATAAAAAATGATTAACAGCGAAATTTATTATCCAAATGATGCACTACATCGGGTGGAACAAATGCCTGATGGAATAAACCGACATGATGTTTTAATGGGGCGGCTGTTAATCAAAAATGCGAGGAAAAAAATGAGGCAAATTGAAATTAAAAAATCTGATAGTCTTGGATACGATGAATGGTGGGTTGAATCTTGGGCTTGCCCAAACCCTAAGTGTGATTACGGCAGTATTCTTCCCGATGATAAGTACTGTGGTGGATGCGGAAAAAAAATAAAATGGATTGAAGATAAAGAGGAGAAGAAAAATGAAAACCGTTAAGAAGGGTAAAGAAATTCGGCGTGTGCGTGAGAAGATGGCTAGCAAGATGGTGTTCGCTGAAGGATGGGCTTACTGTCCCAAGTCGGAGTATAAGGACAAGGTTGTCCCCGTTAGTGTTGAACCTGAAGAGGAAAAGGAGAAGAAATAAAATGCAAGAATCTAAATCCGACCCTTGGTTTCCTGTAGAGGGACACTCAGGAGTTAAACCTGTAATGGACGAGGAAACTGCCCTCTCCAAAATGACCCCTGCTCAAAAGGAGCAGTTGGAAAAACTGAAAAAGGCTTACGAAGATAAGATTGCCAATCTTCGTAGAAACGCCAACCTAAAATTGATGGCGCAGGAAAAAGCCGCCGCCAAGCGCAAAAAGGCCGAAAAGGTTGCCAAGAAACAGAGGAAGATTAACAGGAGAAAGAAATGATAGATTTTGGATACAGTAATTATTTAACCAAACGGAAACAGGGTGAGTGTTGGCAACTTTCAACACCTTATTTTTATTTTTTCCGTTTCCCAAAAAGTTGTTTCTTTCTTGGACTGTCTTTCTTTTTCTTTGAGGCATATATAAAAATTAATAAAAAGGAGAAAGGGGAATGATGACTCTAAATGATATTGAAACTAAGCAGTCCGAACTGCTGAAGAAAGTAGAAGCCCTCTTTGCAAACAAAAACAGGACGCAGAGGGAAATGGACGAACTGCACGATGAAATTCGTAAGTTCGAGAAGGAGAAGGCTTCAATTGTTTACAAAACCCTGATGGATGAAACCATCGATTCCAATATTAAATAAGGAGAAAGATGTCCGACAAGAAAGACAAACTGAAGGAAATTGAAGAGGCTCGGCGCAAGGCTTGGAAAGCGTTTCAAAAACTCAACTTCGACAAACTGACAAACGCACAGAGAGTGGAACAAATTCAGGAACTCTACGGCGTAATGTCGCTCTCTGAACCTGTTGACGAAACTGAAGTCCCGTTTGACTTTTGGACGGAATACGAGAACACGGAAGAAATCAAGGATATCAAGAAATTTAAGGACTATGTCGCCAACACCCTTAAAAATCTTCCTACCAATCCTACGAAGGAATCGTGGCTTGACAGGGAACGGGGAATCATCTCCAACATGAAGAGGGAATGGAAAGCCAAGGTCGAGCCGTTCAAGGACGAGCGCAAGTTGAAAAAGTTGATGGAAGAGAAGATTAACGAACTGCTCCAAGGCGGCAAGAACAATTTCTCTGTCAACTACAACAAGACGATAAAAAAGATGGTTGAAAATATTGAGGAGACCCTTTATCAACCCACTCGCAAGGAGATTGAGAAGATTGAAACGGAGATTAAAAAGAGGACAGCATGAAAAAAATTAATAAGCAATGGGGTATTATTGGTTTTTATTTGAGTTTTATTTTGATAGGAACGGCTATGCAATATAGTTGGACTATGAATGGTTGGAATCTTCTGCTTGTCTTGTTTCCCGCCTTTCTCGGAACATTCATCATAACAACAGGAAAATAATAATGGAAATTGCAACCCTGTATAACCTAGACGATATTTTTTATAGGGTCAAAAATAATCAAACGGCTTTTTGGGTAGTACACAATATTCTAATTTCAGGCGCAGGGCAAAAAATTATTTACGAAGTCATAAATCCTGAGAAACAAACAACCGACACCATAGAAGAAAAAAAATTACAAGAAATGGTGAATAGAGGGGAATTATACAGGAGCATTGAGGGGGTTCGAGAGGCACTAAACAAGTCTGTAGAAAAAACGATTGAAGGTTTGGAAAACGCTAAGAAAAAGTTTTTAAAGGCAAAACTAAAGCGAACCCTTCATGGCAAACCACGCAAGGTAAATGAATCCGCAGATTCTATACAGAAAAAAATATCTCCCCCTGAAGAGGACGCTATTGACCCTGACCCCAATCCTATCCTTTTGAATAGAAAATGGACAAAAAAACTAATAAATGAATTTTACAAACGAGAAAAAGAGGAAGAGGATTTTCCTAATTTCTGATAAATAAAGATGATGGAAGAAGAAGTTAATTACGGTTGGATTTATTTGTTTACGGTCAGTAACAGGGGATATGTTGGTCAGGCTGTGAACTTAAAACAAAGGTTTAGAGTACATTTTAGACTTAAAAAACCCAATCCCTATTTTCACAACTCTTTACGAAAACACTTTTCTAACCCCGAAAGTTCCTTCAAAATTTTAGAGTGTTGGAAAAGAAACGGCAGGACTTTAGAAGAATTTAAAAATTTATTGGATACTAGGGAAATTTTTTGGATTAATGATTTAAACACCTTCGACCTTAAACAGAAGAATGGCTGGAATTTAACAAAGGGCGGGGGTGGAAGTTTAGGATACATACCAACAGAAGAAACTAGAAATTTAATGGGCGAAAAACGGATAAAATATTTACAAGAACATCCTGAAAAAATGAAAGGGGAGTATCACCCGTGGTGGAAAAGGAGACATCTTGAAAAAACCAAAAAATTACAATCAGAAAAACGAATAAAATATTTACAAGAACACCCAAAAGCAAAAGAAAAATTGGAAGGGGAAAATAACCCAAATGCCAAATTAACAAAACAAAATGTAATTGAAATTAGAAAATTAATAAATGAAAACAAACTAACTAGGAAAGAAATTTTTACTCATTTTAATATTTCTAAAAAACAGTTTTACAGAATAAAAAATTATGAAAGTTGGGAAAATTTAAAGTGAAATTTAAGAAAATAAGAATTTTAATAGTAGCCGATTTTGATGATACACTAGCGACTACTGATGCTAAAATCAAAATTCCAAACAAAGGCCTAGCCCTATCAACGCAGGAATTTGCCGATTATCAAATCAAACCCGATGATAAACTCGACCTGTCTGATTTTGAGAAAGGGGGATTGATTAATCCGAAACCTACTAATTTTTTAAAAACTGCCTTCCGCAAAATTGTGGGAGGCGAGTCGGATATTATGATTTTAACCGCAAGGCCCAACACAAACGGAATCCGTGACTTCCTATCAAAATGGGTAGACCCCGAACGCTTGATTATTGTAGGTGGGAAAGAGGGAGCCACGGGAGAGGAATTGGCAGCACTAAAAAGAAATGCAATCCTTTCCCGATTAGATGATTACGATGATGTTCGTTTTTACGATGACTCCGAAAGAAATATCGAAGCCGTTAAATCTTTAAACCATCCGAAAATTAAAACCCAACTCGTTAAAATCAAACGATAATTAAGCCTTTGGCGGTGTTCCTTTTGCAGGAGCCGTAGGAGCGGGTTGTGCTGACTTCTGTGCAGGAGCCGCAGGAGCCGCAGGAGCCGCCTGAGCGGGTTGTTCCTTGGGTGCTTGTTGCCCTTTCATAGCGTCCTGAATAGTTTTCGTTATAGTTGGAACTATTTTTTCATTCACCATTTTTTCCAAAATGGAATATGCGGCTTGAGCCATTTGTTCAGGGCTTTGAGCCGCTTCTGCCTGTTGTGGTGCGGCCTGTTGGGGCGCGGCCTGTTGTTGTGGTGCGGCAAGCGGGTCAGGGCGTTGAACTAGTTCTCTTAATATTTTTGCTTTTAACATATTTCGACTCCTACCACTATTTATTATTTTCCTCTCATTCTGTGTTATAATTATAAGGGGCTTGACAAGTCCAAAAAATTATGTTATCATGGTCTTGAGGTAATAAGATGTCAAAAAGACTTTTGAGTGAAGAGACGGCTCTGAGGAAGATTGAACTCTCCCTGAAGTTGCAGGGTAAGACATTCAAGCCCGATTTTATCGGTTGCCAACATTGCAAGTTCTGTTGGGGGAATCGGAATGACCAACCCCGATGGGTTCGTAAGTATAGATATCCTTGGGACCAAAAACCCGGAGACCCGCCCGAAAATCCCAAGCCTGAGAAATACGGTTGGAACTGCGCTTTATATAAAAATACTCCCTACCATGCTTACTTGCGTTTCAAGGTGGTTCGTTATAATGCCGAAGGGGTACAAATTCCTAGAAAGCCTTGGTACGATGAAAAAGCGGGTCATTGGACTTATAGCCCCACCAACGGCGAGTACGATAAAATGGTTCTCGTGTCCTCAGGGTCTAATTGGAGATACAGCATTTGTAAGCGGTTTGAGGCTTGCCCCCCTAGATAAAATGAGCGAAGAGAAAAAGGAAATCCCGCACTACAAAGCCGATAGAGAGACCATCGAACTCTACAAGGAAATGAAAAAGATAGGGGTGCAGAAATTCCGTGAAATGTGGGGTCAGGGGATGCTTGACCAATTTAAGGAACTGATGGCTGAAGAGCGAAGACTCTTCCCCATCAAAAATAAAATCCTGCTTCAGGGTAAGTTAAAGTACGATTACCCGATGTGTGAAAAGTGCGTTCATTGGGGCGGGGCAAGTGCAGGGTCAACCCGTTGCCCCTACGATGATTTGGAGAAAAATATATTGTTTGAAAAAAACGAAATATCGCAGAACCAATTCCCTATTGAACTCTGCGAAAAATTTGCTTGGAAAAAAGATGAGTAGGGGCTTGACAAGTCCGTTTTGGCGTGATATAATTAAGGTATGAAAGGTAAGGAGGAAACAATGATAACTGACGAACGCAAGAAAGAGATTGATATGATGTTTGAGAAGTACGTTGGGCCTTTGCTGAATAGCACCAAGTTCGTTGAAGACCTTGCTTATCTTTGGGTCAGATGGCAGGACGAAGGGAAGTACGAAGGTTGGGCGGGTTATGAAGAGGTACTCAAACGCCATGTTCCCAAAGACTGTACGTTCGTCCGCTCTACGAAAAGGCCAATGGGTCTTGTGTATCGTGTGCCGAAAATTTCTCGCCCTATTCATATTTTCGGAAAGGCCCGTGGCAATGACTTGCAACTTATAGTTAAGGTATTGAACGCCTAGGGCTTGACAAGTCCTTTTTGGCGTGATATAATTAAGGTATGAATAAGGAGAACAAATGAGCGACAAAGCAATGACGGTTCAGGACAAGATGACTTATGCGAAGGTCAGGTTGCTGATTCGCCACAAACTGTTCGGACTGCTTCTGCTTGACTTCCCCCTGAGGGAAGCCGTTGCAAATAGCGGTATCGACACGATGGCAACTGACAATGTCAACATCTTTTATCATTCCCCTTGGGTTAAGAAACTGACCAAGAATCAGACCATGACCGTTGTTCTGCACGAAATTCTCCATATCATGCTCAAGCACTTCATGCGCTTCGACCTGAAGAATATCAAAACGCAGGAAGAGAGAATGATGGTCAACTACGCTCTCGACTATGCCGTCAACTCCATCATCATCAACGAAATGATGCCCCATGACAACCTGTTGGAACTGCCGACCCCTCACCTGTACGATGAAAAGTTCAAGGGCATGAATGCCGAGAAAATTCTCGAAATCCTGAAGAAAGAGAAGAAAGAAAATCCTGAACAGCACAAAGAGCGTTTCGGTGGTGCGGGTTCAGGTGAGGGTCAGGAACAGTTCGACAATCACGATATTTCTTCGGAAGGGACTCAGGAAAATGTAAAGGCCAAGAAAGCGTCTACGGGCAAGTCGCTGAAAGACCAAATGGGCGACATCGACAAGAAAATCTTTAAGGCCTCTTCGGGCCTGTCCGCAAAAGAGAAGGGTGAAGTTCCTGCCGACATGCAGAGGCTCATTGACGAATACCTTGAGGAACTTGAGGGTCATGTCGATTGGCGGCGTTTCATTCGCCGCAAGTTGCAGGAAATTGGCAAGGGTCAGTACACGACCTCTCGTTGCAATCGTGCCTACATGCCGTACGGGTTCTATTTTCCGGGTCAGACGGGTGCAAAGGCTAAGGTCGCTCTCGCCCTTGATACCTCAGGCTCCATCAGCAACGAAGACATCACGGAGTTCTTGGTTGAACTGCGTTCGATGCTCCGCATGATGCCCGGGCTTGAAATCGTTCTGTACGGTTGCGACTCCGACATTCACGGCATGGCCCGTATCAAGGGGCTGAAGAATTTCCGCAAGAGCGTGGGAAATGTCCTGACGGGCGGCGGCGGCACTTCGTTCATCCCCGTCTTCAAGGACTTGGCTGAGAACAAGGACAGGGACATCAAAGCCCTGTTCTACTTCACGGACGGCTACGGCGACCAAAATCAGATTCAGGATGCCGTTCCGAATTTCAAGTGGGAAACCTTTTGGGTTTTGCAGAAGGAGAACCGCAGAATGGATTTCCCGTTCGGCAAGAAGGTCATCATTTGGGACGAGAAAGGGAAGCAGGAAGAGGAGTAAGCATGAACATCGAAAATTTGACCGAAAAAGACAAAGGGCGTGAAGTTATCTACACTCACCCCAAAGTCAAGAAAGGTAAAATTGAATTTGAAAAGAAAGAAGTCGGGCGGCTCATGGGTTGGAACGATACGACCCTCTTCATCCGCTTCGGGATTGAAAACCTTGACGATATTTCTTTGAAGGCCTTTTTTCATCGTCATGGCGCTCAAGAACATTTCACGGGTTGCCCTGTTGACCCTGTTCGTGTGGAATTTAAAAACGAGGAGGAATAAATATGGGACTTGATATGTATTTGAAGGCTAACCGTTTTATGTGGAGTTCGTCTGATGAGGACGAAAAACTTAATGCCAAACTTACAAAGGTCTTGGGTCTTAAAGATGTCCGAGTCAGCGATATCAATTGTGATGCCGCATATTGGCGAAAGGCCAACGCCATCCACAAGTGGTTCGTTGATAACTGTCAGGACGGCAAAGACGAGTGTCAAGAGACCGAAATCACTAGGGAACAGTTGGTCGAACTCCGAGACCTTTGTGTAAAGGTTCGGGATAATCACGACCTTGCGCCGAAACTGCTTCCCACGCAAGGGGGATTTTTCTTCGGGGATACATCGTATGGTGACGATTATTTTGAAGATGTCGAAAGCACCATCAAGCAAATTGATGAGGCTCTTGAAAAATTCCCCGAAAAGAATTGGTACTTCCGTTATCATTCAAGTTGGTAAAAGCATAGAAAAGCACAAAGAGAAGAAATGAACGAGAATCTGACTTTACGAGAAAAGAAAATGTTAAGAATCATCGAAGGGGTCATCAACGGCTTCTACGATGCGAAAATGGGCAGAGAGTTCCGCAAAACCATTCATGCGATTGACGAGGCTCTTGCGGAAGTCGGAATTGAGAGGACGGATAAAGACAAGAAGGTGGAGGCCGATAATGAAAATAGCATTAGTTAGAGTTCACACCGAGGAGCGGTACGATAATGGCGGGTTTGATGAAGTCTCATTGAGCAATTACATCACGGATTTTACTGAAGTCACTCAGGAAGAGTATCAGGCTCTCAGAGAGTTCACCTTCGAATGGAATCACAAAGCCAAACGGGGAGACGGGCAACGCCTTATCTTAGTCGAGGACGAATCAGAAAAACTCCCAAAGACGATTGCCGAAGCGATGGAGTTCGCCGTCAAGAAAAAGGCAGAATGGGCAGCAGAACAAAAACGGTTGGAGAAAGAACGCCTAAAGCGTCAGCGCAAGGCCGAAGAAAAGAAAATGAAAAAGAAGGATAGCGAAGTTGCCGCTCTCGCCGCCAAGGTGGAATTCTACAAGGCCAAGATTAAGGAACTGAAAGGAGAGAAGTAATGAAAATTTTAGCCTGTCCGTTCTGCGGATGCGAAGAGGGAGAAATTGTTATCATCGATTGCGCTGACCGTGAAGGAACTCCGCAAGTTGTCAAGTGTGTTGAATGCGGAGCGCAGGGGCCGTTTGGGTACACAATGGAAAAGGCAATTGCATATTGGGAAGAGAGATTTAAGGAGAAATAAATGATAATCTTTTCGGGGATACTTGCAATAGTGGCATGGTTCGGTTTCATTATTACCGATACTTCCAAAGAGTTTAATCTCCTTTATGGAATGCTGTTGGCTATATGGTTCGCTCTGATGGCGATTCATCAAAAGATTGAAAATAAAAAGGAGGAATAAAATGATGAAACTACAATCAATTGACGAAGTGCTTAAAGGGATTATGAACAGTAAGCCCGTAAAAAAAACGAAGGAAGAGCAGGAGGAGATTGAAGATATTCTTCGGCAGTTGCGGGAGATGGGCGGGTTCATGGAGATTGAGATTCCGTACGCTAAAAAGAAAACAAAGGAGAAATAAAAATGACAGGCATCGCTATTTTTTTTATGGTTGTTAATCTTCTAGTGGGTATATATTGTGGTCTGTTGCTATTGAATCATTCACGGATTCGCAAGCACCTGAAGGTTATGATGAAAAACGGAATAGAATATTTTCCAAAGCACATTGCAACCTTCATCCATGAACATCCAAACTATCATTGGTTTTTATGGGAACTTGTTGAACTTAAAGGTATGCTAGAAGACTTTGTCAACACCCATCTCAAGGAGAACTAAATGAATTGTGCAAGATGCGGTCAATCAGATGAAACCCAAATGGTTATGTGGCAAGAAATAAGGTCAGAAAAATGGCAAAGAATTATGGATAAACTTTGCAACTACTGTATTTGGGAATTAAGACATAATAAAAATTATAAAAATATACGCATTGTTAAAAAAGAAACAAAAGAGATTTTAATTCGTGAAATTGATAAACTATGGACGGGTCTTTGTAAAACGCATAAGAAAACGGAAAGAGAAAAATTTATTTCAAGAGTACTTCGTATTGTCGAGCGACCATATACCCTAACTGTTTCTTTTCTTGTTGAATTGCGAAACGATTTAAAAAAGGAGATTACTAAATGCTAGCATCAATTCAAAGAATTCTTGAAGTCAAACCTGTCGAGAACGCTGACTCGCTCGACAAGGTTTATGTTTTGGGTTGGCAAGTGGTGGTGAAGAGGGGAGAATTTAAGCCAAATGACCTGTGCGTATATATCGGTATCGATACTATCGTACCCGCCAGACCTGAGTTCGCATTTCTTGCGAAGGAAAAATTTCGAATTCGTACCAAAAAATTTAGAGGGGCATTATCACAAGGATTGTGTTTACCTTTAACTGTGTTGAAAAATTATGGACAATTTTTAAATGAAAATGGGGATTTATTTTTTATCCCCAATCAAGATATTGAAAAATTAGTAGTACAACACATAGAAAAACCATAAATAGAGGAATAAATGAAAATAAAAATTAAAGAAGGATTATCTTTAGATATTATACTTAACACCAAACACTACGAGAAGCCTGTTCCTAACGAAGGATTTAATCAGGGAGACACGAAGGGCAATTGGCCCCCGTACTTCCCGCACACGGACGAAGAGCGGATTCAGAATGTTCCTGAGATTCTTGACGAACTGAGGGGCAAGTCCTACATCATCACCGAAAAGTGTGACGGAACTTCCTGCACGATTTTCTACAACCGTGGTGAGTTCGGGGTCTGCTCCCGCAATTTCGAGAAGAAGGATTCCGAAGGGTCGGCATATTGGCAAGTCGTTCGCAAGTACGACTTGGAGAACAAACTTAAAAAATTCGGCCCGAATATTGCGATTCAGGGGGAATTGTGCGGTCCAGGGATTCAGAAGAACAAGTTGGGATTGAAGGAACTCGACCTGTTCGTGTTCGACATTTACGATATTGACGATGGAAAGTACATGGCATGGCCCAAGCAGAACAGTTACATTCTTTCCCTAGGGCTTACCAAAGTTCCCATTGTTGAGTTCGGAGAGGGGTTCCATTACACCTTGGAAGAACTCTTGGAGAAAGCGAAAGGTCAGTACGCAGGAACGAACAACCACCGAGAGGGGATTGTTGTTCGGGCAATGTACGGAGACTTTTCCGAAAAGATGCGGAGCCGTATTAGTTTCAAGGTTCTTAACAATGAATTTCTGCTGAAGGAAGGGGAGTAAACGATAAATAATATCGGAGCAAGACAATGATGATAATCAGGCATATGCTTTACAAAGAGGTCGAGGATTACGATGCTTACGACTTCTACCTGATGAAATCCCGTTGTACTTGCGAGAAAACTTTTAAGACCATCGGCATCGAAAAGGGAGCGAACAGTCAGGAGATTCGCAAGCAGTTCAAGCAGACAATTCCAACAAACAACATCCACCCGAAACAAGTGGTATCGTTGTACTCAGGAGGCTGAAATGGGAACCTATCAAGAGCGCGGCGAAGAACGGAAACCGATGTGGATTGTGTACACGACAGAGGGCATCGAAGAGTTCAGCAAGTCGATTCTCAAGGCCGCTGAAATGGAAGGCATCAGTCCAATACTGACTAGGGAACTAGTTGCAGTCAAGCACTATCCTAGCACCTTCTATCTTATCAACCTGAGCATCGACCAAGTTTTGAAGAGCCTAGGGGAGACCATGCCCCATCTGCTTCCCCCTATCAGGGAAAGCAAACCTAGAGAGAAGAAGATAGCAAAGAAATAAAAGAAGGAGAGTTAAGAATGATACGAACAATAATAGGTGCAATGTTTAAAGTCTTCCCGTTCGTTTTGGTATTATCTTTATACCTTGACACATTTAATCTTCCATGTTGGTTAGAACTAATAATCTTTCTTGGTATGATTCTTTTCAATGCTGTAATTATGAGCATTGGTGAATATATAGAATCAAATTAGGAGAGTGAAAAATGAAAGATAAAAAACCTGTATTCTGTGTAAAATGTAAGTATTCAAGGGGCATACGGTTCGGAGGCGCGGGCATAGAAGAATGTCACCATCCCGAAAATTGTGATACGTATAACAACTATGCTAGGCCGTATAAGCAATATCTAAATGACCCTAGAGACTTGAATAAGAATAACGATTGTAAATGGTACACCCCTAGGCTGAAAATACTTACCACGATTGTTAAATTTTTTAAAACAAGGAGTCAAGAATGAGCAAAGAAATGGTAAAGAGGATTTTCAGAATTTTCCTGATGGTGGTATTCGTCTTTTTCTTTTTCGGTTGTGACGAAATCGAAAGGATGGAAAAGGAACAGGAACAGGAAAAGATTCAGATGGAGAAGAACGCCTCATGGCTTTCCGTCCAAATCCTTTTAAAAAAAGACGGCATAAAATTTTATCTTGTCAAGGATACTAGAGAAAATGTAGACTATCTTCTCGTTTATTCTCCCGATAACGACACCATGTCCCTCACCAAAATGGAGAAGAACGAAAAGGAAGAATACGGGTACTAAGGTTATCCCAAGAACCCAACCATGAGCAGTATCAACCCTAGAATGAACTGCAAGAACTTAACTTCTATATCTTCAAGCGTGAAAAGTCTGTCCCTTATCAGCAGGGTGAATATCGAGGACTTGCACAGCACCGCCCCCGTCAAAACCAAAATACCCTTAACTAACAATATTGAAATGTCCATATTACTATTTATCCCTAGGAGCAAGGTATGAGTTGCATTTGGGTCAATTTTGACAGCCAAAAATACTTGGAATATTTCCCCCGTACGAGTTCGTGGGTGAACTCCTACCGCCCTTATCTCCTGCAAGCGTTGGAGTTGACAGGGGGCGGGAATGTCCTTGAAATGGGAGTCGGGAATAATTCCTCACCCTTTCTAAGGCGATACTGCAAGGAGCATGGTCGTGCGCTTTATTCCTACGATAATGACAGAGAGTGGGCGCATAAGTTCGATGCCTGTTGTGTTGGAGAACAGGCCGAAGATTGGGAACGTAGCGATTACGCCATGCGTAACTACACCGTGGCATTCATCGACCACTCGCCACCCTTCCACCGTCCGATTGCAGTCCGAAACCTCTTGAACAAGGCTAGCATCTTTGTCATTCACGACACTCAGCCCTCACACAATTTTGTCTACAATCTCGACACCATCTTTTCGCTGTTTAAATATGTTGACCATTACTGCGAAGAAGAATCTTGGGCAACTATATGCTCCAACTTCTATGATGTAACGAGGCCTCCACATGAAAGACGATAAGTACAAATTGTGGAAGGTGCTACATCCTCAAGAATTCCATTGTCATTACTGCCGCAAGTCTACAACATTGCCGGGTTGTCCTTTATTAGTAAAGGGGGTGGTTACTCGTTATAAAGACATTGATTATAAGAATTGCAGGGAGTTTTTAAAACCCGAAAATTATAGAGTGCCTGATGTCATGCCCCGTTTGGGCGATGCGGGAATTTTTTACACTCCATATATTCCTGTGCAAATAATAAAGAAATGATACCCGAATCCTGTCCCCTTTCCAATAAAGAAAGATTCAAGGTGGTGATGAACCTGAAATGTAAACTGCAAGGGCAAAGTGCTGTGGAGTTCCAAACAGAGTGTAAGAACTGCTCTTTTAATTATTACAATTACCAAAAAAAAATAATAGAAAGATTAATAAGTGAGTTGGCTAAGAATGATAAAGCCCCTAAAAAGATTGTGAGCCTTAGTAAAGCGAGAAAGAAATGATACCCCAATCCTGCCCCCTAAACGACAAAAGCAAGTTGTACGTCACCCTGCACACGGAGTGTAAGTTTACAAAAGAGGGAGAGGAACCCTTCACCGAAATGTGCAAGGGCTGCCCCTTCAACCCCGAAGTCATAGAGGAAAAACGAATGTCAGGACTGACAGTTAAAGACTATAAAAGTATTTTTGATGATTATCTAGGCCTTCTTTTCACACAAGAAGAAAAGAAACTCATAAAAGCAATAGCGGATATGGACGAATGATACCGAAAAACTGTAGCCTCACGAACAAGGAGAAACTCTATGTCATTCTCCATGCCGAGTGCAACTTTTATTTTGACAGCGACATGAACACCGAAGCCTGTATAAAATGCCCCTTCAACGGGGCATTTTATTCAAAGATAGAAAGGCTAGCAAATCAGGGAGTAACCTTTGATGCCGAGACTCAATTCTACCTGAAGGGGAGAAAGAAGTGATACCCCAATCCTGCCCCCTGAGCGACAAAGATAAACTCAAAGTGGTGCTAAATTTAAAATGTTATTTTGCCCTTTCCACCGATAAGCCTCTTAATGAATACGAAACTTGGTCTTGCAGGGGTTGTTCCTTTACTCGTACTTTTCAAGAATGGATGTTGGATAGATATAACGAAGGTAAGGTTTTTGACCACCAAACCACCAACTACATCAAAGAGTATCTTATTTTTAAAGGGAGAAAGAAGTGATACCCAAATCCTGCCCCCTGAACGACAAGTATAAGTTAAGGGCCAAACTTCATCAGGAGTGTATATTCGCAGGAACTCGTCTGCTAGACGGAGTAAATCTCTGTCAAGACTGCTACTATTACAAAAAGATGCAAGAAAGGTGTTATGAAGTAAATCCCGACAACATAAGAAAGACCCTAGAGGAACTGCGGAAAGACCGGGGGCTTCCCAACATTCCTATATATCCGCACCACACAAACAATAAATAAGAGTAGGATGAAATTTAAACTTGTAGAAGGCGTGTCCAATTTTAATAACTCCCTGCGGCAGGATGTCGTAGAGTTCTTCGAAGAGAAGTGGAAGGAGTGCAAACGAAAAAGAAAAGCGGGAACATGGGTATTCGACAAAACATACAAAGACGACAAAACAGGAAAAAATGTAGAGGTTGTCGTTATTCTCCAAGCCAAAAGAGACCGATACACAAAGAACTCCCATGTTAAGTCGATGGTAAATGCCAATCAATACGGCAGTCTTGTCATGGCGTATATCTTTCTGAACCTGACGCAATTAGAAGACTTCAAGGCCAAATACGAAAGATACTATTCCATGCTGTCGTACCTTGAACACGAACTCACTCACATCAGCCAAAAAATAAACAAGTCGCTTCAGAACAGAAAAACCTCCTTTAAGTCATACATAAACACTCATGCCGATTGGCCCGTGGAAAAGGAAGCCGAATTGGTCTCGCTCTTCAGCCTGATAAAAAGATACACTCCCGTTTTTGCGTCACGATTTTTCTTCAGCCATGTTCCCTATTGGAACAACATAGGATTCGGGTATAAGACCTTCCTGAAAAAAGCCGCAGACTACGGCCTCACCAACGAGAAAGTCTCAAAATTCATGCGCTTCGTAAGGGAACGATATAAGAGTATACCCCCGCATAGAAAAGCCCCTATCCCCATGCTGGACCTCTACCCCGACAAAGATGAAGATAAGATTTAAATTTCCCGCCCTCATCTTCTACACCAACAAGGTCGAAAAGGGACAAGGCTATGTCGTGAGGGCAAAGACAATCGGCCCCATCGTTATAATAGGAAAACCCTACGAGCGCGACAAAGGCCTTCTAGCCCATGAAATCATCCACACCGAACAGTTTTGGCTCCACGGCCTTCTCATCCATATGCTCCTCTACAAATTCCACCGCTACTACCGCCTTAAATGCGAATGCGAAGCCTACTACGCACAATGGAGAGCGGGTGAACCCCAAGACCGCACCCAAACCAAAAAAGAAGACTTCACCGACAGAATCCACCTGTTCTATAATTTAAAATACTCCCGCGAGTATGTAGACAAAGTATTCTCCGATTATTTTGACAAGTGGGATATCATCAGCAGGGAAACCATCATATGAAATTCAAAAAAAGACAAACAGCCTTCCATATTACATATAAAAAAAATCTCCAATCTATTTTAAAAATAGGACTACTCCCAAAAATTCCCAAAGACTACGAACAAGAACAAAAAGGAATTTATCTTTTTCCAACCTTTAATGACGCAGAAAATGCATTAGGAAGTTGGCTAGAAGATAGAATTGATGAAAATGAAGACCTCATAGCCCTAGAAATAGACATAACAGACTTAAACCCTTATATTACCCAATCAGTAGAATGGGAACTTATTTGCTCAATCCCCATCAAACCCAATCGTATTCTGAAATATATAGATATTGATTAATAAGAAGAATGGGGCCATTCGGCAACAAACTCACAATAAGGATTTCCACTTTTCTTTGCCACAACCAAAGCCTTTTTAAACATTTCCTGTATTATTTCCTGACCCTCAATAATCACTTCCTCATCATACGACTCCGCAAGGGCAAATACTTTCGTACTTCCTTTTCTTTGAATGAATACAGCCTTCTTCAATAACTCAGGGTTGTGATACCATTCAGGAGCAGACACACCTTTAAACAATCCTTTTTCCTTTTGAAGAAGGTCTAACAAAATATTATGAATAAGGAAAGACCAAACCTGATTCTTCTCCGCATTTCCCTGCCTGTCCCAAGCCGCCTCCAAATACATATTACCGTCCGAATCCAAAATAGCCCTGTTATGCTTGCTATCCTCTTTCGAGTTTAAATCCGAGGCACTTGGATTCTTATAAATGTTGTGAAAGGTATCGACCCTAGTAGTCGTGAGAATAATTTCTTCAAGAAGTGTAAATTTCATAACTTGCTCCTGAAGTTATTTATTTAAATCGGGCCAGAGTAGCCCGAATATTAGCCCGAATCAAAATAAGCATGCTTTGGGTTTAAGATTGGGGCGCGACATTGGAAAAATATGAGACTCTATCTCTTTCTAAAAAAAGATTGTTTTTTGGATATATATGATGCCGAAGGTAGCACCCTCTTTTTACTAACCCCAATCGTTATATTCTAACGATATCCCACTATAGGGCGCTCCCTCCCCCTAGGGGGGCATACCCCCTCCCCCTCCCCTATCGTTATAACCCTAACGATTGCTTGTTAATTTCTAACGATATAATCCTACGCACTACTACCTGGTACTAATGGGTCATGATTGGGTTAGTACCCTCAGGACTCTCAGCACCCTCAGCACCCTCAGGACTATCATGACTTCAGTTCCAGTACCCTCAGGACTCTCAGCACCAACACCATCATCCTAACCATCCGACTAATCATCCGACTAACTATCCTAATCATCCTGACTATCCTAATCATCCTGACTATCCTAACCTTCCTAGAACTGAAAGCCTGAGCATCCTGAACATCCTAACTATCCTGAACGTCCTAACTATCCTAACCCATCCTAACCCATCCTAACCTCTTGACAAGTCCAAATCCTTATGCTATTATTAAAGTATGACGAAGGAACAGAAGGACATGCTTAAAAATCTGCCTGAAGAATGGAAAGGGATTGCACCTCTAGCCGAACAGACTTGGAACTTCGAAGATACCTTCGACAAGGCTACTAAGGCAATGGGTCTTAACGATGACAGCGGGGTGGAAGATTTATTGGCAGGGGTCGTTGGGGCTTTCGTTGGGAAGAACCCCGCCAAGGATATATACCTGAAGGGTCTGAAGCGTGAGAAGGCCATCGACAAGAAATACAAGGAGAAATAAATGAACGGCAAACTTCGGCACATTGAAAGGCGTAAGGCGGCTAAGGAGAAGGAGCAGGAGAAGTGGGGTGAGTTCCATACCAATCAGGAAAAGGTAAGACGGGCTATCGACTGCGTTTACATCCTGCAACAGCACGGAGTGAATGTTAAGGATTCGCTAGCGAAGCGGGGCATCGATGTAACCGATGCCATCAACTACACCGACAACATGCTTGAGGCCTTGGAAGAGATGGTCACTTCCTTGGAAGGGTAGAGAGGGGTTAGCATGTCTTTGATTGTATTGATTCTACTCCTGACGGTGAGCGAATTGGGTTATCATTACCTTCAAACCCGCAAGAGGAACAAGACCTTGGCAATCTCTCAGGTCATTCTAGACACAATGACCAAATCCCTCTATGCCCACATCCTGTTAAATTTGGGCAAGGATGACGGGGAGAAGATGGTGAAGAACGCCCTGCTTACCACTAGGAAGGAGTTGGAGAAGCAGTACGGCATCGTCCTGAAAGACCTGAAGATTACGCAGATAAAGGAGGAGAAATAATGACAACGACAAATTGCGAATGGGTTATAATTGATGGTAAATGTTATGTGCCATGTTTGAATAGTGTAACTCTCGATGTCGATTGCGGTGAAGATTTTGATTTAAAAAAAGATAAGGCTAGCGTGAAGAAGGCGATGCATGCGATGAAAATCGAACATGATAAAGAAGTAATGGAAGACGAAATAGAGGCCGAAATAAAAGAACGGCAGGATACACAGGTCAAGTTATTTGAACAACTTATTTCCCGTAAAAAGGCTTGACAAGTAAGATTTGGTGTGATACAATTAAAGTATGAAAGACAATAAGGAGGTAAGGTAATGGGTAATGCGGTAAACAATCAGAAGATTCGCAACCTGAGCATGCAGAAGTATCGGGGGGTGTTGGTGGAGTCGATGCAGATGCACCTGAGGGCGATGGAAGCGGGTGACTATTCCTACAACAATCCGCTGTTTGTATGGGGTCCTCCGGGCATCGGCAAGAGCATGATTCTGCTCTCCATCTGCCGTGAGACTTGGCTGAACGCCAAGGATGCCAAGGGCAAGATGCTGTTTGACGAGAAGTTCCTGAACGAACTCAGGCCGTGGGACGCTTCGCAATGGCCCCTGTATACGACCGAGCAGAGAGAGAAGGTTAACACCTTCAAGCAGGGTTGGGTGCTGATGGATGTGCGCCTGTCTCAGGTTGACCCTGTCGAAATCAAGGGTGCGCCGATGTACGACTACAAGAACCTGAAGGCCTCTTTCGTCCGCTTCTCTTCCATTCTGCCCGACCCCAATATCGAGAACCCGACCTTCCTGTTCCTTGACGAACTGCCCTTGGCTTCGGAAATGGTCCAGTCCGCAGGGTATCAGTTAATCAACGACCGCAGGATTGGCGACTACCATCTACCCCGTAAGTGTCAGGTGGTTTCGGCGGGGAACCGTCCCGAAGACGGTGGCGTTCACAACGAAATGTCCCCCGCCCTTGTCAACCGCTTCGACCATGTTGGTCTTGACATCGACTATGACGGGTTCGTCAAGTACGTCTCCAACGGTCACGGCTACGATGAGACGATGGTGGCCTTCCTGATGTACTCCAAGGAGCAGGACAAGGATGCTCTGTACAAGTTGGATATCTCCAATGTCGGCAACTTCCCGACCTTCCGCTCTTGGGAGAAGGCTCTCCGCAAGGTGAAGTACGGCTCCAAGGAATACGAAGCGTTGGCTGATTCCGTGGGTCAGGCCGTTGCCGCCAAGTTTGAGAATTTCAAGGAAATCACGAAGGACATTCCCGATGCCGAGACTCTCGTGACCAAGAAGATTTACTATGAGGAAGTGGCCCTTCAGTTGGTGGCCTCTCAGAAGGTTGGCAATCACCTTCTCAACAAGGAACTGAGTGCCAAGATGAGCGAAGACAAGTCCCACAACTACTTTCGTTACTTCGTGGACATGAAGAACCCCAAGGACAAGTCCGACTCCCGTGAGGAACTCACTATCCTGTTCCTTGTCAACGTCAAGGGCAATCTTGAGGTTCTCGACAAGATTGACAAGGGAATGCAGAAGGCTATCAAGGCCGGGAAACTCAAGGTTGAGAAGCATCCCGAAACGGGTGACGAAATGAAAGATGTGTACGGTCTCATTTTTGGAAAGTGGCGGTCGTTGAGCGATATTGAGGGTTAGACCCCTTACCTCCCTTTCATATAACCCCCTCTGCCCGTGAGAGGGGGTTTTGTTTTATACTCGCTCTATGGCTTTTACGATTTAAATATATCTTAACCCCAATTTTCCCGCCGCCCTTATATCGTTAATTTCTAACGATTGCTTGTTAAAAGTTAAACAATATCTTGTTAAGTTCTAACGATTTTCCCGCGGTTCGAATGGGTTCGGATTATCCCGACTTATCGGGAGTTTGCGAAGGGTTGTGAAAGTCGTGAAAATTGGGCGAGGGAAATATTGCGAAGATTACCGATAGTCGGGAAGAATTCGGAAGGTCGTAGGGTCGGTGCGTTAGGAATTTAACGATAAAAAATTTAGAAGGATAGCGTTCTGATATGTTTAAACGGCAATGACCCCTCAGGAACGAGCAGGAATATGCAGAAATATTGACCCCTCTGCATTTCTCTGTCTCTCTCTGTATTGGCATGACATTACGTGATATTATGTGATATCATTTTGATATTGTTTTGAAACTCCATCTTTCATCCCCCTGTACTGCCTGTTTTTAATCTCTTTTATACTTGACAGGTGCTACATCATATGATATAATATATTTGTGGATAGAATAGCATGAAACAAGAAATATTTCGCTTCTATTTTGAGCCTGAGAAATACTTTGGAACGGGGTATAAAACAGGCTTAAAGAACTTCTCTGATGCCCCCTATTCTCCCCTTCGTTGTCCTACTCAAAAACAGGTTGAAGAGGCTAAGAGGATAGGGCAGAAGTTCCGCTTGTGGCTTGTACTACATCCTGATTATTTTAAAGGTAGACTTGAAGGATTTGATAAGCCTTTGGGTGTGTGGAGTAGTATAAATCGGCAAGCACCTTTTCAATACAATAGTATGGTAATGGCAAAGATGTGCGATTTGTGTCTTTTTAATAAAATTGGTCAAGATGGGGTAGGAAATTTATTCAGGTGTCCTGATGTTCGGCCTAGGTTCTTCGGGTGTGGAGATGTGCGGTTTACGGATGCGAAGACAGATTCTCGTTTTACATATTTCCCCTGCTTGGAATGGGTGAAGCATGTCTGAACAGGAATTGCAACTGTTGGGGGGCGATGTCGAAAAGAGCAAAACGGTAATCTTTACGGGAGAGTTGCTTGAATATTATCATGCGTTTGGAAATGGCTGTTGCATCGAATGGGTGAAGTATGTCTAATACGACAAACGAAATAGGCGTAGAGAACATGGAAAACATGTGCAAGTACAACAGGGAAGACTTGAAAAAGTTCGAGAACAAGTTAAGATTGTGGTGTATCCTGCATGGGGTTACTGTAAAAGAGATTTTAGCAAGAATGCCTACGTTTTGGATGAAGAATCTTTGCCCCCGTTGCCCTTATAGTGCTTCCTACAACACTTGTACAAAAGGACAGGATGCGAAAGTGCTGTGGATGGTTCGATACAGCGGTGAAATGATAGAAACATCATTGAAAGAGGCAACTGTCGGGGGGATGGATTGTCTTTGCATGGAATGGGTGAAGCATGTCTAGGAAAGAACTGAAGAGGTTGGAGGGGAAACTGCGTTTGTATTTGCTTCTGCATAATTTCGATATAAAAGAGGTAGTAACGGGGAATGATTATATATATTCCCATATATTTTGTCGCCTGTGTCCTTTGTTTTCTGATAGGGAGTGTACAAAAAACAAAGTAGTGTGGGTGAATTGCGACAAGAAAATGAGAGAAATGACTTTGAGCGACGCGCAAAAAATCAAAAAACGCTATCGTTGTGTCGAATGGGTGAAACATGTCTGAAAACGAATTAAAGAAATGGGAAGGAAAATTAAATTTGTGGGTGAAACTTCATCCTGAAGTGGTGCAGAATTATTTATTGGGTCGAAGGGTAATTGTTTGCTCAGACATTTGCGAAATAATGTCATGCCCTTATTGTAAAAACGGTAAAAGAACTTGTCGTAACAACCCCAAAAAATTATTATTGGGGGTTCAATATGATTTATCTACCATCAAATGCGTATCATCTAAAGAATTATCGACCAATCCTGAAATTATAGGGTGCGTGGAGTGGATTAAGCATGTCTAGACGGGAAATAAACAAGATTAAAAAGAAAATCAGGCTGTGGTGCGTCCTGCATAATGTTTCTTTGGGGGATAGGGATACAGGAGCCAATGGGTTTGTCTATAAAGAAGCGTGTGGGGCTTGCATGAAAAAAAATGGGGGTAGATGTATGGCGTCGCAAAAAGTGAGAAACAATACACCCTTGTTGGTTCTTGATACAAAGAGAATGAGATTGTATCGAAATATGGGTGCGAATAAAATAAACAACTATTCACAGAACAATAAAAGTTGGTGGTGTGTGGAATGGGTGAATTATGTTTGACGGAACCTTCGAAAGCCTGACGAGTGAATATCGCCAAAGGCGATTAATAAAAGAGTGGCGTTGGAAACCCACCAAAGCAGAATTAGAACGATTGACCCAGAAATATAGACTGTGGGGGATTTTACATCATAATGAATCAAATTGCAAGCATTGTATATTCAATCATCATCGTTGTACAGGAGCCAACAAACATTATGAAGGGTTCGGTGCTTGCCATGCCTTTTTAAAAGAGGGGAATTATATTAAATGAACGAACAAGAATTGGAACGACTGCGGGGAAAGAAAAGGTTGTGGCATGTTTTGCACCCTAGAGAAGGGAATGTGTCATTTTGTAAATTTTGTCCCCATAGAAATACTCCCGAATGGTGTCTCCGCAACCCCCGTTTAGTATACATCTTTGATAAAGATGAAATAAAATTACATAAGGGATATCTCTCTGATGTCAAAGAAACATGTAATTGTGCAGAATGGGTGAGATATGTATAAAAAACAAACTCCTGAATATTGGCTTGGGAAATTAAGGCTATGGATGAAACTGCATCCCGAAGAATCAAGCCAAACTGATATAGTATCATCTTGTAAGGGGTGTCCTTGTTACTGCGACCCGCCTGAAGATTGTTTTGCATTAAAAGAAAGATTCTTTGTATCTAGAGATTTCAAAACAGGGGTGCTTTCAACCTGTACGGGATTTACAAAGTGCATTCACAATACCTTATTCTATTGCTTGGAGTGGATTAAGCATGTCTAAGAAAAGAAATAATGAGTATTGGCTAGGTAAGATTAGATTATGGTTTACTCTGCGAGGCGGGAAAGAGTTGTGGAACAAGACCCACACTCGTCTTGACCTTTGCGAGAAATGCCGATATTATCAACCAACGAATAAGGAGTGTGTTAAAAAGAAAAATTTTAGAGGAAGATTGATAGTGAATAGGGATTTGAGCGAAATTCGATATTGGAACGGGGGTGCGGATTACTATTTTTTCTGTGCCGAATGGATTAAAGATGTCTGAACAAGAATTGGAACGATTAGAGAGGAAAGTAAAATTGTGGATGGTTTTACATCTTCAAGAATTCCAAACTGACCCTATAAATTTCTGTTGCTCTCATTGTCCTTATCACAAAAATTGGGCTTGTTTTGAAAGGTCTATGGGGGCGAGACTTATGTATGATACAGAGAAAAATAAATTGATAATAGTAGAGGGGCCAGTAAATCCCTCTCATATGAGATTTCATTGTGCGGAATGGATGAGGCATGTCTGAACAGGAATTAAAAAAGTATCACTCAAAATTACGTTTGTACTTCCTGTTGCATAATTGTAATATGAAAGAGGGAATACGGATGGAAGATTTGGAATATACAACAACCTTTTGTTCCCGTTGTCCTTTGTATATATCTGGAAAGAGTCGGTGTGCAAAAGGAGTTGACGAAAAAAAAGTATTGTGGTTGCAAATGAATGACCTTGAAGAAATGAAAGAAATGACTTTGAAGACGGCATCACAATTTAAACAATCCTATCGTTGTGTCGAATGGGTGAAGCATGTCTAGGAAAGAACTGAAGAAATTGGAAGGGAAACTGCGTTTGTATTTGCTTCTGCATAATTTCGACATACACAATGTAGTAAGGGGGAATAATTACGCATATTCCAATATATTTTGTCGCCTGTGTCCTTTGCTTCCTGATAGGGAGTGTACAAATAACAAAGTAGTGTGGGTGAATTGCGATAAGAAAATGAGAGAAATGACTTTGGGGCGCGCGCAAAAAATCAAAAAACAGTATCGATGCGTGGAGTGGATTAAGCATGTCTAGACGGGAAATAAACAAGATTAAAAAGAAAATCAGGCTGTGGTGTGTCCTGCATAATGTCTCTTTGGGTGATAGAGGAAGTCCCGATGGATTTGTTTATAAAGAAGCGTGTGAGGCTTGCAAAAGAAAAAACGGGGGTAAATGTATAGGGTCGGAAAAGGTGAGAAACAACACACCCTTGTTGGTTCTTGATACAAAGAGAATGAGGTTGTATCGAAATATGGGTGCGGACAAAATAAACAACTATTCAAAAAACAATAAAAATTGGTGGTGTGCGGAATGGGTGAACCATGTCTAAACAGTCTATAGAATATTGGAAGGGGAAATTTGAACTGTACAAGAAATTACACCTTGAAGAATTTAAAAATTTTCACCTTGAAGAATTTAAAAATTTTAACAAAAAGTACACCCCCATGCGTTGCGACCTTTGCCCTTATAGATTGGGGCGGTGTCCTGACCCGTTTTTGCTTCTGTTCCCTGATGGAAGCATCATCGAAGATACGCTAGCGAACTTTATGAAAAGGCCGTCCTTTATAGAAGGGTGGTGTATTGAATGGATTAAGCATGTCTAAACAGGAAAAAGATAAAATCGTGGCAAAGGCTAGGTTGTGGTTAATTCTACACGGGGCATTACAACGATATGAACTTCATTCACGATGTGAACTATGCAAGCCCTTTAGGGATGCTATAAGAAATAACAATATATTTGCATGCACGGAAGACCAAAAAGTTTACGCAACGATGGATATGAAAGAATCTTCAAATCATGGCGTTTGCGTGGCATGGGCAAAATATGTCTAAAGAAGAAAAAACAAAAATACTGAATAAACTGCGCCTGTATTTTATTCTCCACCCTGGTTCAAAGGAAAGATGGATAAACAGCGATATCTTTTGTCAGATTTGTAAATTTAATGAGGCTCCCGTGGGATATACTCCTTCTTGTCCAAATAGCGTTCGTCTGTTAGTGAGGGGAGATTTAAAGGATGTTATCGAAATGGCAGCGATTGCTCATATTGAGAATGATGAGATTTTTTATTGTGCGGATTGGATTAAAAATGATTAAATCATTTCAAGAACTAAAAGAAATAAAACACCTTCCGACTTGGGCCTCAACCATGAACTATATTTACAAAAATGGAATTTTTAAATATCTAGACAATTATCACACTCTCCCTATTCTAGATAGTCGTAAGCATTCACCTATGGCTAGGGCATGGTTAAAAAAGCATCATCCTATCTATGCTAATCAAATAAGATTATGGGAAATTCTTCACAATAAAGATGTTGTTACAATGGAATAGCACGATTATATTGTTAGAATTTAACGATATATACTTGACAAGTCAGATTTTTCGTGATATAATATGTTAGGAGTGTGAAAAATGAACATACTGATGTTAGGACTTATCGTTGGAATGGGGGTCTATATCCTTTACCTTCGGGCCGTAATTGCAGGAAAGACCGATGCCCTGAAAGTCATCAAATTACTCTATGTCAAAATGTGCAATCGGGTATTTGTGGAATACGGCATCAGTAAAGCATTGGAACTTAGAAAGGGGGTTGAAGCCGAAGTCCTAAAAGAAATGGGATTGAATACTCTTCGGGAGAATTAAAAATGTCCAAGTGGGTTACAAAGTGGGAAGTTCAGTCGGAAAGCAATCCTCAGAAGTTCTACACCGTTTCGAGGGCTGAAGATGGGGAGTTCGGCTGTTCCTGTCCCCAATGGGTCTTTCGCAAAAAGACTTGCAAGCACATTCGGGCCATCGTCAAAGTATTGAATATAAGCGAGACTGAAAGTGCGATTGCCAATCGTATGCGCTTTGTTGCCAAAATGAACCTGATGACCCTAAGTTGCGATAACTGTGCGAAAAGAAATTCCTCCGCACAATGTCCGTATTTTACTAGTCATGGTTATTATGGCATTAGGCATGATATCCCCTCTCAAGATTTGTTTTATGTCAAAAGCGGCAAGGATACTTTCTATTTGCTTGGGCGGTGTTGCAAGTATTACGAAAAGGCAAAAGATGAATAAAAAGCAAACGGAGGTAGATGGGGGTTTGAATGTCTAAGCCTGAAATTGACGAAAAGTTCGAGCGTAAGGTCAAATTGTTTTGCATTTTACATAGCAATAATATTGAAAACATACAACAAGCCCAAATAAAAAGTTGTCCTGAATGCAGGGCGAGACACGCCGGGATTTGCAATATCCGATATTACAAAGGTCAGGTGATTTATAATCATGAAGACGGTTCCATTGCAAAGATTAAGCCCGAAGGAATATTTGAAAGAAAAACTACCCCCAACATGGGAATGTTCAAGCGATTCGTATCTATTGATGGGGAAATTTATCATCAAAGCCTTTTTTATGTTGCTGACGTTTGTTTTGGGTTTTTAAGAAATGAATCTAAATAAATTACAACAGAAAGCGGATTTGTGGCTAAAATTACATGGAGTATTAACTTTTGAAGATGCGCCACTAATGAATTGTGAAGATGTATGTCCATATTTTCACCAATGTCGGCCTATAAAGTTAAAAAATTCTAAGGAGATAATTGTATATAAGGACGGTTGTATCAAATGGCTTGACGATGAAGGGTTTGATAATGGAAAGGCTAGCGATGAATCTAAATAAATTACAACAAAAAGCGGATTTGTGGCTAGCCCTTCATGGGGTTGGTAGGTTCTCCCAATTAAAGGGTTTAAATTGTAAAGATTATTGCAATTATACGCACCAATGTCCTTATTATGCAGAACACGGTCTAGGGAAGTTACCTTTCGAATACAAAGATGGTTGTATCAAATGGCTTGACGATGAAGGGTTTAAGGACTTGACAGATAAATAACAGTATGGTATAATAGAATGATGGGAAAAATAGACAAAATTCATATTTCGGTAATGGGTGCTGATATTTGGAAACAGGTCAGCAGGGTCTACCCCTACGACCACATCCTTATCAGGTTTAAGACCCCTAGGGTCAATTACCCTCAGACTATTCTCTCTCCTTTTTGCCGTGGTCAGGTTGAACTGTTCGTTCATGACTTCACGCCGAATGAGGCAATGGGGAATAATCAGATTATCCTGTTCAATAAGAACCACGCCAAGAAAATCCTAGAACTTGTGGAGAGGGAGAAGCACAACATTTATCATTTAATTTGCGTTTGTGATGCCGGCATCAGCCGCAGTTCGGCTACTGCTGCCGCAATCGGGAAAATCCTGTACAATGACGACACTTTCATCTTTGAAAACCCCCGTTACATCCCCAATAGTCATGTGTACAGCACAATCCTTCGCACTAATTTTGAAAGGGAAATTCCTCTTTTACAGCCCCTTTAAGCCATGTTAAAAATCATAAGCGGGTATCTACCAAAAAACAAGGCATTGAGCCGCCTAGGGCGCAAGGCACGGCTAGAATTGGTTCTAAATGGGGTAGTATCGGAAAGAACAACGGATGAAATACGTTGGGCCATATCCTGTTGGAATTGCAAGTGGTATGTTCTTGACAAAAAAGCACTAGGGCAAAGTTTTTATACTTGCACCAAGTCGGGAAGCAAGACAAAAAGAAATAATCTTGAACTTTTAGTACGACTAGGAATAAAAAAAGATGAACCTAGTGGAATAAGAATGATTCCTTACTGCAATGGGTTTGAAGAGAAGAAAGAAGAGTAAATTTATTCTTTAATCTTTCCCCACAAATAATAGATAACCCCACAAAGAACAGGAACAAGAATCAACAGAGAAATTCCCCCTGCTAATACCAATCCGTAACCAAGTGAAATTGCTACGAAAAGCGCAAACAAAGCCGCCACAATTGTCAATAATGTTTTCATGTTATTTCTCCTATTTCTATTTATTAATGTTTAAGAAAATTATATGTTTTATTACTTTTTTCCCAATTTTCTTTCGACCATAATGGTTGAAGGTTTGTATAATGACAGGCCTTTAAAAAATCTTCTCTATTTGTTAGGTCAAAAGATGAAAGGGGTTTAATATGGTCAATGTGCCAACCCGTATAACTCCAATTGTCCCAGGTCATTCCTGGTTGAAATTTATTTTCCAAGTAAATTTTAAGTTCAGGAATAGAACAACCTAAATCTTTGATTGCGGAACCCGATTTTTGATTATTACATAAGGCATGATATATTCTAATCCGTAAATTATAAGCCAATTTAAAATTTATATCTTTTTTTAATTTTTTCTTTTGATATTTATTTTGGCGTATTAATATTTCTTTTTTATGAGTTTTCTTATATTTTTTTGCTTTTAATGATATCTCTTTTTTATGAGTTTTCCTATACTCTTTTGCATATAAATTTCTTTTTTCTTTATGATTTTCATTATATTCATTTTCTCTTTGTTTTTTAAATATTTGTCTTTCTTCTTCCGAATTAAATTTTCTTCTGACCCGTATTCCTTTTTTTCTACGCCATTTTGTATTTATATTTTTCCTAGCCTCTTTCTTTTCTTCTTCCGTAAAATATTTTCTCTTCATTTCAACCTCCACCAAAGTTTAATTTTAGTGTAGGTAATCCGAAAAGTGGTGGCTTTTCAGAGGGGTAATTACTCCTTGTCCCTACACTATTATTTAGTGTTTTTGTTATTTTTATCTTTACAGTACGGGACCAATTTTCCAAAAATGCACTTTAAGAAATTAGGAATCCCAAAAAGAAAGTCCTTAATGTTTAAATAAAACCAACAGGAACATTTTTGCTCAGGCTCTTCAGGACAAGTGTTCCCCGTTTCGACCCACTTATTTTCCACACAAGTGTGCGTGACAATTTCCAACCCATTCCAACAGGTCATTTTTTTAACTTCCCCAATCGAACACTCTGGCGGTGATGGGTAAACAGGGTCAGGCGTTCCGTAGTTCTCAGGATATTTGCCGTAACGATTCTTGTATGCGTCCGCTAACCCACGAATACTTTCCAACCAAGCATCAGGGGCAGTATTAGAGGGTAGACTTTCTAGAGAGGTCTTGCCGTCAACGCCGCCACACTTGGACAGGATATATTTTGCCGTGTTGTATGTTTGCTGATAATCCCCTCGTCTCCAAGTTCCATCGGGTTCACAATTCTTTGCGCTGTCCCCCTTGCTTTGTCCGTCATCACTTGCAAGGAACCAACGGGTTCTTGCATCGCCCCACATTTGTATGCATTTTTCTTCGTCATCGGAATCTTCAGGATAAATGCCGATATTATGGACGGTGCAGAGGATTAAATCTTGCGCCTGAGGAAGAGTCTCACGATATTTCTTTCCTGTCCTGCCGTCAATCATGTTCGACAAATAGCGACAAGCCTGAACAATCAAGTCCCTGTCTGTATCAACTTCCCATTTATCCCCAACAAATTCACCCACGGGTAATGCCCCCCAACAAATATTTCGTTCGGGACAGCCGCTCTGAATCAGGAAGTCTGCAAGTTTAGCGGCCCATGCTCCGCAATCTTGAGGGGAGTATCCTTTTATTTGTGAGAACTCGTTGCAAATTTCGTACTCCATTGTATTTCCGTAACGACTATAAACTTTTTGTGCTGTTCTTCGGGCGTACTCAAAGGACACAAAATAGTTGGCAAAGCCTTGCACGTTGTTCTGCCACGGGGCCATAAGGGGGTTGCGATTGGAGCCAGGAGCAGTATGATATTGGCAGTTGTCGAATAAGGAATAAACGATTTTGATGTTATTTTTTCCCGCCAAATATACCACCTTATCCAACTCCACAAAATAGGCCTCGTTAAACTTATCCAAGTTCCATTTCTGTTTTACGGAATCCCAAAGATAAGGGCTGAACATCTTGTCCGCACTCTTTACCCATTTTGTTTCATAAGGGAAGATGCGGCAACGGTTCGCACCATATTTTCTTGCAGGGTGGATAAAGGCCTTGAATTGGTCTTCGTCTAATTTCATATCCCCCATACAACCGCCATCCCACCCCTCTTTATCGGGCATCCATCCTGTTGCGAAAATTCCCAACCAACTTACATATAAATTTGCTTTGTCTGCCATGTTATTATTTTTCTTTACAATACGGCTCCAATTTTCCAAAAAGGCATTTGATAAAGTTAGGAACCCCAAAGAGAAAGTCTTTAATGTTCAAGTAGTGGAAGCAAGAACATTTTTGGTCGGGGGGTTCAGGTTGTTCAGGACAGGTGTTACCCGTCTCAACCCATTTATTTTCCACACATGTATGCGTTATAATCTCAGACCCATCCCAACAAATAGATTTCTTCACTTCTCCTGTCTGACATTCAGCAATATATGGGAACTTACCGTAATTCTCAGGCCATACCCCATATTTTTCAAAATAAGCCTTACTAATTGCTTCCATTGTCGGAACCCAAACATCAGGATTCATGTTGGAGGGTAAACGCTCAATAACCCATTTGTTTATTTTGTTGGCATCATTTTTCAGAATGAGTTTTGCCACATTATACCATTGCTCCGGAGAAGGCCTACGATATTTCCCATTTGGTTTGATATCATTATCACTTGCACCGTTCGCAACCCCATCATCACTTAAAAATCCCTTGCCTGTATGACTACCACCCCACCAATTCAATGCCCATTCTCCGTGATAGGAAGCCGGAAATATTTCTCCATCTTTGACTTCATTATATACCCCCACATTATGCATTGAGCGGTATGATTGTATTTTTCCTGGGCGAAATTTCACGGTGGATAAAATAATGGTTTGTAAACTGTTATTTCTGTCCTCTTCCCATACTCCATTTTCATATGTCGCTGCTGATGAAGCACCCCAACATATTTCTTCTTCTATAACGCCTTTGGAAAGTAAACGGTCAAAAATTTCTACATTCCATTCTGCTGCTGCTTTAATGGGAAGATTGCGTTTTACCCCCTCATTAATAATTTCGTAAAAAACCTTTCGTCCCAACACAGAAAATACCTTATCTGTCCATTTCAAAGCATAAGGCAGAGAATCATAGTAATCATCAAACCCTTGAACATTGTTTCCCCAAGGTGATACTTCTGTTGACCCATGATGGAATTGAGCATTATCAAATAGGCTGTACCAAATCTTGAGATTGTACTTTGCGGCGACCGCGACCATCTGTGATAAAATCTCAAAATATTTGTCGTTATACTTGTTAAGATTCCACTTGCCATTTTCAAGAATGTAAGGAGACCATAATTTCTCAATTGGAACGCCTCCCCCTTCTTGAGACCAAGGGGAATAAGGTAAAATACGAATACCATTTGCCCCCGCATTTGCCGATTTCTGACACCAATTTTCCCACTTGTCAAAGTCAAATTCGGTGTAATCATTTTTAAGACAGCCCTGTACTGTGGGGCTGAATACTACCAACCAACTGTTTAAAAGATATTGTTTGTCTGCCATGTTATTTTCTCCTATCTTTCTTATTTTCTTATTTTCTTATTTTCTTATTTTCTTATTTTTTTATGGTTCAACAGGTGGTTCAACAGGTGGTTCAACAGGCGGTTCAGGAAGTGTCAACCCCAACAACGAGATAACACTATCCATCGTTTCAGGGTCATCCTTCAACTTGTCAAGAATCAACACCATCCCCTCTTGAAAGTTGCCTGTCGCCAAACTTCGTTGTTTGTTCCATTCCCTACCCAACTGTTTGAGATGCTTTATCAGTTTAGGTTCAACCTCTTCCCAAGTATCCCCACCCCAAATTTCCATGCAAATCCCTTCTTCTGCTTTGCCGTAAAATCTCCTGTTCCTATTGCCATGTTTTATTCCTCCTATTCATAAACCACAATACATTTTGCGCCGCCGGCCGTAACAATCGTCAACCCTGTTCCGAACGGAATATTCAACGGGAATGCTCCCAATACCTTTGAAGCGTCTATCGCCCCAATCAGAGGAACTGCCGCAGAAGTGTTGTCGTAAATCGTGATGGTTCCCGCATTCTCTACGTTGTTAATGGATTGCAAAACCCCTGCTCCATATTTACAAATCGTTGTCGTATCCGTGGAGATGTATTTGTAGATTGCCTCTGTCGTAATATTTCCTAATCTGACGATGGTTGCAAATCTAACTTCGAATGAGTTGTCAGTTGTATTTCCGTTGGAGTTGATATTTTCCATCGTGATAGGGAGATTGAGAGTATTGGTGAGACTTGTTGTTGCTGATGAGAGTGTGTGGAGCAGGACGTTGTTGACGAAAAACTTCACATTGAACTCTGAAATATCTATCGTAAGCCGAACAAGTGTAGTACTCATTACAACACTTGCTCCCAAATTGCCGTTGAAACTACCCGAAGCAACTGTCGTGTCTGCGCCGCCTTTTCTTGCCCCTACTTCGAATGCTGTTCCGTTCATTTGAAAATAAAATCCCTCGTTTGCATTGTACGGGCCGATTCTGCGAATATTATCCGCTTCGGGGTCTGTCATCAATCTTGCAATTGCACGGAACTGATTAACACTTCCAGGAACTTTACGAGAGGTGCGAACAGTTACATATTTGGCTGTGGAATCGGCAGTCACTCCTGTTGCCAAGACGATTTCTCCTGCTAAGGTAACACTTCCCGACCCTGTTACCGTTTCCGTCCAAAAGTTCGTATCCTTGGTCGTGCCTGAAAAAGCAGTCCCGATTAGTCGCACGGGGCTGACTGTTTTCAAACCACCAATTGCATCCACTTCAACCCTGTTCCCAGTTTCTTCGTCTACAATCCCGCCGCTCGTTTTCAGGCGTTCGTAGGAGTTGAGGGCGCGAGGCAAAGGGTCGGCAATCGGACACAGGACTGCGTTGAGACGAAAATAAGTCGTATCCGTTGTGCCTGTCAATACCACCCTGATGCGCCAATAGTTAGTGATGGCTTGGACGGTTCCTCCGTCAGCACCCTTGGAGTAATAATAGGCGAAAGAATCGGAGATGTCCCAATTGGTATCATCGTCCGACTGCTCGATGTAGACGGTTGCGTTTTGGTCGGTCTTCAGGTTCCATTGCAATGCCGCAACCCCCAAAGTGGATGTTCCTGTTCCCGTGAAGGTGTAACTGTTTCCTGAAGTAAGATTGGTAGTGGAACTGTTGTTCGCACCAACCTCTGCTTGTTGTTTTATGTGGCTAAAGTAACTCATGCTTTATCTCCTATATTATTATCCATTGATTCGGCGCCGAACATTGCACCGTCAAGTTTTCCCATTGATTTACACTTTGGGTTGCATTGCCGTCAATTGTATCTGCGCCATCCCCATCAACTGTCACGATTCCCGTATTGATATTCTTGATGTTGAAGATTTGCCCTGTTGTTGCGGTGGGGAGTGTTACTGTGAAGTCAGTTGCCTTGTTGCAGACAACGGTGTAGTCGGTATTGAGAATGGTGTAAGTGTCTGTTACGGTTGTGACTTTTCTTATTTGCCCGTTTTGCAGGGTCGTGGTGGTGACAGGGGTTACTGTTAGTGCGCCTGCCGAAGATACTGCAAGGTCAGCATAATAAGTAGCACTCCCATCTGCATCATTGTAAGTAAGTCTAAGGCAATCGCCTGTTGCGGAGTTGATTTCAAGTTGCTTGTCAGGTGCGGTTGTGCCGATGCCTACGTTCCCACTTGCCCTGATTATCATTCCTGTTGTTAGTCCTGTAGTTCCAACCATAAATTCCAATGCACCGGCATTGTCTGCTCCATCTCTTCGTGCATAAATTCTGCTTATATAGTTGAATTCACCAATAACTGCACTATCATCAATACTAAAAATGAAACCTCCTCCAAAGCCATCCGTCATATTTCCACTTGTTGTTGTTCTGCAATGGAACCCTGATGCGATACCATTTGTTGTTCCAAAAGCACCACCTGTTACCGAAGTAGTTCTCAAGAATCTTCCAACGGGGAAAGCATCACTTACCACATCCAACTTGCCCAATGGATTCGTAGTCCCGATACCGACATTCCCCGCAAAGTATCCGTTTCCTGCGTAATCGGTATAGAACTTCGATGTAGATGCAACCTGTGCATCTATTAGATTCCCACTCGTCTTTACAGTAGGATTGATAAGGAAGTCGGTTAGGGCTGAAGAGTCTGTGTTTACTAACTCTGCCCCAATGCCGAAGTATTTGCCTGAAGTGTAAACGCCTGTGACAGAAGTATTGCCGAGTTGAACCGTATTGCTTCCACTTCCTATTGCGTTGTAACCGATTACTGTTTCGTTCTGGGCATTGTCAACTGACGCTTTGGTATCTGTGCCAAGATATGTAGAGTAATCGCTTGTGGTGTTGTCAGTTATACCATCTGCAATAAACATTCCCGCCTGATAACCCTGTGCTGAATTGTAACGGCCCGTGGTATTTAGGAAGAGCGCCCGAATACCCTGTGCTGAATTGTAACTGCCCGTGGTATTTGAGGAGAGCGCGCGATAACTCTGTGCTGAATTGTAACTGCCCGTGGTATTTGAGGAGAGCGCATAAGCCCCCTGCGCTGAGTTGAAAGACCCCGTGGTGTTGGAGTAGAGCGCATTAGCCCCCTGCGCGGAGTTGTAACTCCCCGTGGTGTTGGAGTAGAGCGCCTGATAACCCTGCGCGGAGTTGTTACTCCCCGTGGTGTTGGAGTAGAGCGCCTGAACACCCTGTGCAGAGTTGTAATAGCCCGTGGTGTTGGAGTAGAGTGCCTGATAACCAATCCCCACATTGTATGACGCTTGGGATATGCTTGTCGCCGTTGACCCCATCGTGAAATTGCCGGCATCTTCACCTACGAATAAGTTCTTACCCGAAGGAACCGCAGTATCCCCTGTCGGGTGATGGAAGGTGTGGATGAAAGGACTGCCGCCTTTGTAGATAACGCCTGAATCTCCTGAAGTGTTGTCGGGGAAGGTGAAGTTCTTTGTTATCTCCAACTGTTGAGTAGGCGCATCCGTCCCAATCCCAATCCTATCATTCACATCATCGTAATAAATCAGCGAATCAGTAATGTCAGTAGAAGATGTGAAGTAGGGAACATATCCTGATGTGCCTGTTGTGCTGACGGGTTCGCCGGAGTAGCCGGAGATTCCAGAATATCCTGACCATGCAGAAGTTCCTGAATATCCTGACCATCCTGACCATGCGGAGGTTCCTGAATATCCTGACCATGCAGAAGTTCCTGAATATCCTGACCATGCCGATGTTCCTGAATATCCTGACCATGCAGAAGTTCTAGAATATCCTGACCATGCGGAGGTTCCTGAATATCCTGACCATCCTGACCATGCAGAGGTTCCTGAATATCCTGACCATGCAGAAGTTCCTGAATATCCTGACCATGCAGAGGTTCCTGAATATCCTGAATATCCTGACCATGCGGAGGTTCCTGAATATCCTGACCATCCTGACCATGCGGAGGTTCCTGAATATCCTGAATATCCTGACCATCCTGACCATGCGGAGGTTCCTGAATATCCTGACCATCCTGACCATGCGGAGATTCCTGAATATCCTGACCATCCTGATTCTCCACTCCACCCGCTTATCCCCGAACCACTATATCCGCTTTCTCCTGAATATCCACTCCATCCGCTTATACCCGAACCTGAATATCCTGATGTACTACTTCCCGAATAACCGCTTAATCCGCTATAACCCGAAGCACCGTCAATTCCATAATTAAGGGCTTCGAATACAATAACTTCGCTTTCTGCAATATCTACACTAATAGGGGTTATCTCGTTCTCTTCAAAATTAACAGTTATGTAAATATTTTGTTTAGCCATGTTTAATCAATCCTATCCGCAACCTCTTCAACCAAATAATTCCCCTTCAATAGAGTATAGAGTTTTCCCGCACTAGGTCTTGCTTGAATACTGTAATAATAATTACCCCTAGGTAAAAGTTCGGTATCTTCGTGTGTGAGTTCTATGGTAGCCGTTCCTGAGGCTCCCCCGCCGTCAGGAATTGTTACATCTTTTCTTATAAGAGCGTCTGCATCGGCATCACTATAACATGTTTTAACGGTAAAATAAATAATCCAACCGCTGATGTCTAATAATTCCCCCGCAGCGTCTTTAAATACAAGTTCGTAAGTTTTGGAATCTCCCGCTATTATTGATAAATGTTGTTTGGTTGCCATTATTTCTAATCTCCTATATGTATTTATGGAGATTAGAAAATGTATAAACCAATCCTATCAAATTGGTTTATGGGATTGATAACCCAATCAGAGTCGGAATACCGATGGTCTGATTGGGAGCAGATTATTCTTTAACTTCTTCTTTCTTTTCCTGCAATAGTTCGTCCAATGCCTTGATAGCACCATCGATTTGAACCATTTTTGTTTCCTGTTGCTTCAACATATTCATTACTTGCTGATGCTGATTATTCAGGTCGGTCATTTCCTTTACCAACTGTTCTCTTTTCTTCAAGATTTGTTCTCTCATATTTGTCTCCTTTACTTTGTTTTCTTTTCTTTCGCCTTTTCCCGCTGTTTCTTCTTCTCTTCCATGATACGAAGTTTGTCTTCGGTATTCAGGGTTTCAATTAATAGTTTAACCTTTGGCTGATTCAGGGATGTCGTTAACTTGCTCATCTGATAAAACCTCCTGTGTATTTTCCTCTTCCATTTCCTTGCTGTTTTCAACAAGCAATCTCTCTAGGGCAGAAATCGCACCCGCTAATTGTTCTAATTTTCTTTCCTGCTGATTAGCCATTTGTACCATTTTATCACGATTCTCTGCCGTTTTCTGCCATTCCTTCTTGTACTCTTCCATCTGGCTTCTTAAAGTCTCGATATCCATTTTATTCTCCTCCTTTATTTATTAGTTCTTCTACTTTCTCGACAACGGTTTCGGGGGATACGAAAGCGTCTGCATTAAATTCTGCCGCTTCCCAAAGTTCGAATTGCTTTTCTCTTAAATAACTACGATTTTTCAAAAGATTTACATTAGCCTCGTGTCCAAAGATGGACGGGTCAGACTGACTCCAAATAACTATTCCTCTTTTTTTAAATTGCAACAAGGCCCAGTGATGAAAGAAGTTGTCTATACTTATCCACGCCTTGCAGTTCTTAATGTCTTCCCCCAATTCCCACAAATCTTTATCCCAGATGTGGGCATCTGCTGTTTTCAGTTTAAGTTCCGCGCCTTGGCCGGCTTGCCAGACCGTATACCCTTTTTCCTTCAGAAGTTTTATCAACTTGGTCCAATATTCCTTCGAAGGGTTTTTGGCATTAAATCCCCCTGACCGCAGCGGTTTCGCCCAACAACTCATCAGTATTGTATTCTCGTCCATTCTTAACTCCGTTATTTTTTGCCAAATATTTTCATCGCCTACAACTGCCCTGTACTTAAATAATTTATCCAACGCCGCCTTAACCGTACCCCACAACAGGTCGTGGCCTGCCATAATCCCTCTGTCTTTTAACTTCGGCAGGCAAAGTTTAACATCGTTCGTGACGGCTTCTGTCGTATGCTCGCCGTCAATAAAAATGAAGTCGAAGAACTTATCAGGGATAGAGTATTCTTCCCACTTCAAATTTCTCGTGTCTGCAACGATAACTTTAACATTGTCGGTGATTTCAAAATCGGCTATTGCCTTGCGGAATATTCCTTCGATGTCCAATTCCTGCGCTTCCTTGTGTGCGCCATCTGCTTCGCTTTCCGCTCCTTTGAAGGTGTCCACGACATAAGCCGTAATATTTTTTTTCTTAATGATGTCGGCAACGGAACAAATGGAGCGGCCTCGCCAACAACCGATTTCGAGAGTGGTTGCCCCGTTGGGAAGAGATTCAAAAGTCCTTCGATAAAAAGCGATATCGTTGTCATACCACCATCCCACAGGTAACTCAGCCATTCTTACCCTCCAATTCCCGCTCAAGAGTGTTCAAAATTATAGATAAAGTTTTTTGGTCAGCAATTTCAGAAAAATCAAAATAACCAGATAACCCTTTTATTTCTTTAAATTTAACTGTAACTATTTCATTTACTCGAATAAAAATAAAATGTTGAGATTCAAGTCGTTGTATAGTTGAATCTGAAACTAATTTTTTAGCCAAACTTTTAAATTCTTTTTTAAATATTTTTTTTTGTTTCATCATTAAACTCCTTATTTACTCGAACTTGGTTTTTTTTTATTTTGTAAAAATAACCATTTGAAATTCCAAATTTGGTATAAATTTCTTTACTGCTTAATTTTCCCTTTTCTATTAATTTTTTAATCAATAAAATATCATTATCTGTTAGTTTGTGATTCCAACTATTATTTCCGATATATTTACCTTTTAATCTTTTACTTATTTCTTCACCAAATCCTTCTCTTTTTGGTTTTCTCATATGCTGTTTGCCCTCTTCGCTTCTGGGCTTTCTCATTTTTATTAAAGATTCTTCAGTATGGCGTTTTCCGTAAAATGGATTATTTATTCCATTAGATTTTTCTCTTTTTTTCTGTTTTGTTTCTTCTGTTTGTAATCTACCAATTGCTCTTTTTCTTATTTTTTGTTTTGTTATTTCTGAATGGTGTTTATTTTCATGCCCACCTGTTTCTAAATTATACCCATTCGGAGCCAATGTATTCAACTCTTTTATTAAAAACTGTTCTGTCCAATCCAAGTCTTCTTCAACACAAGAAAAAGAAATCCATTTAAAGTTTTTGATACCATATTTTTTAATCGCTCTCGTTAAAATACAAATTTGTTTCTTTTTTCCGCACTTGTGTCCCGCTATTCGTTCTTTTAATTTTCTCGTTGTTTGCCCCACATATCTCATTCCATTTAAGAGATTAATACCAATATAAATCGTTCCAAGTTTTTGATTCATCTTCAACTCCTTATCCAAGTCAGATTTAATAGTGAAGTAATCCGAAATGGGATAAGCATTTCGAAAAGGGAATGACCCCTGTCCTACACTATTATTTATTGTTTTCATTAAAATTTTTCTTGTAAAAATAACTCTTCGTAGGCGGTTTTTAAATGAATTTTTCTTCCCAAATCCGACTGCTTCCACAAATATCTATAGACGTTGTGTACATCGGCCATTTTTTCTCCGATAATATCTTTAACTTGCCAAGGATGTAATGTTTGAACAGAAGGAAAATCTTTAAAGAGGAGAGAATAATAAGTCCCAACTATAACCTTTCCATATTTTTTAATGAGTTCGGGAAGTATTTCTTTAAAACAAATAGTATCCCCAATACCCGCATCAATTTGGAATATTTTTCCATCGGGTTTAATAGACCAACTTTGTAATTTACGTTTGAAAATTTCTTCATCATGTGTCCAAAGTTCGGGATTGGGATTAGACCGTATCCCGCCGTTGGGGTTTCTAAAATGCCAAATCTGGGCTGAAGTTGTAACAAGAAGTTTCCAACCTCTGCGGAAATATTCGTGTGTAAATATACTTTCTTCTCTATGGGCAACATCACTCAGGGAGAGACAAAAATTAATATCTTCTACTTTGCGATATAAAAAAGAAGAATAAAGATGTTCGACTTCAAACACTTGGCCTTCTTTCTGTTTCATCCATTGTGTATTCTCTTTTGTATATATTTCTGAAATTTTATTATTATTAACATAACCCTCTGGAGCCAATTGCGATTGTTTAGGGTCTAATACTAAACAACCGACAGCACCCACACCATCGGTCATTTGTTCCATTAATTTTTCCAAAACATTAGGTTCTAAATATTCATCATCATCGACCCGAAACACAAACTCTGTCTTGGCTTTGTCGAGGACAATCTGATGGCTGAAGTGCTGACCCTTATGTTGCCCAAAGATGACTTCCCATTCAATACCCTTTTTCGACAACATCGAAAAGAGGTATTGATACATCGGGTCATCTCGCAAGTCTGTCATCTTACCGTCTTCCTTGGGGTCTGAATCGTCCACGATGATAAGTTTTCTGATGGGGTAGGTCTGCATCATTACGGACAGCAATGTTGTCGGGAGCGTGGAGAAGTAGCGGTTCTTGGTGGGGATGCCGACAGTTACTTCGTATTTTTTCTCGTTCTCCTTTTTGCGCTCATATCCTAATGTTCGTAGTCTTGGGTCGGCGGGTCTATCCTGAAAAATTTCCACAAAGCCCTGAGCGGTCAGAAATTTTCTCAACCCTTCTATCAACCCGAACTGCCCTTCAGTTTTATGGACATTCTCGTGCATTTCAATACGGATGGAATCAATCTTCGACAGAGCATGAAACGATGCCCCATAAAATAAATCGTACTCAGCACCTTCGCAATCCACTTTCAGAAAGATGGGTTTATCGTTTCCTACTTGTTCCACCAAATAATCAAGGTTAACAGTTCTTACTATATTTGTAGAGTTGTCTGTTGCGGGTTGAGAATATACTCTTCCATCTGCCTTGTCGAACTGTGGGAGATGCACCATTTCAACTTCTTCCCCTTTTCTTAATCCAACAGCCATCGGCAAAAGAAAAATATTTTCCTCGCCTTTTGTATTTTCAGATAGAGTGAGAAGGGTTTCAGTATTTGGCTCAACAGCAATAATTTTTGCGGCTCCGTATTCCTCAGCCAACAAGGTAAATATTCCCGTATTGGCTCCGACATCAATGACATTTTTCCCCCCAATATCTTTTTGCGATACATGATAGCAATTATTATCCACGATTTCCTTGAAAATTAAGGGGTTTTGTGTTTTTAAATTCTGTCTATTGACTAACGGCATTGGGTTTAAGACATTGATGGTCTTCTTTTCTAATTCCATGAATTGTTCTTTTGTCATTTTTGCATCTCTAGCGTAATGAAATGCCCAACCATTCTTCAAATCGGTTTCGCTAAGTCTTGCCGCTTCCCTTTTGTTTCTTTCTATGAAATTATCAAAATCTATATATTTAAAATGTAAGAGGTATAAAGACTCGTCTGATTTTTTTATCGTTCCTGTAGGATTTGCCTGATGGCAACCTACTTGGTAATTTACGTCTACCTTTGCGGGGTTGAAAACCGAAAGTTTACTCAACCATTGCGGGTCGTGATATCCTCTTCTCACTATGTCATAAATTTGACCTGAGTATCCATAATCAAACTTTTCGGAAACCATCTGAAACCCCTTAATAGTAGGGATTGTGATTCCATTGCGCTTAAATTCTTCTAACTTTTCTCTCAATTTTGGATGATGAATGAACTCATCCATATCCACTACAATAACCCAGTCATAATCATATCGATATTTTTTCCATGCCTCATTCCTGAAATCAGTCAAGTGTTGATTGTTCATTTTGTCTTCGGGAACAGAAATAATTTCAACCTTATTTGAAGCCTTTAGTATTTCAAGGGTTTTATCCGTAGAGCCGCCGTCATAAATTAAAATCTTATCAGCAATGGTTTCATAGTGTCGTAGAAAAAATGGGGCAATAAGTTCTTCGTTACGGCAGACTGCCATAACCAATACACTTAATTCCTGCCCGTGCGAACCAAGCACTTCTGGTTCAAATACAGTAGGTAATTCGTCAAAACATGCTTTGGCAAACCTAAAGTCATTTCCAATTTCCTCTGTTTCTTTCCACACTAGCGCATGTTTTTTGGCAATATCTAAGCGAACCATCATGTTCAAAGTATCAATTTGAAAAAATTCAGGCTTGCCTTGATGTCCGACTTCGGGAATATCTCGACCCGTTTCGGAATGATGAATTTTACACCATGCTCCTCCAACATCCTTTAGGAATGTGGCCTGCCAAAGATGAAGCAACCATTCGGGTTTTACGGTATTATCAGAATCTAAAAACACCACCCATTCCTTATTACTTGATTCCAACTTATTCAAAATTTCAATGCGTTGCCCATCTCCGTAATGATTATCGGGCGGGTCAATAAAAGTATACTCAATCTCAGGAGCATTCTGAATTTTTGACCACTCCGTTTTCTTTTGTGCAACAATCCACATCACCGTTTCATCATGTCCATCCGCACAGACATGAACTTTAAATTTTCGATACTGTTGCTTGTCCAAATCCTCTAAAACCTTTTTCAACCGTTCGTACCTTTTGTAAACGGGAACTACAATATGAATTTTTTCCCAATATTTTTCAGCCAACAAATTTCTATTTTTCGCAGTTTGATTATCCCAATCTTCCAAAGAAAATAATTCTCCTGAATGCATCGTGTTCTCTGCGTAATGGCTGATGGGAAAATTCCCAACAGACTTATGCAGTTTTCTGTCAAAGCCATTAATATAGGAATATATATTGTATCCCAACTTGACGGCCTTGATAGCGATATCCGTATCATCACCGTAGCCAATTCCCCAGATGGAATCAAGTCCGTCAATTTTGTTAAGTAAATCCATCTTTATCATTTCGCAGAATCCCAACGGAAAGTCAATGCCTGTAACGGGACAAGGCAGGGATTTTGCTCCGACTATTCCCATTTTGGGGTCTTTGCGAAACGGAGTCAAAAGAAGTTCAACCCAATCCTTAGAATGAATTACGGTGTCATCATTCAGGAAAATAACGTAATCCTGTTTGACCTCCATATTTTTTTCAAGTTGTCGGATGTCCCTTAATCCTTGATTGATTGCCCCTACATACCCCAATGGTTCATTTTTCCAATCAAAAAAAATGGATAAGTTCTCCTCACTAAAAGATTCAATAAAATCCTGAAGCCTTTCGTCTTTTGCGCCGTTTACCATCAGAAAGAGAGTTATATCCCCCGACTTTAAATCGGTGTTGGCTACTATGCTTTCCACACAAGGTTTCAACGCTTTGTCAAAATTAATTGCACAAGTAGGGATGAGAATTGTGACTTTCTCGTTCATTTTATTTGAACTCCTTTTTTAAATTCTTTTCTGTCTTTATTCTTTCTTTTTGTTTAGAATTGCCAAGACGATACTCGTTAGGGCTGTTACTAAAGAGCCTATGAAGGTGAGATACATTTGAGTTGTTGCCCTTTTTTCTTTCTGTTCTTCTAGTTGGGAATTTTGCAACTGCTCATTTTTCATCTTATCCATTTCGGCTTTTACCTTATCTCTTTCAGCAATAGCAGACTCAAGTTCGTTTTTTAATTGGGATTCTTGCGACCTTGTTTTGATTCTGTCCCGAAGCGTCTCAATTCTGTGGTCGGTGTTTACTTTTTCCCTAAGCAATTGCTTTTCTTGAGAGGACAAAGCCCGAACTTCCTGCTTGACTATTTGCGGCCTAGTTAGTGTTAAGAGTTGGACAACTCCCAATACAGCCAAAATACCCGCAAGTGCCATCAATATTTTTATTTTTTTCATTTTTCTCACCGCATATATTTAGGCTTAAACCCGTTTTTGGGTTTATTTTGAGTTGGTTGCTGAAGTTCCGTGCCGCCATTTTTCTTAAAACAAGAAGTAATCTCCGATGCAAGCAACCAATTCTTGCAAATATGACTTGTTTTTTTAATATCCCCGTAACGGGAAATATAGGTGGTGACGGTAAAGAAGTCCGCTTTGGGACAGGCGGCTCTTACTGTTCTATCAGGGGAGTGTTCGCAAGTCAGGCATGTGCCTTCGTAATATTGAACGCTTGCCGCCCCCATTTCTTTCTCCTCTTTCAATAATTTTTTATAATTTACATGAAACATTTTGTAACGGCTCCTTAAAATATTTCCCCGTCCAACCTTTATGGTGTTTTCTTTTACCTTGAAGAACTCTACAAAGTGATGTTGGGGCCAAAGAATATTTTTTACAAAAAGGGGCAATCCCCTTTATTTCAAATTTTTCACCTTGGGGCGAAATTAAAATTGCCGATTTAGTATAATGATTTTTGTTAATATTTAATCTTCCATTTTCTGACCGTGGACTTCTCATTTTTTGTAATGATTTCTCATCGTGTTGTTTTTTATAAAAAGGATTTTTTGACCCAAGCATCTTTTCTCGTTGTTGTTTCTTTATTTCGGGGTATTTTTCGTATCGTTCTATAGTTTTTTTGCTTCTTTTCTTTTTTACTTCTGGATGATTACTCCACCATTCTTTTGATTTTTTTCTTGTTTTTTCTCTTTCATTAGGATTTTCAAATCGTTTTTTATTTCTTTTTTTTATTTCTTCTTTCACTTCAGGGTGTTCTTCATAATATTTTTTCACCGCTATGCTTAATCTTTTTTTTGTTATTTTATGGGGGTGTCTGTTTACTCGCCCACCACTCTCTAAGTTATACCCATTTGGGGCTAAAGTATTAAATTCCTTTATTAAAAAAATTTCGTGCCAATCTAAATCTTCTTCTAGGCAAGAATAAGAAATAATTTTGAAATTTTTAATGCCATATTTTTTGATAGCATTATGAAAAGCACTACAATTTTTATTATTTTCGTGAATTTTAATACGATTTTTTATTGTTTTTATTGTTTGTCCCACGTACTGCTTCCCATTAATTAAATTAATGGCAATATAGATAATACCCATTTTTATGTTTTAACAATAAGATTTTCTGCTTCTCGTTCCATTTCTTCGGGAGATTCATAGCCTTGTTTTATGAGTCCTTCAATTTCTTTAATATTTTTATATCCCCCTGCGAGCCATATGGCTGCTTTTTCTGGGCGGTGGAGAACCCGTTCCCATTTAATTGCAACTTCAGGTTTAAATCTAAGACTCTTCCAAGCAAAAGCAATACTGGGATATTTAAAATTATTTTCTAACCAATTGCCAATTTCCCTAACATGAAACCCCTTTTCCAACCACTTTGGAACATCTTGAAGAGATATTAATTCCTTGTCCACCAAAGGCTTGATGAATTTTTCCAAATGCGCTGGTTCCACCTTAAACTCGTCTGCAAGTCTCACCAAAGTATTAGGGTCTTGAACCCCAATTTTGGCCCATTGAGAATATGAATCAGGGGTAACTCCTTTTTCCTTAAATGCACTTACAACTTCAGGAGTAGCCTTGACCCTGTGCCACGAAAGTAATTCTTTATAATCTGTAATTCCTGCGTTCGTATAATCGGTAACATCATAAGGATTTAACCCTTCTTTGTGATAAATCGCGGCTACAGAGGGTTCAATACTCGGAACCATGTCGCGCCAATAGGCGGCATTTTCTGCCGCTTCTCCCTCTTGTCCAAAATTCGTGCGCCATCTTTCTCTGTCGATATCGTCATCAAACATCTCTGCCCACATATCATCATTGGGGTTTGTTGGTTTCCATGCTTCATCAGCCATTTTTATTTCTCCTTTTTAAATAGTTTCGTAGAGCCACCTCGCTCTACTGCTATTTATTAAAAATCGAAAATTACGAAAATTCAAATTGTAGGTATTTCCAAAGGGCTTCGATTTTGGCTCTGTCGGAAGTCCAATTATTCTCAATCAGGAAATCGCCAACGTAATAAAATTGTTCCTCGGATATTTGTTCTAATTGACTAGAGACATCCCCGTCTTTGTCTATCTTGCGAACTCTACGCAGTTCTTCTACTAACTGCCTGATTTTTTGCTGTTCTTCAGGCTCAAATATCTTTAGTAATGTCTGCTTCTCTTCGGGAGTTAGCCTTGCGGACCTTTGCCTTAATTTCTTTCTCATAAGCCCTCCTTTTCTCAGAGGGCTTCATGTAGGAACCTCGTTCTCTACAGGTTGCGACAATCCGTTCTTCGATTACTTTCCTTTTGAACCTTCTGAGCATGTCGTCCAATTCTTCAACTTTCCAAGGGGAATTAGGATTTCTCCTGAAAATCTGTGCCATTCTTATTTCTCCTTATTACACTTTCTTTTTTCTAGAAAAAAACATCCAAGAGTTTTTCAGTTTGAGTGGTTTAAATATCATACTGATTTCATATGGTATTTCACGATAAACCAAGATTATTATTGCCTTGGTCACATTGGAATATTCGGGATGAGCAAAAATAGAAATTTTGACATCATCACAACCATTCGCCAAAAACATATTCTTCGTTAGGATTTCGGCATGTTCGTGAGTCGCTCTTGTGTTTGGTTCAAAGAATATCATTTCTCTCATGGCCCCGATAATGCCATTCAAAATCTTTTCAAACTCTTTCTTGTCTTTACGCTTTTCGTTCCATCTTTTAATAAAATTCATTTTTATCCTCCTATGATATTATTGTTCCGTGCCATTTACACTTGGGGCAATCCACAGATATTTGTGGTGGGTAACTTGTGTAAACTAGACTAGTATCCTTCAATAATTCTTCTCCACATTGGGGGCAAGCCAGACCAGATTTTTGCGGGTGTTCTAGTTGTTGGTATAGTTTACGCATTTCTTCGTTATACTCTTCGACTGTTTTTAATTTAGACATTTTTTATCCTCCATATCAATCACCTTTATCGGTGATTTGGTTTCTTCTCTTTCGTTCCAAGACTTGATGGCATTTTTGATTTCTTTTCTCGACCATGCCTCTACATTGTTACATTTCTTGTTACTGCAATAAATCTCGACAATATGCAAGGAAACATCTTTATCGGTTCGTGGGTCATGAAATTTATGCCATGCTCCATATTCACATGCGTGTGGTTTTGCTCCGCATCTTTTGCAGGGTAGGAGTTTCTTCATCATATCGAGCATATATTTTTTTCTACCCTGTTTTTCTACAATTTTTCCCATGCTTTGTCCTCTTCGGGCGTATCCCAATCCTTCTTCAAGCAGGGTTCGCTAGCCTTCATTATCATTTTCGTTTCCTTCTCGTTTTTCAAATCGTCCTTGTGTATAATGCGGTACTCGTGTTCAAACCAACCTTTCCTTTGTTTTTGCAATCTTAAATTTTGATTCATCACGACTTCGGCGGCTTCTTTTTCGTAATACTTGCCTTCTCTCACCCAATCATTATTTTTTCCCAATGCCCAATACCAAGGCCAGTATCGTCTCCCGCCTAATTTTTTCCCCGATTCTTCTTCTCTCTTTTTATCTTCGGCTAACATCTTTTCCCACGATTCTTTCGTGTAGCGATATTGAAGATGCCATACCTTTTCGCCTTTGTGCTTTGCCTTCGGCTTCGGAACTTCGGGAGCGGGAAGCCTTTTCTTCTTCTTGTATTCTTCTCGTTCTGCGGCTCGTTGGGTCATTATTCAACCTCCTATGGTTTAATATTTTCCACGAGTTCGTAAATCATTGCCGTTTGTTCGGGGGTAAACATCCACCTTTTGTTGACATTCTTGTTCGCCCAAAATTCAACAGGGTTGTGCCGCTCCTTGCTGACGGCGAACCAATCAGCCACCATCTCTGCAACCGACAAAGTATCCATCTTCGTTGCGTCTATCGTTTGCGAAGCCTCATCCCTTGCGTCAGGATTTACCAAGTTGGTCGTAACATCCGACCAATATTCAGGATGGTGCTTGCTGTTCTTGATATGGTGCGCCGTTGCGTTGTTCATCGGTTCCTTCATTTCTTCGGGAGGTTCGTAGGGAACTCCTTCGGCTTTGCACTTATATGTCCAAGTCGTGAAGATGTAAGGGGTTCGTTCGGGTTCCCTGAATTTAAGAGAGTCATGCCATTTCGCCTGAAATACTAACCCTTTGAAACGCTTAGGGTCGTAACTTTCAATTTTATTGCAGTAGCGTTGCACATTCTTGATGTGATTGGTGGTTCGCTTGACAAACCAATCTTCCATCTCCTTAGTGTATTTTGGCTCAATTACATTGAATATCATTAATCACTCATCACTTATATTATACCATAGAGTGTTATGTTTATACCCAATACCTCACGAACTGATGAAAGAGTTCCTTTACCTCATTCTTCTTCAATTCGTCATCCTTCAGTTTATCACGAAAAATTGCCGACCACTTGTAATACAGCCACTTCACCAAAAGTTTATACACGATGTTCCACGGCAGGAAGTTGCGGCTCTTGTACTTGCGAACCGTCTCAAGGCTCTCACCCTCAAGACTCTTGCTGAACTCGTCCACCCTCTTCTTGTGAATGGCATCCAAGGTGTTGTTGTAATCGTCCAACTCCAATTGCAGTTGGTTCAGCCTGTTCTCGATTTTTTCCCCGCCGCCCTGATAGTCTCCTGTCAAGTCCTGTACCATTTTGGCAACATCGTCCAACTGTGCGTCCAACCTCTTTGCAATTCTTTGTGCCAACGCCGTAGGATTTTTCAGGACTTCCTCAACTTGGTCAACATCGATGGGTTCCTTCACCCATTTATCCTGAAGCAAGTCGTAGATGCCGTCTGCCAAGGTCATCATGTCTCCGACATTATCGGTGCGGAAATAAAAATTTATTGGAAAGGGGCCGAAGAAATGGCGCTCATTTACCACCCGTGTCAGTTTACGGTAGGAATCCAAAGTCTTCTCGTCCACATCACAAAACACGGTACAGTCAATGTCGGATTCGTGGCTCCAGAACTTCCCCGTGATGGAACCTACAATGGTCAATTCCCTGTAAACCACTTTCAACTCCCTTAGTATGTCCACAATCTTGATGCGTATGAGGGGGTTGATTTTTTTGTCCTTCCAAACATAGGGATTTTCCTGAGGTTGGGCGGGGTCAACGATGGATTCTCTAATTTTTTTTAGTTGCATTTAAAATATTATTTAATTGGGCCTCAAATTGACTGAGATTCATTTGTCCCGAAGGCATTCTGTGTAATTGGCCAAGAACTTCGAGAAATTGTTGTTGTTGTTGTGGAGTTAAATCTACTTGTGTTTTTCTTCTAGTTAATAATCGTATAAATTCCCTAGCCTCGTCGTCGTTTAAGTTTTGTTTATTGTATAATTTACTAAACCATTCCGACATTTTATCAATTGTTTTATCGTCCCACCCCATTTTTCTTCCGTAAGAATCAAATTCTTTATCTCCTGTAGATTCGGGTAATGTGCCGATAAATTTTTGTATATCTAAAATCATGTTATTTAAAAAAGTATCAAAATTGTTAGATTGAAGTTGTTTAGAAAAGTAATCATACCCTTTTTCTTTCATATAAGCGACAACTAGATTGTTCAATGATTGTGCTATTTGTTCTTTAGAAAGATTTGTGGATTTTACTAAAGAATCATCTATTGTATTGGGGTCTATATTTTCACCGTTTATATCTTTACCTATGGTTGACAATGCGCTTATAAACTCATTTGGTTTTATTAATTCTCCTTTTGTTGTTTTGAAACTAAAAAATTCTTTTAATATTTTTTTCATTTTATATAACCTCATGAATGTCATTAATAGTTTTGGCATTTGGGTTAGCGGCTAATATTCGTTTTGCTTCACTTTGTGCCATCGCATCTGCAACTTTTTGTTTTTTAAAATCTGCTATCAAATCTGCCATTAATTTTGCCTCTTCTTCTGGAGTTCTTCCTGTTGATGTTTCTTCTCCCTCTTCAGGCATTGAAGTAGGAGGCGTGGAAGTAAAAAGTGTTCTAATATATATGCCTGCTGATTTTTCAAAATTTTTATCTTTCTTTAGTATTTCAGCGAGTAATAAATCGTTTTTATTTAAACCTTTGCTTTTTGGACTTTTTGAAATAGCATTCCAAAAACTCACAATATTTCCTGCCATTCCCGAAACAGTTGTCAAAAAATTGGTATTTATTCCAAATGCAGAGCCTAAACTAGCAAGACTTTGTAAAGCATTTTGAATATTTCTAACACTATCTTGAGTTTTTTGTGATATTTGTTTAAGTTCTTCGAGGTTCTGTTTGATTTTTATCACTCTGAATTTTGTCATATTGTTCTCCACCCTTATTTATTGATATTAAAAAAAACAATAAATAATAGTGTAGGGACAGGGGATGCAACCCTTTCTGAAAAGCCATACCTTTTTAGATTACCTACAATAAACAAAACTTGTATGGAGGTTAAATGGGAAAACAAAAATATTTTACGGAAGAAGAAAGAAAAATAGCATATAAAGAATATCAGAGAAAATATCAAAGAAAATATCGAAAAATTCATAAAAAAAAATTAATTGAATATTATAAAGAATATCGTAAAAATCATAAATTTATATTAACTCTAAAACAAAAACAACAAATTAAAAAATGGCAAAAGGAACACAAGATTGAAATTAAAACATGGAGAAGAAATTATACAAATATAAAATTAAAAACAGATATTAATTTTAAAATGGCTCATTATTTACGCAATAGATTGCGAATTTCCTTACATCAAAACCAAAAATCAGGCTCCGCAGTCGAAGATTTAGGTTGTTCAATTTCTGACCTGAAGGTTTACTTGGAGTCAAAATTTCAAGATGGAATGAATTGGAATAATTGGGGAATCAACGGATGGCATATAGACCACATTAGACCCCTATCGTCTTTTGACTTGACAAATCGTGATGAATTTTTAAAGGCCTGCCACTACACCAACCTTCAGCCAATGTGGGCAAAAGAAAATTGGGATAAAGGTACATCTTTATCATAAATAGTAGTAGAGGTGTAATTTGGCACTTTATAAATTCAGCAGACAGACTCGTGCATGTGGAACATGCGACTATTGGTACGGTTGCAGAAAGTTGGATTCCATTTGGGCGCCGATGTATGTAATTGTCGAAGGAGCAGGAGCGGAGGAAATCGGGGTCTGTGGGCATCGCAAGAGCGGGTGGTGGAATCAAAAGAAAAAAAGTAATATGTCTTGTCCTAAGTGGGAATTATTTGCAAGGTTGAAGAATCTTTAAAATGGGAACAATTTATATATCAACTAATCTAGTGAATCAAAAGCAATATGTGGGGCAAACTACTAGAAATTTACAGGAACGAAAAAACAACCACAAAAAATTTTCTTATTATTTTGGGGCCGCATTGAAAAAATACGGTTTAGAAAATTTTAAATGGATTCATTTTGATTGTGCTATTGAAGAGTTAGATTGGGTGGAGACTTTTTTAATAAAAGAGTTAAAGACATTGGCCCCGAATGGATATAACTGTGAAACTGGTGGCAATAAACAGAAGGTAATGTCAAAATCATCTAGAAAAAAAATGTCAAAGGCTAAGAAAGGAACAATTATGTCAGAAGAAAGTAGAAAAAAAATGTCAGAAAGGAGAAAAGGAGTTAAATTTTCAGAAGAACATAAATTACATATTGCAGAAAGTAAAATGGGTGAAAAGAATCCTATGTTTGGTAATACTCACTCTAAAGAAGTTAGACAAAAATTATCCGAGTTTAATAAAAATAAAATACTTTCAAATGAGCATAGAGATAAAATAGCAAAAACACTTATTGGTCATTCTGTTTCCGAAGAAACCCGACAAAAAATTTCAGAAACTTTAAAAGCGAGAAATAGGAAATTTAAAAATGTCACTTAGATATAGTTCAAATATATATTTTTATAACCGCAATATTAAAGAAATAATTATTGGTTTTTTAAATTTATTTACAGATATAAAAATTGGAAACTACTCATCAGAAACAGGACTCTTAAATTCTACTTCTCCTGTTAATATTCTTTTCGGACCACTAGAAAGGTCATCATACATTAACTCCAAAGGCGAAACTGTTCAGCGCATTGTTCAAATGCCTTTACTCCATTTTGAATTGACGGGGTTGGAAAAAGATAAAAACCGTCAATTTGCTATGAAGTCTCTACATATGCAAGGCCAGCGTTCGGGCTATGAATATGATGTTTTAATGCCCGTACCTTATAATTTTAGTATTACAATGACAATATATAGTAAATATCAGGAAGAGTTGATGCAATTGATAGAGCAGATAGAACCAAAATTTAATTTACATGTGGTATATTATCGTAAACACCCAATTTTTCCCGAAGAAATCACTCTTTCCCATTGGGCTAGTATTACAACTCCCCCCTCTTTTGCTTTTAATCACGAATATTCAGCAGAACAACGCAGGGACATTCTCTCCGTCCCAATCGGGTTCACAATTGAAAGTTGGATGGTACGAGAAGCGTACGATGGAACCGGAATCATCAAGGAAATCATCACCAACTTTAAAGAATACGACACGCAAAAAGGGTTGGAACAAGTCCGACTTGTTGCCGACCCGACCATCAGGGATTTGTATTTCACTCCTGACGCTCTGTATTTTGCGCCGACCTTAGGAACATTAATTTCAGGAACCTATCACTCGGCATATATCGTTGACATGCCTGAAGACGGACATTTCATCGTTAAGTTCGGAGATGAGAAACATGTATTTCTTACGAATGAAACTTTGCGGGTCGGGAGCAATGCCATTGGCACAACAATTTCCTGCGAACCTTACGAGCCGTGGCGACAGAGTAACTACGGGTGGTCAGGATATAGTAATTTAGTGTGGCGAAGCGGCTATCCCGGACCATCAGGCTGGACAGGATACTCGGAAGTGTGGGATTCGTATTCTGGATATAGTGAATTTATAACAGAAATTATATAATGAATATAGAAGAAAAAAAATTAGTAAAAAAATTATATGATGCCGAAAAGTATAAAAAGAATATAGAAAAAATAAAAATACGGAAATTAGAATATAATAAAAATCATAAAAAAGAAATAAAAATATATAATCAAAAATATATACAAACCCATAAAGAAGAAAAAAGAATTTATGATAAAAAATATAATAAAAATCTTACAAATGAAATAAAAGATAGGAAAAAGAAATATAATAATAATAAAATAAAAACAGATATTAATTATAAAATTTCTTGTAGATTACGAACTCGTTTATGTGTATCTATTAAAAATAATCAGAAAGTTGGTTCTGCCGTCAAAGATTTGGGTTGTTCTATTCCCGAACTTAAACTATACTTGGAGTCCAAATTCCAAGAAGGAATGTCATGGGATAACTGGAAACACGATGGTTGGCATATAGACCATATTATTCCTCTATCTTCTTTTAATCTTCAAAATAGGGGGGAATTTTTAAAGGCAAACCACTACACAAACCTTCAACCGATGTGGGCTGAAGAGAATTTATACAAAGGAAGTAAAAATGATAAACAGGAACGAGAAAAAACATAAATAGTAGTGATGGTATTTATATATGGAGGGTTATAATGGACGCGGAAGCAAAAGTTACAATCGTGAATAAGAGTTCTACTGTGGCAACTGTTACCTACACCAATTGGACTGACAATACTTCGAAGTCGTTGGTTCTTCCTGCGGGTAGCAAATTCATCACCTATAATTGGTGGGAATTGGATGATACAGGAGTGGAGAAGGTCGCTGCGGATGAGAATGTATTGAATCTCCCTGTTTACGATGCTCATGATGCAGGAGATGTTTACACAGGAACTCTAGTCAAAGTCCTGCTTACGGACTTTGCATATGACAAAGATAAAATGTCGGTTAAATTGACCGCTGGTCAATATACTGAATAAGGAGAACCACAATGGCAGAATATATCAAGCCTAATATTTACATCAACGAGTTCGACAAGTCCTCGTACATTACCGAAGGCGCAACAACGGTTACGGGTATTGTCGGAACTTCAAGCAAGGGGCCAGCAAACGAAATCATTTTAGTAACCTCATATGCAAATTATACCGACATGTTTGGAAAGGACAGCGGATATCTTGACTTCTTCGCTCGCTTCTTCTTCAAATACGGCGGCAATAAATTGCTTGTTGTTCGGGCAACCGACCAATATAACTTTGCAGGCATCTGCAACGGCCTTGACTCTATCTACGAAATCGTAGGTGAATTGAGTGCCAACGAAAGCGATATCCCCATCACCCATGTTTCAGGACCGACCATCGATGCGTATGACGGCACTTGGCCTCATTCAGGTCTCGCCGCACTTACCTACAATGGGGAGACTGAATATGTCATCTATCGTGAAATCATCGGTACGGACGCTTTGGATACTGTTGTCCTCCATGACTGTATCAGAGGCGTAAACGCCACCAACGAAACTGTTATCGCAACTTGGGGTATTACGGTTACGGCAAACCCCACAACTGACTTCTTCGAAACGACAAATCCGCACGGATTGAGAAACGGGCAAAATATCCAATTCACCGATACAGAATGCGGCGTTACTGCGGATACAAATTATTGGGTCATCAACAAGACCTCCAAGACTTTTCAAGTTACTGCCATCAACGGCGTTTCAACCCCTGTACCTTTGACAGGAACATCTTTGAGCAACACCGTTAATAGAATTCCTATCCCAACAAAATACATCAGTCCCGTTTGCCCTGTTGTGTGTGGTGAAGTAACCTCAGGACAAGGCACAACTACTGTGGCTTTTGAGGAATTAAATTACGGTCAACTTATCGTGGGCAAGCAAGTAATGTTTAACGACCCGACAGACCCATCAGAATCTTATTCACTATACACCATTTCCTCAATCGACACGGCATTTAATGAAACAACAAGAACACAGACAGTTGTGTTCTCTGCGGCTGTTCCTGCGGCTGTGGATGGTACTTGGGCCTGCATGGTTCTTGACCCGTTCTACGGCGAATTCGGAACTTACACTCTGCCGATGTACATGAATTATGACGCATGGTCATTGCCAAAGTATGACTCCACGGGAACATATGTGGAGAAGGGTGCGGGAATTTCCGACCCGACAGAAAGGGCAATTTTCATGCAGATTTATGCCCGTTCCTGCGGCAAGTGGGCCAATACGGATGTAAGAATCAGCGTATACAACAACGATGCATGGAATTCTTCTACAGAAACTCCATACTTCAAAAACAAGATTGAATTTGTCCCAAGCACCGATGACGAGTTTTTGATTGTCGTGGAAAGTTATGCAACGGGGGCTATTGAGGAATCATGGCTCTGTTCGTTAATCCCAGGTAAGACGGATTATTGGGGAAAGACGATGTTCGTGACCGACCTTGTAAACGACAATTCAGAATGGATTCGTGTGTTCGTAAATCCCGACTATATTGCGGAGATTGATGGAACCTTTAACAAGTTGAAGGAAGACGGAACTATTGACTCTATTACTTATCTTCCGCACAAGATTGAAAGATACTACCTTGGGGGAGGCACGGATGGTTCCGCAAGCGTGGCAACATTGGGCGCAGGCGGCATTCCTCAGGTTCGTGAGTACAAAATCATGGACTGCTACAACCTCTTCTCCAACAAGAACGAAGTTGACATTGACATCATTTCGGCAGGCGGCAACCAATCCCTAGCGGTTCAGGTGAACATTAAGTCTATTTGCGATACAAGAATGGACTGCGTGGGCATTCTGAATATTCCTTGGGGTCTTTCAATTGCCGATGCTGTGCGTTATAAGAACTTAGTTGGTTCATCTACATATTCAGCAATCTATTGCAACGGCTCCAAGGTGCTTGACTCCTTCACGGGGTCAATCGTATCTCTGCCGCCTGCAATTCAGGTAACTCCTTTGATTGTCAAGACCGACCTCATTCGTGAGCCTTGGTACGCAGTCGCAGGATATAACCGTGGCATGCTGAACGAAGTTATTGAGTTGGAGCAGAACATCACAGACGGAGATTTTGAGACTCTGTATGCCGCAGGAATCAACCCCATCATCAACGATGGCGCGGGTCCTGTAATTTACGGCATCAAGACAATGTACGTGGGTTCTTCGGCGTTCAACAAACTCACCGTTCGCAGGCTGATGCTGAAGATGGAGAAGGATATCAAGAACAGCATGAAGGCCTTCTTGTTCGAGCCTAACACTTTCGACACAAGATTGCGTATCGTGCGTACTTGCGAACCTTATCTTGAATCGATTAAGGCAAGGGACGGCATTGAGGACTTCCGTGTAATTTGCGATGATACGAACAATACGAACCAGACTATTGCTTCGGGTCAAATCATTTGCGACATCTACATCAAGCCTGTGTTTGCGGCTGAGTATATCATCTTCAACTTCACGGTAACAAAGGACGAGATTTCGTCTATAATTAGCAACACATAAGGAGAGTAAATATGGCTGATACAACTGTTATTTCACCAACAGCGTTTTTTGAGAGGACAATCGGCAAGTTAGGCCCAAGTACAGACTATCATCGTCAGTATTTGTTTCAGGTATGGTTGTATCCCATTCCGGGGGTAAGTGATTCCTCTATTATCACCTACTTCATGGGAAGCACACAATCTCCTGTCGAGACCACGGGTGTTATCAATGTTCCGTGGATGAACTCCGAAGTTAAGATTGGTGGGCAAACCAAGTATTCGGAGTGGTCGGTAACGGTCAGAGACGATACGACTTCGATGGCATATAACTACTTCAAGATGTGGAGACGGTTGGTCTATCAAACGAAGGACGGAGCGGGAGAACTAAGCGGCGGTCAATCGCATATTCCTAATCAATATAAATATCCTATCGACCTTTATCTACTCGACAATCGGGGAAACCATGACAGGGGATATAAGATTGTCAACGCATGGCCTGGGTCAATCGGTCAGATGACATTAGACTATGCAACGGAAGGCATCATCACCTTCCCTGTAACGATTAACTTTGACGAGTTCGAGCCGACAGTCTAAGGGATACAAATTTTCTGAAGCGGTTGATTACGGAGACCAAGAAGACTAAATGGCTGAAACGAAATTAATCACAGTTAATCAATTCGCAAGCATTATCAACGGCATAGAATATCAGAAGACTTATCTTTTTAAGATTCATTTGCCGCTAATACAAGCCCCTATGATGGGAATCATTTCTCCTGGGGAGCAATTTAATCTTTGTACTGCTTCAACGGCCTTTCCTATTGCACAGGCGGCTACACAAAATATAGCCTATTATAACAGCGAAATTAAAATTCAAAATAAAACCACATACAGCGATTGGAGTGCAACATTCAGGCTTAACTTGGCAGGAGAGGGAGTTGCCAAGGGAAATTTTGTAGATATGAGTAAACTTCAGGCTCTTATTCAACAACAAACATCCTTTTGGAATAAATTGCCTGGAATTACTGATTGGAATATAAGCACTCCTACAGCGGCGCTTCTTCAAGGGAATAATTTTTTAAAGGGAGAAAAAACCATCAGCACTTTTCGTTATTTTTATGAATGGATGATGATTGCATATAATTCCTCTTCTAGGGTTTCCGATTTACCAAGATATTATAAAAAAGAAATATCCTTAATACTTTTGAATGAACTTGGTGAAGAGCAAAAAGATGTGAGTTTTACTCTAGAGGGGGCATTTCCTGTTAGGATTAGCGGAGGCAATTTGGATTATGCCAATGATTCCATCTTGACCTATAATGTCGATTTTGCTTTCGACAGATTTTATGTCGGCCTTACAGCACCAATCGAAATATGAACTATTTCAACGATAATAAAGACTTTGGCATAAGCACTTTTAACAAGGCTATTATCAAGGACTTTTTTCGCACTTACCTTTTCAAGGTAGTGATGGGGGATGGATTCGAATGTCATTGGATTTCCAACACCCAAACCCCAATAGTGAATACAAGCGCACAAGTGGTTGATTACATGCACACGCAAATCAAAGTGGGTGGCAAAACCCTGCCGCAACAATGGCAGATTACCGTGAGGGACGATGCTGACGGCAAGGCCTTTGCTTATTTTAACAATTGGCGCAGGGAAATTTATCCCATCATGACAGGGACACTTCCAGGTCGATATAAAAAGGATATAAACTTGATACTGATATCCCCAAAAATCGTAACCCCGCAAAGAAATTATATCATTCGTGGGGTTTGGCCTATGGAAATCGGCAACATCCAACTTGACTATGAGTCGGACAATATCAGCACATTTCCCATAACCTTGTCGTTTGATTATTACGACATTGCAGGAGTGGGGGAATAAAATGGGAATCTCACCTTCTGATTTTCAAAGAGTCATCGATAAATACTATGATTTGCATAGGGCTTATCTATTCAAAGTGTACTTTTACAATAATGAAAATACTGAGGGTTTAAAAGACGAACCTGTTTTCATAACAGACCTGATTTCGGCAACCGAAACCCCTGTCTCTACAAGCACTCAACTTTCTGTGGGTTGGATGGGCAGTAAAGTTAAAGTCGCAGGGAAGACTGATTTTCAGGATTGGAAGGTTACAGTTCGAGATGATTTAACTAATCGAGCCTACAATTTTTTCCAACAATGGAGAGAAGAAGTTTATAATCTTTTTGACGGAAGTAGTGAAGGATTGGAAAATGTCGGATATAAAAGGTCGGCAATAGTTCACCTCTTAGGTGGGATAAACGATATGACTGAATTTGGCAGACTCTATAAAATTGAAGGAATTTGGCCCAAAGATATAGGGGCAATTACTTTGGATTATGCAACTGAAAATATTTCTACTTTCCCCGTTACTTTTTCCATTGATTATTATTCTCTCCAATCCCAAAATTAAAGAAAAATAAATAATTCAATAAATAACATTGTATCAGTACAAAGGAGGATTTTGTATAAATGGAAACACAACAAAAAGATTTACAACAAATTGCGAGACAAAAAATGCAAGCGACTACACCGCCTGTAAATGCGCCTGTGGTTGCGCCTAGTCCTGCTCCTGCTCAGGCTCCTGCTTCTGTTTCTATCAGCGAGTTCGAGAGGGTCAGCGCATTGCCACCCAATCATATTCTCAATATCACGAAAACGATGAAGGAGAGAAGGACAAGGCAGACTGTGTGGTTTGATTTCGCACTACCTTCCAACGGAAGGTGCGGATATCCAAAGGATATCAAACTGCGGGAACTGACAACGGAAGATGAAAAAATTCTTATCAAGGAAATGTTCGCTTCCAAGGAAAATTCCCTTCTGAATGTCATTGCCAAGTGTGCCAAATTTGAAGGGGTGGAAAACTTCAATTGGGAAAACTTGACGGTATTCGACCAAGACTATATTCTCATTGCCTTATCCACGATTACCTTTCCAGGAAAAAAGGACATTCAGATTACAGACGATGCGGGACATAAAGTCACAGTCGAATTAAAGAAAGAAGACCTCAGTTTGACTCAGTTGTCTACGGACGCTGAATATCCCTTTAAGGTGGAACTACCGGAAACAAAGTTTAATTGGTATTTGAAGTTCACAACCCTTAAAATGCTGAAGGAAATTGACAAGCAGATGCAGGCTCTTCCTGACGATATGCTGACAAGGCTCCTTATGTCGATTGCCCACGCAACGGATAAAATTGTAACAACAGATGGCAACGAAGTCAAATTCGACAATTACTTCGAAGTAATTAAACTTCTTGATACTTTACCGACATCAGACTTGAAGGTAATCATCGATTATTTCAACGACAAAACGACTGCGGCATACGGCTACAAATTACAAAAAGAATATTACTGTGCTACTTGTGTCAAGGGAGGTACAATAGAGTTGGAACCTCTCACCTTTTTTCGGATTACAATATAAACCCGATTTTCTTGTCAACCGTTACCGGGATTTATTGACGGAGATTTTTAATCTCTGCTACAAGGGTAACTTGGGGGGAATTGGGGATATATTGGATTTGACTGTAAACGATAGAATCATTTTATTGGATATCTATCTTCGGGCAAAGGCACTAGAAGAGAAAGAACGAGGCAACCAACTAAAATTATAAGTTCTTATTTTCTCTAACAATAAATAGAAGTAGAGATTTCAATTCTTCTCTTTAAGGATTTTTCAAAAATGGCTGAAACCCTAGATACTCTAAAACAAGTAAAACAACTTGACCAATTAACAGGTAGTGTTGATGATTTAACAAAACTCGTAAAAAAACTGTTTAAAAATATTCAGACTATTACCAAAGAAGGAAATGAGTCTATTCTTGACGGGGTCAAGAAATTTGAGAAAAATCATCAACGGTTCAGAGAACAAAATCATTTAGACAAGATGAAGGAACTCAAAGACCTTCAAAAGAGATTGAGTGGAGTTGAAAAGGATATTCAGAAACAAACTCTAGAGGGGAAAAAAGAAGAATTTGAGTCCCTTATTAAACAACAGCAGGATTACAACAGAAGAATACAGCGTCTTGAACTTCGTAGTCAGGCCTACAGAATTAAAACGAATCAAGATTTTTACAAAAAAATAGACGACACCTTCAAGAATTTTAACCAAAAAACAGCGATGATTGCGGGTAAATTGGACTCGGTGCTTGGAATGCCTCTATTTAGTTCCCTTCAAAAGGCAGGGGCAGCAGTAGCGGGATTAAGTAAAAACGCACTTAAACTCACTCTCGGCGGGATAAATTTTGCAAAAATTTGGAAACAAGAGGGGTTTAAAAACGCATTTCAACAAACTAAAATAGGGCAAGGAATAAGAACTGCAAAAAGTAAAGTTCGAAAAACTAAAATAGGAGTTCGAAAGGCAATTACAGGAGTACGGCAATTTGTAACAGGGGGTAAAAAGGAAGGGGCATCAGAACGAATGATGGCAAAAGATAAAGCCGCAGAACTTGAAGAAACACAAAGAAAATCTTTTGGAGTTAATAAAAAAGGAGCAAAGGCTTCTGAAGGATTATTTTCTTCTTTTACAGGATTTTTTAAATGGTTTAAAAATTGGGAAATGATGAAATTTGCTTGGCAAATTTTAAAAACTGGCGCAGGCGCAATCGCTAGTATGTTAGGATTTTTACTACCTAAAGTCTTATTGGCCCCTCTTGCCGCATTAATAGGCAAAACCGCACTAGGGGGAAAATTCTTAGACTCCAAAATAGGTACAAAACTTTTCGGGAGAAAGGCAGGAGACACGGTTGCAAAATCCGCAGCGTCAAGAGCTGCAAAAACAGCCGCAAAAACAGTTGCTAAAAAAGGGGCAACAGGACTATTAAAAAAAGCCGCTTTAGGCGTTACTAAAAAACTTCCTCTTGTGGGTTGGGCTATTACTGCATTTGAAGGAATTGGTGGGGCTTTAAAGGGTTGGAAAGAATCGAAAGGTAAACCCCTTGCAACCCGCATCAGAGACACAGCCACAAGTGCGGCAGGAAACATCGTAGAAAGTTTTAGTCTAGGACTTATTAGCCGCAAAACAGTTCAAAAAGGGTTGAATACTGTTATTAAAGGCGCAGGATTTTTAGCCAAATGGTCGCCATTTGGAATTCTTGCGAGAATGACAACAAATGCGTTTAAAAAAGATGCTGAAAAATCTAAAAAAATTACAGAAGAAGCAAAAGAAGACATAGCCAAAAAATATAAAGGGGGCATGGCAGAGTTTAGAAAAAAACTCTTTCAAGGGGATAAAGAAGCACTCAAAGACTTCAAAGAATTTAAAGATAAAGAAAAAGGAAAAACCCCCCACATCGCTGCGGCTTCAGGGTTTCCGAAAAAGACAACTCAACCAAAAAGACTCGAAGACCTTTTTGGAAAAATTGACAAGAGAACTAATGTAACGGTTGCCGAAGCAGGAGAACCCGAATACTTAGCAGTTCTTAAAAAAGACCAATACGAACAATTGAAAGGGATGCTGATGCAACAGTTAAGTCCATCATTCCTAAATCCTTTAACCCTCGCAAAAAGTGTTGGTAAGGCAACTAGTTCTGTATTTAAGGCATTGGGCGGGGCAGTTAAAAATCTCTTTGGGAAAAAATCCGAATCCGAAAAAATGAATCAGGACGAGGATATAAAAAAATATGGTGGGGTTCTTTCCAAAGGAGCATATCGACTTAAAGACCAAAGTGTAGATATTGAAAATCTCCCCTTTAAAAATAGGCTTCTTGCGATGCTTGCAGAAAGATTCAAATTAACAGGTAAGCAATCTCAAATCAATTCAGGATACAGAAGTCTTGAAGACCAAGAACGGGTTTACAGAGAGATGCCAAATAGAGCGGCAAAACCTGGCCGTTCACCCCACGGCCCTCCGAATCCTAGGGCTGTTGATATTAATTCGACTGATGTTGCCGACCTTGTAGAGTTGGGGTTAATAAAAAAATACGGTTTCAAATATCCTACAGCCCGAACAAAATCGGGACAAGTGGAAACTTGGCATATTCAAGCCCAACAAGGTGCGGCCTTTGCTCATGCCCCAAAAGACTTCTTAATGCAGGGTCATAAGGGAGAAGGTGCGTTTGTTGCCAAAACAAAAGAGTTTGAAAGCGTCTTCAAATATTTTGAAATGGGTAAGCAACTTGCAGAAAATGTGATGGCGGGAAAACTTGGAATGCAATTCGACAAAGACATCCCAGGAAGAATGGCACAACAAACACAAAAAGGTGCAACAGAGGAAGAAACCAAACTGACAAAAGAAACAGTTAGGCTTCTTTCAGAAATCAAAACAGAATTGTCGCAAACCAAAACAGACGCAAAGGAAAGAGAAAAGCAAACGGATAGAAATATTCCAAAACCTTCTGCTCCTGCTCAAGGCGGTTCAGCGGGGTACAGGCAAAAAAGTGAAGTATTCCCAACAGATGTGATGATGACAAGTATGTATTCCTTGATAACCCAATTCAGCGGAGGGTATTAAAATGCCTGATATCACTTTTGGAGATAAAGCGAATGTGCGAATAGAATTTTATAATGAAGTTACGGGTAAATTCAATATTCCACCAAGAGATAAATTATATTATGAACTTTTTGGATTTTTAACCGATGAAGGATTAGATTTAAGATTAGATAATGAATTTAAAAATGCTTTAGATTTTGGAATATTGGAAGCATTTAAATCAATGGCGGCAGGACTTAAAGGATTAGCAGGAGCAATCGGAGAATCAGAAACACATGGTTATCTTACAGGTGGATTTGGAAATTCAAATATTATTTTAAATGCGCCTTATTATTGGCAAGGTACAAGCCCCATACAATTAAATCTTTCTTTTTATCAAATCTCTGATACAGAAAATGATATTATTTTAAATTATCAAAGAGTTATGGAAATTCTTTCTCCAGGAATGGGAATCCCTTCTAAAGAAGAAGGAGGCGCAGAAGCAGTTACTCTTGCAGGCAGCGGTCCAGGATTAGTGTATGTTCATTATTTTCCATCTAAAGGCGTTGGGGAAGGGAAAATGGTATTTGGCCCATGTTTGTGTAAAAGTGTCAGTATGAAAATTGCGCCGCCCTATTCTTTACAATATACTCCAATTATAGGAGTATATAATTTTGGACTTCAAGTATCTAGAATTGTTGACCGAACTCAAATTAAAAATATTTTTAATAATTCCTCCGATACTTATGCAGAAACAAAGGGAAAATAATGCAATACATATACACTAAAACTACGAAAAACATTCTTGATTTCTTCAAGAATATGAATTACAGCCTGACAAAACTGGACGGTCTCATTTATCGTGACGAGGCGAACAAGACATATTTTCAAAATGTCGATATGGAATTGGATATTGAAAAGGGAGTAAATCAGGACTCCCGATTTGTCACCATCAATGAGGAAACTCAGTATCGTCCTGACCGTCTTGCCTATCTTGCTTACGGCAATGAAACTTTGGCATGGATAGTCTTGCGATTCAACGATATTACCGACCCATTCGATTTAGAAGTGGGTAAGATAATCGAAATCCCATCTCTTACCGAAGTCAACAAGGCCTTGCAGAAGAAGAGGCAAAAGTTAAAGTACAAGTAAAATGGCACAAATAGGAAAAGCCCCGAAAATCATTATCAAAGGAACCACTCAAGACATTGACTTGGGTAATTATGGATTTGAGAACCTCCGTTATACGGAGGATATCAACCAGGGGTTCCCAACAATCGAATTTGGATTAGTGGACAATCTTTACGAACTCCTGCGAAAACTTTTATACGGGGACGAAGAACTACTTATCGAAGAATTTGAGCAGGACAAATTCAAATTCACACAAAAAAGTTTCCGCATCAAGTCAATCGGCTCAATGGGAGAAAAACCCAAACCCGCCTCAAAACAAACCGTAAAAATTCTCGCTGTTGATAAAAACTATGATTCCATTCTAAAAAGTCGAGATTCTTGTTACTTCAAAAAGGGTGAGGTCAAAAAAATTTCCGACCTTTTAGAAAAGTTTATATCAGGGGTGGGAATCTCTGAAACTGACAACTTCAAAATCAACATAACGCCGACTGCACCGATTGCGGAACATGGCTTTCAGAACCTCTTCATTCCGTACAGTCGGGACGCAATGAAGGTTATTCGCAAATTGAGTAACTATGCAGTAACTCCCGATGGAACAGGAGCCTTCGTATTCTTCATCAATCGCAGAGGGTTGAACTTTGTACCCATCAGTACCCTATTCAAACCCGTTACAGATGATACTCCAAAAATTCAGATTACGGATATTCGTGAAAACTATGGAATTCAAAACCTTCGATTGTCCCCCTTCAACGCATTCACGAACTTCATCATGGGTCATGAAAAAAGGGTTATGGGATTTAATCTCATGGAAAAGGATTACAACATCATCAACTATTCTGCAAATGCCAAGTATATTGAACATTCACAATACATTGACAAGCCTGAAACCGTTTCCAATATCACCACTATGCCGATTACAGGAATGGCAAGCCACTCCGTCCCTTTCTCAAAGGATTTTGCAAAGGGTAATGTAAAAGTATACTTCACCCCTCTTGACAACCCCGCCATGTTGAAGGGCTTTGCCGACAGGCTTTATTATTCGCAGATGTTCACCTACAACATCGAGACGGAAATTGATTTCATTCAGGTGATGCCCGATTTGGCAGTCGGGGAAATGGTGAATGTGGAATTTAAAACAATGGACGAGGATAGTTGGGAATCGTTGAATGGGGCATGGTTGTTAAAGTCTCTTTCATATGCATATCCTGGGGATAATGTTACGATGAAACTGACGAGAATCGGCATCGGCACTTTACCCGAAGGATTTTATACTAAGGTAGGAGAATAAGAATGTTTGACCTAGACCAAGTTAAGGCTCTTGAGGATACGCAAAAAAGTAATTTTTATCGTGCAAAAGTCGTTTCATTAGATGACCCTTTGAAATTGAATAGAATACAGGTCATGATTTACGGATTGACCGATGATTTTGAAGAACCTGAAAATGTGGAAGACAGCCCTCAGCCGTGGTGCGAATTTCAATTTCGAGATGGCGTTGTCACCTATCCGAATATTGATGATATTATTTGGCTGTGGTTCGAAGGGGGAGACATCTTCAGGCCTGTCTATCTCGGCACGATTTATGCGGGGCTTGATATTTCAACAGAAGCGGGGTTCGAAAAATTATTAGAACAACGGGGAACCAAAGTCGAAGACTTAGAAAATTACAAGACTGCCTTAAAAACCCTGAATCAAACGGGAGACCAAGACAAACTGATAGCGAAGGATGCACATCAAGCCTTCTCCAATTTCATGCTGACGGAAGATGATATCCCATTTCAAATTTTTGACGGGGATGATGCGGATGGGGAAATAATTTATCACGATGAAAGAGATATATCTGATAAAAATAGTGATTTGGGTGAAAATGTAGAACCATTCCAAGCATACGGCATCAATTGGGGACATTATAAATATTGGCCCAAAATTCCAAAAGGTTGGGCAGGCCGTCCCATGTACGTATGGTATACAACGGAAGACATAACAGAAGAGGAAGCCGCCGCAGGAACAACTTGGAAAGATAAGTGCGGGGGATGGACTTTTTACACGGCTGAACAAGTTCAAGAGGGAATGGCAAGTTTCCCCGATAATTTACGGCACTTCAACTACAAACGATTTCAAAAATGGAAAAAAGGTGTTGAGGGGGTGCGCTTTGACATAACAAAAGAAAAAGGAAACATTCCGGGTTGGGAACAGGAATATTCAAGCGTTCAACAACAATGGATGTGGCGTTCTAACACTCCCGATAATACAATATTTCAAACCCCAGGGGCCGGCGCACCATTTTTTCGTTCTCGCCCCCACCGTTGGGAATTTATAGCGGATTATCCTTTTCACTTTTGGCAACCTGAAAAAACCTGTGATAATGGTTTGTGGCATTCGTGGATACAATCATTTCCTTTCGGTAAAATGAATTTAAAAAACAGGAAGTATTGGAAACAACACACGTTTCTTTCACACGATGCAAAGTCCTCAATCGAACTAGACGACAATGATAATTACGAACGATTGGCATTGATTTTTGACCACGGTTCAGGGGGTTTGGAATTTTCTCATGCAGGAATGAATGGTATTGATATGTGGACGGATGGTGTGTTTCATTTTCATGCAGGGGGACGAAGCAACGCAGGGGGGCCGAAAGAACATAGTATGTTTTTTCCTGGTGGAGACTTCGCAGTTCAGGCAAGAAAGGCATCCTTAGTTGGAGATAATGAAGCAACAGTTTATGCGACAGGAAGTGCAAAATTAATAGGCAAATTGGGGTCAGTTACCATTATGGGAAATGCGGGAATCAGCCTGACAAGTTGGGGTGGACTAACGGTATTAAAAGGTGGAGATGGAAGTGTTGCTCCTGACCGCGCTCAACCTGTTGACACTAGAGGGGTTTGGTTTGGAACACCTTTAATCAGTTCTCCTATGGGGTACAAATCGGGATTGGGCAGTAGTGGATTTCAGGCATTATTTCTTTGCTTGCCAACTGTCGGAGGCGAAGAAGGTGGTGGCGGGTCGATGAGTGATGAATCAGCCCAACAATGGGTGGATAAATTTAATATGGCTATGATATGCTTAAAAACCCTTTTTAAGGTTTTGGGAAAAACAAATAATTCAATGGCATTACCAGTAATGGCAGGTTGGGCAACAACCATTGAAAAATTATTAGATGATTGGGAAATAGAAAGTTCACCTTGTTCGGGGGCAAAATTTGGGTCGGCATGGAAAGGAATTGCTATACAGGGTGCGAGGTCGTAAAGACTAAATAAAAAAGGAGGGATTAATAATGGCATGGAATATGAGTGCGGCTGGTATGAGCGGTGGAGTAAGTATTTTTACACCAAAAAATTTAAATGCTGCGATGCCGCCTTTTCCATTCGTTGAGTATTTTAAAAAATCTAAATTAACTCCTACGGGTGAAGTAGTGGAAGATTTAATAGACAAAAATCCAAATTTATCTGAACAAGAAAAACGAACATATAAAAGAAAACTTCGTGAGGAATAAAAATGGCTGACGAAAAAACACTTACTAATTACTACAACTCGGACATCGTAGTTGACAAGGATATTCAACAGACCTTTGAATTCCAATACGGAGACTTGAAGGCTCTTACGAACTATGATGCCATTGTGCAATCTATCCGAAACATCTTACACACTCGAAAAGGTGAACTCATCGGCCTGATTGAATTTGGTAGTTCCATTTATGATTTTTTGTTCGAGCAGTTAAGTGTGAAGAATGTGGAGATGCTACGAGCGACATTGATTGCGGAAATAGAGCGATGGGAAAACAGGGTCAATATCGTAGACTTTCAATACACACTTAATGAACCTGTGGGAACACTTCGCTTGGATATGATTTTCAGTATCAGGGCCTTGGGGCCGTTGCAATTGTTCCGTGAAGAATTTCTTTTGAGCAATTCGTCTGAAGTGAGGTAATAATATGGCTGATAGAATTTTGACCCTTAGCGGAGATTTCGATACCATTCGCACCGAACTGAACGCCAAACTCTCAGTACTTGATGGATGGAAGGATAATGTGGAAGGTGGAATGGGGTCGAGCCTCATTCGTATGTTCTCATATGTGGCTGACCTTTTGAGTTACAGGATGAATGTGCTAGCCAACGAAAATTATCTCGACACCGCCCAAATCAAGGAGAACATGATGAAAATCATTAAACTCCTGAATTACAAAGTAAAACGGGCCGTTCCTTCTCACGGGGAAGTTACCTTATGGATTAAGGAGGCCTCTGCAAACAATATCGTCATTCCTCAGGGGACAAAACTTTCAACGGGAGACAATGTTCTTTTTTACACGGTGTACGAAAATGAATTGATTGCAGGAGAAAAAGAAATTACCGTCAAGGTTGTTCAGGGAGTGGAAAAGGAAGTATCCTATACTTCCGCAGGAACGAAAAATCAGGAATTTCTTTTGAACTCCGACAGCAAAAGTTATTATATCGGAGATGCGATTTGGCCTAATTCGGAGTATGAGTATTCAGGACTGAAAGTTTATGTGGATGATGAGGAATGGGAGGAAATCGATTCATTGGTGAACGCAGATGCTGACGGGGAAAATTATTACGCAGAACAATTTTCCGATTACGCCCTAAAAATAGTATTTGGGGATGGAACTTTTGGTGCGATTCCTACTAACAATAAACTCATCAAGTTCGTCTACAACCTGAACATCGGCAAGTTCGGAAATGTCAACGCAGGCTCCATTACAAAAGTTCTCGACACCGTCAGCGACACGGAAGCACTACCTGTCTCGATGTATGTCACCCAATCACAATCCTTCTTGAACGCAGGCGACCCTGAAACCTTGGAAGAAATCAGGGCCAATGCTCCGAAGTACTTCACCACGGGAGACAGAATAGTCACGGAAGACGATATCACGGCAATGATAAATGCGAACTTCTCCAACATTCTCGACATTTATATCCTGTCGGAAGAGGATAAGAACCCTCCCAATTTTAAAGAGTTTAATCAAATCACAATCGGCCTATTGCTGAAGGATACGGACGGAACGCCGCTTGTGCCTTCGAAGAACGGCGAGAATTATCTTTCTTACTACGAATCGGTGGACGAACTCATCAAGCAGAAACGCACCATTACTGTTCATCGCAAGTACATCATTCCCGAACCCGTAGAAGTCATGTTTAAGGTCAACTACAGAAAATATTCAGGATATACGGACTCACAGGCAAGAAGCGCAATACAGGATGCCATCGAACAATATCTTCTCGATTACGGGAGATTAGGCTCAATCGTAAAATACTCAGACATTATCTATGCAATCGACTCCCTTTCGGAAATCGATTGGTGCTATTTAGAAATGAAGCGAACAACGGATGCAAGTTATTCCACACAAAACATTGAAATGAGTGATACGGAATTTCCTGTCGAAGCGACTATTCAATTCCTTACACTAGTTGCGGTATAAAATATGGCTAAATTCGTAAACTTATTTTCAAAGTATCTTCCGACCCGTATGAAGGTCGCACCAAAAGGGGTAGACCTCTATCTTTCAGAAGACCTGGAATACACACCCATTATTCGCAATCGTTACTTGTCGGGAACACTTACTCCCGACTCTACGGAAATTTACTACGATTGCTCTGACGGGGTGGAAATTTTCAAGGATAAAGGGGTTGTCAAAATTGAGGACGAGTACATCAAGTACAATTCCATCGACAGAACAAACCATAAATTATACGACCTAGAGCGTGGGTATTTCGACAGCGAAATAGCGACCCATTGTAACGATATTTTGTGGACGGCGGTATTGTCGGAAGATATTGACGCTTATACAACCATTATCCCTTTTACTTCCATTACCGATTCAGCAAAAATTCCTTCGCAGGGAAAATTTGCCATTTATACGGATGTCAACGACCTTGAAATTATTTCCTATGCCGACTTCAATCAATACATCAGCGGCTATCAATTCACGAATGTTAGCAGAGGGTCGGGGACTGCCGCTTATCGACACGCAAAAGATTCCATCATCGAAGAATATGCCAACTTATTGATAGAACAAGTCGATTCCATCGAGTACGAACAGGGGCTATGGAGCCTGGCACTTGAATCGGATATGACCTGGGATGATGAAACGGCAACAATTACCGTACCATTTACAGCCCTGTTGGATGAAGAACTGATTCTCAGCGACACCTCTATCGATGTCAGCGGGGTTACAGGAACAGTCCCGACCCAAGGCTATATTCTTATCGGAACTGAAATTATTCGCTATGGGTATTATACTGCCGACACTAGCGACCCATCTAATACACTAGGAACTTTTTCAGAATGCATTCGAGGACAGTTCGGAACAAACGCAACTAGTCATTCAAGTGGAAATACTATTTTCTTTCAACCCCCTCCTTATGGAGAATTTCTTATCGATGACGAATATATTCACTACTCTTATTATGTCGATAATGAAGATGGAACGGGAACTTTTGGCTCCGAAAATTATCCTCTTGTTCGTGGCTTCTATGGGACCGTTGCCGATGAACATTCAACATCGACAATCCTGACAGAACGCAGACACACGGAATTGGAAGCCGTGGGTATTTTCACAATCGGGAAGGAATACTTTAAGTATTGGAGCGTAGACGATGACCGCTTCTATGTCGATAAACGGCCTGCCTTGAACGCCAAAACCTACTATCGAACGGGAACAGGAACGGAGTTCCAGTCCATCATCGAATCGCACGATATCGGAGCCTTGATAACCACTTATCATTTTGACGATGAAAATTCTTACCTCATCGACTTCCTGCATTCAACCGCAGAGTATTTGGATTTTGCCATCAGCGCAAAAGCGGACATGTTGGAAAAATTCTCCGATGTAGACACGGTTGATTTTGACTATCTCACCTACATTGTTAAAATGCTTGGGGAAAATCTTGAGGATTATCAAAATCTTCCGTTCTTCGCAGCGGAAAACTACGACTACCGTGTGCGCCTCTTCACGAAGGAATTGGTGAACATCTACAAGGAAAAGGGACTTCTCTCAGCATTGCGCTTGTGGCAAAAAGTCATTTCTGAACCCTTAGAATCCTATCAAGACCTTTGGACGATGAACTATTGCAGTTTCTACTCCTTGCCTTTTCTTTCCCTGCTTTTGTATGATGCAGAAAGGAATTTTTATCCCAACAATGAAAACTTCTTTCGTCCGCAGATTTCAAAGGCTATACAAAAAGAGATAGCCGAATACTACGAAAACAAAGTTGTACGAGACCCCAATACGGCAATCTCTTATCCTGTCAGCAGTTTAAAACTCCTTGTTCATAATTGGGATTACTTCGCCAAAGCAGACGATGAATTAAATACGGCAAGTGGAAGAAGTTTTGACGATAAAATCGTTCCCTGCGATACGCAAGATAACTTGGGAACATATTACGACAGGGTCAATGTGGAGTTGTTGGTTCGTGGGACATCAACCACAATTCCATTCCCCTACTATATCGAAGATTACGATGTAGACCTGTTCAAGTTTGAAGATGAATTAGACGCTTCAAAGAATGACATGCCCACTTCTGAAACGGATTGTCTACCTATTACAACAGATGTCGGGCTTGTTTCTGATTACGAGGAAGAATGGATTTTGGACGAGTCGGCACTTCGGATTTACGATTATTGCGACCTTGCGGATAGATTACGATGGATTCAAACCGACACAGGCGTACTGCACAACTTGACAAGCGACATCAGCAATGCTGAAATCGAACTTGACCACAATACAACAGCAGACGAAACATCCATCGTTGTCAAAGTTACTGACGGAAAATTATACGACCCTGCGGAACATATTGAATCGAGCATAACCCCTGCAATTGCCCCAAAGGGATTTGTCAAGTTTGGAAACGAAGTCATTTCCTATACAGGCATTAAGTTTTATGACGCACACACAGGAGTATTCACAAACAAGCGATATTTACTAACGGGTTGTGAACGGGGCGTGAAGAGTACGACAGCCTCAGCATACAAGCCGAATGTTTACGAAGGGAACGAACGGTTATTGAATGGCAGAGGCTTGGAAATCTTGGATGATTCAGTAACCTACAGACTCATCCTAACAAGAGACCCAAGAGGATACGAAGTTGAAGTTGGGGACAGCCTATATCTTGTTCAAGCAGACGGCACATACGAAATTTATACCATTACAAATCTTGCGAGCGAATATGATTACTGCGAAGAGACATATGCCTTTGGAATTGATTTTATACCTAGCGTGTCCACAACACCAACCATAGGCTCTGATGTCATTGCCCCGACAACTCATTATTCCTGCACGATTAATGAAGACACCGACACCATCACATGTACTTCACACCTTCTGTCAGATAACGACATTATTTACTTCCTGAAGAGTTTCAGCGGGGTTAATGCCTATCAGGGATATTATGTCATCGTAGTGGATGCCAACACCTTCCAAATTTCTTTGACTTTTGGCGGGGTTGCAATCGCCTTCGCAAATGTGCAGGATACTTCCAATACTTACTTGTGGAATGGCACGAGAATTATTTCAACAGAAGAAGGTTATCAACACCGTTATTCTCTTTGTCAGCATTTGTTATGGAGATTAGATAACGAAGTCAATGCTAACGATATGCCTCTTGTGTACGGAATGACAACGGCGCAACTCACAGAAAAAAAACTAGATAGTTACAAGGGAGTTGGCAACGGAATTATTTGGCCTACTCCGCATTTTAAATATGGAGTAAATATCGCAACAACGGCAGGAGGCCTCTCTAACGATGGAGTTGTCAACCTCGTTTTAAAGAAAATCAAGCAGTATAAGCCGAAGCACACAGTTGCCGACCTGACAATTGTTGACCCTCTTGATTCGACTTCCGCTTGTCAGTTGGATTCGGTGGTTTCTCAGGAAAATTACGAGACGGAAATAATGCGAAGCGACATCTATACGAGAATGGCAGGCATCACCAATTCATCAAGTTCGGCCCCTGCTGACAGTATTACTTGCCACAATCACGACTTGCATAACGGAGAAGTCGTTTATATCGAAGGGTCGAGCAGTCTGACTTTCGGAACGCCTTATTACGCAATCTATGTTGACGCTGATACGTTCAAGGTCTCGGCAAGTAGGGCGGGGTCGGAACCATTTGTGGTTCCGGGGGTAGCAGTAGCAATTGCAGGAACGGAAGCGGTTCATATCACTCAGGCTCCTGAAAGTCAATTCCGTATCAACCTTTATCCGATTATTGGAGACCCTGCGGCGAAATCTTGGGAACTGCCAATTATTACGCTTGATGAGGTTGTCGATTATGGGGCAAGTGCCAATTTCTCTTATACTTGGAAGGTGGGAACACCTGACGAAACACTTGTGTATTATGACATCTTCGAGGCCTATCCATACGGCTTGAAATTGGATGTACCATATCGAGTGAGAAAAAGATTTTTAACGCATGTGGAATAAATAGATAAGGAGAATAAAAATGGCTGTTGAAAGTACACAAATAGCAATTACTAAAGAGGGTCTTATTGATATCGCCAAACTAGTAGCAATTGGGGTTACGGAAGGAGAAGCAGGGACGACAAATTTTAAAGTGGCATACTTCCGTCTTGGTAGTTTAGGAAATGCCACGACCTTCGAAGCGGCAAAGGAATACAGAGACGAGTGTGAAGAAATTTATTATATGGATTACACCGCAGATGAATTTGATGATGACCACCCCACGACAATCGATAACAATATTACGGGATACTTGGCAATAAATTCGATACAATATGTTGAAGCAGAAACGGTGGGGGAACTCGGAACGGTCGAAATCAGTTGCTATCTAATTCCAGGGCAGACGAACTCCTTGGGAAACAATACATTCTTAAACAATGAAATCATGGTGTTTACTGGAGAAGGAACCGTTGATAATCCCTATCGGAGTTTTATTTACGGAATCTTCCCCGATATTACCAAGGAAGCAGAATACGGAATCAACTTCACGATAAGTTGCCAATTTTAAGTGAGGAAAAGTAATGCCGATTAATTATTCCGTTGACGGAACGCAAAGTGCTAATTTTCACTACAAGTGCAGACTCATTTCCAACACTTTCAATAAACTCTTCTACAACATCCTCTCAAAAGGAGTCGTTCCTGAAAGTGGAACACCAACTATCGTAAATACCAATGGAATCGAAGATGCGGGAGAAGAAGTTAAGGTTAAAATCCCATCAGGATTTTCACTCCTTATTTCTCCGAACAATCGCTATTCCCAAGAACAAACCATCCGCAATAATTTTTTCGCCATGACAGAAACGAATCGGAAGATTCTTGAAAGACAGGTATTGAAGTGTGATATCGTGAAGGACTTCTATGTCTCACCTACGACAATGGCGAGTGGTTGGCTAGTGGCAGAATACAATTATTTGGAATTTCCTGACCTTGCTGTGAATTTTAATATTGTCAGCGACATGCCTACGGACAATCGTGTGATTATCGCACAAATCACGGTTTCGGGAGATTACATCTCTGCCATCGACTTTACCAATCAAAACAAGGCCATTCTCAATCCTGAAATTTATTACGAAATGAATCTCGACACCTTGAATGGATATCATGCAGGAAACTCTTCAGGATACATTCCTGTATCCAACGGAATCTTGTGCCAAGGCTTAAATACTGAAATGGTAAACGGCTATTCAGGATACGAGGCCGCACTTAAATGGGATATGAGTTCAGGATTAAATGCTGAATTTATGGGAGATGAATTCGGAGAAGCACATACAGCAGGAACTCTGAAAAATAATGTACCCATAAGCCTAGGAACAGGGGTTACAAATGATTATTTAAATACTGAATTACTAGGGGGTGAAAAATATACAACCTTGGCATGGAGCAATCACAAGCATTGGCTTTCTGATATTGTGGATGGGCCGAATGTAAATCGACCTGTCAATGTTAATGCCTTGAACCACTTGACTTCATCATCGTTTTTGGAAGGAGCCTTTACCTTACCCAAGATTGAAGGGGAATGCTTCTTTGCTTACAACGATGCGGATGATACAGGGGGTAGACTACGAATAGTTTCAGGGGAAGAATTGATTACGAAGAATTTACACGTTATTGACTTCGTCAAATCAAATAACAATGTCTTTTCCAAGAAGCCGCAAGTCATGATTCAAATTTTGGATAATGGTGAAGGAACATACGATGGCTACTATATCAAAATGATGGCCTGCAACATCACCTACTCTAAATTCGAAGTATCCTATACCATTTACAAGGCTGACGATGGAAATAATTATGTAGAACAACCTGTAGAAGATGTGTGGATTCATTGGATAGCATGGGGTTATACCGATGATGATACTTGGGGACTATAACGATGAAAGCATTAAACAATAACACACAGGTGTTGAATATTCACTACAATCAACGCTTGGCTTCCGATGTCCTGAATAAGATTTTTTACACCCTGTTCACGGCAGGAGTGATAGAGGCAACCTTATCAACCAATGCGAATATCATTACCATCGAATCCGTATCGTTCCTTATTCATCCCCAGAATCAACCTGATATCTTGGTTCGTATTGATACGACATTGCCGATTTCCATAACGAATAATTCTCCGTCCAATTCGTATTTGATTGCTCGTTATCGTTGGGAGAATGAGAACACAGGTGCGGAATTTATTTTCACGGATGATGCTAACATTGTTGGCACGGATGTCATTCTCGCAGGATTAATTTTAGACAACACAGGTAATATTCTCGTTTTGAATTATGACGAGCAGGAAAGAGCGAGACTGAAGGTTATTCAGAAGGATACTGTTTTTCCGTTGATTTCCATGTTGGACGGGTATAGAGTGGGGCATGAAGAGGACGAAATTCCTGTTTCGGACGGAGTACTCAATGTCAATCTGAACGCCGAATATTTCAACGGTAAAAAAATTACCGAATATGCCGTTGCGAAAGAAGCACCGATTGTTTTTTACAACGAAACGAGTTTTGAAGAGGTAATAGAAACCCCGACATATCCCTCATGGATGGATGTCGAAGCAGTTGACAAAGGCGAGGGCATTACAGCACAATACCTGAACGATTATTCTATTCAACCTCAAGACGGAACAACTTATCCTGATTTGACCGATAGAATCCCCGTTGCCAACACCATCCTGCAAAAAGAATTAAATGCTGGAATGTTGGAGGGATACGACTCCACCAAGTTCGCAAAAGAAGGACATACGCATACACTAGACGAACTTACGGAAGGAAGCGGATATTTTAATGTGGAGGGAATGTCGGGAACGAATCAAGCAGGCCCGACTTCAATTGAAGAGGCCGATATTACGTATCGGGAGATTACACCATTAGCATATGACAAGTCCGTGGAACAGAAATATTCTCCGATTTACGAAACGGGAACTTTAACATTAAAAGGATATACTCCTGCTAGTGTTGTTTTCTCAAACGCCTTATTTGGTGGCTTGGGAATCAATAACCCTCGTATTATTCTACAAAGGGTTCCTGCGGCTGGGGAAAGTGCTGAAACAACAGCATCCCTAGGAAAAAGAATTGCAAGAATTATGACCGTATCGGAAACAGGATTTACGGCTCAACAAATGGGAAGTATTCTCGAAGATAGTGGTGATTATATCAGAAGTGATGCCATTGATGAGGATGCTAATCAGTATTATTATTTTGTAATAGGCGAGAAAATAGAGGTAGAATAAATGCCAGATAAAATCGGACAGGCAGGACAAGTTATTAATTTTAACTTCGTCAACAACTTTGTAGCAGAAAATTTGAATCGACTTCTGTATGCGGCCTTCACTCCAGGGGTCTTGAAGTTGGAGTATACCTATGTACACGATAGTGATGAAATTGAACTTACGGAATTTTCTGCCCTTATTCTGCCAAAAAATAAAAATTTTCTTGTTAAAGCCGACCTCCATAGTTCGTTGAAAATAAAAATCGATGCAAACCCCTATCTTGTCGCATGGATGGATTGGATTGAACCGCCTTCAGGATTTGTCTACGACTCTTGGTATTATGGAACATCGGGATATTCATCCTATTCAGGATATTACGATATTCCGTGGATTGCCTGCACCCTAGATGCTGATGAAGATGAGTTCACCTCTGCTAATCACAATCTTGAAGCGGGGGATGTCGTGCGATTTTATTCAACCGTTGGCTCGTTATCGGCAGATGTAAATTATTATGTCGTGTATGTGGATACCGACACATTTCAGATTTCAGAGGAATCGGACGGAGACGCACTTGACCTGACTTTATCAGGTTCAACGCAATATCGCAAAATCAATTCCCATATCACTCGTTTTAATATGGTGTCTGAAGATGATTACGACCCCACTTATCATGTTCTTTTGGGTGAGTTTAAATATGTGACGATTGGAAGCGTTGTGCATAGAGTTTTTGACACTCTTTATCAAAGTCGAGTGTATTTAAGCGATAACTGTATCAACTATGACAAGGTGCAATGGTCAGGGGTCAGCGGTTGGGAAGGAGTCAGCGGATATTCGGGATATTCAGGACCAAGAACACTAGACGGCTCAAATTCTACCCGTATGGGGCTGTCAGGGTGGAGTGGAATTTCAGGAGTCTATGATGAGACAGATGGAACAATAGAACGCTATGTGGGTCATAATTCAGGATACATACCTATTAGTGATACTACTATCAATCTTGGACTTAATGCAGAAAAATTAAATAATATTCCTGCGGGAAACAATGACAACAGTATAGCGGTTGTCAATGGTGTTGTTTGTTCAAACCTTGTTGCCGCTCGACTCTTTTTAGACGGAGTTGAATACGGCCTTGGTCAATCGGGATTAAAGGGATATTCATCATTCTCAGGATATACAGGATGGTCAGGATTCAGCGGCGAATCGGGATACCGCTCTTATGTAAGCGGATATATTCCCATCAGCAACGAAATCCTGCAAACAAAACTGAACGCTGAATATTTGGAAGGGTACGCTTTGGAAGACCTCAGCGCTTCCGACCACACTCATAATATTGAGTTCCTTGAAGATGGAACCGTATTTAAAGTGTTAACAGGAGTGAATGAGGACGGGTTGGTAACTTCAGCGGGTTTACAGGATGGCGTATTACAATACAGGCATCAGAGCCTTACCACGCCGTTTCGTTATGACGGTCTTGTAGCGGCAAAGATGTTTGCCTTGGCGGGACAAATCGGCAGAGGCCAATCACAAGTCGTGAGTTTCAGGAAAGAGTTCTCCGAAAAGCCAAGAGTTTTTATTTTGAATAATGAGACGGATGAATGGAAAGCCGTGAACGAAGAAGATATTACAACAGTAGGCTTTGAAGTCAATTGGGAAGAGAACACAAAAAGCGATGGTTCGGACAATCTAGTTTCCGACACAACTGACTTCAGTTGCTATTGGATTGCAATAGGACAATTAGTCTAAAATGATAAATAATAATATAGGAGTAGAAATATGAGTAAGTATGTTTCACCGAATGGAATTTCTGGAGTTTCGGGATATGAACAGTCTTTGGTTTTTCATTATCGTATGGATGTTGACCGTACCATGTTTGGAAGATGGTTCGTTAATGTCTTTGACCACGGAGTTCTTTATTATGTTCCCGACCCTGATACTGATACAAGTCCTAGCACGGCAGGGGGAACTGACATTACTATTAAAGCAGGAACTTCATTCCTTATCAAGCAGAAAGAAAGTACAGACGGAGATATAATCGCAAAAGGCGATATGGTGAAAGATTATGCCATTGATGTCAGCGGTTATGCTGCCGCTACTTATTCTCTTATTGCCATTTGGGAAAATGCGGCTGAAGAATATCGGGGCGTTGAATTTTATCTCTACACCGCCGCTGAAATAGCGGTTCTTGATGCGGCGGGATATAATTATATCAAGTTCGGAGAAGTTGTCATTTCAGGCGGGGTCATCGATTCCAACACAACTACCAATCAAACCCAAGGTTCAATGTACTCAGGATTGGCAGGATGGTCGGGATATTCGGGAACTTCGGGATATTCAGGATGGTCAGGAAAATCAGGATGGTCGGGATATTCATCTTACAGCGGCACGAGTGGGTACTCAGGCCCATCAGGATATAGCAGTCATTCGGGGTGGAGTGGAGAGAGCGGATATAGCAGTCCATCGGGATATAGTGGGGTTAGCGGATGGAGCGGGGAAACTCCTAGCGTATCAGAATGTTTTATTGTTGCGGCATCAGATGAAATAACTCCTTTAACAACGGGAGAAGGAAAAACCACATTCTACATTCCGTATAATTTCACGCTATCAGAAGTAAAGGCTAGTTTGACCACATACGGCTCAAGCCAAACAATCGTTGATATTCAATATACTCGTGGAGTAACCACGGACTCTATTTTCACGGTCAGGCCGACATTTGCGTCAAGTAGTTATTTGGCGGCGGCTTCAACATTGGATGTTACCGACTTTATTGAAGACGATAGGATACGGGTGGACATCAATACAGCAGGAACAGGAGCCACGGGATTAAAAGTGTACTTAATCGGAACCAAATCTTAACAAGGATTAAATTATGATAGGAGTTGCAAATTCTTATATTTTCAGTTACGTCCCATTGGGGCTTATCGTTCCTTATTACACAGCGGACGCTGTTCCTAGCGGATGGGCATTATTCGATTCTGCGGACGGAAAATACATAACAGGTGCAGATTCAGGTGATGCCGATTACAGCGTGGGGGCGCACTCAGGAACCGATGCCACTTTCGATGTTGTTACAAGCGATGAGGGCAAACATTTGGGAGACGGGGAAACCGTAAGATTAGGAAATTTGCCCGGGCAATATCCTGGACCCCCAATACAACTTGAAATAAGAAAAGGAGCAAACAAGGGGGGAGAGCATTCACACACCATTACATATACCCCAACATTGGGATATGAGCAAATGAGGTTTATCAAATCAACAGAAAATCATGATAAATTTCCCGCAAACTCTCTCGTATTAACAAGTTCAATATTGACCCCCCCTTCAGGAGTAACTCAGCAAATTGTTGTCGCAGATTCCGCACACAATAGATTTTTAAAATCCAATACAAGTATCACAACCGCTTACACTTCAGTAAGTCCTGCATGTTCTACAGATGGAGACCATGACCATGATTGGGTTACTTTAGCAAATACTGCCTTTGAAAGGGGAGAAGCAGGGTCAAGCGAACAAGTAGTTGTTATAACTGGACCTAGTGATACTGATGGAGACCACGCTCATACATTTGCATCTTCTTCCATAACTGAAAATGTATCGAAGGTTTATTTGGCTGCGTGGACAAATGCTGCTGAAGACTTTAAGGGATTTAGTGGAACCATCGCTCTGTGGGAATCATTCACACCGCCGGCAGGATGGGTTCTTTGTGATGGCAATAATGGAACGAAAGACTTGAAAAAACGATTCGTTATTTTTGGCCCAAATGCTTCAGTTGGTCAATATCAAGGGAATGGAACAATTACACTTTCTTCTTCATTAGATAGCAACAATTTCAGCCACACCCATATGAATAAAGACGATTACTTAGCATCAAGAGTAACGGGAACTGTAAGTAATGTAAATCATGATACTGAATCCGTCCCCCACACCCATACTGTTGACGCGAGTACAGTAGAATTCCTTCCCGATTATTATTCCTTAGTATTTATACAGAAATTATAATTCTGATAAATACATTTAGATAAGATGGCACAAGAAACAGAAATTATCCTGAACAATAATCAAGCAGATTATGCAGATTTATTGACCTTTGATATTTTATCATTCAAAGGAATTCGTATAGATTACAGCGTCAGCAGGGCAGACTTAATTGAACAGGGGGAAATTTATTTGGCATTTAATCGTTTTGGACAAACTCCGCAAATCATAGTAATCAGCAATTTCGATTCTACGGGAGTGAGATTTTGCGCCGACTTAGATAAATCCCGTATAAGATTAGTATATACAAGCACAAATACAGGGGTTAGGCCCGTGTTGAGATATTCCACCGTATTCTTCCCACTATAAACCATGAGCCACAGAATTTATCAAAAACTTACTTCGGGAGCGCAGTCGGGATATTGTGTCGAAAACTTTGCAATAAAAGAAAATGGCGTTTTGTCCGTAGGAGAAGTCAGCGGATACGAAGGACTACTTTCCGATATCAATGATATCCCCAACTTGGGATACCTGTGGGGAATGAGTGGAAGTTCAGGAATTTTATCAGGGTCGGGATATTCAGGATATATTCCACGATGGGAAGGAAGCACCATCCTCGGCATTTCCCACCTTTATGACGATGGGGATAATATCGGTCTTGATACTTTAACCCCTACGGCAAAATTTTCTCAGAAAACAACGGAAGAATTTGAAACCCCGACAGCAGAATTCGAAAGTTACGGCCCCACTTATAATATTATCGACCATAATAACGACACCACATTTGAAATCCGTTCTTCGCCAAGTTCATATAATAACACTCTTGTCGGATTAAATGCAGGACTGCATAATTATACAGGCGCGGCAAATACGATATTTGGTGCAAACGCTTTTTACGAAAATATAAGTGGAGATGCAAATACCGCAATTGGTTCAAATGCTTTAAAAAACAATCAAAGTGGTGGGCAAAATACAGCAATTGGGTGGCAATCTCTTTTTTATGCAAATACAACGGGATTGACCGCTGTTGGCTCACGGTCTTTATTTTCAAATACAGGTGGGCAATATAATACTGCTGTAGGAACGAAATCTTTATTCTCCAATACCATCGGGGAAAATAATAGCGCATTGGGGTATTATTCTTTATACTCCGTTGTAAGTGGAATGGATAACACCGCCGTAGGGTCTTACGCTTTATACTCCAACACAACAGACGGCAATACGGCATTCGGAAGTTATGCCCTATATTCAAATGTGAGTGAGGGAGATAATACCGCAGTAGGAGACCATGCGTTATATTCCAACACGGCACCAAATAATACCGCACTAGGAAGTTTTTCCCTGTATTCAAATGTGGAGGGAATCGACAATACCGCAGTAGGTAGTTATGCCTTATATTCAGGGGCTACTGAGTATTCAGTTGATAATACCGCAGTAGGCAGTTATGCCTTATATTCCACCGTAGACGCAAGTTGTTGTACAGCGGTAGGAAGCATGGCCCTATTTGATAGTATAGCCGAATATAATACCGCAGTTGGGGCTTATGCTTTATATGTCCATGCCGCCCCCGATTGGGGGGAAAATGTTTCCGTGGGGGATTGGTCGTCTTCCTCTCTTCTAGAAGGAACTCAAAACACAGTAGTCGGTTCTAGTGCTTTTGGAAGTCTAGCGGGGGATGAAAATGTTGCCGTAGGATATGCGGCTTTACAATCGTGGTTAGCCACATCAATTTCTTATAATACGGCAATAGGGGCATGGGCATTAACAAGTAATCTTGTTGACGAAAATGTTGCCGTGGGATATTCAGCCCTATCGTCAAATACTGAAGGAATTGAAAATACGGCGGTTGGTACAGATTCCTTATATAATAATACAGGCGGCGTTGAGTCTATTTATGTTTATGATGGAGGCGACACTTGGGTTGATGTTCAATATGGAAGTTGGAATACAGCACTAGGATATCAATCCCTTTATTCGGGAGTAAGCGGAGTCGCAAACACAGCGATAGGGGACAAGGCTTTATATAACAATCTTGGGGGATGGACGCATGAGGAAGAACTTGGTACTTATTGGTATTGTACGGGTTCATATAATACAGCAGTAGGGCATCAATCTCTTTACTCCAATACTGAAGGATACGACAACTCCGCTTTTGGCGCACTTACATTATACAGTAACACGACAGGACATCATAATGTCGCTATCGGGGGAGGTCAAATACTTAGTATTCCATATACTGAGCCGCCAGCATGTCCCGCTCTTTACTCCAACACGACAGGTTATAACAATGTTGGGGTTGGAAATGGGGCATTGTATTCGAATATTACAGGGTATGGAAATACGGCTGATGGGGCATACGCTTTATTCTCAAATATTAGAGGAAAAGGCAATACCGCAACAGGTGGAACTCTTGGCGCAACTCAACTTGATATTTACGGAGATTGGAATACATTTCAAGACCTTCCAAGCCCTTATAATCATGTATATTGTTCCGCAGAATTTTTAGGAAAATTATATTTCGGAGTGGGTACAGGAAGCAGTACCCCTTATGGTGCAAGGATTTATGTATGGGACGGAACAACTTTTTCTTTATCTAAAGATATAGGAGCGGCACAGAGTAGATGTTATGGGATTACTGCTCTTTGTGTACATAATGGAAAATTATATGCTGACGCTAGATATCATCAATATGGAGATGGCTATCTTTGGGTGACGGAAAATGGAACTGATTGGTCAATAGCGTGGGACCACACTTCTAGTACTTATTACGGTGGAAATCCTCACTTATACTCAGACGGAACTTATTTATATTTTAATGCAAATAGAGCATCAACGATGCTTTCATATCTTTGGAAGAGTTTAGACGGAATAACTTGGACTGCCGTAGGAACTCTTACGGGACAATATAATAGTTTAGGATATCAATCAATATGTAAACTTGGTGACGCTATTTATATTGGGGGCAGACCAAGTTGGGGCGGACTTCCTTGTAAAATTTACAAATATGATGGGTCTTCATTAACAAGTGTTTTTGATGGGCCAACGCCTGATGATTTTTGGTGCTCGTATTATTGGAATGGTAAGGCATGGTTTGGAACTGAGCATGGAAGAATCTATACTTCCGCAGACGGAGTCAATTGGGATTTGGCTTATTATTTCGGAGATGTTGAACTCCAATATTTCTTTGAATATGGCGGTAAACTTCTATTAGCGCAGGATGATTTAATTTACGAAACAACCGATGGGGTCATTTGGACTTTATTTTATAATTCCCCCGTAACGAATATTTACACCATATACATTTTTAATGAAGAGTTCTATTTAGGAACAGGCAATGCGGGACAAATTTTAAAATATGAAGTAACTACGGTAGAATCAAGTTATCATTATTCTCCTCTTTATTCAAATACCATAGGCTCTCTTAATGTCGCAACAGGTACAGGGGCATTATACACAAATAACACAGGATATTATAATACGGCACTAGGAGCATTTGCTTTATTCTCTAGTGAAACTTCCTATTATAATACAGCCGTAGGTGCTTACTCCCTTTTTAATAATTTAACAAGTCCAAACACAGCAGTCGGATACAAATCCCTTTATTCAAATCTTACAGGATACAATAACACGGCCTTGGGTCATTTGTCTTTATATTACAATACCACAGGATACAAAAATACGGCTACAGGCACAAACAGTCTACTTTCAAATTCTAGCGGATATAATAATACAGCAAATGGATATGGCACTCTCTACAATAATCTTGACGGATACTGCAATACTGCAATCGGGGACGAATCGCTTTATGCCAATGTCTCAGGTTGGGAAAATACAGCCGTGGGTTGTCATGCCCTTTATCAATCTTCAGGATATTCAAATACGGCAATCGGCGTAAATGCGGGACGTAGCCTAACAACGGGAAGTGAGAATACTTTCCTTGGTCCTGCGGCAGGATATCATGACGAACAAAAAGTCGATGCCGAAAATTCTATTGCCTTGGGATACAACTCCTTTAGTTGGCAGGATAATCAGGCCGTCCTAGGAAACTCAGGAACCTCCGAAACCATCCTTTACGGACATCTCGGTATTGCAACTGAAGCACCTGACCCGTGCGCCGCTGTAGATTTGGGGGCAACAGATGGCGGCTTGTTAATCAATCGTTTAGACACAACGGCTCGTGATGCTCTCACCCCTGTCAACGGCCTCATCATCTACAACATTACTGACCAACAATTTCAGCAGTATGCCAACGGCGTTTGGATTCCTGTACTTTCTTATCTTTCCACAGGTATTTTTTCTTTCGATGGACTGAGTAAAAATACTTCCGACCCAAGCGTCAACGATAAATTCGATGTCGGCGCAATTGAAGGGTGGATTGTTGACAACACTACCGACCCTAGTGCGCCTGTCGTGCAGTACATCGTGTATCCGGGTTCATTGGACGATACTCCTGGCGGGATAGAAATCACCAATATCCTGACCCACCCCGTAACTTATGTGGGTATTCAGGGGGATTCGACTGCTGATATCGTTCAACAGACGACACCGTTCACCGAAGCACAACAACGAGATATTATTAAACTCGGTGTTATTGTCCACAGCGACAATGCAAGCGTTGTCACTACGAACAATCAGACGGTTTCAATGTACGATGCCATCCCGCAATTTAACGACTTGGCTGGAGCATTGAGAAAATTCAATATTCCTATTCGTCCTATGGGCAATCATTTCTCCGCAATCGGAGGATTGGAAGTCGCAAGGTCGGCGGGAAAAATATTCTCGCTCGGAAGCAATTATCAAACCGACCCAAAAAACCCGCACGTTAAATCCATCGCCGCCGAATCGCCAGTAACATTCCGATACCGCCTGCAAGACTCTACAGAGTACGGCAACACGACAGATGTAGACCCCGATTATTACGATGACGCAGGGGTAAAAACCGCTGTGCCTCTATTTAAGTTCACGGTACAAAGGGCTTGTATCTTTGAATCGGGATTGAGCCGATGGCAGTATGGTCAAAAAATTTACGACAATATTGACGATGCCGAAGCACAAATTCCTGAAACGGTAGACGAATTTATTGTGGAGGATAATTTAGACGCAAACGGAATTCTCTGCTCGTTTGTCATCGTTCGTCAGGGCTGTACAGACCTGACTGACCCGTTGCAATGTAAAATCGTTCCTGCGGGACGATGGGGATATGCGAGAGAAACCATTCCGGGCCAAACCCATCGAACAGAAATTGTCAACAATCTTTCCACAGGTTTGAGACACGGCGGCGCACTTTCAGGATGGGCAGGAACCGACAGTTTTTCCGTCGAAGCGGGTTGCGGCCTCATCATCGACAATTCAACAGACCCTCACAATCCAACATTCACCGAAGTTCTTTGGGACGGATATTCAGGAGTTGTAGACGATTTGGGAACCGTAACAGGAAATCCGGCAACTCACATCTTTATTGACGAGACGGGAGCGGTTGTACAAAAATCATTCATTATTGACCCGCCGACTCCTGAATACAAAAGAGAACATATCTATCTTGGTCTTTTGGGACACAGTATTCATACGTCCGTAACCTCTATCTTTAATACACCGATTACTTTCGTCTCCCCGATGAATAACTTGGAAGACTTGGCTTCTGCAATCGGGTTATTCAGTTTATCAGGAAATATTGTAAATTACGGAACGGAAGCGATGGAGTTGTCGAAAACTTCAGGATATGCCTATATGTTCGGGTCGAACTTTCAGAGCAATCCAGACAGTCCTTCGAGAATTGAAACCATCGCCGTTGACGGACAGTACACTCCTGCATCGTTGCTGATTTATTCGCACGGTACGGGATTTATTAACCCAAGCACGTTCGTTATTGATGCGGCTCAATATGACCCTGCGGGGGCAGGAATACTTTCTGCACTGGGGCCGAATAAATGGCAGATTGCGAGAATTTGGCATATGGCCTCCCCGAACTTCCTTGTCTATCAATACGGACAAACGGAATACGCAAATTACAATGACGCTATTGCCGCTGTAGGAACTGAGACTTCTTTCGTCAATACACCAAGTCTCGAAGGTATTGCTTATCTTTCATCGTTACTTCTTGTCAGAGGCGGGGCGGCAGATTTGTCCAATCCTGCGGATGCCAAGTTCATTCCTGTTGGTAAATTTGGAGGGGGTGGAGGAGCAGGCGGCGCAGGAGAATCGGGATATTCGGGATATGGCGAAAGTGGATGGAGCGGGTATTCAGGATATTCGGGATACGGGGAAAGTGGGTATTCAGGATACTCAGGATATGGAGAGAGTGGGTATTCGGGATATTCGGGATATGGAGAGAGTGGGTATTCGGGATATTCAGGTATTGCAGGAGCCTATGACGCATCAGGCTTCAGCGGGTATTCAGGCCCGTCAGGATGGAGTGGATATTCTTCCGACAGCGGGTGGAGTGGGTATTCAGGCGAGTCAGGATATTCAGGATACGGCGAAAGTGGATGGAGCGGGTATTCAGGATACGGAGAGAGTGGATGGAGCGGGTATTCAGGCGAGTCAGGATGGAGTGGATATTCTTCCGACAGCGGTTGGAGTGGATATTCAGGCCCGTCAGGATGGAGTGGATATTCTTCCGACAGCGGGTGGAGTGGGTATTCAGGCGAGTCAGGATATTCAGGGTATGGAGAAAGTGGGTATTCAGGATATTCGGGCGGTGGTGGTGGTATTACATTTGATGATTTAAAGAAATATTTTTAGGAGGAACAAATGGCATACGATTGGACAAGACTTTGTGAAATTACTACTTTAACAACATCTGCTGCAACTTATTATACACATAATGATGCATATAGTTCAAAGAGTTATGTAAAATTAATTGTTTTACATAATACTAGTGCTATAGATGTTGTTGTTCAATTATGGTTAGTTCCAGATGATGTATATGGAAGTGCAGGAACTGCTGCTGATGCAAATCAATTCTTTAAACAAGCAATTCCTGCTGGAAGAACAGTTGATATCAATTTTGAACAACCAGGATTAATAATGATTGATGATAATGAAACTATTCAAGCAATGGCAGAATATGCAGATGTAATTACAATGCAAATTATGGGGGCTACTGAATGATTCAATCTTCTATTGGAAAAATTCTTGGAGTAACTTTTCCTTCTGGTAGTCAAATTTATTATACTCAACCTTATGCAAATGTTTTTGGAGCAAGGTGTTCTTATAATACTTTGAACATATCTCCTGCATCTTTATATAATGGAGTAATTCATATTTGGTCGGGTTATCCTGATACAACTAATAGATATGCAAAATATGATATAGCAACAAATACTTGGTCTTATGTTACAATGCCTAGTACAAAAGCTCATTATCGATATGGGCATGGAGGAGGAATAATTGGAGATTATTTTTATATTTTTGGAGGAAGATATAGTACAACTTACTACAATGATACTTGGAGATATGATATTGCTGCAAATACTTGGTTAAATATGTCGCCTGCATCTCCTCCTACAGGTAGATATATGATAGATAAACAAAGTGTAGTCTACGATGAAAAATTATATGTATTGGGAGGGAGAGATGCTGCTAGCGCAGATTTAGTAGAATTTTGGGTTTATGACCCTTCTGCAAATACTTGGACATCTTTAGCAGCACCTTCTATTGTATACATAGCTGGTTCAATAACGGCATATAATGGAAAAATTTATTATTTAAGAGGAAATGCTTCACCTACAGTAAGAAATCTTTTTTATTGTTATGACATTGCTACAAATACATGGGACGAAACCTCTTTAGAAGATTGTCCTACAAAATTATATTATCAAAATCTTGTTAGTTTAGATGATGGAAATCTTATAGCAGTTGCAGGATATACAACTGTTCCTAGCGCAGGTTCGCAGCCATATAGTTATGGTTGTGATTTAGTAATTTATAATATTAAAACTAATAAATGGAGATTTGGTGCAGTAACAAGTGAAAATAGATATAATACAGTAAGAGCAGTTGCATATAAAGGACAAGTATATGTTTATGGTGGAATAGAAGGAAGTGGAGCATATCAATATGAAATGATGGTATATCCAAATCCTTTGGGACCTAGATATATTGTTAGAGAGGAGTATTAAATGGGAATAAAAATCTTAGGAATAAATGAAGTTGGGCATCAATCTGTAGATGATAATAGTAGTGTACCGTATGTATTTGTAAAAAGACCTACATCAACTCCTACATATAGTGTATATTTGCCTTCTGCTGGGTGTGTTAATATGCAATATTTTTATCAAGCTGCATTTTGTCAAGTAGGGAATATACTTTATATTTTCAGTGGTTATGATAGTTCTGTCTCATCAGAAACTTTTAAACAAAGACTGATTGTTGTTCATTTAGATACATGGAAAGTTTATGAAGAAGAAGGAATGACTAATACTCCTTCAGCACGAGCAGAGGCTACAATGGGGCATATTGATGGAAAATTATATGTTGTAGGTGGTACAACGGCATCTGCATCAGTAAACGAAGTTTGGGAATATGACATAGCAACAAAAGTTTGGACTGAATTATCATCAACAGACCCATTTCCTTCAACAACTTCTTTTACAAACTCTTCAAGAATTGCTCATGCTTATAATAATAAATTATATTTTTCATGCGGGTCTGTTGATGGTTCTCTTTCTAATGGAATTTGGTCATTCGACCCATTTGCAGAAGCTGGTTCAAAATGGACAACATTAACTCCTAATGCATCTGTAACTGCAAGAATTTATTACGGTCTTGCAATTTATGAAGATAAACTTTATATTATAGGTGGAAGAAATGCTACAGGAACGACTTCGCCTGAAGCTTCAGTTTGGATGTATGACATAACTAATGATACTTGGACACGAAAAGCAAATCTTGTAGGATGGAATTCAAATTTATCTACTACTGGCGGAGTTATGTATCATAATGCTTGGACTATTGGAAAGAAAATTTATGTACATGATGGATTTACATATGAAAATAATTATAATAGATGGGTAGAAGAATATGATGTTATTAGTAATACGTGGACAAGAAAAGGCCCTACTAGACAAGATAGATATTTATGTGCTTCAGCTGTTTATAATGGAAGCATTTATACTTTAGCAGGTAAAGGATATAGTGCAACTACAACAGGTCATAGTGCACATGAATTGATATATAATCCTGGACTTGGAAGAATTTTACTTGCAGAAGTTTAAAAGCAAAAACAAACAAAGATTGTAAACTAAATTTTTTTAAAAATATATTATAATAAAATAGAGGTAAATTATGAATACAACATTGGCAATTTGCATGATAGTAAAAAATGAAGAACAAATGATAGGAGATTGTTTACATTTACAAAGAAATGCAAGTGATGTTTGGTGGGGATGGGTAAATTTTACAGGTGGTAAAAATACATGGTTTGAATGTGGTAGTATGACAAAATCAGTTTCTATTGAAAAAATTGTCGTTAGTTGTGGAATGGGAACTACATCGGGACAAAGTGCTTTTACAGGAAGTCCAGGTGGCATAGATTGGATAAGAAAAGATTGGATAACGCTCTAAACAATAAATACATATAGATGAGAATAACCACACATGGCTAAGAAAAAAGAAATAATTTACGGTTTTATTTACTTTTTTGATATTAATGAAAAAAAATATGTGGGGCAAGCCGTAAATTTAAAAAGAAGATTTAAGACTCATTTTAAAGAAAAAAGAAGAAATCTTTATTTTCATAATTCTTTAAGAAAATATTTTTTTAATTCTGAAAATTGTTTTAAAATCTTAGAAACTTGGAAGAAAAATGAAAGACCTTTGGGGGAATTTAAAAAATTATTAAACAGTAGAGAAATATTTTGGATAAAAAAATTAAACACTTATGACCCCGAACAAAAGAAAGGTTGGAATTTAACAAAAGGTGGGGGTGGGATTTTAGGGTCAACGTCATTAAAAGGAAAAGTTCCTTGGAATAAGGGAAAAATAGGACTACAAAAAGCGTGGAATAAAGGAATTATTCTTTCTGAAAAACAAAAAGAAAATATGTCAGGAGAAAAAAATCACAATTTTGGAAAACCTGCTTGGAATAGAGGTATACCCCAAAGTAAAGAAGCAAAAATAAAAAACTCAAAGGCACATCAGGGGGAAAAACATCCTAGAGTAAAATTAACAGAGAGTAAAATACAAGAAATTAAAAAAAGCAGTTTAACACAAAAAAAATTAGCCGAAATTTATAAAGTAGATAGAACCACTATTGGGTATGTGAAAAATGGTAAAAGTTGGAAGCATTTAAACATAAATAGATTAGAGGGTTAAAATGAAAATCACAGTCAGAACTGCAATTCGCATTGCGTACAGAACACGAAGTCTTTGGGTCTGTCAAATAACAACCCGTAAGGCTATACGTTTCTCAATCCGTTTAAGGGGCTTGAGTTTTGGGAATTTTTAAAACATAGGAGAACTAAAATGACAGGAAATACTTATAGAATGGGGGAAAGTGTTGTTATTGACGCAGAGTTAGAAGGAGTAGACACTTCCATTTCGGATGTCTGTATTGAAATTAAAACCACTACCCCTTGTAGCGGCATATCGGGTTGGACAAGTTATTATCCTGTCGCCGTGTCGGGAACCCCTATGGAAGAACGAGGCAATCAACAATATAGGTATGTATGGGACACAAGGGTCGGATACTCAGGATACTTTGGATGGTCTTGTTGGTCAGGATATGTTACGGCTAGTGGGGTCGTATGGTCGGGATATACTGGAATCTCAGGATATTCAGCCTCCGTATCGGGTCTGTATAATGTAACAATTACTGCACGAGACAGCAACAACCATTACGGGTCGGAGGAGTTCAAGATAAGAATTTCTTAATAACAATAAATAATAGTGAAGGACAAGGAGTAATTACCCTTTCAGAATACCTTAGTTATTCTGAATTACTTCACTTTATATTTTGACCAACTAAGGAGGGCGAAATGAGAAAAAGATTTAATGTTATTTATAAAATAAAAAACGAACAACGAAAATGTTTTTATATAGGGTATTCTACTTTAGGATTAAATCACAGAAAACACACACATAAATATGATTGTTTTAAACGAAAATTAAATACTAAACTTTATAATTTTATCAGGAAATATGGTTGGGATTCTTTTAATTGGAAAATTATTGCTGTTTATTCTACCCCTGAAGAACTTCAGCAAGCAGAAATAAATTGGATAAAACAACAAAAAGAAGAATTTTCTGATTGGGAATGTTTGAATTCAGTAGAGGGCGGGTCAGGAAATTTAGGATGGGTTCCTTCTATTGATACAAGAAATAGAATGAGTGAGAGTCGTAAAAAATATTTAAAAGAGAATCCCGATATACTCATAAAGCAAATAAAAAAAATGAAAGAAAATTATTCTCCTCAAAACCACTCTATAAAAATGAAAGAGTTATATTTAAAAAACCCAAACAGAACAAGAGGCGAAAATAATTCAATGTATGGTAAACACCACTCAAAAGAAGAAAAAAAAAGAAGAAGTAAAATGATGGCTGGAAATAATAATCCAATGTATAAAAAATCTTTTTATAGTGTTTGGTTAGAAAAATATGGGAAAGAAATAGCAAATGAAAAACTAAAGAAATGGGCAGATAAACATAGAAAAACACAACACCCTGTGATATAATAGTAGTAGTGAAGAAAACAAAATTTGATTTATGGGTAGTTCTCCATCCTGAAAGACATTCAGGATGCTTCAACTGCAAGCATTGGCAGAAGTACAATATTTGTTTCAACCTTGGAAACAAAGATTGCGACCTGTTCCTGAAAAAGGAAGGGGAAATTACGGAAGAAGAATGGGCGAGAACTTTTCCCCACAGAAAAGGGCCGATTAAAGAAATTTTATTCTAATGAAAATTAAGGAAAGTTTTTCACATCTTTTGGACCAAGAAAAACCACTACTCCCACAATTAAATAAAATAAAAAGAAGGTGTTTTGCACCTTACAAAAGTAACTTACAACTACTTCGGTACGAGTGTGAAAATTGCAGTCGAGAGGGAAAGTTCAGGAGTTGCCTATTTTACGAGGCCACGCACCTTTCCTGTTTCTCCAAGCACCTAAAGGAAATTCAGGAGAGTAAATCGATTCCAAGGCCCAAGAACTTTCACCCCAAGACAGAACGCCTTTGCGTTCGCAAGTACCCGTTGGAAACAATCCTGAAGGGTACTTGGGCCGTCTTTCTCCACGACAGGGAGGAGCCGTTCAACATCAACACCCCCGAACATAAGGAGTGGCGGCAGGAGCGCAAGGAAGTCGTAAAGAAACTCCCCTGCGAAAGCACTTGTAAGATGGTAAACTACTGCCCCTTCTATCAAAACGGTGTGAATGTCCGACTCTGCTTCACCGAAATAGAGTCGTACGATGACGAAGAAGTCTATTACAAGAAGCACACCCACGACACTCACAAAGGTTATATCAAGGACTCCTACCTCTACAAGAATTTCATCAAGGGGTCGAAGGTTAAGGAACTTCCCTATGTCAGGACGAACGGAAGCCGCAAGAAATTGGACGAGTGGCATTACAGGGTCTACGAAAAAATCTTCGCCGCCGTTCAACATCAAAAGAAACAAAAGCGGGTCGTTCTGAAAGGGGTGTTGGACTCCCTGTTGGGACAAGTCGAGACAGAGGAAGAAACTTTAAAAATCCTGAACGAAAATTCCGAACTTGACTTTCAAAAAATCAGAACCTTCGCAAAGAAGAACGCCGACCTGTTCTCCCAGAATCCTCAGGAGTTGGTCGAAGTGGATTTTACCTTTTGGCGGGAGTGGGCCAAACAGAGAAATTTGAAATTCTCGGATATTCTCTACGGTTGGTTCTTGGGTCAAGAAGAGTGTCCATCTAGGAAGGAACTAGAGGAAAGATTTAAAATAACAAGGTGGACTCAGGTTGAAATTGAAAGACGGTTGGGGGTTCGCAAAGAGTTCAAAAACATCGGAGCCTCTCAAGTCGAGAACAACTACATTATCAACCCCTACTGCCTGAAAGCCGTATTCAGGATTCTCTCACAAGTCGAAAAAAATAAATTCTTGGAGCCTGTTAGAAAAAGGAATAATTTACACTTGGCAACACTTCAGGGAATTACAAATAATAAAAACACAACAGAGTATGATATAATTAATTCAACAGGAAAAATAATAAATAATACTTAGGGAAAAATTTTACCAAGGAAAAAGTTTACCAAGGAAAAGGGAAAACGGTTACAAACTTCTCAGAATGCCAGGAGCGACCTAGGCAGTCGTATTCCGCAAGTTTAGTAACTCACAAGGTTGTCCTAACATCAGGTTGGTGTTAGCAAACAGTCCGCTAGGGAAGTTGAAAAATTGGCCCTAGGAATACTCTTAACTGCAATTCACCCCTAATAGTTGTATCGTCTTCGAAATTATTGTAAAGGTTCCTTATTTTTTCAAAGGGGTTAGGACGATTAGAAATTCCTAAGTCTTAGGAATTTTAAAATTAGGGTAAAAAAAGAAGTGGCACATGGTGGTCTATTCGGAAGACTCCGAATCACGATTTATTTTTATTCTTCTTTTTTATTTCTAGGTGTGGTATAATAGGGTTAGGAGTGAAAAATGATAAAGAACTTTTGGAATTGGATGAACGAAAAAATTTTCCGTCTGTATCTTGGCTTGATGTTTTTGGGGTGGTTAGTTCTGATAGGGTGCGCCCTTATGAATTTTACTGAATTTCAAACGATGGTGGCCCTGATTGCGATTTGGCTCCCCTTAGTAGCGGCCCTGATTATTAAGGATATTAAGAATAATAATGAGATTTTATAGGTTTCTTAAAATCTGTAAGTGGTTCCTGTTTTTTCTCTCTCTTCTCTGCTTTTTCTTGGGAGGCTCCTTTGCGTGGAGTTCCCTCTATTCTATCGCCTTCTTTTTCTACCTTCAATTCTTCGGCCTCTTCATCGGGGCTGTGGGCCTGAAAAGGCTTTCGATTATTTACAAACCCAACCCTTGACAAGTCCTTAAAATCCTGATATACTAAAATTATGAGGAGGAACAGAATTGTTCAACTGTCGAAGAGGGCCGATAACAAAATCAAAAAAAAGTTCCAAACCCCTTGACAAGTCTGAATGGGTCTGTTATAATTAAGGTATGAAAAAGATAAAGTTTATGAGGTATACGGCGAACGGGGCTGAGTATGTTTCCCTTGAAATTCCTCAGGAGTTCATCGACAAGTACTCGACCTGTGATGTTTCGTCCGTCAAGCAACGGATGCGCTTTTGGAACAGCCCCAAAAAGAAGAATGATTGGGGTTGTCATATCGTTGGAAAACTTCTGACCGACAGCGAGTTCGTGGATACCTTGACGGGGCAGATGAACCCCTCTATCTACAAGTGGTTCTCCAAGTCCTTTAACAACTTTACCACGAACTTCTATGTCCTTTTCAACGACTTAGAGGCTCCTGCTGAGGCTCCTGCTGAGGCTCCTGCTGAGGAACCTATCGAAGAGGCTCCTGCTGAGGAACCTGTCGAAGAGGCTCCCGTTGAAGTTAAGAAAGAGCGCAAGAAGAGGGAGAAGAAACCTGTTGACCCGCTGAAAGAGGCTCGTAAGGTCTACAGAACCGCCAAGACCCGCCTCAACAACAAAATCAGACTGCTCAAGACCCTGAATCATTGGGTTGACCCCTATTCGTTGTCGAATCGTGGGGATGTTGCGGAGCGTGAACGGGCTGATAATGTTCTGAAGAACATTTTCAACGCCTACAAGGTCTATTTTGAAGAGGGTCTTGCCGCCAAGGGCGTTCCCTTCTATATCAAAAAGGAAGGCTTCGACCTCAGCAACACCTACAGGAACCGTGGGGCGCAGATTTACGCTGAGTATGTCCTTGTCAACAACACCGAAAATGTTCCCGATGAAGTTATGGCAAAGCAGGATTACAATGTCCTGACGCTTGCGTGGTGCTTCAAGAAAACCATGAAAAATCGTTGGGATTACGAACGGTTTATGACCATCGACAAAATCGGCATCACCTACAAGAGCCACGATTATGTTCTCAGGGGTAAAATTAAGTCCTTCAAGGGGCTTCGTGAGTCCACCTTCACCGAAATGGTTGAGAAGGTTTTCAACGCAAACAACCAACTCTACGCTTCCAAGATTGAAGACTTCAAATCCCTTCAGACCCGTGTTGTTCAGAATCAGGTCGAAGAGAACAAACTGAAGGACTTCTTGACGAAGAATGTTATCTCCGTTCTGAATCCGACCTATCTCAAGAACTCCGCTCTCGACTTTACCAAAGAAGAGTTTGAGGTCGCTGTTCCCCTTCCGAGAACGGGTTGGAGCAATTCGGAAATCGAGATTCTCAATATTCGGAAGAAAACGGATAACCTTGAGAAAATGACGATTCGTCTCACCTTCTTCGGGGCGAAGACCAAAGAGGCAACGACTGCCGCCGAAGCGATTTCGTTTATCAATGCCGTCTTTCAGAATGAACTTGCCAAGACAGTTGAAATCATTTCTAGGACGAACATTGTTTAAGGAGGAAAAACATGGATAATTACAAACTCACGGATATTTTCGGAGAGAGAAAGCGTCCTCAGAAAACTGCGGCGCAGTTGGAAAAGGAACGCAAGTGGAACATGGAAGCGGTTGAAGAAGAGAAGAAGCGCAGGGAGTCCAACCGCTTGAAGCGTCAGACCTTCAAGGTAGGTGATAAGGTGAAAGTCAAGCCGTTTTTAGTGTTTGAAGATTACAAGACAACCGTTAAAGGTGTTATTACCAAATTGAACCGCAACTATGTTTATGTTTTTATCAAGAGTTGGAAAGAAGATAAGGCTTGCGGTTACGAAGAAGTCGAGAAGATTTAAGGAGGAAAAACATGGCTAACAAAAGCCCTTATTACGATTCAATCAAGGCTCTCGTTGACCCCAAGTATAATCCCCGTCATGTTGAGGCTTATATGCGGGTTGCGAACTCTTGCTTGGATGGCCTGAGCCACAGCGAGTTTACAGAAGAGGTCAAGTGGTCTTGCTTCTGTATTGACGAGCAGGGCAAGCGCAATGCCGAGCGAGTGGCAAAGAGTTTTGGACTTTAAGGAGAATAAATGACCCGAAGCGTAATTAAGTTGGACAATGACGAGCAGGATACCCTAGGACGCTTCTACAATCGTTTAAGAGGGGCTTTAGTCAAAGGGTACGGCTACGGAGAGGAAGAAGCGGACTTTGAGGCCTACAAGTGGATTCTGAAGGAAACTAGCAAGCCCCCGAAGGACTACTTCAAGATTTTAGCCTGTATCCCCCAAGAGGCGCAGGATAAGATTGTCAAGCACTTAGGATATTCGAACTTTAAGGACTTTAAGAAGAACTTCAGCAAGCAGTTGAATATCTATCGGCAGGGTTCTTTTCGCAGGGATGAAAAAGGAGAAAACGATGACTTTAAGAATTGACAGGAATTTGGTTTGTGAAGTGTGCGGTAGTTTCGTGGAACACGAAGCGGGAGTTTTCAACGGCAGAGTGGAACGGCATTTTTCCTGTAGCAACCCCGCCTGTAGTCATTACACGGAACCCGATGTTCAAGTGGAGAACGATACGATTCCATCTTGGGTAGTGTTTAAAAACACCTACAGAAATATTGAGGCGTAAAATGAAAAAGAAAAATTGTGACTGTCGCTTGTGCAAGCGCAATCGGAAGTTCGAAAGGTTCCTGAAGAAGTACCCTTTCACCAAGAAGGATACGGAGTTCTTGAATAAAATCTACGATGATTTGAATATGACGGAGTCCGAGTTGAATCATCGTGAAGCCGTTTTGGACGGCTCTTGGCCTCAGGCTGTCGAGATTCTAGAGCGCAGTCTTGAAGAGGCCAAAAAGTTTCGTGCCGAGCAGGAGAAGAAGAATGTCGAGAGAGTTTAAGTTTAAGGAGAACGAACCCAATATCGAGAAATTGTACCGCTACGCCCTCTACAAGTTTCCTAAGCATAAAAAAAGGCTTGATTATGACGAGTGGGGGCAGTTCGTGATGTTTACGAAAAACGAGACCACAACGATTTTCTATTATGTCAACGGCCTAGGCCACCTGTATTACAATGTCTACAAGAAAAGGGAAGCGAAGGCCGACAAGAAGATTGTGGACGATTTTAAGAGTCAGACTTATTCGGAAGATAAACTGAAGAAATTCTTCGACAAGATTTTGGTTCCGCTTAATCGCTAGGCGGTTCAGTAAACCCCAATCTTTTTGTGTGTTCGTGGGCGACTGTAAAAATACCAACGATAAGAGTCATTAAAGTTACGAACTCCCCACCCGTCAATTTATTCATAGCAAAAAACGCAACGCTAGGAATCCACACCAATATAAAGACGGTGAATTTAATCGATTTAATACGTTCCCGCCAAGGGTAATATTTTTTGGTTTCTGCCATTTCAACCCCCTTACGCCAACTGAAGCACCGCTAAGGTTTGGTCAACCGTTCCACGGTAATACAGGATTTGGTCGTGCGTGATATCATCGACAAAGGTCTCCCCCTTATTCAAAACAATTCCTACGACAGTTGCCGCATCCGACAATGTCGGGACTGAGTACTTGTAAAAGTCAACTTTGCGATTGGTGATATTCTTTTGGAGTATGCTGTTTGCTTTTTTGTCGTGAACGGCTACGCTGACGGCTGAAATATTTCCAACCCAAGTTCCACCCGCTCCAGGATTGAATGTCAATGCTCCTGCGCTCTCTGCCGTAAAGTACATCGTGTAAGTTCCGTTGGCTGAAATATTAGATTGTCCCTGACCACCCGCAACGATGTTAAGCCCCGTTCCAGGAACTGTAACATTACTTAAAGTCACCACGAGTTTATAGGTCACACCAACAACAGGAACCCATCCTGTATCAACTACTAACGGAACGATGTTGCCTGTTGCGTGGCTCCATCCCGTTGCGGCGGCATAGGTAAATCCTGCTACAGGGGTCCAGCCCCCGATGGCATCTGCGCCCGTTATGAGTTCCGCACCGTCAAGAGTAAAGGTGTAAGTGGTTCCTATCGTATTCACAACATTTCTCAACACCATACTGATTTCATCTTCCGACCCCGAACTTCTTGCCACATCATAAGGCCTGAAAACCAAATAAGTTTCATCAGAAACAGGAATCAATTGGGGTAGAACAGGGTCGGTATCAAAAGTATAAAGACCCGTTACCGTACTATAAGAAACACTTCTAACAATATGGTCGATATGATAAGGGGCAAAATAAATTTCAATTTTACCGTCCGTGGTATTGTCCCCATTTTTACCTGTATTTTTAAGATAAAGGCGTTCTCTGTATTTCAGAACTTGTCCCCAAGTTAAACCGTCAGGACAGGCTATACATCCCCCGCCAACCCCTGCGGTGTAAGTAGTAAGATTACCCCATACAGTCGCACTCGCCATAGGAACGCTTAACAACGATGATTTCTCATATCTACGAAATTTCTCAATAATCATTTGCCACCTCTAAAGTTATTTATTAGAATTTGAAATAAACATTATAAAAAATAATAAATAATAGTGTAGGGACAGGGGATGCAACCCTTTTTGAAAAGCCCAATTCTTTTCAAATTACCTACAATAAATTAAACTTAATTGGGAGGTTTAAGATGAGAAATAATCAAAAGGTTGTTTGGGGGTTTATTTATCTTTTTATTGTTTGTAATAAAGGGTATGTGGGACAAACCCCTTATTTAAAAAATAGATTTAAATGTCATTTTAAAATTAAAAAATCAAATTCTTACTTCCACAATTCTTTACGCAAATACTTTAAAGAAAATAGTTCTTTCGAAATTTTAGAATGTTGGAAAAGAAATGAAAGAAGTTTAGAAGAATTTAAAAAATTACTTAATAATAGAGAAATATTTTGGATTGATAAATTAGGCACTTTTGACCCTGAACAAAAAAAGGGTTGGAATTTAACCCGTGGTGGTGGGGGAATTCTTGGATTAAAAGGAAAATTTAGTCCAAATTGGAATAAAAAATTGTCTATAGAAACTAGAAGAAAAATAAGTGAAAATCACGCAAATATGTCAGGAATGAATAATCCTTGTTTTGGAAGAACGAAAGAGAAACATCCCTTTTTTGGAAAAAGGGGGAGTTCAACTTACTATTTTGGAAAGCACCATACAAAAGAAACAAAAAATAATATTTCTAAAAAAACAAGAGGGGAAAATAATGGTTCGGTAAAATTAACAGAAAAAGAAGTAATTGAAATAAAAAATAGTAGTTTATCTCAAATAGAGTTAGGAAAAATTTATAAAATACATCAATCTCATGTTTCTAGAATAAAAAGAAATGTAAATTGGAAATATTTATAACCATATATGATATAATATAAGTATGAAAAAGATAATTAACAAACTTGTGCGAGATAAAATTCCTGAATTAATTTTAAAAAATGGAGAAGAGGGGGATTATTATCAATTTCCACTTGGCCCTGATTATGAAATAGAACTTATTAATAAATTAGGTGAAGAAATTGGTGAATATCTAGATAGCAAGAACCCTGAGGAACTGGCTGATATCTTGGAAGTTTTGATGGAGTTGGCGAAAATTAGGGATATCCCCTTTTCAGAAATCGAGGCCATTCGTCAGAAAAAGTTGAACGACCGAGGTGGCTTCAGTAAGAGAATATTCCTGGTGAAGGTGAGGGAAAATGAGAAACATGACGGATAAGGAAACCGCCCAACACTTGAGAGAGTGGGTCAAGACTAATCATGCGACTTTTGCATGGCCTACCGATGCTTGCGGATACGAACAACATATTAAATTCGTAGAGCATCGAAACAAGAATTGGAACGGTTCGAGCATAGAGGAATTCAATAAGTTTATTTTGGACTATGCGGATTCATTAGATGCATGTGATGAATTGGAAAAAATGATGCAGAAAACTCGCAACGCTCAAATTCGACCCAAGAAAAGATGGTGGCACATCAGGAAAAAGGTTTATTGCACCGAATGTAAGTACGAACGCGGCATGCAGATGGAAATGTTCGGGGTTGTTACGGAGATACCTATATGTGGTAAAGCCGAAAAAGATGGTGGCTATAAAAACCGTTATCGTAAAAACAAAAGTAACAACTGCAAAGATTTTGAAGTAAAGGATAATTAAAATGACCAAACAAGAATTCCTTGATAAGATTGATGATGTTCGTGTAATGACAAACCATCTTTTTGTAACCGAAGATGATGGAGAGGAGTGGCAGGATGAAGCGGCCCAAGTAATCAAAACGCTAGGGGAACTTAGGAGTGATGCAGAACTCCTGCTTGAAGAAGAATACGATGCGGGTTATGAATTGGGGCTGAACAGAAGCGAAAATCTAAAGGAGTAATAATGCACCTGTTCACCCTTGCCGAGAAAATGAGGTTGTGGATGAAATTACATCCCGACATGCAAAGTTCTTGCGAGTCATGTCCGATAAACAGAAGGGATGAGGGTTTTTCGGCAGATATCTGTAATGATTTGATAGCGATATTTCAAAAGAGATACAACATGCCCACTACGACAAAAATTTATGATTTATGCCCCGTTCCATTTATGGAGAGAGAGGATTTTGGAGAATGAACAGAGAAGAGATATCTTCCCAACTTCGTCTGATTTACGCCAAGACGAAACGCCAAGTAAACTTAGGAGACAGCGAACTTATCTTGCACGACCTCTTCGGAATTGAAGATATTAAAATTTCAGTTGCCGAACATTTTGAAGATGCCTACAAGGATTATTTCGTTGTTCAAAAATTTGACGACTCCAAGAGAGAGTTATGGAGTTACGAAGACATTTATGATTTTCTCAACACCCTGCTCCATATCAACATGGATGACCTGATTATTTTTTTCACCCACGATGAAATATTGGAGTATACTATTTCTTTAATAAATGTTTTGAATCGTGCCTTCAATAATTGGGTTCAAAACAAGAGAAGCGGTTTCAGGAAGGGAACGAAAATTTATTTGGAGATGGACTCCGATGGAATTCATTTATATCTGAAGCCGGAGATAAAGACATAAATGAGAGAACAACTAGAATCCCTTATGATTAATTCCTTTATGTCGTACAAGCAATTGGAACGCATTTTAGAAGAGAGCGAAAAAATCCCCGCTAGGGATATGCAGACTTTGAAAAATTTGCAACGAGAATTTTTTAAAATAATAAATAGTTTTGTTCGGGCAATTCCTGAGACCAAAAACGAAGATAAAAAAGAAAATAAAAATAACGAAGATAAAAACGAATTAATTGTGTAACACTTTGTGGTATAATATTCTTGTTGAAAGGATTTGAGAGTTATTTGACATTTTTGTTGAACGTGGCGACAGGGAAGAGTTACTTCTATCGAAATGGGAATGCACCCAAATATGGGCGCTTGGGCTTCGGCCTTCTCTCTTTCCGCATGTTCCCGTTCAAAGCAATATTAAAGATGTGGCGACAGAATGAGTTACTTCATTACAACTATTATTTCTTACCCACGGGTAAGAAGCGGCGGGTAAACCCGCTGAAAGCCGCAAGGCGAAATGCCGTGAAATTCGGTGAGAGTCATAGGAACTACGCTTATGACTCGCCCACAATAAAGTGGGCGAGAAACTCGTTCGCTCATTCCCATCTTTTAGCATTATTCGGATGTGGCGACAGAATGAGTTACTTCGGTTAATAACTACACAGTAGTTTAGCGGGTTCAAACCCCGCAAAGGCCTTCGGGCTTTAAGACTTATTCGCTCATTCCCATCCGTAGCATTATTAAGGCGTGGTGTAGACAGAGATACTTCATTGGAAAAAGCCTCTGTCGATTGTTCCCGCTTTTAGCATTATTAGAGTGTGGCGATAGATATGGGTTACTTCAAAACTAACCATCTTGGTTCTGCCGAAAGGCAATAGCCCTGTCGCATGTTCCCACTCGTAGCATTATTAGGAAGTGGTGTAGATATGAGATACTTCAATAAGATTAAACTGGCAGTTATGGGTTCGAATCCCATCCAACCTCACGAGGCCGGTAGTTCAATGGTAGAACGGCTAGTCCCCAAAAAGCCTCTATCGCTTGTTCCCTTCCGTAGCAATATTTACTTGCGTGGTGAAAGGTGAAAGTTACTTCAATGTAATGAAACGATTTCAGGTTCGAGTCCTGACTTAGCCGCAAGGTTATGTAGCCTAATTGGTAAGGCGTTAGCCCGTAAGGGCAAGACTTTTGCCGCCTGTTCCCGCGAGTACTGAACAAAAATTAAAAATAGGAGATAAACAATGAAGACCAACAAGAAGACCGTGGCGCAAACGAAGACGACTCACGAAGGTGGTCGTGCTTCTCGTATTACCGCTCTTCAAGAACTAAAGAGGTCGGTAATGTCGTGTCTGCTTTTCGAAGACCAATTCTACGAGAACGGCGTGGATAACGCAACTCGTATCAAGAATTTGGTGGCGAAGGTAGACCCGCAGGATGCCGTTGCCGTGGCTATTTCAGCACGAAACGACATGCACCTTCGACATGCCCCGTTGTGGATTGCACGATGGTTGGCAAAGAATCCCGAAGCAAAGGTAGGAGAACTCTTGCCGCAAATTATCCAACGAGCAGACGAACTCGCAGAGTTCGTTGCGATGTATTGGAAGGACAAGAAGCAACCGCTCTCCAAGCAAGTTAAGAAAGGTCTAGCCCAAGCATTTACGAAGTTCAACGAGTATGCTTTGGCGAAGCACAACAGGGAAGGCGCAGTCAAACTGCGAGATGTCTTGTTCCTTTCTCACGCCAAGCCGAAGGATAAGGAGCAGGCAGAACTGTGGAAGAAACTCATTGACGGAACTCTCGCAACTCCCGACACTTGGGAAGTCGCCCTGTCAGCAGGGAAGGACAAGAAGGAAACCTTTGAGCGCATGTTGAAGGAGAACACTCTTGGGGACATGGCGTTCATGCGTAACCTGAGGAACATGGCCCAAGCCAAGGTGGACGAAAAACTCATCAAGGAGTCCTTCAAGAAGAGGAATTTCAACAAGGTATTCCCCTACCGTTTCATTGCGGCGGCTGAAAATGCGCCGTCCTTTGCGGCAGAGTTGGAGAAGAAAATGTTGGAGTCCCTGTCCGAGCATCCGAAGTTGGACGGCAAGACCGTTCTGCTCATCGATGTTTCGGGTTCGATGGACATGGAGATGTCGGGCAAGTCAGAGATGACGAGAATCCATGCGGCTTCGGCTATCGCAGTACTCGCAAGGGAAATCTGCGAGAATGTTCAAATCTTCACTTTCTCCGAAAGGGCAAAGGAAGTGCCGAATGTTCACGGGTTCGGACTCATCGACAAGATTTGGAATTCGCAAATGCGCGGCGGCACGAATCTGTGGGGAAGCATTCGACAGATTGATGCCAAGGTGGACTACGACAGGATGATTGTCTTCACGGACGAACAGGCTCACGACAGCATGACGAGTAAGCCGAAAGGTCAACTCTATGTCGTGAATGTCGGAGCCTATCAGAACGGCGTGGCCTACAAGAACTCCGTGCATATTGACGGATTCTCCGAGAAGGTTATTGACTTCATCATGGAGTACGAAAAACAAAGTGTGGTAGAATAGTAAAAGGGGTGGTGGAAACACCACCCCTTTTTTAAAGGAGTAGAATGAAAAGTGATTTTGTAGAAGGGCGGCAGTATATTGAATGTACTTGTGGAAGCACCGACCATTTGTTAGTATTTGAACTCGACCCTCATTTTTGCGAAAAGTGGGGAGAGGTTTCAGTTTCTTTCACAAGCGGATATCACGAAAGATTTTTTGCGAGGTTAAAGGCCGCTGTCAAATATCTGTTTAAAAAGGAAAAATACTTACACATCAGCGACAGCATCATCATCAACGAGAAAAATTTAAAAGCACTAAAAACAGCAATTAAGGAAATAGAAAAATTAGCCAAAACAAAAAAATTAGTTTAACAAAGCATAGGGAAAAATTTCAAATAAGGAGGAAAAATTAACTATGGACATTAACAGTTTAATCAGCAGGGACGAGATTCAGAAGGACTTGGAGAAGAAGTCCGGCGGCGGGGAGATGAGCGACAGTCGTTTCGTTCGCATCCCCGATGGAAAGATGAAGGTGCGGCTCCTGCCACGCCTTGAATCGAAGGTTCCTTGGAAGACGGTATTCAGTCACCGTTACAACAAGAACGGCGAGAAATTATTCTCGACCTGTCGCAAGACTTTCGGAAAGACCGATTGCCCAATTTGCAAGAGGTCATGGGCGATGTGGAATTCAGAGAACAAGGAAACGAAGGACACGGGCTATACGGTTCGTGCAACCCCACGTTATATGTTCAACTGCTACATCGTAGACAACCCGACTAGGCCCGAAGAGAACGGAAGTGTTAAGATTCTTTCCGTGGGTAAGAAACTCTTCGACCTCATCTCAGAGAGTTTCAATTCCGAGGACTTGGGTGCGGCTATCTTTGACGCAGTCAACGGGTTCGATTTCGAAATCAACCGCAAGAAGTCAGGAGATAATCCTGATTATCCCGACTACTCTTCATCCCGCTTTATCTTCAAGAAGAGCGGCATCGTGAAGAGTTGGAAGGAAATCGAGGACAAACTCATCAACATCAACGAACTCATCAAGGAAGAGTCTGTTGGCGAACTGATGGAGGCCTTCAAGTTCTTGGGGTTTGACGATATTCCTGTAGAGGAAAAGTCAGCACCGAAGAAACAGGCTCCCGTAAAGAAAGAGGAGAAGAAAGAGGAAGAAGAGGTTGACCTTGATGACCTAGAGGGAGACAACGGCGAAGAGACGAACGGTTCCGACTCGCTTGACGATATCGACATCGAAGACGAGTTGGCAAACCTGTAGTAGTTTTTTACGCCAGGGCTTTCGGCCCGTTTCTCCCTTAGAAACGGGCATTTTTTCATAAGGAGAAATAATGCCAAGAACAGTAGATACTTCAAAAAAGAACGAAGAGAAACCAAACGGAAAAATCAAGGAAACAATAGCAGACCTTATCAAGATTCTTGACGCTGAACCCGCTGAAGAGGTACAAACAAAGGCGTGGATTAGTACAGGGGTCAGGTCGCTTAACTTTCTACTTTCAGGAGATACGGAGAAAGGAATTCCCGTGGGTAAGATGGTTGTAGTAGCAGGAGAACAGCAGTCGGGTAAGTCGCTCTTAGGCGCACGGATTGCGGCTCACGCACAGAAGCAGGGATATGTCGTGGTGTGGCTTGATTCTGAACTTGCGGGAAGCAAGCAGTTTCTAGGCCGTCAGGGTTTGGATGTCAACCAAGTTGTCTACAGGAATGTGGACACGGTTGAGGATTTTCAGTTGCTCACCATCAAAGCCCTGAACAGAGCCAAGGAAAAAGGACTTAAACTTTTTATTGTTCTCGACTCCTTGGGCGCACTTTCAGGGGCGAAGGAGATGGACGATGCCGATGCCGAGAAGATGACGATGGATATGGGCCTGAGGGCAAAGAACATTCGCACCGCCTTCAAGCAAATCATTCACCGTCTTGGTGTTACGGACAGTTGCTTTTTCTGTATCAACCATCAGTACATCTCCCCAGGATTTATTCCGAAGAAGGAGATGGGCGGCGGCATGGCGGCATGGTACTTGGGGCAAATCGTCCTGTTCCTTGCCAAGTTGAAGGGAGAGGACGGCGTGTTTTCAAGGGTTAAGATTGTATCAAAAAAGAACAGGGAATTTATCGAAGGGCGAATCACCGAGTTCGTTATCAATTTCCGAGAGGGTATCGACCCCAATGACGGCTTGATAGACTTGTTTGACGAGTTCAAGGTGATAAAAAAAAGCGGAGCGTGGTATAATGTCGAAGGAGATGAAAAATCTTACCGAGAACAGGATATCATGAAGAACGAAGAACTGCTTGCAAAAATCATTGCGCTGTTGAAGGAGAAAACGAAAGACTACGTCTACTCTAGTTTTAGTGCTACCTAATGCCTAACACGATAGAAAATTATTCGGAAGTATTTCTGAAGACGGTGTTGGAGTTCACGGAATTCCGACATCTTTTCATTTCCAATTGGAATCCCGAATATTTTGACACCACCGAAGAACGAATTTTTTACAAGGTCATCAGAACGGTTTGGATAAACGACCACAAGATTCTGACGAAGAAAGATTTAATCTTGGAGTTCACCACCAAGAGCAAGTACGAAAAGATAAGAATGAAACTCGTTGAAGTGGTCGAGAGGGTCTACTCTCTCGACCTTTCCGAGTATACTGAATCTTTCGTGCGAGACCAATTCCTAGATATTCTTCGCAAGAAGAAATTACAATCCGCAGTACAGAGGATTGTGGAGGAAGTCAGCAAGTCGGGAAAGGTGGACGAGTCTGCCATCAAGGGAGACATCATCAAGTCGTTGGATATTGAAGACCACCTTCAGGACTTGGGAATCAATTATTACGAAGGCGACTTACTCAACCGAATGAAGGTGTTGCAGGAGTTGCAAGTCGCCCACTTCAAGACGGGATTCAACGCCGACTTGGACGATGTCCTCAGGTTGAAACGAAAGACGGTAGTGGCGGTTTCGGCGCAGTTGGGCGTTGGCAAGAGTTTGTTCCTTAACAACCTAGCAATCAATATGTCCTTGGAAGGTCATAATATTCTGTACCTTTCGTTGGAAATGGATGCCTTTGATATTTCAAAAAGATTGGACAGGATAGCCTTGGGATTTCACGAGGACGAATATTTCAAGTCTAGCGACTTGGTCTTGGAGAAGATGGACGAGGTCATAAAGGAAAATCCCAAGCACGGAAAATTATTTATCCGCAGTTACTCACCCCGAAGTCTTTCCGCTTTTCAAATCCGAACCCTGTTGGAAACCTACAGGATGAAGAATATCGGCATCGATGTCATTCTTGTGGACTACCTGACCCTGATGCGGCCTAACAATAATCGCAAAGATGATACTATGTACCAAAGAGGTAAAGATATAACAGAAGAGTTACAATCTGTTGCGAAAGATGAGCGTTGTCTGATTTTTACGGCCCTTCAGGTCAAGAATGAGGCGTACGGAAAGAAGAAGCAAGGTTCCGAACTAGTTGCAGAGTCTCTCGCAATTCCTCAAATTTTAGATAGCCTTATTAATATGAGGGAAATAATTATAGATGAAAGTGATAAGTTTTTTATTTTACATTTTGAAAAAGTTCGTGATTCAAAAAAAACAAATAAAATGATTTTTTTGAAATTGAAAGATAATTTGCGTATGGTTTCTGTAACAGAGGAGGAACGAAAGAATTTAGAAGAATTAACAAATAAAAGAAAAACCGTAGAAAGCAACAAAACCAATACCCAAACAGTTGATTTAGATGTATTATAATAAATATTATTAACAGAAGATTTTATTTATGAAAAAAAAATATTTTACCGAAGAGGAAAAAAAAGAAGCAAGAAAAAAAGAAAGCGCAAGGTCTTATCAAAAAAACAAAGAGAAAATAAAAAACTATCAAAAAATATATCGAGAAAAAAATAAAAATATTTTAAAAATAAAAAATGAAGAATACCATGAACTGAATAAGGAAAAATTAAAAAAATATAGAAAAGTTTATAATCAAAATCATAAAATAGAAAGAAAAAAGTGGTGTAATGAAAATAAAGATAAAGTAAAATTATATAATAAAAAAACTTATTATAAAAACAAAGAAAAAAGAACAAAAAAAACAATAGAACGATTACACATAGACATTAATTTTAAAATATCTTTTTATTTAAGAAATCGATTACGAGAGGCCTTTAAACATAATTGGAAATCAGGTTCCGCAGTCAAAGACTTAGGTTGTTCTATCCCCGAACTCAAAACCCATTTAGAATCTAAATTTCAAGAGGGAATGTCTTGGGATAACTATGGATTTTATGGTTGGCACATCGACCATATTATTCCTTTGGCCTCTTTTGATTTGAGTAATAGAGAAGAATTCTTAAAGGCCTGTCATTATACAAATCTTCAGCCGATGTGGGCTAAAGAAAATTGGACAAAAGGAAAGAAATGAAGAGACAGCCGTACGTAACGAACGCAGAAATATTAAACGAGTATCAGAAGTATTGGAAGGACGGAACGATTTCCGAAACGATGACGAAACTCATCTACCTGATGGCTAGGAAAATCGCCAACGGCAGGAATTTTTACGGCTATCCCTTCAAAGAGGATATGATTCAGGAAGGAGTTATTCACGCCTTGCAAAAAGGCTTGCCAGGATTTGACAGGACGAAGAAAAACCCGTTCTGTTATTTATCCGTCATTATTCAGTTCAAATTCATCGAGTATATTAAAAAAGAGAAACGCAATATAACGATTAAGGAAGTGGTGACGGAAAAGTTAAAGGAAGATATCCTGCACGATATCAATAAGAGGAAGTAAAAATGTTTTATGATATGGACGAAGATTGGAAAGATAAAGAAATTAAACAATTAAAATGGATTATTCCATTGGGTTTCGTGGTGATTTGTTTTCTTTTTTATTGGTTAGGATAATGAATAAAACACAATACAAAGAAGGCGACATAATAGACACCCCTAAAGAGATGAATATCAAATCCATCAATGAAGAAAAACAAACTGCCATGTTGGTGTGGATTGATGTTAAATCAGGAATGCCCTGTCGCTGTGAAGTTCCTTTAAGTGAATTACAAAAGGTGGAGAGGGAACCAAATTGAAATACAATTCTTTAGAACTTCATTGGCTTCAAAAAAAATCCAAAGATTTATTCTATCCAAACTTATTGTTTGTGTCGGAATTAAAAAGTGCGGGTGGGTATTTTCTCCATCCTAGAAAATCAGAAGTTTGGATTGGTAATCGGGTTTATGATTTAACCAAGGGGATGATTATTGTCACCGAAATATGGGACGATAAAGAAATTCCCAATACGATTGCCCACGAATGGAGACACTTTTTACAATATCATAAATTTGGACCGATTAAAGGCACACAATTTAACAATAAAATACCTTATCCAAGTGCAATCAAATCCTTTTTTCAAAATCCTTTTGAGAGGGACGCATTGTTGTATTCTCATAAAGTAGCACCAAGTTCAACATCAGATTATTGGATGGAAATAATAAATGAAAATGATAAATAGTAGTGAGGGACAGGGTTCGCTACCTTTTCAAAACACTCCTGATGTTTTGAATGACCTCACTAATATTTTGGTTTTCAGGAGGAACTAAATGGAAAAAAATGGATTGATTTATGTCGGGATAAATTTAGAAAATGGAAAAAAATATGTAGGGTGTACTCGACATACTTTAGAAACAAGATTAAAATATCATTTTTATGATTTAAAAAGAGGCAAAAGATATGCGTTTAATCAAGCGCTTGATAAATATGGATTATCTAAATTTATTTTTATAACTATTCCTATTTCTTTTGAAAAAATGCATCATTATGAAGCATTGGCAATTAGATTTTTAAAAACCAAATCACATCAAAACGGTTATAATATTTGTGATGGTGGCAGGGGAATAAAGGACTATACGGGAGAGATTAGAAAAAAAATAAGTAAAAATCATGCCGATGTAAGTGGCGAAAAAAATCCCATGTTTGGTAAAAAACGGACACAAAAAGAAAAAGATAATTTATCAAAAATGAGAACAGGAAAAATAGGTTATATTAGAACAGAGGAGACAAATCAAAAACTCTCAATATCAATGAAAAAATATTGGGCAAGTGGTTTACACACCGATAGAAAAAGAGAGAATCACCCAAGAGCAAGAGCAGTAATATTAAAATCCCCAAATGGAACAGAGTATAATCTCCCTTGTTATCATCCTTTTTGTAAAGAATACAATTTAAACCCCACCCGTATTCGCTCTGTTTTACAAGGAAAACAACAAAGTCATCACGGTTGGTCGGGGAGATATATAGAAAAATGAAAATTTTATGTTTTACTGATTTACATATAGGTAAAAACGCAAGTAATTCTTATTTTTTAGAATTAGACAAAAAAGCAATCAATGCTATTTGTGAAGAAATAAAAAAAGAAAATATTGAAAAGGTTATTTTTTTGGGTGATTTTTTTCATAATCGTAGTGAATCATCTCCAAAAGCATTAGTAGTGGCTAGAAAAATATTAGACCAATTAAATTCTTTAAATATTCCGATAATAATGATATTAGGAAATCATTGTACGTTTTATAACAACCGAAAAGATTACAACTATTACAGGATTTTTGATGGGTTATTCGAAAATATTACTTTTGTGGAATCATTTTTAGAAGACGGAGAATTTCTTTATGTCGGTTGGATGCAAACCCCTGAAGAAGAAAAACGGTACGAGGAACTTTCCAAAAATTACAAATGGATTTTCGGACACTTTGAGTTCAGGGGTGCGGAGATGTCGGAGTATTACAAGACAACTAGCGGCCTAGAGAACAACAATACCACTTCGTATATCTTCTCAGGCCACATCCACCAACGCTCCCGCCAGGGGCGGCTTCATTATATCGGCTCCCCTTATCCGCAGACTTGGTCGGGCAGGAACAGAAAGGATTACGGCTTCGTTATTGTGGACACGGAGACGGAAGAGATAAAATTCACGGACTTGGAGTTGTACCACTTTAACGAGTACAAACTTCAAAAACTCCTGATGCAAATCAAGATGGACAAGGAAGCAGTCAAGAAGGAAATGATACACTCCGAAACCAAAGTCATAGTCGATATCCCCTTGAGCGAGAAAGACCTTGCGGATGTCAAGATTTTCCTGAACACTTTTCAACCTAAGAATCTCTTGGTGGAGAAGGAAGACCAAACGATAGTTTCCGAGAATATTAGTTACGACAAGTTGCAACTTTCAGACCCCACATCCTTCATCACGGATTATATCACGGGGATGAAAATTGATGCCTTGCAGAAAAACAGGATACTTGACAAGGTGCAAAAAATCCTGAACCAATAATGGCAAACGATATTTTAAATTTCCTGAAGCATTTGGTGATTTCAAGGCACGGGTCTTTGGAGAAGGCCCGTTGGTCTGTCACGGGCGCAGGGGAAGTAAATTGCCGCTGTCCTTACTGTCTCGACAGCAAGAGGAACCCGCACAAGAAACGATTTTACTACAGCCTGAAAGATGGAGTTTTTTACTGTCATAACTGCCAAAGAAAGGGGCCGCTTGCCAAACTTCTTAACGACTTCAAAAATGTTCCTACCGTTGACTACGACAGCCTCTTAAAGAACGCCAACCTACAAAAAGTTAAGGATTTTATAGACGGCGAACAGCGCATTCAGGAGCAGAAGGTTCAGGAGGCTGAATGGAGTTTGGAGTATCCTGACGGCGCAAGGTTGGATTCGCTCTTTGCGGACAAGGTCTACAAGAAACTTCCAAGTGAGGACAAAGCCGCCCTGCTCAAGGCTTGCAAGTATCTTCAGAGCAGGGGAGTGAAGAAGGAGTGGTACAGGTATTTTTATTTTGTTTTCCCTGAAGAAGAAAATGACCAATATATCCTGACCCTGTTCGAGTACAACGGCAGTTGGGTTTGGAGTGGGAGAAAGATTGACGACAACAGGCCTGGACCCAAATACTTGCATCTCAAGGGATTCCCTTTTCATCTCGCCTTGGGATTTGCCAACGAAGTCAGCACCACTAAGGGGGATAAGTTGTATGTGGTGGAATCATTTTGGAGTGCTTTATTATTAAATCAATCGAATTTAAATTCCGTTTGTGTTTTTGGATTAATGAATATGAAAGCAGACCATTCTCCATTAGATATATTTCGGAAAAAATACGAATTAATATGGGTTCCCGATAATGATGACACGCTTCAGCAGTTTTACGAAATGAACAGGGGTGCGGCTAGGAAAATGAAAATTGTTTTGGTCCCCGAAAAGGATGTGGCAGACAGCGCAGTCAAACAGGGAGACAATTTCCGCAAGTGGTTCCTGTCCCGCAAGAAAATTTCCCTTTATGATTTTAAGACATTGAATTTATTAAAAACGATTTTTTAAAAAGTTAGATTTTTAACGATTTTCATAAATAGATGTGAACATGAAAACGAAAGGAGTGTACACATTATGGAAATCAAAATCATTCACCAAGAAGAACTCGTAAAGAACCCCGCTAAGTGGTTACTCAAAAATATGGAACTTTGTGAAGAAGAACAAAAAATGTATGTGAGATATCCGATTGACAAGGCCAAGGAACTCCGCATCTTTTTCAAGAATACCTTGCTGGAGCCTGAGAAGAGAGAACACATCAAAAAGGTTTGGAAATCAGGAGAGGGTATTGAGGAACTCTTGGAATCCCTTTGGATTGTTAAGAGTACTTCTTCAGGCGTTCTTTTATTTGTCCCGTACGAAACAGAGGCTAGCGACAAGTCAGGAGTGTTCGTTCTGACAATTTCCAAGTCATACTTTTATCCCTCACCACTATATTTTAAACGAAGCCATATTACGGGCCAGGCCATCTCCTTATTTTATTCAACCCCGAAGAGTATTATTTTTCTGTTAGGAGAGGATACCGTCAACCTTGTGTACAATAATGCCAATTCCATCTCCCTCAAGAAGTATATCGATATTGACACGATAGAGAAGAAATAATCTCCCTTGTCTGCCAATTCAATAAATAGTATTGACTGAACAGGAGGAAATTATGGCTTATCCATTCATCGATGTCATTGGTGGCGGTTTAACAGTTGAAGATTGGTTTAAAAATCAATGCATGTATATAGGCACACAAAAATCTGCTTTGAGATTGTTATCAATTGTACGAAATCAATTACATAAATATGAACATTCAAAAACAATGACTCCTGAAACTTTAAAAAAAATGAAAAAATTGGAGTCTAAATTAATATCAAAAGGAAAATCCTCGCTCAGTCAAGATTTTATAGAGAATTTAGACTTGGATGATTATCAGGTCGCCGTCCCGAAAAAGAGACCATCAAGGGCCGACCTTCTAAAGATGAGACATGCTGATGAATCGTACACTCCCAACATCGACAAACTCGTGGATGAGAACAATCGGCGTTATACGATGGACGAGTTCAACGATATTTACGAGGATATGCAAATGAAGGAAGGCTTCGGGCAAAATCCTACCAATCCTGCCGCACAGAAGCGTCTAGCCGCAACTCAACAGACAGCGACCAAAGACCCTCAGGCCAAGAGGCTTATCGGGACAATTCAAAGAGATAAGGAAGCCCTGATAAAGCAAATCCAGAACTTGAGAAAAACAAAAGACCCTAATACACAAAGAATGTATGCCGACAATAACCTGAGAAAGATTTCGGACATTGGAGAATTAACCAATATTTTAGCCTCTTTGGGTCAATAATTTACTACAGTTTGTGGTATAATTAAGGTAGGAGTTTAATTCCAAGAATGACTAAAATTTGCCCATGTTGTAAAAAAGAAAAAGATTTAGAATTAGGGTTTTCTAAGTGCCGCAGATGTAAAAGTGGCTACGCATCTTATTGTAAAAAATGTGTAAGAGAACTCCAATATAAATGGGAAAAAGAAAATAAACAACACCGAATAGAATATCAAAAAAAATGGAGACAAGGAGATAAATTTAAAGAATGGAGCAGTCGATGGAACCAAACACCTCGACGTAAAAAACACAATAAAAAACGCTACAAAAAATATTATCAAACCCCGAAAGGACACGCAGTTATTAATTTAATTAAAGCAAAACGAAGAGAGAAAAAACGGCAACTAATAAATGACTTAACAGCAAATCAAGTTTTAGAACTTCTTCAAGAACAAAATAACAAGTGTAAAATTTGTCAAAAGAATTTTTCTGAAAATTTACCCTATACCCTTGACCATATTTTTCCCGTTTCATTATCTAAACCCGGAGACCCTGGTTTAACAAAAAGTAATGTACAATTACTTTGTGCAATTTGTAACAGAAGGAAATCAAATAAAATATGAATGAATTAGTATTTAAAGATGTAGAAATGAGAAATTTTTTAAGCGTGGGGAATAAACCTTTAGCAATAACTTTTGATAGAGGTCTTAATTTTTGCTGCGGTTGGAATCATCACACCGCCTCCTCAAACGGTGTGGGTAAGACGGTAATATTCTACTCGTCCATTCTCTACGGACTTTTTGGAGAAACGGGTCGGGATATTAAGCAAGCCAACCTCATTAACTACCGCAACAGGCAGAAGATGTACGTGCGCTTGACGATAGAGAAGAACGGGGAGGAAATCGTCATCTACAGAGGCCGCAAACCCAATGTTTTCTACTACATCCATAACGGTACGACTTATCAGAACGACAATGTCTACGAAACTCAGACCCAACTTAACAAACTTCTCGATATTTCCGAGGATATCTTCACAAATGTCTTTATTATCAACGCTTCGGATATACTAGATTTTATCAAGGAAGAAGGAAGTGTTAAACTCCGAGACCGCTTCGAAAAACTATTCTTCAAGGATGTGATATTCAAAAAAGTCCTTGAAACCGTCCGCAAGGAATACAACATCGTTCAGAAACAGCAGGAACTCAACCAATCCAAGATTCAGGAAAAGATAACATTCCTCAAGAGGCTCAAGGCCATTATCACTTCTTCCAAAAAGACCGACAACTACGAAAAACAGTTAGAAAAGTATAACCAACGAAGCAAGGAACTCCAAGAAAAACTGATGCTTGTCGAAAATAAAATTTCCCAACGCCAAGACATCGAAAAATCCAAAAAATTAAAGGAAAAACGGAAGGAGTACTTGGAGAAGCATCACGAAATCACTTCCAAAATCTATTACTACGAAGAAAAGATAAAAGAGACAGACGAAAAGATGAAAACCGTCTTCTCCGCAGAGTCCACTTGCCCCCTTTGCCGTCAAAATATCAACGAACACACAAGAGAGAAGTTAGACAAGGAATATCATCAGGAATATTCCGAACTGCAAAGGTTAAAAAAAGAATTCGAGGCCAATTCCACCCTCTGTCGAAGAAAATTGGACAAAATCAACGAGTTGGACGGACAAATTCAGGACACAATCTACAAGTACGACCAAGAAAAGACCAACACCAAGACCGCACTCAACGAAATCGCCCAACAAATCAAGTTTTTTCAGGAAAATTACAAGACCCACTTGGGAATGGTGCAGGAGTTCAATGCCGTTCGTTCAGATTTACTTAAAATCCGCAACGAGAACGGCTCTCTCGATACCGAAAGAGAAGACTTAACCCTTTTGGCGCAACTCTTCGACAACTCTTCAGGCGGGATTCTCAATTTCTTCATCGAGAAGGTGCTGAAAGTTCTGAACTTAATCATTCTCAAGTACATCAGGCAGATGAATATGGACTTCACCTTCCACTTTGACTCCAACCTGAGGTTGAAATTCGATGTTCTCGACACCCTCTCCCTCAATAACTTTAGCGGTGGGGAGAAAAAAATAATCAACTTCATCGTGCTGTTCAGCCTGTTGGAATTTTTCTACCAAACTTTGAATTTCAAGCCGTCCATCCTGATAATTGACGAGATTGCAGACACCGCAATATCTAGTTCCAAGGTTGACCTCATCTTTGGGATTCTTGCCAAGTTCAACAAGGATAGCAATGTCGGCGTGTACTGCCTTTCACACGATTACGGAGTTCAGCACAATTCCGTCATTCAGTTTGACAGGGTAATAGAATTAGAAAAGAAAAACGGTTTTACAGGAATAAAAGAAATCAAGAACAATAAATAACAGTATGGAAGGAATCGTCTATATCGGCACTAATTTGAAGAATGGGAAACAATATATTGGGAAAACAACTAGAGAATTAAAGGAAAGAACGAAAGAGCATGAAAAAGAAAATGGGTGTCGTTGTATTCATTCAGCAATCAAAAAATATGGTATAGAAAACTTCAAATGGATTCCTATAAAATATTTTATTGATGAGTTAAATGAAATGGAAATGTTTTGGATTAAAACTTTAAATACGGAAACACCGAAGGGATATAATTTAACAAATGGTGGAGATGGCGGGGATACTTTTACTAACAATTTAAAAAAAGAAAAAATAAGAGAAAAATCAAAAAAAGCATCACAAAAATATTGGGGGGAACATCCTGAAAAGAAAAAAGAACAATCGACAAAATGGAAAGGAAAAAATAATCCTATGTTTGGAAAAAAAGGAGAATTATCTCCATATTGGGGTAAAAAAAGACCCCAATATGGGTTAAAAGGAGAAAAAAATCCTTTTTTTGGAAAACATCATTCTGAAGCAAGTAAAAAAGCAATGAGTAAAAAAAGGATAGGGAAAACAGTTCCACACACAGAAGAATGGAACGAAAATATTTCAAAAGCACTTATGGGAAAACACCCCACAGAAGAAACGAAAAATAAAATAAGAAATACAATTATTAACAATAAAATATCTGCTGGAAAAAACAACCCCATGTATGGTCGGAGCCTTTATTCAGTCTGGGTTGAAAAATATGGAAAAGAAATCGCAGATGAAAAATACAAAAACTGGATAAATAATAAGAGACGGAAAATAATATGATTAATATAGCATTAGTAATCGGCAGATTCCAGCCTTTGACTAAAGGACATGTCGAGTTGGCAAACTACGCATTGAGTTCAAAAGAAAATAATGACTTGGTATTTATGGCTATCATCGAAGGGGTCAAAACATCCGAAGATAAAACCCGCAATCCTCTTTCGGGTGGCATGCGGGAGCAAATTATCAGGAAAGCGATACCTAGCACCAAATTGGAAACCATTATTTGCGGGTCGGCAAATATTCCTGTTATTGCATTTCAAATCATTGAGAACAGGGTGATGGAGCCGTATGATAAGAAATATCATTTCACCATCTACTCAGGTCCAGACCGTGTGAAAGCATACGAAGCCCAAACTGCCCCAAAGTACATAGAACAACTGAAGAGCGACCTTAACCGCCCCGACTTGGAAATCACTTTCAGCGTCAACAGCGACCTCCCAAAAAATTATGACGCTACGAAACTTCGGGATGCCATTCGTGCGGGTCAGGACGCTGAAGCGAGGGGAATGTTGGGGATAGAGGATGAAGGCACATACGATGAAATCAAAGCGGAAGTCGAGAAAGGAATAAAAAAGGAAGCAATGGAGACAAAAATTAAATCTATATTGGAGAGACTATAATGAACAATTATGCAGCGGAAAAATTTGGTAGCGATAATGCGGCTTGCGAACAAGACGGAAAGACAGCGTCAGGAAAAATCGTAACGGAAGACGAACTGTTGGCGCTGCAGGAAGAAACCCTGAAGCGTCAAAGTGCGGGTGAGGCTGTTCACGATGAAGGTCCAGAGGAAGAAGAAGAACTTGAGGAAGTAGAGGATTTTGACGGGGAGGAATACGGTCTAGATAATTTACCAGAAATGTTAAAAAATGAAGAAGAGTATTTTGGGCCACAGGACACTCCTTTGGGGGATGAATACGGAAGTGGGGCTGATGTTTACGAAGGCCTTGACCACCGCTATGACAGGACGGAATATTATTTCCTGACCGAAGAATTGGATTGGGACAAACTCGAAAGCGACCCGACCCAATTGTTCACCATAGGCAACAGCAAGGTTGCCGCAGATACCATTATCTACAACCTACAACCCGCAAGATTCTGTCCTTCGTTCGAGAACGGAATGTGCAAGATTGTTCAGCCCGTAGGCGGCGAGTTTAAGATTGCTTGCTACGCTTATCAGGACGAGCGGCAGTACGATGTCGCACTCCAACTCCGTCTCCGTCAGATGAGATTTTGGGACACTCATTCAGCCGAAGATATTTACAAGAAACTAGAGGAGTTTTATTATCACAAAAAAGTCAGAGGCGGTTCAATGGTGTACGCCATCGGCAAGGGGGCAAAGACTAAAACGGCGCACCGTGCCGCAAGAAAGGCAACCCACTTAGGCCGTCCCGAAAAAGGTTCAGACAGAATGCCCGTCAAGAGCAAGAAACTGAAGTACATCCGCTTCAATCAATCAGGAGACTTGAAGGATAAGGAAGACGCTATCAAGATGGACGAAGTGGCAAGACTCGCAAAGGAAAAACTTGGTCTTGATTCGTACAGTTATACGGCAAGAAAGGACATCTTAAATCAGTACAAATTCAAATATGTTCACATGAACGGCTCAGGATTTAATGCCGTCACCGCCATCAACGAGCCTGTTGCGGGTGGAAGAGGCGTGAAGTCCCTAGGAAAAACTTTCGCCGCCTTTCCGTCCCTCAGAGATAAAAAGGGCAATTGGATGGAAAGAGACCCGAAGGTAAAAATTTATTACGAGGACATCTTCGAAAAACTCCTTCCTGACGGAAGCCCGAACCCCAAATTCGACAAGTACACCAAAGTCAACCCTTCGGGGTGGTATGCCTGTCCTGGGGATTGCAACTCCTGCCCCGCCTGCAAGGTTGACAAGTTCAAGAATATCGCCGTGAAAATTCACAGGTCATTCCACAAGATTGCATCGGATTGGCACGATGTCGAGAAAGTCGGCGCAAAGGGATACAGAGTTCATCAAAAATTCGACCCGTACGAAAGGGGTAAGAAGGGTGAAGCCTTAAAGTGGTCTAAGGAAATGGAAGCGGAATACGAAGCAAGAGCGGAGAAACTTCGCAAGCAGGACGAGTTCAGCAAACTTCCGAAGAAGGAAAAAGAGAAAATCGCCGCAGACGCATTGAACCACGAATACGAAGCGTTTGATATTGACATGAATCCTGACTCTTACGAAGACTGGCAAAAGATTGTCAAGAAGTGGGAAGACAAGGTTAAGAAGTTGAAGTTAAATGTTCCTATTGCCAAGATGAGAGCGGCTCATGGCGTTCCCGATAATCGAACCATTAACAAGACAAGAAAACTGATGACGGCAGAGGACATTGATAAGTTCGCAACGGAAGAGGAGAAGGAGTTTTTGAGGGAGTCGATGGGTGATAAGGTCATGGATTGGAAATCTTATGCGGCAAAACTTAAAAAGAAGAGCATAGATGAACTATTATACATGAGAAAAGATGCATATGAAGCGGCACAGGCAGGAGACGATTTGGAAAAGGCGGGATTGCCAAATAACGGTGGTTATTACTGGGACGAAGTTCATATGATAACGGATGAACTCAGGAGACGGAAAAAGGAATTGGAAAGTGTGCCATTAGACCCTGAACCCATATACGGCAATGACGGGGAAGAAATTAAAGACCTCCCCGATGACGATTATTATCGAGAGGACCGCTAACCAAAATTAAAATAGGAGACGAATGAGAAAGAATGATTCTTGTCGAGAAAACCGCTAACCCTAATTACTTAAAAGTCTCAGCCGAGAAATCTATTTTCGGTTTCCTAAGCCTTCACTTCACGGTCAAAGACAAAAATTGTTTCTTTCACCCCCTGTACAAGAAAAAACTTTGGGACGGCAAGATAAGATTCCTAAGGTCTGACGGAACCATTCTGTCGGGCCTACTCGTTGAGATTCTCAGGATTGCCAAAATCAATCATTGGCAAGTACAGTTCGACAAAGACCTCATCCTGAACCCGCACAAGTTCCAACGCCCTGAAATCGAACTCAGCCTGAAGGATGTCACCCTATTTCCTGACCAAGTGGACACGATAGAAAAACTCCTGAAGTATAATTACGGACTCTGTAAACTTCCCACGAGCGCAGGAAAGAGTTATATCGAGATAGCCATCATGAACCTCTACAGGCTCCGAGGCCTGAAGAATATGATTTTAATCGTTCCACGGCAGACGCTCGTGGAACAGATTTACGAGGATGTCGTTCTGAAATCCCCCTTTCTCAAGCCTGAAGAAGTGGGCCGTCTCTACGGCGGCATGAAGGAATGGGACAAGCCCGTTGTCGTTGCGACTTGGCAGAGCCTCAACACGCTCTTGCAGTTGGACTCCGATTACGGCAAGCGGTTTGAACTGCTCATCCTTGATGAGTGTCATATATCTTCTTCAGTAGCAAAAGTTACTAAAGAAGTCATCACCGCCTTCCCCACCAAGCACAAATATGGATTCTCTGCAACAATTTTAAGTAGAGACGCTGATAAACTTGAGTATCTTAATTCAGTTTCACTCTTTGGCCCAATAACCGCAAGTGGGAGTATCCAAAAACTTCAAGAAATAGATAGAATTTCTGATGCCGAGATACAAATCAAATTGCTGAAGTATTCCATTCAGCCAGAAATAAAAACATACAACGAATATCAAGATTTTGTGCGTTATTCTCCGAAACGAAGAGAATATATCGTGGAATTAATTAAAGAAGTAAAAAATAGATTACCGAACTCTAATGGCCTTCTTCTTATTCGTAATGTTGATTTTGCTAGAGAAATGACTGAAATGTTACAGAAAGATTTTGGTGAAAATGTTCATTTAATTGAAGGGTCTGTTAAAGTCGAGGATAGAATTGAAATAAAAAACACTATAAAAAGAAATGAGAATCAGATATTGGTGGCTTCGGTAGGAACATTTTCTATAGGAGAAAATTTACCCAATCTCCATTGGCTGATTTTGGTTCAATCCCGCAAATCCGAAATAGAAACCATTCAACAGGTCGGCAGATTATTGAGAAAATATCCAGGGAAAGAAAAGGCACTCATATATGATATAACGGATGACTTGACGGTAATTCGGACAAACGAAAATGGCAAAGAAATAAAGAAAAATTTCGGGAAAAAACACTTGAAAAAACGCATAGAAGTCTTCCAACGACACGGATTAAAAGTAGTAGGGATAGAACAAGTTTATCTTCAAAATAATAAATAGTAGTGAGGGACAGGGTTCGCTACCTTTTCAAAATGTCCTACCATTTTGAATAACCTCACTAATATTTTAGTCAGTAGGAGGGCCAAATGGATTTAGAAAACGGAATTATTTATATTGCCACCAATTTAGTTAATGGAAAACAATATGTGGGCCAAACAGTTAGAAGTATAAAAGATAGAATATACGAACATAAAACAAGAAATAAAAAAACTTGTCCTGTTTTTCATTCCGCTATTGTCAAGTATAATATTTCATCTTTCAAATGGGTGTATTTTGAATATCCTATTGAAAATTTAGATTGGGCTGAAAATTTTTGGATAAAAACCCTGGACACAATATCACCTAATGGTTATAATTTAGATTCAGGGGGAAACACAACGAAACGACATCATAATTTATCCAAATTAAAAATGAAAATGAAAAAACTTGGGCAAAACAATCCTAATTTTGGACGAATAGGGGAAAAACATCCGATGTTTGGTTTAAGAGGTGAAAAAAGTCCTTTGTATGGAAAACCTAGACCAGAATCGTTTAAATTAAAAATGAAAAAAATAATGGAAGGGGATAATCATCCTAATTTTGGAAACCATTTGTCACAGACTACAAGAGAAAAAATATCCAAGGCCTTAAAAAATAAATCAAAAAGTGAAAAACATAAATTGTCATTATCCAAATCACATAAAGGACAAACTCCTTGGAATAAAGGAAAGTTGGGATGGAAAAAGAAAAAGAGACAGGCTGTGATATAATAAATAGTAGTAGAGTCTAGGAGGAATAAAATGTTAATTCTTGACGAGAACGGAAAAGTAATCGAAAGTAACAATAAAAGTGTAGACGAGTTAAAGCGTGAATCCTACAAGCACGGCAACGAGCAAATCCTGAAGGAAGAGGAAAAGGAAGAACTTACATCCTTCGTAGACAGCCTGGAAGAATTAGAGGGTGACGGGGAGGAAGATGCCAACATGGAAGCCGATAATCTCGACCCCTCTGCTGCCGAAGTAGCAATGGTTTTTGCAGAGTTCAAGGCCAATTTCGTCCGACAATTCGGAGAGGAAGAGTGTCAGGACGCTTTTTTGCAGTTTGAGGACTTCTTTAGCGGCAAAGGTGTGGATGTCAGCATAGACTTAGGCGACCTTGGAGCAGGAGAAGGAATCCCAGGAGTTGAAAGTTCCGAACAGGAAATCATTTCAAGCGAGATTGAAGAACAAATCAACCACACAAAGCAACAATTCAACAGTTGGTTGGAGAGGAAAGGGAAGAAGTAAAATGACCCAATCCCAACTTAAATCAAAAATCAAAGACTTGCAAGACGAAATAATCCGATTAGACCATAAATATCACTTCAGTACGGACGATGTGGAAGTAGACGAAAAGACATTGGATATGATTTCAAAAAAGATTGACCACTTGCAAATGCTTCAGGATATGTTAGAAACAGCAAATTAATAACGAAAGGAAGTACGAATGACTGCCAACGATGCTTGGATAATTTACAAACGAATCGACAATGAAATCAATGCCCTTGAAGTACCCTTGCAGACGTACATAGGCATGGAATTGAAAGACCCCCGCAAACTTCAAATCTATCAGTCCATTGTGGATTCGGGAGTGGATGTCAAGAAGTTTTTCCTTGCCAATTGTACCCTGAATAAGGAGTTTTGGATTGATTTTTACAAGTTCAACCCTGAACGATGCCTGACTCTTTATCACTCTTGGGATGAGTTCCTACGGTCGAACCGTCCCGACTACTTCAGACGGGTCATGGAAGAACTCAAGAAGGGAATCAGGCTGAATTTGGACGATAGGGACAAGTTCTTGGAGTTGGTACAGGTTCATGACCCATTGTTATTCTCAGCCCTTTATCCTGAGGATTTGGAATTACTGCTATCCTTGGATGACGATTGGGTAAAATTCCACATCCCGCCATATCAGAACGCAATGGAGTATATCCGCAAGGTCATTCGGGGGCATTTGATTCTGAAGGAGATGAAGAGTTTCGACAAATTACGAGCAGGGGTTTTAAAGATAATTGATAAATAGGGGTAGAGGAGATTCCGATTCAGATGAAATTCACAATAGTAACTGAAAATTTATTGATAGAAGAAACAGTCAATCAACTAAGAAGTAATTTATCACAAATTTCTAAAGAAATAAAATCGACTTATGATGTCGAATTACGAACATATATAGAACCTAAAGAAAGAGGGAGTCAAAAAAAGAATAGAGTTTTTATCGAGTGGATTAAAGCATTGCGCCCGGGCGCAGCCGCTTTCGCCATGCAAAAATTTTGCGAATGGGCAGACCAAAATGGTATTACTTTGGGATTAAAGGCTAGTGATGATTTTGGCACGAATAAAGAAAAATTAATATCATTTTATAACCATTTCAACTTTATTCCCATTATAAGTGAAATGGAAAGAGAACCTAAATAACAAGGAGGGCCGCAGATGATAAAATTAAAAGAAATTCGTAGAAAAGACATAGAATATAGTACGTCCAAAAAAGGTGATGTGATAACAGTTGATATTACGGGAAATCCTGATGAAAGAAAGGCAAGGATTTTAACAAATAAATGGCAAAAACTTGAAACATCAATGCGAATTCTTAAAAAGCATTTAGATGAAACCAAATCTGAAATTAGAAACACCATTAAAGACATTGTTGATGCCGCTGACCTCCTTAATACAGTTAAATTTGAGGCAGAAAAATTTATTGTCACGATGGATAAACAAGTCAATTTAACAAAGGAGAATAAAGATAAATATTATGCCTACCTTGCCAAAGCATTAAACATGAGCGAGGAGGCAGTTCAGGCTTTAGAAAAGAGTTTAACAGAAAGGGTAGAAACAGGGAGTATTAAAGAACCCACATTACGCTATACCCCAAAAATGGAATCTGTTTTTTCAACCATTAAATCTGCTTTTTATAATTTATTTGTCAAAAAATACATCAACCCCATTAAAGATATTTTAAGCATGGTCGCTTCCGTTGCAGAAGAAGAAAATATTTATAATAATTTGACTTCAGAAGATATTCAAAAATATGGAACCGAAAAGGAACAAGAATTTCTTAACGAATATATAAAATGAAACTAAAAATATTAAACGAAACCAAAATCAGCAGGGTGTGGCAATTCGTTGAGAACCCTAAGTATTCCTTCGGAATTATGTCCGCACATCGTAGCGACCTCTCAAGAGACGAGAACGAAGAGAACGAGACCGAACTCCTGAAGAATATTCTCGACAACGGCTACGGATTCATCGAACTTGTCGGCGGCAGTACGGAAAAGTTGGACAGCGGCGAAGAGGTCGAAATCACCGAACCCTCTTACCTTATCAACGGCATCACCCGCAGAAAACTTGTCAATTGGGGGGTCAAGTACAATCAGGACTCAGTTCTCTACAAGAACAAGGACGGTTTTGAACTTATCTCGACTTCCGAACGGAACAACAAGAAGGTCGGGGATATCCTAG